TTAGAGACAAAGCAATGGATATGGGTAAAACATTCGTAAATGGTGTTAAAAAAGCAGGAACTGCTGTTAAGAACTTCTTTATGGATAGTAAGGAAGAGATATTCAGAGCATCTGATGGTACTTATTATAATGCTAAAGGTGAATGCTTTAATAAAAATGATGAAAGATTAAAGAACCAAGATATATCGCCAAAAGAATTACAAGCAAGAATTAAAGCTGGTACTCTTGTAAAACAACAGAAAGTTAAAAAATCTGGTATTAAGAATCTTGCTAGTAAAGCATGGAATGGTTTAACTGGTGGTATTAAGAAAGGATGGAATGCCCTTAAAAACTTTGGAACCAGTGTTAGAGACAAAGCAATGGATATGGGTAAAACATTCGTAAATGGTGTTAAAAAAGCTGGAACTGCTGTTAAGAACTTCTTTATGGATAGTAAAGAAAGTGTTTTTGCTGCTGCAGATGGTACTTATTATAATGCTAAAGGTGAATGCTTTAATAAAAATGATGAAAGATTAAAGAACCAAGATATATCGCCAAAAGAATTACAAGCAAGAATTAAAGCTGGTACTCTTGTAAAACAACAGAAAGTTAAAAAATCTGGTATTAAGAATCTTGCTAGTAAAGCATGGAATGGTTTAACTAGTGGTATTAAGAAAGGATGGGAAGGACTCAAGAGTTTTGCTGGTGGCGTAAAAGAAAAATTTGGTGAATTGAAAGATGGATTCGTTAAATTTGCAAAAGACCCATTAGGATCAGTCAAGAGTTTCTTTACAAGTTCAAAAAAACAAGGTTATATGTCTCCTGAAGGTGACTACTATATACTTAATGATGACAAAACATGGACTCATTATAGTGCAACTGGTGGCGTGTTAGAAGACAAGATTAAAGATAAAGAAAAAATCAAAGAAATTAATAGTAAGATTAAAAATGGTACACTCATTCAAACAGAGATAACAGATAAATCTGGTTTACAGAAAATTGGTGAAAAATTCCAAAATGCTGTTTCTAAAGGATGGGATAAAATAAAAGATGGTGCTTCATCTTTATGGAGTGGAATCACTAATTTCTTTGGTGGTGGCGGTGAAGAAGTTTCAAATACCGCTGCAAAGGTAACAAAACAAACAGCTGCAATCGTTCCTCCTGGTGTAAAAGATGCTGATAAAAAATCTATGGCTAACCAGAAGAAAACTGGTGGTAATGGAGAAAATGAAGATGATGAAAATGGTGGAAATGGAGAAGAAGTAAATGGATTCTCTTATTTCTCACAAAAAGACAAAAAATGGAGTGGTAATAAGTACGGATCGAAAGATGGTAAACATTCTTCCTCATTTGGTAAATCTGGTTGTGGACCAACTGCATTTGCGATGGTTGCTAATCAGTTAAAAGGAGGAAAGATTGACCCTACAACAATTGCAGATGATGCAATTAAATCAGGATATCGTGATGAGACTGGTACAAATGCTAACTTCATTGACTATGAATCACAAAAATATGGATTAGATACTACACAACAAGATACACCTAGTGCTGAATATATTATTGGACAAATGGATAAAGGTCGACCAATGATTCTGAACGGTATTACATCAGGATCAAAAGACTCTGCTTATACGAAATCTGGACATTATGTAGTTGCTGTAGGTCGTGATAAAAATGGAAACATATTAATCAATGACCCACGTGGAAAGAGTAAATCTGTTCCAATTTCTCCAGAAGACTTAGCAAAGGAAACACGAATTGGTTGGACATTTGAAAGTCCTGGATATACAATTAAAAAGATAACAAAACGAATTGGTGGACATGGTGATAAAAACACATTTACTGCTGAAGACGTTATCAATATAGCAAAAGGTGAAGTTGGATATTCTGAAAAAGCCTCCAATTCTAAATTAGATGATAAAAAAGCAAATGCAGGTAAAAAGAACTTTACAAAATATGCAAGAGATGTTGGTCATGCAAATGGACTTGCATGGTGTGCTACATTCGTTACTTGGTGTTTTGTAAAGGCTGCAAATGGTGATAAGAAAAAAGCAAAAGAAGTTCTCTGTGGTGCGAATACTGCTGGATGTTCGAATAATGTGAATGCATTTAAGAAAGCTGGTAGATATGATATGAAACCACAACCTGGTGATGTTGTATTCTTTATGAATGGTTCATCACATACAGGTCTTGTAATTGCTGTAAAAGGAAATACAATCACTACAATTGAAGGCAATACCTCACCTGGTAAATTTAATCGTGATGGTGGATGTGTTGCTCAGAAGACTTATAATTATAAAACATATCATAGAATTTCAGGATTTGGTCATCCGAAGTATGATGGAACATCTACATTTAATGGTGAAGTTGGAACCGCGGATAGTTCAAGTAATTCTGATTCAACGACTACAGAATCTAATAGTGATAATGCTATTACATCCTTTAGTGATAAATTCACAAACTTGTTTACACAATTTTCTGAAAAAGCAATGAATGGTATCACTACAGGTAAATGGGATTATAACTTCAATGCTGATGGTAATACTACTTCTGATACGTCCGGTAATAGTGATGGTTCAGCATCTTCTTCTGAAGCAACAAGTGATGGTAAAGTCGATCTCACAATTACTGGTAAAAATAAATCTGAAAAAGTATGGAACTTCTTTAAAAATAATGGTTTTTCAGATGCTGCTACAGCTGGTATTCTTGGAAATATGTATCAAGAATCTGGTGTAAATCCAGAATCTATTCAAGGTGGTGGAAAAGGTCCTGCTGCTGGTATTTTCCAATGGGAAAATTACAATGATAAATCATTACGTTTTGGAAATCTTTATAAGAGAGCTAAAAAACGTGGTAAAGATTGGAAGGATTTGGCAACACAGCTTGAATTTGGTCTTGATGAAATGAAAACCAAAGATATGAATAATCGTTTCTCTGGTAAGACAGGTTACCTTGAACATAATCCTTGGACTACTACAGATATTGATAAGAAACAATATTCAGTAAAACCGGTTAAAGGTGGTTTTGAAGGTTATAAACAAATGAGTGATGCTACAGAAGCTGTTAAAACTTTTGAAGCCGCATTTGAACGTGCTGGAAAACCAAATTTCAAACGTCGTATTCAATACGCAAAAACGATGATGAATAAATATGGTGGAAAAACTGGTGGTAATGGTGAAGGTGATGAAACAGATACTTATCTGAATGAAACATCAGAACGTTACTTCAATCCACAATATAAGAAAACAAATACATTTGATGTAGATAGAACAGTTCATGTAAATACAACAAATAAATCTGGAAATAATATAATGAATGTGATTGATACAAAGAAACTCGAAGAGATTCTTGAAAAAGCGGTCTCTGTGCTAGAGTCAATTGATAAATCAACATCATCTTCCCAGAAAGAACTTCAGAGCTTAAGAAATGCATCAAATAATCAGATGAATAATATAACAAATAATAATATCTATAATACGAGTAACCAGTCAGGAACAACAGCAACTGGCAAAAATATTAATGATAGAAACTCTAAACTAGCTGCAATGTTGGCTAGAGGATAAAGAAAATGAGTAAGGTGCTTAAATAAGCACCTTACTCATTTATTTACTGTTCTTTATAATCAATTAATTTGTAACTATTTTCATGATTTTTTTCATCATATTTTTTTAATATTGTAACAACTGCTGTTCCAATTTCAATATCTGATTCTGGGTCTATTATTTTCGCCGTAATCTCATATTGCCATTTTATATCACTTAATTGAGATTTTAAAGATTCTATTGGAACATACATCATTGGTTGAATATTACTTACAATCTTTTCAAATCCTTTTGCAATTTCAGGATTTAATCTTCCGTATACTAAAGGTAGTTCATTATAATTTATCACTCTATTTTCACCCACTTTCTTTTTTAATTAAGTATCTGTATACAATATTCTTTAGATAAAAAGGGTTTCTGAATATCTAGAAACATATAAATAAGAAAATTTTAATAAAGAATTGAGGTGAGATTCTTGTGGATAAAACAATTGTTGATGTTTTGAATGCTTTTCCTGCTGGTTCATTTTTATTATTTCTTTTTAGTGTTGGTACACTGATTTTTACTTATCGTAAAAAATGGAAAGATACAAAAAAAGAAATAAGTGATGAGGGTGGTGAAATAGCTTTAAAGAATAAAAAAGAAGAGGAAGAGAGTAATAATATTAATTTGCTATTGAGTAAAATGAATTCATTGGAAGAAACCATTGAACAACAAAATATTGAGATGAAAAAATATGTAGATAATAAAATTAAAAAAGTTCAATGTAATGTAGAGAGTAATAATGCTGAAATTGATAAAATCGAAGATCAAATAAAAGGATATCAAATGAATATTAATAAAATATTAGATTCCATTGATAATATTATGAAAAATATTCATATTTTGATAGATTCTGATAAAGAAACCATTCGCTCATTTATTATGAGCGAATATTATAAGTGGGAAGGTAAAGTGATTGACTTGATTACTTTACAAAACATTGAAAGATTATACAAAAAATATTTAGAAGAATTGGGAGATGAAAGCGATGATTTTATCGATAAAATCATGACAGAACTCAGGAATCTCCCAACTAAGCACTAGAGAGAAGCAAAAGAATCTAATACTGAAAGGTATTAGATTCTTTTTAAGGTCAGTATGAACGAAAAATAGTCAGAGAACAAAATATTAAGATAAAGGCAGGTGAAAAAAATAATGGCTGAAAAAAAGAAAACAAAGAAAAAAACAACTAGTAGTTCTTATGAAACTAAAATCATAAAAAAAGTCGGGTTATATCAAGAAGCAAATACATCATCAATTAAACTTGGTGATTATTTAAAAGATACAAAAGTAGTTGTAATAAAAACAAGTACAGATAGTAATGGTAATAGTTGGGGTTATACAGAAGATGGGTGGTTTATGCTCACAAATAAAAAGAGTAAAGAAGATTATACAAAAGGTAAGAAAAAAGTAAAAACTCCAGCATCACAGACAACAACTAAAAAAGGATCATGGAAAACTGTATCAAAACAAGTAAGTCAATTATCAAAATATACAAAAAGCGATTTAAATACAAATGGTGCGATTAATAAAACAATGCAATTATTTGGTATTCCTTATCAATTTTTAAATTCTGTTGACACGAGAGTTGAAGATGTGAATAAAAAACTTGGTAGAAAATATTTGAAAAATTTTGTATTAGATGCACCTGTTATTACAATTATGCCTGGACAACCAAAATATCTTCCAGGTGAAAAAAATAAAGCAGGATATACACAGTCTTTTTTAGAGGCTACTGTAGGTAGTTTGGGTGCTTTAAAACAAATTAGTGCAGATGCTGATTTGAGTGGAAAAGATTTACAATTGTACGATTTTCAATCAGCGTATATTGAATATATGCAATATGTAAATATATTATGTCGTGCATGTGCATCTTTTTTAGAGTTAGATTTAAATAAGGAAGAGAAATATTATAAAGTAAATGATGATTATCCGAATTTATTAACGATGGATTGGAAAGATTATCGATGGGATGGAAGTAATTATCATAGTGCTGTTGGTTCTGCTGCTGGAATGGCTTTAACTTCCGCAAAAGATACAGCAAAAACTGTGTTTGGAGATTTAAAAGATGCTGGTAGTAGTATCATGGATTATTTAATGGGTTATGATAAAGAAAATAAAACTGCCGATGCAAGTAAATATAATGCTGCAATTCCTGGTGGTGGACTGAAACATGCTACCAGTGATAGTACAATAAAAAATTATCAACCAGTTTATGACCCAAAAAGTAAAAAAGGTACGGCTGGTATTGATAAAGGATATAGTGAAGATTCAAACTTAGATGTAAATGATAATACAACTGATATGAGTGATGATGAATTATCCATCATGGAGACACTTGGTAGAAAAGTACATTATGTGCAGTTTTATTGTGACCCAACAAATACAAACTATAGTGAAAGTATATCAAATTCGACTCAACAATCATCATTCAAAGGAATGTTAGATCAAGCAAGTTCAGCTATGAAAGAAATCGCATTTTTAACAAATTCTGGTGGTGTCGATCAATCTGGAATTCAGAAACTTGGTGAAACTGTGATTAAAGAAGTAGGTGGACTTTTAGGAGATGTAGCTGGAAAGATTACATCTGGTGCTGGAACTTTGGTTGAAAGAATTACATCATTTGGACAAAATATTGTTAAGGGTGATAATGTAAGTATGCCAGATATTTATTCTGGTTCATCACGTACGGCAAGTATTACTATAACAATTCCGTTAAAATGTGTCTATGGTAATAAATACTCTTATTATTTTGATTATTTAGTACCACTTATGCATCTTTTAGGATTAGCAATGCCTAGAGCAACTGGTGCAAATAGTTATACTTCACCGTTCTTAGTAAAAGTATTTATGAAAGGTGTTATTAACTGTAATTTAGGTATTGTAACTGATATTTCAATTGCACATGATGAAAATATGAATGCTGACGGTTTATATATGGGTGGAACAGTAACTTTAAATATTACTGATTTATATCCAGACATGGCTATGACACCAGCATCTCATCCAGTTATGTTTGTTAATAATAGTAGTTTAATTGAGTATTTAGCTACACAATGTGGATTAAATTTATTAGAGAATAAATTTAGTACAAAAGTTAGTTTATTCTTAGATAACTTTAAAAATATGCCTGCAGATATTATTGATAGTGAAGTTGGTAAAGTGGGACAAAAAATCGACGACTTACTGTATAGTTTCACAGGCTTATAAAAAGGGGACAGATATGTTAAAGATAGAAAAAGATTATATAAAAGAATATGGTCATATTCCAAAAGATAAGATTGGAAGACTTGATTATTTATTATCAACCTTTAAATCAAATATATCATTAAAAGGAAAGATAATAAATGAAATTAAAAAATGTATGGATCGAAATTATGAAGAAATAAATTATACAATTTATTTACTTCCAAAAGCAACTCCAAGACCAAGAAGTACAAGTAATGGTTTCTTTTATGTAAAAGGAGCTAGTGATAATAAAAAACTTTTTCAAAGAGAATTAGTAAAATCTGATTTTAATATGATTTATACTCCTTGTGAGTTTTATTGTAAATCTTATTTACCAATTCCTAAATCAATGAATAATTTAGAAAAAGTTTTAGCAGAACTTGGTTTTGTTTATCCGTTTTTACCTGATTTTGATAATTTGGTAAAAACATATACAGATATGATTAAGGGCTCATTATTATATGATGATGGACTCATTTACAAAGGAGTATCTGAAAAGTATTACTCTGTAAAACCAAGAATCGAAGTTACAATTCGTTATATGAAAGACTTTGATTCAAAATTTAATAAGAAAAAAATAATGAAATAAGAAAGGAAGAAAAGAGATGAAAGGATTATTTGCAAAATATGGTAATAATGTATATTTGTTAAATGAGGAACCTAGTAATTGTTATCAAAATATAGATGTGAAAGAACGACAAATTAACTATCGATATTCAGAAGCAAATAACGAAGCTTCTGTTAATATTAATCTTGGATTGATTAATGATGATTATAAAACAAATAAAGAAGTAGTAGATGATATTACTACATATTTAAAAGAAAATAAAATTCTTTCAATTGGTACACTTGAACCATTTTTTGAAGTAGCAATTGATTTTATACTGCTATCTGAAAACAAAGTGCTTGACGAAGGTGTAATGGTTCGTCATTGTAGTAAATCAGAAGCATTTAATATGTTTCGAATTCTTGGAACAGATGCTGAAAACGAGATGCATCATCGATTGATAAAATATATCAATATTCCATTTAAATTTAATTATCGAGAAAGTGTCCCATGTGGAATCATGGGTAATCCAAACAAACAGTTTGTTTTAGTTATAAGAAATATTATCGTTCACGAGATTGTATATGATAAAGATGCTTATATAAATGGATTAAATGATAGAATGGATATTTTCCATAAATGTTCAGAAGGGGTTGCTGTTACTCGTGAGACATATAAAATGAATTATAAAAAACCTCAAGACATTGTAGTATTTGATGCTAAGAATGAAGGAATTGAATTAGATCCAATCTATATTGAAAATAGATTTAGAAATTTAACTCTTAAGATTTCTATAATATTGAATAATTACTTTATTACTTATGATAGAGATACAATTTTAAATATCATTACAGAAAATAATAAAGTAATTGAAAAACCTACTGGATCTACAACCGATTCATCGGGAACTGAAAAGCCTAGTGGACCTGCAAGTGGTTCATCAGGAACCGGAGAATCTAGTGGATCTACAACCGATTCATCAGGAACTGAAGATACTGGTTCTAAAACAGAAGATAATGAAAATACATCAGATGAAGAAACAAAAGATATATTTATTGAGGATACTTCAAAAGAAGGTAATTGATTTTTAAAACATTCGTTACAATATAATTAATAAACAAGAAAGGTAGGTGAATCTTGATGAAAGAGTATTCTGAAGTAATGAAGAGTTGTAAAGAAATAAATAATATCATGGATGATATTGCTTCATTATTAGAAGAAAACAACATTGATTTCACTCGCAATGCATCAGCGAACGAAATTATCGTTTCAAATGAAACGAAAAAAAATATAAATAATCTAATCAGGACTTTATCCATACCTAAGATTGTTTTACAAATTATTTTAGACGTTTGTGAGATAAAAAATAACGTCTATATACGAAAAAAAATTAAGTAAATTATAAGAGAGATAAATAGTATTTACTATTTATCTCTCTTATTTTTTCTTTACTTAATTATCACTTTATCTTTCTTTTTGTTTTGTTTTTTAAGTTTTTTAAATGTTGGAGAAGTACGTCCTTCATTTCGTATTTCAACTAACATTTTGGATGCATTTTTTAATAGAGTAAGAATTGCTATGTTCATCATAACTGGAAACCTCCATTAAAATCTTTCATTTTCTTCTTTTTCTTTTTAAGTTTTTTCTTTTTCTTTTCATACTTTTTTATTTTCTTTCCTCTGTCTTCTGGTGATATAATTTCACCATTTAGAGCATCTGTTAGTGACCTCGGTGTTCCATCCGAATATGTTCCACATAAGAATTTCTTCCCTGCATCACTTGTTACAATTCCAGCAACTGTTCCTGCTACTTTTGCTATCGCTGCAATCTTGTTATCTGCTTCATTTTCATCATTACTCATAATAATAAATTACCTCGCTTTCTATAGTATTCTAATAATATAATATATAATTATTTACAAGACATAAAAAATCACAATCTTAAGAAGATCCAAGAAATCAAAAAATAATTTTTAATTGAGGATTTCGATCTTAACTTAAGATTGTGATTCTATTAAGATGTAAATTGCTTTGCTTTTGATAATTGAATGAACATTTTAAAAAGTTATATAAAACAGGGCTGTTGTGTGTTTAAATTTTAAACTACACTAAGTATATTTTATACTAATCTGTAGACAAATTAATAGTTTCTAAATTTACATCTCGTTATATTTATGTATAAGTAAAGTCTATATTTCATTTAGCACAAAATTCAATCAAAAAACAATAATCTAATGAAAAATATAAGGTTTAAAGGTGGTGAAATAGATGTCGATTAGTTATGCAAAATTAAATGAAGATATTGATTTTGGTGTAAAAGAAGTTGAGATAATTGGAGAATCAAAGGAATATGATTTAGGAAAAAGTATCAAAAAATTTTTTGTTGATACAAGATGTGTTATAGAAGATAAAGATGGAAATCGTTGGATATATTCACCAAACACAGATCGTTATTATTTATATTTTGATAAAAAGTCTGGTAAGCATACTATGACTTGTTACCCTACCGTAGGTTCTATTATTAATCCTAATTGCAAAATGGGACTTCGTATGTATGAAAAAGCAAGTGCAGGAGCAAAGACTGTAAAACGTTTTTCAATTGATGATACAGTTCAAGTTACGTCACATTTTAGGATTGATGATAACGGAACAATTTGGATATATTCGGTTACATTAGATGATCGAAAACAACCAAAAGATATTACAGATGGGTGGTTAATCTACAAGAATTCAAGAAATAATTTTGTAAATTTATTATTTCGTAATAATATCGAAGTAATAACGACAAATGGTGAACTGGACCCTAAAAAAGTAAAAGAATTTGGTGATGCATTATTTCAGTTAAAAAGCTCTTATCAATACTTTGGAAGAAACTTTTTACAATTTTTTGCAGCACCAACTTCAGGTAAAGATTTTAATATTCAGGTTCCTGTTGGGTTAAAGAATAGTCAGAATAAGATTGTTACAATAGGATATATTGATGAAGAAACTTATAGTGTTTATGGTGGTAAACGAAAACAGAATAGTAATTATGCTACAAAGTTTAGTAATAAAGCAACAGATAATCTTCTTAAACCAAAAAATAATTTTAGAACGTCAGTTGCAGATATTACTCATCATAGACCTAAGATTGTACAAAATTCAAAAAAATTTCCTAGTACAGGAAATAAAAAGTCACCTTATAAATATAATTACTATATGGACTATCAGACAGATGAAGTCTTTAATGGAGATTTAGAAAAAAGTATGAGTGCTGATTTAAAGAAAGACATGGAAACTTTATATAAAAATATAAATTTCAATGTAAGAACTCCTGATGAATTATATGATAATATGTTTACTCGTTATAATCGTTTTAAATTAGCACAAGCAGATGATTACTTATCTAGAGGTTTTGCTCATGTATTTTTCACAAAACCTGATTGTAATATTTATGGTGAATCTGGTCGTACTTTGAATGATAAAACAAAAGCAGACCCTAATTTCCAATATGCTTACAACCATAGAAAAAGACTTCTTGATTGCTTATCACAAAATGATAGTAAAAATGATTTTTCTATGTTTTTATCAAATAAAGCACAAGAATTTTCATTAACAGATGAATCTCTTGTGACAGATGTATCGGGTCAGACTTTTAAGAAAAATCAAATTGCTTTTGGTAAAAGTAATACAGAATCAAAAGCAAATGGTGAGGTATCCATTCAATATACTGATAATAGAGAATTGGATATTTTTCATCTTCATAAATTATGGACAGATTATATCTCAAATGTTTATTTAGGATATTGGTATCCGAAAAAAGAATATTTATGGAATAAAGTATTAGATTATGCTTGTAGTTGTTATTATATTTTAACAGCAGAAGATGGTGAGACGATTTTATTCTGGTCAAAATATTATGGAATATTTCCAGTTAATGTCCCATCTAGTTCTTATAGTTGGTCGAAAGGAAACGTATTATCTTCACCAGAAATATCGATCACTTATCAATATTCTTTAAAAGAAGATTTTAATCCAATGGCATTGATTGAATTTAACTTAAATTCACGTGTTAGTGATACAACAAAATATCTTAGAACATATAATCCTAAAATAGGAGGTTCTGGATACACTTGGGCTGGTGCTCCTTTTATTGAAGTTGTAAGAGGAAAAAATTCCAGCGATTATTATTTTAAATTAAAATTCAAAGGTCATAATGATTAATCCGAAAGGAAGTGAGAATTAAAAATGACAGAAAATGAATACAATGAGATTGAGAAGATTTCTAGAGACTATGTAGATAACTTCTCATTTAAACAAATGATATTAGATGATGTCATGCCAAAATATTTTGAAGAAGAAACAAGTAATCTTAATATCGGATTAACTGGTATGGTTACTGATATGGCAGGACAAATAACTGAAGATGGTTTTAATACAGCTTCTACTTTATTATTAGAAACTTTTCCAACAAGAGCAAAAATGGAAAATAGCATTTATTCGAATGCCGCAATCTTTCAATTATCGAATGTATTTTCAGATGCAGCAAGATGTGAGTTTCTTTTGGTCTTATCAGAAGAAGATGTGATAAAGAATTTTATTCATGAACAAGGTTCCCCTTATCGATATTTTTATATTGATAAGAATACCACAATATATATCGAAGATATTCCATTTGTTCTTGATTATGACATTGTCATTCGTGCGATTTATCGTGAAACACAAGGTGGGTGGATTTACAGTGCAAAATATAACATGACTGAGTATACAAACTCAATTAGTCCGATTAAAGACCCATATATTAAAATCCGAAAATCTTCAACAGGATTGTTAGCACTTCAGGTTAATATGGGACAATATGTAAGAAAAGAAAGATATGAATCTATTATAGATAATGCATCGATCAACTATCCGACTGTCATTATTCCTTATAATGATAAAATTTGTGGAATCGATGTATTATATAAAAAACCAACAGAAACAGAGTTTAAAACTCAATTGTCTTTACAAGTGAGATTTTCACAACCATCTAAGAATCCTTTCTGTTATTATAGAAAGATTGATGATGAACGTGTTGAATTATCATTTACAACAAAAGATGCCTATTTTCAACCAGAGTTTAATTCAGAATTAATGATTGTAACATATACATCGATTGGTGCAGATGGAAATTTTGATATGTATAATGGTGAAAACTTTTCATTGTTAAAAAGAAATGATAAGTATCAATACGACTATTCTTGGGCAATTACTGCAAAATCTTTATCAGCATCTGCTGGTGGTAAAGATGCACTCTCAATGGATGGTTTACAATCACTTACAGTAGAAGGATTTGCTACGGCAAATGCTCTTACAACAGAACATGATTTATCGATTTATTTTAATAATTATAAGTATCGATATGGTGCAGAAGTATTATTCTTGAAAAAAAGAAATGATAATGCTGAACTTTTATTCTCTGCATTCTTATATGTGAAGAAAGATGATTATTTCTATCCAACAAATACTTTGACACTCGATACAAATATTTTATATTTCGATGAAAAAGAGGGTGGATTCTATAACATGGATCCTGGTTTCTTGTTTAGTTATAAAACAAGAGATATTTATCGAGTTTTACCAATTTATTATATTACAGATGGTGATGGTTCTTATTATGATAAAGATGGAAAACTTCATGATAAAGATGGAAACTTACAAGAAGAATCCCTGACAGAAGAAGAAATCACAAAGAAATTAAAATCTGGTGATTTGACACAAAACCCAAATCAATACTATATTTTAGTAAATGATTACTTTGTTCTGTATAATGAGGATGGAACAAAGGCTAGATTAATTTATCGGAATCCATTTGATAGAAGTTATTATCAATTAAAACAAGGTGGATTTTATCACTATGATGAAAGAAATGAATTAATCGAAGAAACATCATTTACTCATCAACAGATTTCTGATATGGTGACAAATAAAGAAATTGTTAAAGAAGTTGATGATTTATACAATGATGCATTTATTTTAACAGAAGATGAATTGTATTTAAAATTCCGTGAAAAAGGACTTACTTATGATATACAAGAAATCGGAAACGGTAAGTATATTGATTATGTGAGAGATAGCGAAAGAGAATTAGAATTACGATATGACTATTTAGAATATTATGAAACTTATCGTAAAAATAATAAAGGACTTAAGTATATTGATACAAGAGATAACACAAGTTATATCTGGGTAGAAGATACTTTTGTTCATTATGATAGTTTAGGTCGTGAACTCCCAAATCAAACAAAGACTGAAGAAGAAATCAATGAAATGGTTTTAGATGGATATTTAAAAGAAGATTTTATGACAATGAGTGAATATATGTTTAACTTCACTTTCAAAGATTATAAAAAATTCATTGGAGCAGATACACGATTGAAAGTGTTTGATCCTGATATACAAGAAATTGCAAAGAAATATAAATTCTTGTTTACAAATCCATTCTTAATGTCGATTACAAAATCTTCTGGTTTAATTGGTTATTATATGACTGCTGTTTCACAAGATTGTGTGCTTGATTTTATTAAACAGAATGATGCAGATGCCTTTACTCAATTTATCACATATACATTGCATATGAATCGTGATATGTCAGATGAAAAGAGATATCATTTTGATGTTGTATTACTCCCATCTGTTTCATTAGAATCTGATGTTGGAATGATAGATGAAAGTACAATTTATAATCCGGAAGATGATACACAATTTTATCCAGGAGAATTAGCAGAAGGGTTAGCAAAAGATTTATTAACTTATGATAAGAAATTATTAAATAAAAATCATGTGAGAGTTATTCTTACATTTTATGATATTGACGAAGAACAAGTACAAGGTTATATGGAATTAATTCCTACTCACCATGATAAGAAAACTGATCAGATTACATTCTCTGGTGAATTTATCACAGATGATTATGTTACCGTGGATAATTTATTCCGGGTTACTCATCAATGCCCATATTGTGGTCATGAAATCCTAAATTCTGTAAATACAGAGAAAGGAAACTTCAAGTTAACTTATCATTGTGAACATTGTAATCGAGAATTTACAGAGGGTATTATTAATGTAAATGAAATTGATGATGTTTGGTTACCTGTTACAGATGCACTTGTTCATGTAAACGTCATTTATAAAGATCCAATTTATGAGGATCCAGAAAGTAAAGAGTATGGAAAGATCCCTCCTACTAACAACGAGTTTGTTCAGTATAATCCAGATTATGAACAATTCCATTGGACGAATGTATATGCTTCTGTTATGGAACCATTAACGTTTATTCAGCCAATGAATCTATTACGTTCTACTATTCAGTATCGTGATTACTATCAACCAGGTATCGATGCATTGGATTGTTATATTTACGATATACCGTTTGTTAAGTATTCTACAATTGCTTATCGAAACGAGGGACCAGAAATTACAGATACATTAGAAGCAGATGATGTTAAAAAATTTGATTATTTCTTGAAGAGTTATACAAATCATTATCGTATTTTAAATGAAGCAAAACTTTATTTGAGGAATAATACAAATATTGATACGAAGTTTTATAATACTTATGGTCGAAGTACAAACTTTGTAATCGGTGAAAATGGTGAATTGATTGATACGGTGAATATTCGAATTGCTTTTAATGTCTGGTTAATTACAAATACTGACCCGACATTTGCAGAAGCAAATCTGAAGACATTCATTAAAGAGTATATTGAATCAATTAATAATGAAGGAACGAATGATTTGTATATTTCTAACTTGATTCGTGCTATTGAAAATAACTTTGCATACGTACATCACTTAGTATTTATCGGTATTAATGATTATGATGTAAGTTATCAAGCGATTAAAAATAAGGCAATTAAATTGACCGACCTATCAAAAGAAGAAAGAAGACATTTTGTTCCAGAACTCATTACAGTAAACCGAGCAAATATTAACTTAAAATTTTTTGAAGCAACATAAGGAAAACAGTAACTTAATATAGACAACTATCAAAGGTGGTGACAAATGGTGCGTGAACAAGCCATGATTAACTTCTTAGATGAAGTTGAAAAGACGAAGAAAAAAGAAAGAGATATTAAGAAATTCACAGAAAGCGTGGATTTTAAGTTTAAAAAAATTAAAGAAATAAAAGAAGATGCAAGAGAAATTTGTTTAGATAAACTGATTTCTGATATTTATAAAAATGCAGTACCAATTGATAATGATGTAAAAGATGTTTTAGCAACTGATTTGGATGATGAATTTGTCCAATTCTTGAAAGCAAAACAACCAAAAGGTACAACATTTTATGTGAAAGAAGCAATTAAGAAAGGCAGTAAGCCTGCAAAAATCTTGATGGAATCTGTCAATAAGTTCTTAGATGAGTATTTTAAAGAATACGCACTCAATATTAATGAGACATCTGTTGATGAGATTGATTTTAATATTGATGATCCAGATGTAGAAGATAAATTGAAAGAGATTTCTACAAATATGGAATTAGATGAACTTAGTGAATGTATCAAAGATAATGTAAAGATTGCTACCAATAATGAAATTAAACGTGTAAAAGATGAGCAGCAAAAGATTAAAGATATTGAAGATTCAATGAAGAATGATGAAGATATTACAACTGAGTCTGCTTATGAAAAAGCGTTAGTTTTAAAAGGTGTAAAATCACCAAGTTCAAAACTATATCAACCAACACTCTTTGAGGGAATTATGATTAATAAAATGAATCTTGTAAAAGAGAGTGGAGCTGATTTAGATCCAGACATTCGGCATAAATTAGCATTTATGGAATCTGTAAAAGAATACACAAAACTTTCTGTATTAAATTCTTTAATGCTTGAAAGTTATAACGGTGTATCTGCAAAGAAACTTGCTAATAATTATGCAACTATGAAAGAGACAGGAGAGATAACTATGTTAAGAGATGATCGTGCAATTATGTTAGATGATTTTGTTGCAACTGAGGGTGCAAACTTAGATGCAAGAAAGAAATTTAAAGAGACAAAAAAAACTTATAAAGAACAAATGGCAAAAGCTAAGAAATATATTAAAGAAAAAGAATATGATAAGGCAGTTAAAGTTTTGGAACAGTCCAAAAAGACAGTACATAAATCTTATGATGAAATGGTAAAAGATGGAAGTACGATTGGTAGTGTTATTTTTGGATTCCTTGTTGGTGATTTTCCATTCTTTGTTCGTAATTTAGTTACAGGTCTTTTATCTCCATTAGCTTTAGGAATTCCGACTCTTGCAAATAACATTACAAAACTTATTGAGCGTATTAATGTTGTGGTTAAAGACTGGAAAGAAAAAGATGTAAAACAGGTTGAAATGGAAGACGTAAACCTCTATAAGAATGCTTTGAAAGCAAGACTTAATGAGTATGATAAACTCATCGATAAAACAATTGAATCTGTAAAGGCTGCTAAGAAAGCAGATAAATAATAAAAATATAAAAGAGAATGAATATGTTAATTCATATTCATTCTCTTTTAATTACGTATAAAAATTAATCCTTGAACTTAAGGCAAAAAACAGTACTATAAATAAAATTTAATAGAAAGGGGTGAAAATGTCATGGGAATTCTTTCAGATATCTATAATACAACGAAAGATGTTTTAAGGAATGTTGCAACTGTTGGTGATGTTGTAAGTAAAAAGAACACAAAGAGTTTTGCTCGAGGTGCTAACGAACAGACAATCCAGTTTCCTTGTATCATTTCAGATAGTATTCCAATTGATATGAGTACTACGATTGCAAGAAACTTAGACCGAGTGTATGCTTCCTTTACTCAAATTTATCTTTCTGCAAATGGTGTTATAGATTTGAATTATATCAAAAACCCACGACAGTTCATTGCTCAATATCAGAACAATTTCAGTCTTGAATCAGCAGATGATGATTTATATTCTGAAAGTGAAAAAGAAGTTATCGAGTCTGTGAATAATCATTATAAAGATTTTTATAATGGTGAACCGAGATTATATATGACTGATGACAATGAGCGTGGATTTATGTTTACCGAATCTGAATCCATCCCAGCTCCTCTTATTCGAAGTATGAAAGCTGGTATGAAAGAATCCTTATCTCAGTATAATTTGAGTGCGATTCAACCTTATGTAGAATCTAAAAGTAAGAATGAGATAAAAGGTGATATTGTTAGTAATTACTTGAATTCGTTAGAAGATGAAGAAAAGAATGCTACGAATGAAAGAAATGTAAAAGCTACACAATATGAGCAAACACCTAGGATGTTAGAAAGAGACATTAAGAAAATTAACGATATGCAACCTTATGCAATGGATTTAAAAATTCTTGCAACAAAAGGTGACACATCATTTGCTCAATATATGACATTTACAATTGGTGTAAAGACTACTCTTCATTTAGGTAAGAGTAAATCTTTAATTGATAATATTGCTTATGTCTTAAAGAATAAAAGATTCTCTCTCAATTTCATTCGATGGACAACTGGAGAGTTATCTTTATTAAAAGATATCATTTTTAAAGTAAATGATACAAACTTCAATGTATCAAATCGTTCTGACCAAACAGGACGAATGATTTCTAAATTAAAAGATTTAAAAAAGAGAAAAGTAAAAGTATCTACTACAGGACTTAGTCGTCTTGCTCCATTTGCTACTCTTGTTATTTCTCAATATGAGTATAATGAGATTCTGACAAAATACGGATTTGATTTAAAGAATGTAGTATTTGCTAAAAAACTTATGAGTGAATTATTCCTCATGGGATTTGTCATTGTGGATGAAACCACACAGACGATTGATATGCTCTTAGATGGAAGTAAAACCGGATTCCAAACTTATTCATTGGATACCTTACAACGTGAAGTAACGATGAATTCCAATAAGTTAGGACAAGAGTTAACAAGGATGTTAGGTTCTTCCAGATGAGTAGCTTAAATAAAATAAATAATGACGTTCAAATTACAAATTCAGAAATCTCTTCTGAGTGTAAAGTAAGATATGAAGAAGACGTTCTTGATTTAATTGAACAGACAAAATCAGGAGACTATATATCGATTCCAAATAATAATGACATTAGTCAGTATTATATTTATAAAAGAACTGATGTAGAAGATAAAAAAAATGCTTTTAAATGGAATGGAGAAATAAGAGATATTTCTTGGTATGATCCTGAAGAAACAATTTTTCACATTTATACTGCAGAACAATTAGCTGGTTTTGGCTTACTTGTTTCAAACGGTATTACATTCGAAAACTGTACTGTTACAGTTGAAAATAATATAGACTTAAATGGATATTCTTGGCAACCAATTGGTTCACCAGCTTATCAAAAAGAAGAAAAAAAATTTTTTTCAGAAGGTGTTTTTAAAGGTACTTTAAATGGTATGAATCATACAATCTTTGGGTTGAAAAATGCAAAACAAATTCCATTTTATAGCTTTGCGTTCTTTATGAAAATTGAGAATGCCTGTATTGAAAATATAATATTTTCAGAAGTTGACATTGAATCAAATAATGTTGATATGATTGCTAGTGGAGTTTGTGTTATATCAATTAATAGCACCTTTTCAAATGTTTTTGTAAGAGGAACCATTAAAGGTTCATCTGTTTCTTCGATAAGTTATCAATCAGTTGATTGTGGTTTTTACCATTGTAAAAACCTAGCAAATTTAATTTCTAATTCTGTAGATACTTCTATAATTGAATTGGGTGGAATTTGCAGTAATTTGATGATAACAAAACAATTATTGAATAATATGGATACAAAACAATTACTTATATTTTCGGATTGCATGGATTGTGGTCAACATATTATTGATTGTAAAAATGTAACGACCATATATGCAGGTCATTTATTTGGAGATTATCTTTCTGAAGATAAATCTGTTGATTCGATTATACGAAAATGTAAAGTTTTAAAACGAAGCAGTATCACTTGTTTAGTAGATATTACTGATATTGATACTGTATTTTTTGGAAATGCTGGAAATGATGACGGAGAATCAAATCATACAATGAAACATGTAAAAAAAGATTTATTAGACGGATTAATTGGTAGAGTAGATAAAGATGTAAATATTGATGTGTATAAAAAAACAAAGTCGATTCAAGTACAAAATATGTTAATCCCAGGTACTATGAATCATTTAAAATCAAAAAGAGGGATGACATCTTTTTATACAGTTTCTTCTGACTTAGTCAATGAATTTGATTCTCTGTATAATTTCGAGCCATATTTTAAGTTTATAAAATCAGTTTATTACTAAACTGGGAAAGGAAGCATCATGAAAGCATTATATGAGGCTGCTAGTATCCTTATGGAGGGTACTAATGAACCTTTAATAAGAGTCATGACAGTTTTGGAAGATGCTACTTCTCCAATCACAAAAAAATATCATGAAAAACTATTTCAGTCAATCATTGATCGGAATCATGTTGACTTTGGAGATATTCCAAAATCAAGGGGATATATTGAGAAATATTCTGGTTACAAATCTATGATTGAAACTTTGAGTACATTAATTGCTCTTGGTAAAGAGGAGAAATGTAATGAGTTAGTGAATTATGCTACAACTGTTATGACTGCAATTGAAAATATTAAGAAAAACAAATTGATTTATGCAAAAGCATATACAAAGAAAAAAGAGTATATCACATTAGAGTATCAACTTTATGTATATACTTGTGTAGAAGCAACGACGAGTTTGATTTCTGCATTCATGAATGATATTCAAACATCATCTCATGATATGAAAATTACGATTAATAACGATAAATATCGTGGAAATTTATTCTTCATTCAATCATTAGAGAAATTCAATGCAGTGAATAAGAATAACGAATACACAAAGTATTTGAATAATATGTTAAATGCTGGAAAAGAGAATATGATTTTTGACCCTGCTACAGCAGTTGGTGTAGGTGCTATTCTTTTAATTGCATTTTCTATTATTCCAATTACAAGAAAACTCATTTATTATTTTAAAGAAATGAGAAGAAAGATTTCTGAATCTTTGGCTATGCAAGCTTATTTCTTGGAATTAAATAAGCAATGTGTAGAGTATAATCAAACGATTGATCCAAAGAAAAAACAAAAAATACTTAAGAAACAAGAGAAAGTAAGAAATATGTTACTTTCTTTATCTGATAAATTCAGGGTGTCCGATGCTCAAGCAAAACAAGCATCTCAACGTGAACTTGATAAAGACAATAAAACAATTACAATTGATGGAATCCGTGATGAAATCAACGATTCTGATATTGAAATTGTATAAAGGAGGTGTTTGTTATGGAAGCCGATCGAGTAGAAAAAGATATAAAAAAGGCATATCATGATTCTATAGAAGTGGATCAACTTTTCAATCTTGATTATGATATGATTATGCACCATATTTCAGATATTAAAGAATCAAATGATTTATTTATCGATAGAGTTGGTAATCAAAAAGATCTTATTTTGAATATTTATAAAGTTATTAAAGAAAAGAAGTATAAAGGAAATAAGATTAAATCATCAGCTGATTTAAATTACGTGATTCATCAATACTCAGAATATTATCAAGGTATGTTAGAATATGTAACAGAAATTATTCAATCATTGAAAAAAGAAGAAAAAACCGAATCTGAGTATAAAGAAATTGCATCAAAGATTGCTATTGTATATGATAAAGATTCGACCTATATTGAATCTTTAAAAAAAGAAGAAGAGGTTTCTTTTGAAGATGGTATCATATACATTGAATCAATAATTGATTTGAAAAAGATGATTGAGAAATTCTATGAAGATATAGAATCTCTTTCAAAAGCATGTAGTTCAAATAATCCCTATTCTAGGGATTATAAGAATAGAATTCTGAGAGCTTTATTTATGCTTGTAATAGAATCTTTTGATAACTTTTTAGTTTATATTAAAAGAACTATTCAAGATGTTCTTAATGAATATAAGAATATCATAAATAATGATGATATAAGATTGGTGGATGTACGTTCAAATCCAAAACCAGTATTGATTTAAACGAAATAAGCTTTATTTCAATATAAAAAACATTTAGTTAATTGAATCATTGAAGAAAGGAGGATACTTTTGTATGTATTTAGAGAATCTCTATTCAAGTGATTTAGAAACTGAAATATTCATGCGTGAAAATGTAATTGAACTTGATGAATGTCAGAACGATATCATAGATGGATTAAATATGTATCAGGAATCAGTTTTATTTGAGTCTGAAGATTCAGATAAGGGTGATGGTATTTTATTAAAAATCTGTGAGAAGATTGGAAAAATGATTAATAAGATTAAAGATTTTATTATCTCCTTCTTCAAGTCAATTGGCATGAATATGGGTGATAAATTAACAGCTGAAGATTATATTTCTTCAGAAACTGCAAAAGTTAGATTAGATGCAGATTATGCTAAAATCTGTGATGATATTGATCATGAGATTGCAGAATCTCATAAGATTGTAAGTAAACTTGCAAAACTTATGGGAATTGACCCAGTTGTTATGAAACGAATGACTGATAAAGGTCAAAAAGCATTTAAGACTACTGCACCAGTTATTCTTAGTACTGCTGCAGCAGTTATTGTAGGTAATAAGATTAAAAAATCAATTCTGAAAAACGATAAAGTAGTTGATGATATCGATAAAGCTCGTAAAGGAATTGAAAGAGAATTAAAGAGAAAAAATAAGATTACTTATGATAAGTTAAAAAAAGACGGTCATCCAATTATGGCTGAATTAAATAAACTGACAGCAATGGCTTCTGAAAGAAGTAAGAAATTGACTGTTATGTTTAATGATGTAACGAAAAAATTGAATACATTTCGTAAGAAATAATAAAAGGAGTTGAAAAAAAATGGCTAATGTATTATACAATGACTTTATTGATCAAAATGAATTAGAGTCAGAGGTTTCTCTTATGCAAGAGAGTCTTAAAATTGACAAATTAATTCTTGCTTACAATACCGTAATGGAACAGGAAGAGTTAAATCTTCGTGAAGCAGAGTTAAAATGTATGATGGAATCTGCAGGTATGAATGACCTTGCTGATTATTATAAAGAAGCAGCAGATGAAACTGCTGAGAAGAAAGATGGTCTTATTAAAAGAATCTGGGAACAGATTAAAACATTCTTTAGTAAATTAAAAGAATTCTTATTCGGTTCTAAACAGATGAAGAAATTGGATGCAGATGCAGCAAAAGGTGAAGTTTATGGTGTTGATGCAGATGCTGAACAGAACCTTAATAAATTGAAACAACTGAAAAATATGATTGGTAAGGGTTGGGAAGGATTTAAAAAGCAAGGTGCTTGGAAGATTCTTTTAGAGCTTTTAGGTGTTGCTACACTTGGTGCTGCTATTCCTCTTACTGCTCATAATGTTAAGAAAGTAAAATCTGGCGATATCAAAGGTATTAAAGATTGGGTTAACGAATGGTGTGAACTCATCAAGAGTAATACTGTTGATAAAGTATTAGATATCTTTAAAGGAATTAAAGATAAACTCACTGATAAAAATGGTCAGGAAACACCAAATGCAAGTAGTTTCTTAGGAAAGATTAAATCTTTCTTTAGTAAAATTGCTAATTGGATTAAGGGTTTAATTCCTTCTGGAAAATCTGATTCAGAGGACAATTCTGATGAAGAAAATAAAGATAATAATTCTGAAAAGAAAGAAGAAAAACCAGAAAAGAATAAAAATAAAGAAGAAAAACCAACAAATGAGTCTGTTGAAGATGATATCTTCAACTTAGATAGTTTGTTTTCAGAAAGTTCAGATGATACCAATGATCTTGATGATATTGTATCTCTTCTGAACACATTATAATAAAATATAAAAGGAGTTGAAAACAATGACATTTTTAGAAGCAATGAGCGATTATATCGACATTTCTGATTCTTTTGATAGTGCAAATATGAAAGTATCTGCCTATGTTGAATCTACTATGAATGAGCTTTCTTTAAATAATAAGAAAGCAGAGTTAAAAGTTATGCAGGAATCTGGAAATGATGATGACTTATTTGCTCTTTATGAGCAGGCTGAAGAAGGAGCAATTGTTAAATTGAAAAAAGCAATTGTTGCTATTATTGAAGCATTTAAACAATTCATTTCTAACTTGAAAGATAAGGTTGTTCGTATCGTTGTATCAAAAACAACGAAAGAAACACTTAACAAAGTTGAGAAAAAAGTAAAACTGAATCCTTTCATTGCAAAGAAGAAAGTTCAGGTAATTGATAAGAAGAAACCACTTAAAGTAATCAATTCTTATAAATCTGATTGTGATAAAGCAATCGCAAAGATTAAGGGTGGTGTATTTAAGCAGTCTGATATCGAGGGTATTCTTTCTAAGAGAGATAAGTTCGATGAAGATTATAAGAAATCTGTTGCAGGAACTGCAGCACTCACAACAGTTGCTGTTGGAGTTCTTATAAAAGAGATTAATAAAGAATTATCTGAGTTACCAAAAGCAATTGAGAAAGTTTCTAATGAAACTTCTCAGGCTGTAGAAAATCTGGTTAAATCGATTGATGATCCAGAAACAGCAACAAGTATTCGTGGTGCTTATAGTGCTGCAGCAAACTTTAGAACAAAACTTGGTAAATATGAATCAAATGAATTAGTTGATTCTATTATGAACCGCATTTCTGTATTGAAAAAAGAAGTTGCTAAAATTAAAGGAGATACTGAAGCTGATATTATTAAAGAATCCGCTGAAGACATTAATGATGATGTTGATTCATTCCTTGAGAATGGATATGATTCAGACGCTCTTTTAGCAGAATTAGAAGATCTTTTTTAATTAACGCATAATAATATGTCTGGTACTTATTTTAGTACCAGACTAACTTTAAGAAATCACAAAAACAAGGAGGTGAAAACCTTGGATTTATGTATGCAATATTTAAATGAAGCGGAAAGTCTTGCAAATTCTATTCAAAGTGTTTCTTTGTTTGAATCTGTATTCGTAGAGGGTTCTGAAGAAACAGAAAAAAAGAATAATGAGCAAGGAACAAAAAGTTTTAATCTCATTCGAAAAGCTATTGATTTCATTAAAGGAATATTTCATAAGATTAAAACTGTTATCGGTGACTTCATTGATTATTTTACGTTAAAAGGTGATGAGAAAAACGAATTCGAAAAATTCAGAGAAGAATGTGCTAAGAATCCAGAATTCGCTAATAAAAAAATCACAGTAGCAAATTGGCGTGAAATGAATGCTGAATATGAAAAAGTTTTAACTAAGATGGAGAAAGAAGCTCGTAAGTATGCAAAGAGTGAAGATGAAATGTCTCCAAATATGTTAAATGAATTTCAAAATAAATTACTTACATTCGGTGGAGATGCTATTAAGATTGGTGGTAAAGGGGTTATTAATTTAACCGTAAAAGAAGTTATCAATCTCTGTAAACAATCAAAAGAATCTGCTCAGACTATTAAAAATCTTATGGATTTTGATTCTGAAACGATTAATTGTATTGAAAAAGCATTGGATGATGCTGAGCGTAAGAAACTATATAAAAAAGTATCAAAATTAAGCAGTGACTGTAAATTAGTTCGTTTAATTGGTGGTGCTAGAAAAAAGAAAGCAAATGCTGATACTACATTTATGAAAGATGCAAGAAAAGCTCTTTTTGAAGCTTACAAAGATTGTAAGAAAAAAGGAACGATTTCATCTGATACAGTAGATGCTGTTAATGCAACGAAAAAATTTGCAACAAGTACTGCTGTAAATGCAGGAAAGCAAGCAGTTAAAGATTCTATCTCAGATCGTAGAGAAATACGTAGACTGCAAAGAGAAGAAAAGAAACTTAAAAAGAAAAATGATAAAGCAGAACTCAAAGATTAAAAAACATATTATTGGATTTCTTTATAAGATACATTCAGTTTTGTCTGAATGTATCTTATTTTTTACCGTTAAAAACAGTTGTTTAAGTATTATTATATGAAAGGACGTGAAAAGAATGATATCTGTGAATTACATTCAAAATGATAATATCTTATTAAAGATGGAAGAAATGTATCAAGAATCAGAAGATTTTTTTCAGGATCATATGTCAGAGTTAGATTACTTAAGTGAAAAAGTATCTACTGCGACAATGTTTAGTGAATCCGTTGATGTATATGAAGAATCTGTAAAAGATGCTATTACCTCAATTGGTAAAAAAATAATTGAGATTGTAGATCGTTGCATTAAATTTATTCAGGAGAAAATAGGACAGTTTACTCATTATATTTGGACGTTAAAAGACGAAGAAAAAGTTCTTCGTCAATTAGAAAAGAAACGTCCAGATATTGCCAGTCAAGTGAGAGCAGCAGTAAAAGAAGATAAAATTAAATTAAATAACTTTAGAGATTTGTCTTCTTTCTATCGTGAGATTGATGCTACTTTGAACGAAATTGATAAAATGGATGCAAAGAGTGCACGAGCTAGAATGATTAAAGCAAAAAATGCACTTAATAAATCTGCTGATGTGATTATTAAAGTTGGTGCAGTTGCTAGTGCAGCAGTTGCTATGAATAAATTTAAAGAAAAATTCTTTAAAGAAACATTCATCGAATCTGGATCTGATGATAAGACAGTTTCTATATCATTTAAAAATGTATTGGAATTTATGTCTAAGAACGGAAAGAAAGATAATGAACTTTCTCAAATGCAAGAAGCATCGAAAAAGATGGGAGATAAATTAAAAAAAGCTTCAAAGGATTCTATGTTAGTAAAAGAATCAACAGAGTTGTCTCCAGAAACCATGAAGAAGATTCGAAATAGAGAATCTGTTATTACTATTTTAACAACTGAATATGAAAAAGTAACAAATGAAGTTATCACAAAACGCATTAAAGGAAACATGACAATGTTTGGTATTGCTAATAAAATGAAGAACCAATTTAAAGGAGTTGAGATTTAATGATTTTAGGATTTTTAGAGTCTGTTAATAATTATATGACAGATTACTCAAAAGAAATTTTAGCAGTAGAAAAAGCTTCTATTAATCAATTAACAGAAGTTGTTCGATATCCTTCTTTAGTGAAAGAAGCAATTCCGTTTCAATTTATTACAAATTCAGTAACAGAATTGACTGATGTAATAAAATGTAATACTGATATGGAAGATTTTTATACCAATATTTATACCTCTCCATTAATTGGTACAGTTCCTACATCGATTCCAATTTTAGATGTAGATGAGATTCAGGACATTAAACCTGCTTATTTAAAACAATTTGTAGATAAAATACCAAATTTAATGAATCAAGCAATTAATGGAAAATTATCAAAAGGTGCATTTCTTAAATATACAACATCTGAATATGTGTGTAATTTAAGAAAACAAGTTGTAGTTACAAAACTTCCGAAATATGTGAAAGATTCTGAGTTGGTAAATCTTGATAATCGTCAAGTTTGTACAGTAGATTCTAATTTTATTTCGGGTACAATCTTACCTATTATTCGTACAGCAAATGTTTCATTGAAAGATATTAGTAAAGAAAGTTCTTTATTAATTAATACAGTAGAAGAATGTGTTGTAGATATTAACGCTACTATCACAGCCTATAATAAATTACGAATAGAGAAAAAACTTACTATTCAAACAGCAAGATATGTTGATTTTGTTTTAACATCTTTAATTAATGTATTCGTTAGTACAACCAAATATGTGATTGGATGTTTTATTCGAAAAGTTTCATCATATAAATATAACTTACAAGAGTTTGCTCGTTTAAAAGAAACTCTTATGAGATACTTCCCGGATGGAGAAAGTATTATGCATGAATCTGTTTTAGATGGTGTAAATGATTTTAGAGATGAAGATATTGTTCATGACTTAATCAATGGAAATTCTGATTTCTTAACATCTGTAAATGAAAGAATTGAAAATTATTTTAATGATAAAATTTTGAATCTTGAATTTGAGACTGGAGAGAAATTGTATCAGGATAATTTCCCATATGATGAGAAACCATATCATCAGATTTTTATGATGTTTAATACGATTCATAAGGGTCTTGTCATTTTAAAACAAGAATTAAATGATCCAGATGTACCAATAGAAGAAATTAAAGAGAAGTCTGGTTTAAGTATGACTTATACGAATACTTTTTCTTCAGTATTAGATCAGATTTCAGATGTTAGTTATTATACTTCTTATGAAGATGCAAAAGATACAGACGTATATTCTAGCATTTTAAATGAGATGAAAGAAAGTGCTGAAGAATTGATTAAATATGGTAAAATTGCAAAAGGTATTTATCAAGAAATTATCACTATCAAATCATCAATTGAAAATAATGTAAATAATCAGTATGAAAATATTGAGAGAAACAAAGAGACTATTGAATTATTAAAAGATTTGAATAAGTCTTATCGTGACTTCTTATTATTACTTGGTCGAGCAATTCTGGATCGATATGAAAATATTGAAGTAGAATTAGGTGTAAGAGAAGAAAAGATTAAAGTGAACCCTGTTTCTATTGATAATACAGATTATATTTCAGTTACTAACGAATGTGCTATTGAATTAAATGAAATTAGCAATGAATATATGATTGAATCTGCTTATCAGGAACTTCAGAGAGACATCTATTTTGCAGATATGAAGATGAAATCTTATTTCGAGGCAGACCAAAATACAAATGGTACACAACCAACTGTAAATAACGGTCAACAGTCTGGAAATACCACAAATAACAATTCATCACAACCAACATCAAATACATCACAACAAGGTAATCAACAAAACAATGCAACAAAAGTTACTATTAATGATAACAGTGCTGAAAGTGGTGGTAGTGGAAACGGTAATGGTGGTGGAAATACAGTAGACCAAGGTTTTATGCAAAAAATTATTGAAAAGATTAAAGCCTTTATTAATACGATTAAAGATAAAATTAGTAAAGCGATTAATACAAATAAAGCAAATACGAAATGGCTTGCTGATAATAAAGACGCTCTATTAAAGAGAAGTTATGTAAACGTAAGTGTTAACATCTTACCATATCAAGAACAAAGCCCTATTCAAATTGTGGATAAAGTAATCGGTACAGTGAATGGTCTTGATAAGAAAAAAGTAATTGCAATGGATGCTAATAAAATTGAATCTGATATTTTCAATAGTATTGGTTTATCATCTGTCCAGATGGATAATAAAGATGCAGCACTTGGTGAAAAACTTACTCAATGTATTAAAATTGGAAATCAAAAATTACAAGCAGTAACCTATGCAAATAGTGAACTTGGACAACAGATTCCAAAGATGATTGAGTATTGTGAAAAATATTATAATGGTTTTGCTAAAGATATTACTGCAGCAACGGATAAAATCAATTCTACTATTGATCAGTTTAGTAAAAAAATGCAACAAGCAGGTTCTGAACAAGATAAATCACCAGAAGGAAGTTCTTTGCAAGGAAACATTACAAAGATTTCTACCTGTATGACAACTTTGATTGGTTCATGTACAAATGCTGCAAGAGATCGTGCTAATGATTATATGACAGTATTAAACAGTCTTGTTCCAAAGAATAAGCCAGCTGATAATAATCAACAAAATGATCAGAATAATAATGACCAACAAAAACAACAAGATGAACAAAAGCAAGATAATTCGGAGAGTGCCTAGTTAAACAAAAAAAGAATAAATCAAAAACTCCTAAACGAGATAAATTTTTGAAAACTAGGAGTACAAAGGACTTTAAAGATTTTCTTGATAGTGATGAGGAAGATTCTTTATAAAAAAATAAATTAGTGAGTACTAGATATTTTCTAGTACTCACTAATTTTTATGATTTTCTAAAAGTACAATCCGCAACTCCACGTAATTCATTACCATTACGAATTAAAGTCATATTAAATTTTACTAAAATGTAATCACCCTTATACTTCCTCGATAACTCAGTATCTTCGAATACAAATTTAAATCTTTTATTTGGTGTAATATTTGAAAAGTCAATATCTCGTAAAGTTAAATTTATCACTGTTTCATTACTTAACATTTGAGATTGATATATTGATTTAAAATAAGTATTCTCACCACGATTTGTTATAATCTCTTTAATACTATCGTCATCATCTACAGTGTTTTCAATTGTACCATCATATAGATTTATAATTCTTACTTCTTTACCAGATAGTAAATTCTTAGATACAGATTCATCACGAAATTCTATTGTATTATAATCACAAATTAAAAATTTATTTGTTGGCTGATCTGGTTTCTTTAATTCACAAATATGATTAGCAGATGTTTCCAATGCTTTTGGTACAATAATTGTGATATCTTTCTTTTCATTTCTTTCATAAGCCGTACATGGACCATCAAATTTTATAATATAACCTCGATCAATTCCAAAATAAATAATACTACCTTTTTCATGAATCCCATAAAATGTATCTAAATAAGCAAGAGCTGATGATAATTTCATTGGTGGAATGATAAGTTGGTCATATTCTTTTATATTATCAGCCTTGGACATTAAAAGATTACTGATATTGAGTTCTGATGCAATATAAGAAATGACATTTGATACCGTTCCATTTTTTAAAATCATATTAATTGTCTTTTTCATCGACTTCATCAATCGACTGTCAAATAAAAAGAATTCAACATCATTCTTTGCTGCAAATAAATCAGTCTCTTGTTTTGTATTCTTGTAAGTTAACTCTCTCTTTTCTTTTTCCAAATCAATATCAATATCATCTAAGATAAGAGAGAATGTTTTTGATATGAAATCATCATTTAAAGAAACGATTTCTTGGTTTGTATTTTTACGATAAAATTTTTGTAATCGTATTTTGAATTTTATGGTATCCTTATTTTCCAATATTTTATAATATGTCCCTGTATCAATTGTAATCTTTATTTTTACAATTGGAAATAAGTTATTTATGAAATCATTTAAACAAGTAAAAGCAGTCAATCGTTCGGATGGAATTTGTACGGTTTCATCTTCGTATAATAAATAAACTTCTTTTACTGAATAACTATAATAAATCAGACTGTCAGTGCTTTTAATTAATGACATTTGTTTTCACCTCACTATAACTAATTAATTCATTGTCCAAACGGAAAAAAGAAAAAGTAGGTAGAAAATTTCTACCTACTTTAATAAACTCTCAATTCTAAGTTCATTATTTTTAAATAATGACTTATTTAATGAGAGAAGACTATTTAAATCACTTCGATCTACAATTTGAGATAGGATCTCTTTTTTATCTCCATCTAACAACATTTGATAAGAATTCTTTAAGTCTAAACAATTAAAGTTTTCTGTTACATATTCTGCAATTGTAGAGTCAAATAATTGAGAAAGTAAATCAATACTCTCGGTTTCTCTTGTAATCGTTTTTGCTGTTATACTTTGTTGTAATAGTTTAGTTAATGTCTTATAACCAATTCCAGTAATACCATCAGCAGCACGATAACGATCTCCAATACAAGAAAGTAAAAGAAGATAAAATGACCGGTTTTGATATAAGAATAAATCTTCTTGTTTAATTTCTTGTAATTTAAAGATTGCTTTTAGATAATCTTTCATTGTACATGATAGAGAAGTTGCTGAATAATTTCTTAAAAATAAATGATGAACATAATTCTTCTCGAACAAGTACTGTGTCTCATAACGGTCTGCTGATATAATGAAATTTTTTCGATCTGGATATTGATTTCCAACAATCATTGGAATCAGCGAACCATCAATATTCTTTGATTGAATAAAATAGACATCTGGAATAAAGTCACAAAGAGTTTTTACTTTTGGTAATATTTTATCTTTTAATCCATCGGTCAGTAACACAAATTTTGGATTTGTGTTGTATTTATTTAAATAATATGACCGGTAATCTTCATTAAATTTTGACTCTTTAAACTCACCAATCATAGAATCAAAATCTGTTGTATATAAAAAGACTTTTGTGTCTAATCCATTATTCTTAAAAAATTCTTTATAATGTGCAGCAATATTGATAATATCTGCAATCATAAAGGTTTTAAAATCTCGATTTAATACGAGTTTCTTTTCTAAGTCACGAACCATACTTAAATATTTCCACGCTGTCTCTAAGTTAATAAAAACATTTACTTTATCTTCCGGTGTTAATATATTAAGTGATGTGATACTTTCATCATACACAGAATATCTTAATTTTAGCATATTAAAGCAAATGCTAAAAGGGTTTGAGTACTCCATAATATTCGTACACACCTTTCTTATTTTTTTGTCGTTAATTTAAAGTTTTAGTTCATGTAATTTATTACAGCGAAAAAAATAATGCGTATGGTTTATTCCATACGCATTATTAAACATTATCATTTTAATGTTCGTTAATTCTACGCAACATCTTTGCATAGATTTCATTATCGTTGTCGTGTTTGTTACGAACAATGACACGATTTACAATAAAGTTCCAAGTTCCTGTCGCACGATCGATTTCTTTCCAACGTTCAATCTTAACTTCGAATCTCTGCTTTCTTGCAGAATCATCCGTAAGCATATCATGGAACAAACGAATCGGATCAATCAATACGATTACTTTTCTTCCAGCATCACCAAAGTTTTCAATCTTTGGTGTTGAATACTTAAGTAATGTTCCGATGTTTTTACCGGACTGGATACCTGCACGACGTTTCCATTCAGGTGCTCTGAATGCACGTTTATCATCTTTATTAAACGTATACGTTTTCAGAAGCTCATAGAATGGACCATGAAGTCTTGCATGGTCTGTATTTTCTGATTTAAAGATACTTGGAATCTCATCATCTTTTTTGTTTGATACCAGAACAGATTCTGGAAGAATCAAGAAGAATGGAATGAAATTCTTTCCAAGTTTCTCATTGTACATCATAATGTCAACTTCTGGGATATTTAATCCCTTTTTCTTTGCTGTACTTGTAAGCAGATTAAATTTATTCTGCAAGTACTCTTTTGCTAATGTGGTTGTAATTGAGTATTCTACTCTGTCTTCAGACGCTTGAACGCCGCTTCTAACTTTCATCATAGTTAGGACCTCCTTAAAAATATTTTATATGATAATAGAGATAGACTTGAGCTATCATTATCATACCTAATAATAATATATAGTTAAATACTTAATTTAAAGTATGAATCTAAATAAAAATCTATATCTATTCTTATATTTACTTTTTGTCCCTATTTTTCAGGATTTCAAACATTTGTCGGTCATACTCTTCCAAGTTATACCGATTTAATGCCCAAGTAAAGTTTGAATAATAATCACCTTCAGGAACGCAATAACCACCATTTAAGATACGACGAATTTGTAGTCGACTACTCTTTGTAAATGGTGCTTTTTTATAATAACCATTATTGATTACTTTTAAGTACGCAAATGTACCTTCCCTTAGTGAGCTATAATTATAGCCCCTTCCTGAATTAATCCCCCAGAGATTATATCCTCTACAATGTTTGCCAATTGTACTTTCTACAAATGCTTGCCCAATTGCTACTGATGGTAGAACACCATAATCATCCCAGTTGTTTAAACAGATATTTGCAATAATATCGGCACGCATTTTCATTTTTCCTGTCAATCTTGTATTGACATTTAATTTCATTCTTTTTTTGCTCTTCTTTTTCTTTTCTTTTTTCACTTCTTTCGTTTCTGGTTTCTGAGATGGCTCTGGTGAAGGAGTAAGTATAACTTCACGATTATTTACCTCAGATTGATTAACAGTTACTTTTTTGATTGGTTCAACAAAAGTTGAATTTAGTGTAATAGCAGAACCACTAACAGATACTGCACTACCAGTTACGGAAATCGCACTTCCTGTAACACTAACTGTTGAACCACTTGTACTAACATTTTGATTTTCGGAAGATTTATTGGTTACGCTTACTATTTTTGCATGATTCAAATATTTTACAGATGAGTAATTATTTATCTGAATTTCATGCTTATCAACTCTTGATGTCGTACTCGTAACAGAAATAACTTTTCTGTTACGTTTTGCTTCTGGAGTTGACGTTGGAAAAACTTCGCTTTTCCCTTTAATATCTTCTGATGCAACTTCTGATGATGAAGAAACACTACTAGAAAATATCATAAGTGAACTACAAAGAATACATGTCATAATAAAAGACATGAATTTTTCTTTTCTCCCCTTTCTTTTTGTAGTCACCGAATCATACTTGTTCCTGATAGTTATGTCGAAATAACCATTTGAGGTTGTTTGCATGACCTATCACTTCCTTTCTGTTCTTTCTGATCTTCTTGTTGTTTCCCAAAATCAAAATTATTAATGTGTTCTTTGTAATACTAGAAATCTATTCATTGGTATTAGATAAGAATCACAAAAAAATAATATATAAATAAAACTAGGTATAGAAAAGTAAATATGAATTATGAGACTTTACTCATAATTCATATTTACTCAATTTATTATAAACATCCAATATCTTTTAAATCTCTATCACTTTGTATCATAAGTTTTGTTATAGAATGTAATTCATCATAAAAGAATAATGTTTTTCCAAAATAATTTTCTTTTTCAAGCATTTCATTAATAACTTCTTCATTAGTAACAAAATGAAATATTTCATTTTCTTTTCGATATTTATAAACAGTTTGCGGTGTAAACTTTGAAAGTATATCCGCATCACATAATATTTTATAAAAGATATTATTAGTTAATTTCTTTTTATTTGAATGGTACTTGATTGCTTTATAAATATCTTTCATTTCTTTTTTGAATGGTATATGACTCTTTTTTATATAGCATCTGAACCACAATGCTGCAGCTTTTCCATGTTTTTTAGCATATTTTTCGTTTAATTTATACATATCGTGTATGATACCCATAATTGATACATAATTAAAAGCATCATGATCTGCCAACGATATCAATTGTTTTTCTTCTTTTTTTGATAATTCTTCATTTGATGGATTTTCTAATAATTCGAAATATTTTTTTAATAAGCTTTCACATATCATGGAAACCATAACACAATGTTGATATCGGGTTGATGCTAACTCTAAACATTTCGTTCTAATAGCTCGATATGAGTATTCGCTATTATTATGGGAATCATCAATTAAATTTTTAAGAACTAAATTCTTTATTTTATTATTAGATTCAAATTTAATTTGTATCATTTTGTATCTCCTTTCATTTTTTTCATATTTAATCCTTTAATAACTCAATTGCTTTAAAACTTAAATATTTCTTTACGTTTTCTGGTATGATTTCTTTTTCATTTTTTTCTTTTATAAAATAAGAAATCTTATTTTCTAAAGGAATATCTTTTTCAAAAATGATATCATAGTTTTTAAAGATTTCTTTTACTTGTTCTTTGTTTGCTTGTCGTTTCTTTTCAATATAGCCATTTACTACTTCAATCTTAATATCATCAGAAAATTTAAATTTTTCATTTAATAGATTTATCATAAATTCTGAGTTTTCATAATCTTCTGGTATATTAAAAACAAGTCGTAAATAATCAATTCCAGCAACTTCTTTTCTTTTTTGAATGCTGTTGATTTCTTTCATTAAATTTTCTTCTGAAGAGAATATTTTATCCTTATATCCATATCGCTTCGTAATAAAAGTTCTTGCTTCTAAATTTTTTACAAAATTACTTTCATATTTTTTCCCATCAGTTTGAATCTCATAAAATCCTTTTGATTTCTCTTCCCCAAAGCAAAACCTTGAGAAACTACCAACATAAAAAATCTTGTTATCGATATTTGTATGAATATGGTAATGACCAAAAAAAGTTTGTCCTTTACAAGATTCTTTTAACTCAGCAGTGGTAAACACTGGTGGTTTTTTATGATTTTTTATTTTATTTGTTTTTTTATCGCTATGTCGTACAGCATTACTCATAACCTCTTGGATTACACCATGTCCAAAAATATAATCATATTTTTTAGTACCTAGATAAGAAGAATAATATTCTTTCTTATCTAAAACATATTCTTCCGGAACATATAAAACATTCATATCTGGAAAGAGTTCTTCTTCTTCCACATGTTTAATTACCTTGTAATCAATAGAAAAAGAACTTGGTGCTAATTTATAAATATCTTTTGTTGCCATATCAAAGATATTGTATTGATCATTTTCATGAGAACGCGTTCCATAAACGACACGAATCTTTTTACAATGTGACATAAGAAGAATCATATACTTATAAGATAATTGAATATAATCTTCATAAGAATAAATCTTCCTATCAAAAAAGTCACCTAGTATGATACAAAAATCATAGGTTTTATTTTCTAAGTACTTTTCTAAAAATTTATATTCTTTATACGTTTGCATATAATCTTGAGCTTTTATATGCAAATCTGCAATTAAAAGTCCTTTTCTCATCTTTTTAAATCCTTTCTTAATCATTTAAATTATATGTGAAAAAGAAAATATAAAGCTAAAAAGACGAAAAAAGAGATATGTGAAATAAATCACATATCTCTTTTTCTACGAACAATACGAACGAATTTAAATAAAGGATTCTGTAAATGAGCAAAACTCATTAATTATAAGTTTATGAATTTATTTTAATATAATTCAATATTTTTATTCGATGTTTATTTTATAGAAAAAACAATGTAATAAATCCGAGATAGTATGTAAAAAACAATTCTCTAATATAAAATAATTGAAAGGATGTGTATATTATCATGAAACTTTTATTAGCAAATGGTTCGGAATATACAGCATTAAAGAACCCTGAACTTGGTAGTTCTTTAGTAGATGGTACTTATGTAGCATCCATGACTTATCATGTTGCCGGTTCTTTAGAGCAGATTAAAAAAGACTTTACCGATGAAGATGCTACAGCACTTGTTAGTTTGATTTTAGATGATAAAAAATCAGGTGGAGAATACACAGGTTATTGTAAGTTAGTATCAATTTCTTACTTATTTATAGAAGATGCTAGTGAAGATAACTTCTCTGTAACAATGGCTCTTACAAGTGATGTAAAGAAATTAATTGAAAGCTGGAATAACTCTTTAGCAGATACTGTTAAGAAGGCAAACGATGCAAAAACAGCATCTGAATCTGCTAAAAGTGAAACAACAGAACTGAAAAAAACAGTAGAAACAATTATTCCAAATACGAATATTGATACAATGACTTTTGCAGAAGCAAAAGAGTATAAGATTAAAGAAAGTAAAGCTGCTTTACAGACTTATCTGGAAGAAAATCCAATTACTTCCACATGTCATGGTGGAAAAGAAGCAACTTATGCAATAACTTCAGATAAACAACAGTATCTTGTATCTATGATTGCAGTTGCTGAGATGGCAGAAAAAGCAGGTGTTTCTTATCAACCATCTTGGAATGCAACAGGTGAAGTATGTACTTATGATTGGACTGTTGATGAGTTAAAACAACTTGCATTTGAGATGGAGACAGTTGTTCGTCCATTAATCAGTAAACAACAGACAATTGAAACAAAGATTCGTGCATGTCGTTCGAAAGACGCAATTAAGAATATTGAAATTTCTTATAATGCTGATTAATAAAAAAATGAATCTGGAGATGATAATTTAGTTGTCATCTCCAGATTTTTCTGGTATGAATAATAAATAATTCATACCAGAACAATTATTTAGTCTTGAGATGACAGGAATAATCTCAAGACTAAATGTAATGTTTTTACTCAAAAAAACTTCTTTTTTCAACATTTCCCATTTAAGATATTCTCAAATGGAAAATTATTGCCCTATCGCCAAATGGTAAGGCACACGACTTTGACTCGTGTATTTACTGGTTCGAATCCAGTTAGGGCAGTTTATAATTATTTATAAGAAGAAAAACAAATAATTAAATTTAGGATGCTTATCTCAGTTGGTTAGAGAAATCGGCTCATAACCGAGAGGTCCAGGGTTCGATTCCCTGAGCATCCATTACAAAACAAATAAGAAATAAGGCTCCATGGTCTAGTGGTTAGTGACACCGCTCTTTCACGGCGGTAACGGGAGTTCAAATCTCCCTGGAGTCATTATCCCCTGATAGAATCTTGAACGGGCTATTCCGGCAAGATTAAAATTCTCGGCACTCCTTCTTTCGGCTTGATAATGTTAAAATAAATTTATTATTACAAGTTTCATATGCCGAGAACAGGGGACTTATGCTCAATAGCTCAATGGTAGAGCCCACGACTGTTAATCGTGTTGTTGTAGGTTCGAGTCCTACTTGAGCAGTTTATAATATAAATAAAAAACAAATTAAAAAGAAAGCCGGTGTGATGGAATTGGCAGACATACAGGACTTAAAATCCTGGGGACGTAAGTTCGTACGAGTTCAAGTCTCGTCACCGGCATTAATTATGTGAATCTTTAGTAAACTATTTTAATTATTCACACATATTATTAAGAAAAAAGAACGGATGGTGATTATATGATTGAAGAAAATTTAAATTATATGGATAAATTAGAACTGGATATATTTCTTGAATCGTTTTTAAATAATTTAATGGATCTTTATAATATAGATGTGATTAAAGTATTTACTGAATCAGAAGGAACGTTACAATCTGGTGCAAAGATTGTAACCTTTTTTGATAAAATCATCACAGGTATTAAAGAGTTTATTCAAAAGATAAAGAATATGATTAATAAAAAGATAAGAGAACGAAAAATAAAACATGTTTTATCGGGGATTAAAAACTCATCTATAAAGACTATGAAATCATTAGATTCTCATGGTTTATTAACAGAAAATGATTTACAAAAATATTATAATGAAACAAGAAAAGTGATGAAGAAATATACAAAAATGATTGCTACAGCAAAAGATAATGATGAATTAAAAATCATTAATGAAAAATTTAAAAGAGAAATTGATTCTTTAAATGGTAGATTTCAAGAAATTGCTAAAAAGAATAAGAAAGTTTCTATTGATGATTGTGAAAAAGTATTAAAAAGTAATTTGATTGATAAATTTGAACGAATGACTGAAGAATGTATTTTAGATATTAAAGAAAGCATGAATAAAAAACTAAATAAAAAGTTTAGTGATAATTCAGTTTCTTATAAATCAACGGCAACTAAAGTTGTTACAACATCCTCTAAAGCAATTAATTTTGTTGGAAGACATAAAGAAATTGCAACTGTTGTAATTGCAACATCAGCAGCAGTAGTTGGCGGTAAAATTGGTTCAAAAATAGGAAAGAATGAAAAGAATAAAGTATCTTCGTAATATGGAGATACTTTATTCTTTTTGTCTAGTTTCTATATAAAAAACAATGTAATAATTATTAAATCTTTTATGAATTATAAAAATATAGAGAGGAGGTAGTACTTTGAATGCCTTAATTCTTGATTGTACTTTAGGTGAACTTAGTATCTTGAATGATATTGATGAAAATGAATATTATTCAGAGGGTGCTGTTTATGATGTTTTGAATGATTTGGTTTCCTTTATTCAAAAGATGATTAATAACATCGTCGCTTTTGCTAAAAAGTTAAAGAATGATGTTAGTTCTCTCATTAAGAAAAAAGAAGTTCATTTTAAGTTAAAACAATTGAAAAAAGATTTACAAGAACAAAAAGCCAATGGTTCAAAGAAAGTTCAGATGGTTGATGTTCCTTCTTATGTAAGATATTATGATTCTTGCTATATGAAAATAAAAAAGAAATTAAATACTTTATCCAGAGGAAATTTTAAATCAAAACGTAAATTAGAAGCAGTTGCTTCTAGTATTGAAGATGATTTAAATGATATGGAAGAAGAATTACAATATATTCTTCATAATAAAATTCAAGTACCAATTGATGTAGCAATTAAATACGTTGAGGATAATCTAAAAGGTACAAATACGATGGAGAAAGATTTTATAGAGATTACTCATGAACTTAAAAATGTGGGTATAACAATGGAGAAAAACTTAAAAAATATCTCATTAACAGATGATGAGAAAATAGCAAAAGAACATGTCTCGCTAATAAAACGGGTGATTCGAAAAATCAGTTCTGTTTTTGGAAAATTTTGGCAAAAAATTGTAATGGCAGTGGTTTTCTTTTTTGCATAAAAAAATAAGAAAGGTAGTGTGAAAGAATTATGAAAGATTATGAAAAACTTTTAAATACTGGATTGAAAGAAATTGATGTAATTACAGGCACATTTGAATGTGCAATGATTGATCAGATGAATATATCTAATATCGAAGATATGTATATGGTAGAATCTGTCAGTGATGGAGTAGATAAAGTAAAAGAATTCTTTAAAAAAATGATTGAAGCATTTAAGAATACTTTGAAAAAGATTAAAGAGGCTATTCAGAATAAGATTCAACAGGTGAAATTGAATCATGCAGTTGACAAGATTTCAAAAGCAGGTATTAAAGATATTGAAAAAATTGCTAACAAAGGTTATGCAAATGAAAAGCAGTTATCAAAGTATCTGAAAGAAGAAATCAAACTTACTCAAGAAACAATTAAAGGTATTATAAAAGCAAAATCGATAGATGAAGCTGAAGATATCATGAGTGATGGTATAAGAAAAGAAGATCGAATTCGTTATAAATTTGAATCTGATATTCAGCACGATAAGTTTATTACAGTTGGTGAGTTTAAAACAATGGCTACATCAATGACAATGTATGATTTATTACAGACTCATGGAGATATTATTGATAAATTAGATGATATTTATATTAAAAAAATGAAAGAATTTGCAAAAGCAGAATCTGAAGAAGAAATGAGAAGAAAAGCAGAAGAAGTTCCAAAGTATAAAAAAGCTGCACAGTTTATATCAAAAACATATAACAAATGTGCAAATGTTGTTTCTAAACATAAGATGGCTGCTATCGTAACTCTTGCAGGACTTGCTGCATCAATTGGTGGAAAGAAAGCTTATGATAAATTCGGAAAAGGAGCAAAAGAAGTTTCTGAATCTACTGAGTTTGAATTAGATGCTATGTTAGACGATATGGTTTCTGAGATGACAGTTGCTACAGAAGCAACAAGATATGCAAAAGAGATGCATAAGAAAGCAGATCAAGCAGAGGATGATGTATATAAATATGGTATTATAAAAAATACAACAAATTCTGAAACTGTTAAAAAAAATGCAAATTCCAAGATTCAAGAAGCTCTTAATAACTATAAGGATGCTGATTTTAAAGATAGTTTAGGAATATTAAATCAGGGTGGTGTTGGAAAAATACACGCAAAACGACAACCTGGTCGTTATGAAAAAACAAAAGAAAGAAAACCAAATAAATATAAAGAAATGTATGATAAGAAAAATAAAAAATAATTGATAAAAGAATTAAGAACAGATACAGAAATTTCTGTATCTGTTCTTAATTCCACTATTTTGTAAAGGATGATATGATTAAAGAAATTAATCCAATCATCCCTTCTAATACATATCCAATAATTAAATTGAATTCCTCAAAATAAATTTCTAATCCACCAAGGTAATATAAAGCAATTAATAAAAATAAAGATAAGAATGTTAAGGTTACTCCTAAACATAAGAAAACATAATGAATTATTTTTCTAACGATTCTCATTTCTACTCATCTTGTCTAGTATTATTGACACATACATTATAAAAAGATTATAATCTTCTAATCTTACTAAGTAAATATTCTTTCCTATCATCTTTTTATTATATTCTGTAACACAAACGATTACAGGGAATTTTGTGCTTACTTGAAAAATATTCATTGGTGAATCATCAACTAATATATCGATATTATTTTCTTCCATCGTTTTTTTCTTATTTTTACAATTAAAGAAGATTCTGTCATAATGAATCTTCTCATTTTTAAACCGTTCAATTGTATCTTGTTTCATCATTGGTCCTGAATAAGGTCCCTGATAATAATCATCTCTTCTTGTGATAATATCACATTTAATTGTATATCCAGGAAATTTTCCAGGTTCTTGTAAGGTATCGAATAAATTTGATATATTTTGTCGAAATGGTGCTTCTTTTACCATCCTTGGAAAAAAATATTCCATAAATTCTTGATATTCCATCTTATTAATATCAGGATATCTTTCCAAAAATTCTACACCAGATGGATTTACTCTTCCTGTATATGGTCCAATTTTCTTTATATCAGTTCTCCATGTCTGAAGCATGTTATATTCATATTGACTAACGCCACCACTACAATCTGTAATTGTATTATCAATATCAAAACCAATTCGTACTACTTTATTTTGCTCCTGTTGAACCAAATCCACCCTCTCCTCTCTCAGTATCATCAAGTTCTTCTACTTCATTGAATATTGGTACATAATATTCTGTAAATACAATCTGAGCGATTCTTTCGTTTGGGTTAATCGTTTTTGATGTTGTACCATGATTATGAAGAGCTACCATAATTTCACCTCGATAATCACTATCAATAACACCTACTTTATTTGCTGGTGCCAAATCTCTCTTTACAGAAATACCGCTTCGTGGGTAAATAAGACCAACAAATCCATCTGGAATTTTCATTGAAATTCCAGTACCAATCATTTTTGTCTGTTGTGGCGAAATAGAAATTGGATTATTGATATTTGCATATAAATCTGCTCCAGCAGACTCAGAAGTTCCTCTCGTTGGTATTATTGCATTTGAGTCAATTTTCTTTATTTCAACAGGAATAGCTCTGCTTTTTTGAATGCAAACTTCTTTATTATTTGGAGTAAACTTTTCACTTATTGCATTATTAGGATTCTCATCCATAATTACTCCAATTTCATCATTGTTTATAATAGCATCAATTACTTTTTCTTGTTTCATAATAAATCAATCCTTTCTTATTTTTTGTTAATAAAGCGTTTTAAATAATATGATTCCGTATATGTAAAGAAGAAAAACATAATTTTAATAGTATTTAAAAGAAAGGAATGAAGAGATATGGGTATACAAGTAGATTACAGATTATCTGCTACTAGCACGAATCCAATTGCAAATAGTGTTGTAAAACGTGCACTCGATCGAAAAGCAGATAGTATTTTATTAAATAATAAAGCAGATTCTTCCACTGTTACAAATCATACAATGAATAATGATATTCATGTAACTGCTGAAGAAAAAAAGAAATGGAATTCATTGAATAAAGTAAATGTTGATAATACTTTATCAGAATCAAATAATCCTGTTGCTTCTAAAGTAATTAAATCAGAATTAAATAAAAAAGCTGAAAAAGATGTAACAGAAAAACATATTAAAGATAATAACATTCATATCACAAATAAAGAAAGACAACAATGGAATCATTTGATAAAAAAAGTTTCTTTATTATCATCTCCTTTTTCTGAGAATTTTTCAGAATTAGAAAATCGAATTGAAGCGTATGATTTTGTTGTTGTTAATGCTGAAACAGAAGATCATGAAATAATGACATCTCTTACTTTAGTAGGCTATTCATATGATAAAAAAGTTTCTTTATCTATTTTAGATAAATATATGATGTTTGCTTTTTATAAAAACGAGAATAAAGATATTCTTACTATTTGTAATAATGATGAGAATCTTGTTATTACGGGAGTTTATGGATATCAATTTAATCAAATAGAGGAGTGATTTAATGTCATATATTCGTTTTTTAAACGTAAAAGAAAAATTAGAACTTCAGATAACAGACCGAAGTGATAGTTGTAATGCAATTAAACTTTATAAAGATAATAATCTCATTAAGTATTGTAAATTTAAACTAGAAAATTTAACGGTTCCTATACTATCTGAAAGCATTAATGATGCAAAAGAACTTGGAGTAAACAGAATAATCTGTTATCCAAATTCTATTTTTGATATGACAGATGGATTTAAAGTTAAAATGTATCCAGGTGATTATTATAGTTTAGATTTCGACTTAGGAAAAGTAGAAGATGTAGTAGTTAGTATACATCATTAAAAAAGAAAGTAGGTGATTGACTTATGGCGAAAAAAGAATTTAATCGTTATAAAGAGGTTTGGGATGAGTCCGGAAAAATGTTAAAAGACCCAGCTGGTTATTTAAATGAAAATCACACACATAATATCGATGATGTGATTGGTTTGGAAGAAAAACTTACAGGATATGATGAGAATGTAACAAGAGTTGATAATCATATTAAAAACAATGATGTTCATGTAAGTGAAGAAGATAGAAAGAAATGGAATGCTGGTGGTGTTATAGTAGATAGCGAATTAAATGGTAACTCAACAAATCCTGTTCAGAATAAAGCAATTTCAAAAGAGCTTGCTTTAAAAGTTAATGAAACAGATTTCAAAAAACATACAGATGATATCTCAGTTCATGTAAGTGAAGAAGATAGAAAGAAATGGAATGAAAAATCAGATGTTATAGTAGACGATGAAGTTACAGTATTATCAGAAAATCCTGTATCGTCAATGGGTATATCAAAAGCATTAGATAGAAAAGCAAATACAACGGATTTGGATACAAAAGTTAGTACAGAAGAATTCGAATCACATAAAGCTGATACAACATCTCATGTTACGTCAGAAGAGAGAGCAAAGTGGAACGCGAAATCAGATGTTGTAATTGATAATTCACTTGATTCTACGAGTGAAAACGCGATTACTAATAAAGCAGTTTCTGTAGCATTGAATAAAAAAGCAGATGCCTCTGATTTAGCAGATAAAATTGATACAAATACTTTTACGGATCATGTAACAAATACTTTACTTCATGTAAGTTCTGCTGAGAAAGAGAAATGGAATAAGATTTTAGAAGATGCAAAAGCGTATGTTGATTCCAAATATAGTTCTATAGATAAAATTGATTTTTATGTGATTGAAGATGGTAAAAGTCATACTGATATCGAAACACCATCTATTGAATATATTTATTTAGAAAAGGGTGAAACTGGAACTCAATATCAATCATGGATTTATCGAGATGGTGGTTGGAAGAATACGGGTGCAGATGATTTAAAACTTGATAATTATTATAAGAAAACTGAAACTTATGCAAAAAATGAAGTTTATTCGAAAGAAGAATCTTATAATAAAGATGAGGTGGATGCAAAATTTGATAGTTTTAATCCAGTTGTAAATGTAGATGAAGGATTATCAACAACATCAAAAAACCCAGTACAGAATAAAGCAGTAACAGAAGCATTAATAAATAAAGCAAGTACAAGTGATTTGAAGAAAAAAGCAGATACTAGTACTTTAGAGGCACATACAGGAAATACAACTTCTCATGTAAGTGCTGAAGATAGAAAACGCTGGAACAGTGGTGGTGTTACAGTTGATGGAACTGTATCAGGCAGTTCTACAAATCCGGTACAAAATAAAGCGATTTATCAGGAATTAAGTAAGAAAGCAAATAATACAACTGTAAATAACCATATAAAAGATACGACTTCTCATATAACAGAAACAGAAAGAAAAAAATGGAATGATGCAGCAACCTCTGGTGGTATTTCTGCAATTTCAAAAGAAGAAGGAAATATCATAACAGAAAAATCAGACGGTATTTATGCATCAAGTCTGAATCTTAGTGATTATCCAAAGAAAAATGAATTAAGTAAATTGATTTCTGGTAATGATTTAATTAGTTATGTAAAGGGAAGTACAACTGATTATTTATATGCAAGAATACCTGAAGGAAAAACTGTGTCGAACAAAAAAGAATATACTGGATTTGACCCATCTAGTATTGATATTATTCCTATGACAGATAATGTTATGTATAATAATATCAAATCTGATGAAAATGGAAAAATAACATTAAATCCAAATAAAGTATATATGTGTAAAATTTCAATGAGGATAGTAGGGAATGGTATTGGTGGTGTTATGTTATATGATGAAACAGATCAAAAAATTTACTCTTCTTTTGAAGATTTTAAATATGCAATGTCTACTTCATCAACATATAGTAATGGTGATTCTATAGGTATTATAAAAACAGATGATAAACAACATGTTGTTTATCCAGTATTTAATGAAGCATATGGTTCATTAAGTTTAGATATGAAAACGAATATTACTATTATTGAAATTGGTGGTAACGTCACAGTAAATAATCAATTGGATATTATTCAAAAAGTAAATAGTGATGTATGTTATTTTTATGGATGTCATCCTTTAAATGCAAATGAAACAACAAGCGGTTATCATGTAACATATTATACAAAAGCAGGAATTGATCAAAAACTTCCAATGAATAGAAATGTTGATGCTAATGGTATTAGTATTAATGCTAATAATGAAATTGTTTTACCAGCAAATAAAAAATTTTTAGTAATACTTAATGCTAGAATGGCAATGACAACTGATCCTAGTTTTATATCTATTAGTATTTATAATAAAACTGATAGTAAGCCATTATATCAAGTACTTGATAATGTTTATCTTAATTTTAATGATTCTAAATGGTCTAATTCTAGTAGACCAGGAATTATAACAACAACAAAAGAAACTGTAATTTATCCATTTATTTCCGAATTTTATGGAACAAAAATTGGTCTTCAGGAACAAACAAGTATAATGATTATTGAAATTGGAAGTAATATTACGATTAATAATTCATATGCTGGTTTTAATGAGACTGTATTATTTGAGGGTAAAGCAAATACTAAAGGAAGTACTTATAATTTAACAGATTCGATTGATAATTATGATTTAATCCGTGTTGAATATAAAGATTTTACAGAACCTCGTCCTATTACAACATATGAAACATTTAATCCAAAAGATATCACGACCAATGCAATTTCAATGCAAGCAGGAAATTGGTCAGAATCTACTTATAATTGTCAAACTATATTATGGTTTAATACTAGAAATTCTTTTGGGATTTTCTATACAGCTAATACAAGTAGTAATTATTACGATTTTTATATTACAAAAATTACAGGGATTAAAGGAGGTGCGTCTGTATGATTTCAGTATTATTAGATGAAAATAAATTTTTTACTGGATCATATTCTTTAACTGGAGATATTTCTGGTGGTACATTAGTAAAATCACTACCACCTGAAGAAAATCAGTTATGTTATAAATATGATAAAGTAACAAAAACAATTACGGAAAAAGTTCCTGAATTAGAATATTACTATAAAGTAACTAAAGAACAAGAAACCACTGATAAAGATGGAAATCCTACAACAGAAACAATTGTAGAAGAAGTAAAGGTACCCGAAGATGAGATTTCTTCTTTACCAGAAGGAACTGAAGTTAGTAATCGAGTAAAATTAGATGAATCTGGTTCTATAATCACAAAAAAAGTTGAAAAAGAGATAACTGAAGATGAATGGATTCTTGATGAGAACAAAATATCAGAACTTGAGAATAAAAAACTTGAATTGATTAAGATGAATAAAATTTCAGAATTAAGTGAAATTTGTAAATCTACCATTTATCATGGTATTGATCTTCAAACAACAGTTGGTACAGAACATTTTGATTTAACAGAAACAGATCAAATTAATATTAAATCATTATATGATACCGTATTAAATGATCCATCTGCAATTGTTATGTATCATTCATCAAAGACAATGTGTCGTGTATTTACATCTGATGAGATTAAAGCAGTTTATGCTGGTGCGATGAAATATGTTGTTTATAATACAACTTTATTTAATCATCTTCAATCTCAGATTTTAAATATGAAATCAACAGATCGAATCAATGAGATTACATATTCTTATGGTTCATTAACTGGTAAGTACAAAGAAAATTTTGATACTTTAATGAATGTAAATAATTAATAAAGAATAAAATTAGTGATACCTAAAAAATAGGTATCACTAATTTTTCCTTGTATAAAATAAGTAAAAAATATGATTAATATTTTTTTATAATCACTTGTTATTAACCTTATTAAAATATTTTTTTGTCTTTTTATAATTATTTTTACATAGAATTAACGGATAATTTTGATTTTAAGATTATCTATTTTTTAGGCTAAAAATAAAAGAAAGGTAGGCTATTTTATATGGTAGTAGTAAAACGAGATGGACGCGAAGTTGTTTATGATGAAAACAAAATCGTATCTGCAATCCAGAAAGCAAATAAAGAGGTGTCAGAGAATAATCGTGTTACAATGTCTGAAATTAACATTATTCTCTCTATTGTAAAAAAATCTGGAATAAAAAAAGAAAATAATAAAATTACTGTAGAAGAAATTCAAGATATTATTGAAAAAACTATGGTGGAAAAATTCGGTAAATATGAATTAGCAAAAAAATATATTATTTATCGATATACTCGTGAAATTGCCAGAAAAGTAAACACAACAGACGAATCAATTCTTTCGTTAATCCGACAAAAAAATAAAACCTTAATGGAAGAGAATTCAAATAAAAATGCAACCGTTCTTTCTACACAAAGAGATTTAATTGCAGGTGAAGTAAGTAAGGATTTGTCAAAACGTGTACTTCTTCCAAAAGATATTGTGGAGGCACATGAAGAAGGAATCCTTCATTTCCATGATATGGATTATTACTTACAAAATGAATTTAATTGTTGTCTTATCAATATCAAAGATATGTTAGATAATGGAACGGTTATGAATGGAAAATTAATTGAATCTCCAAAAAGTTTCCGAGTTGCTTGTACAGTTATGACTCAGATTATTGCTGCAGTAGCAAGTAATCAATACGGAGGACAGAGTGTAAGTGTAAAACATTTAGGAAGATATCTAAAAATTAGTCATGATAAACATAGACGAAAGATAAGAGAAGAAATTGATTCAAATCCAGAATTATGGAATTTTGAAAATGAAGAGCAAAAAGAAAAAGCTATTGAATCATCTGCTTATGTTCGATTACAAGATGAATTAAAAGATGGAGTACAGACGATTCAATATCAAATAAATTCGTTGATGACAACTAACGGTTTTTCAGGGCAATGGCTGTGGATAAATTCTGTGAACGCAAATCAAAGCGGTGTAAATAGCTTATAAACTATTTGCTAACGGTAGAAGTTATATAAGGTTGGTTTGGGGTGGTTGCCAAACTAGTAGAAGACTCGAATACGCTTCGTAAGAGAACCTACGGTCCAATATTATTGGATAGCAGGTAATACCGTGCCAAGCATTTAAAATAAATATAAAAAATAACATGCACATAGAAACATGAAAGGAAATGATTTTATGTACGGTTATATTTATAAAACTATTAATATTATTCCAATCAAATTTATATAGGTAAGAAAAAATCAGATAAATTTCTTTCTACATATTATGGAAGTGAAAAAAATATAAAGAATCAATTAAAAATATATGGAAAAAAGTAAAAAGAAATTGAATAAACTTACTGGAATGAAAATATTTATTTTAGATGAAGGTGTAGAGACTAATTATTAAGCCAGAGATTGATACTGGTTGAAGTGCAGAACAATTATTTTTAATAATTGAAGAGATAGTCCGTGTTTATATGAAAATATAAATTGGTAAAATAAAATGCAAAGCCCGTTTGTAACTTTATTTATGCACATCGATGATAATGATCCTTATGAAGATTATTCAGCAATGATTATTCAAGAGATTATTAAACAACGATATGAAGGAATTAAGAATGAAAAAGGTGTTTATATTACACCAGCATTTCCAAAATTAATTTATGTTCTGGATGATAATACAATGCCTGGTGGTAAATATCATTATATTACAAAGGATGCGATTAAATGTACAGCAAAACGATTGTATCCAGATTACATCTCAGCAAAGAAAATGAGAGAAAATTATGAGGGTGAAGTATTTTCTTGTATGGGATGTGTAAGCGGTAAATCACAAATTCATTATAAATATAAAGGAGAAGAAAAAAGAGGAACTTTTGAATTTATGTGGAAAGAATTGAAAAAAGAAAATAAAGAAATTCCACAAGAAATTATCAATGGAAAAGAATCTCCTCATTTGTATATGGAAGTTCCAGAACTTTATATTTATGATACAATGAATGGATGGGTTCGTGTAAAGAAAGTAATTAAAAATTATAATGTAAATAATTGGATGAAAGTACGATTGGATAATAAAGTAAATATTTATTGTACAACAGATCATCCATTTGATGTTGTAGAAAAAGGAAGAACTTATGGACGAGATCTTAAAATTGGAGATAAAGTCTATTATAATAATGAAGAAGACAAAAATAAGAAAGCAAATATTACAAAGGTTGAAATTAAAAAAATCTCTATGATGACAGGAATTTCTATGGATAGTTATGACGTAGAAACAGAATCCGATCATTTTGAGGTAAATGGTATGTATTCCCATAATTGTCGTTCATTCTTATCACCATGGAAAGATGAAAATGGTAATTATAAATGGGAAGGACGTTTTAATATGGGTGTAGTATCAATTAATCTTCCACAAATTGGTATTATTGCTAATGGTGATGAAAAAGTATTTTGGAGATTATTAGATGAAAGACTTGAACTTTGTAAGAAAGCACTTATTTGTCGATATAAAAATCTTTTAGATACTCCGAGTGATATTTCACCAATTCATTGGCAATACGGTGCTATTGCTAGATTAAAACCGGGTGAAAAAATTAATAAATTATTACAAAATGGTTATGCTACTATTTCACTTGGGTATATAGGAGTATATGAAACAACAATTGCTATGAAAGGTGTAAGTCATACAACAGAAGTTGGTCATGAGTTTGCTTTACGAGTTATGAAATATTTAAAGCAAACTGTTGATAAATGGAAAAAAGAAACAGGATTAGGATTTGGTTTATATGGTACACCAGCAGAAAGTCTTTGTTATCGCTTTGCTGAAATTGATAAAGAGAAGTTTGGTGAAATTGAAAATATCACAGATAAAGGATACTATACCAACAGCTATCATCTTGATGTGAGGGAAAAGATTGATGCTTTTAGTAAATTCGATTTTGAATCCGAATTTCAAGAATTATCAAGTGGTGGTGCAATTTCTTATGTAGAAATTCCTAATTTACAAAATAACTTAGAAGCAGTAGCAAAAGTTGTATATTATATTTATGATCATATTCAGTATGGTGAATTTAATACAAAATCAGATTATTGTCACGTTTGTGGATATGACGGTGAGATTATCATTAATGATGATAATGAATGGGAATGTCCAAACTGTGGAAATAAAGATAAAAGAAAAATGAATGTAACGAGACGTACATAAACATTTATCCATGTGTACGTTAAACCTCTCTAATTGCGGGGAACTATCTATAATTAGTAACTACTAAACTAAGATGGTGACATACTTAGTGGCAAGGGGTAACTCCTAAGGTATAGTAAAAAGGTTATTAATTGATACAATCGACGCAGCAAAGTATCTCTTATGAGATATGAGTTCAACGACTATCGAAAGTATAATTATAAGAGAAATCTTATAATGAATAAACGAGTAGAGTAGACTAGTATAATTATACTAGGTGTACGAAATTGGTGCTTTACGAAACGGGAGGTGTTGATATATTTGGTAATAGAATATATTGATAAAGATATAGTCTAACTTTTAAAGGTGGATATTTAGGTGAAAATTTCTGGAATATTGGAAAAACAAAAGAAATAAAATCTCGTGTAACTCATTTATAAAAATAATAAGGAAAGGTTAGGAATATCCTAACCTTTCCTTATTTATTAAGATTTTTTTGTATTTTTATTAAAGATGTACTTAAATATAAGTATATTTATGTACATCTTTAGTATTTTAGATGAATTAAGAAAGTGAGGTAAAATTTTATGTTAAGAGAACAACGTTTTGAGACATTTTCTGATTTTTATGATACAGATACAAGTTTTTCTAAGTTAATATGTGAATGTGAATCATGTATTACTATGATAGAAAGTACTCAAGATTCAGAATTATTCACGATAACTGTAAAACAAAAAAGTTTTATAAGGAAAATTATTGATAGAATTAAAAGGTTGATACAAGATATTACTAATAAGATCTCTCAATTTTTTAATAAAAATAAAATTGAAATAATTATAAAAGATACTCCAGAATTGAAAGATGCTGAAATTAATATGCCAGATTATGAAAAGATTTCAAAAGAAGCAGACTCTACCATGAAAAAAATTGATAAAGCAGAATCAAAAGAAGAAATCAATCAGTTAGTAGATGGATATAAATCAAAAAAGAAAAAAATTATTGCTGGTACCGGTTTAGTTCTAACTCTTTCAGCTTCTCTAGCTATTATTAAAAAAATAAAAAATAGAAATAACGATAAAAGACGTGAATTGGATCGTATATTTAATGAAGCAATGAATTTAGATGATATATTAATGCAAAAGACATTAGGTAAGTTAAATATAATATCTGATGAAACATCCGCGGAACTTCAGGCGGTTGACAAAGCGATGAAAAAGATTGAAAAAGAAAAGACGAATAATGATAAGAATAAAGGTATGCGTAGAAATTTAACAGAAGAAGAAAAAAGAAAGCATTAGAATGGAATAAAGAGATAACTAAAGAATTTAGAAAATAAATAAAAATTATCAATATTAAAAAAAGAAAGTAGTGTAGTTAAAAAACTACACTACTTTCTTTTCGTCAAATTATTTTAAGGCTTCTAACATAATAGTATTTCCTTTAAATAATTTTAACATATCATTCTTATCAGCACGATTAATTTTCTCGAGAGTCTTTGAATAAAAATCAATAAATTTATTATTTGACATATTCTGTGCAATCGATTCGGAATAGTTCCATAAACTGATAGAGACATCATTATATGTATTCTTACCAGATGAAGAAAATTTATCCATATGATATTTCATCATATGGATAATTCCTATATTTTTATGAGAATCATATATGTCATTAACATCTAGTCTTAATACACTCGTGTCTTTTATTTGCTTTACGGTAAGTTTATTATGATGTGTATAACCTGGACAATATAAGTGTGTGTTAATCATGGATTCACCATTATTCCAAGTTTCTGCCACAATAATAAGATTTGTTGATAAATCATAAGCAAACACCAAATGTTCATTTCCTTCATGAGTATCTGATTTATAATGGAAATCTTCAATGAATCCAATTTTAAATCCATTCACATCAAGAACTTTTAAGAATTCCTCATAATCAATTTCTGGATAATAATCATAAGGAATTCTTTTTGTACTTGCTAAAATATATTTTTATGTTTCTTCAGAATCAGTGATTTTATAATAACCTTCTTTTCTGATTCTATTCTTTGACAGAATGATTTTACCAGAGTTATTTCTTGCGATAAAATCATTCTTATTTCCTTTTGTAAATCTTACAATATCATTCATAACTCATTTCCTCCTTATTTTTAATTTATATTATCATATAACTTAGTATAATCAGGCATCTCTTTTGGTATTTTTACTGGTTTATTAGTAGAAGAAACACAGTACATTCCAATTAGGAAATACCATATAGATATTTTTCTTACACCAGTATTAATTATAGTTTGTAATAACTTAATAACACTTTCCAAATATTCTTTATTATCTATCATATTGAGTTCATCAATATGATAAAATTCAGGTTTATCTAATCGAATTGCCAGATGATACAATTCTTTCTTATATCCTTTTCCTTTTTTCCAGATACGAATATGACAATGCGGTTTATTTTTTCCTTCATCATCATACATAAAGAAGGATACAAAAATTCGTTTCTTTATTTTCATTGGAAACATTTCATATTCATATTCTGTATTAAACGGATGGTCTTTTACCTTTAACTCTTTATATCTTCTAAATAATTTTCTCATATTTCTCACCTTTCTATTATTGATTCTGTCATTTTTGTATAATCTGGCATTTTGTTAACATCTACTTTATTTTGAATTCCTTCTGGTGATACATTCCAATTTTCTACAAAATCTTTCCATAATGTATTTCCGTTCATAATTTTTGTTTCTAAACAAGCTTGTAATTTTTTCTTTTGTTTACTATTTAATTCGTCTTTATACTTACCATGTTTAAAATACATTGGAACATGTAAACAAATGGCAGTATTAAAATTTGTATTTTTACTTTTAATGTGAAAATGCGGGATGTTTCTTCCTTCTTTACTCCATCCAAGCACCTCACAATTTCCTATTTTGTTGCCGAGATTAAAATCTCTTTTTGGCATTTCACATACATATAACTCATCGTCTATCATTTTAGATGGTAATGGTTCTTTTAAGATTTCTTCAAAAGTCATATTTTATTACTCTCCTTTCTTATGTATTGATTAAAAAAAGAAGTCTGATAATTTTAATTATCAGACTTCTTTTCTCTGTGTACCCTTTTCACCATGATTTTTATCGGAAATGCCGAATAAAATTTTTAGGCGGAAAACCCCTTTTGGTACCTCGGTGTATTTAAACTTCCTGATGATCTAATCTCATGAATGAGCTTTGAATCTCTTTGGGTTTTCAATAGATACTTAATATACATATTAAGTATTGACATGAAAATAATGTATAATTATTTATAGTAATTATACATTTCTTTTACAGTTTTTGTTTTTAATGATTCCTGAACATCAATAATTCTTTGATTTGAAGAACCTCTAAATCGTAATTTTAAGTCCTTTAAGCTTTCTACGAATCTCCCATCGACCAATGTATTAATATGACTTAAAATCTCATATTTTATGTCATTCTCTATCAATTCTTCAAATAAATATCCAGAATACATCCAGATATTAATATCTGGAATTTCTTTTTTGACTCTTTTGACAAAATGTAATACATCATTTTTATTTTCGTCAGCAAATGGTTCTCCACCAAGAATTGAAAGACCGTCATAAATATATCCCAATTTCTTTTTCAAAATAGAAATCATTTTAGATTCTTCAAATTCAGTAAATGGTTTTCCGTAAGAGTAATCCCATGTTTCTTCATTAAAGCAATTCTTACAATGATGTGGACATCCAGATACAAATAAACTAAGTCGAACTCCTGAACCATTTGCAACATCATATTCTTTTATATCTGCGTAATTCATCTTTTATTTCCTCCTAGATTTCTTTCTAATGATACACTTGTTGTTATTCGTGCAATATAATTTTCTAAATAGGTTGTGTAACTACCGAGAGAAGAACAATGAAAAGAAATACTGTTGTATTCTTCCTCTGTAAAATATTGGGATTTCATAATGATTTCTTTATCAGGAATAGAAACTTCATCTAATAATCTCTCAATTACATGAAATGGAATTGACACATACATCGCAATTAAGAACGCATATGTCACAAAAGATTCATTCTCATTCTCAAATAATTCAGAAATCATTTCATCATTTAATGGTTGATTTTCCATCAGTGGTCCTAAGAATGCAATAATCACATCATCAGGATCAAAATCTCCAATCATTAACTCTTGTTTCTTTTCAGGACAACTTCTCAATACATCATTCATATCAAATGTAAAAATCATATGAAAGAGATTTTCAAACGTTCTTCTTTCTCCCCATTTTGAAAAGTCGAAATAAGTACCTGAAATTGTTTGAATAAATAAAGAAACTCTATCTTCAAACTTCATATTGATTTTAGTATTTTTAAAATCTAAGCAATTCTTTAATACTTTAATAACATATGAATTTATTTTTTTCATAGTTCTTCACCTTTTCCTTCCTTATATAATTTATAATATAATTTAAATGCTGGTGTTACTTTTGGATTATATGGAATCGTAAAAATAATTTTCTTAAAGTTCTTTTCATATATTTTTACCAGTTTAAACATAGTTTCAGCAATTAACGTTGGTTTGTTTCCAAAAATTCCACATCCAAAGGCACCAAGAACTAAAACATCTACCTTATTGTCAACCGCAATATCAAAAATAGTTTGAATTCTAGTATCAATTGCATCTAGGTAATCTAAATGATGATGAATACTAGTTGTTCCATATTTATTTCTAAATGAGAAATCATTTCCCTTACTCGTATAAACGATATAATTTGGTGCCGATATACTGATTACATCACATCGACGTAATATACATTTTCTTCCTTTATCTCGAAATAAAACATCAGGAGAATAAATACAATCATTTGAATACAATCCATAATTTGCTTTTCTTTCCCGATATTCATCGATAAAATTCTCTAAGATTAAAGCAAGGTTACTTACTTCACAAAGAGATTCTTCTTGTGCCGTGCCAGTTCCTGTAAGAAATCCTCCACCAGGTCTTTTATAAGATGCAAAATTAAGTACAGCAATTTTAGTTTCTGGTGAACTATCATAATTTGAAACTTCATCACATATATGCATAATCGTTTCGTTTGTCTTTTCTTCACGATATTCTATTTTAGCAGGAGTATCATAAATTGGAGAAATATCATCTCTTATATGATAAGAATGATATAAACGAGATTTATCAATACTTCGTTCAGTTTCTCTTTTATAAATTGAATTCGATTCCATTCGTTCAATCCAATGTTTACGACGTTTTCTTATTCTTTCTCTCGTCATGTTCAAATTATCTACCATAATAATTTACCACCTTTCTTATTCTTATATCATCACTATAAGAATAATATATAAATAAAGAGATGGACAATTTATTAATATATTTTTTATGAAAGTGAGGAAAATACTATGAATTATGTACAAGAGATTGAAAGTATATTTTCTGATATAGATTCGTGTATTACAGAGGCTACCAATATGTCGAAGAATTTATTAGAATATACGAAAAATAAAAATAATTTATATTGGATGACAGAATCAAAAGGTGATTCTGTAAAAGAAAAAGTAAAGCAATTAGTCAATAAAGTAAAAGAAGCTTTACAAAAAATTGTAAATTTCTTTAAAGAAAAAACTTTTAAGAAAGCAATTGAAAATACAAAGAAAAATAAAGAGCAAGTCAAGTTAAAAGGAATTCATCCAGATAAAAAGAAAAAAATCCTTACATCAAGTTTAAATGTTTTGACAACGAAGGCAAAAGAATTTAAAAATATGAGAGGATATAATAAAATATCTGTACCAACAGCATTTGCTCTTGGGTGGACTCCATTATTAGCACCTGTTCCTGGAGCAAGTGAAATACTTATTGCTTTATCATCAATTGGTGATTTCTTACTTGATTATAAGAGGTTAGTTTGTAATCAAGGGGCTCCTGCTATTGATGATTTTAATCGGTGGGTAGAAAGTAATATTAATAGATTAGAAGAGGTTGATATTTATCAAACAGATAAAATTCTTTCTCGTATGACTTCTTGGATTTCGTATGTATCTGGAGAAATCAAAAGACTTTCTTTATCTGCTGTAAGTAAATCATTTAAACTAGGTGAAAAACTTACAAAAGATGAAAGTACAAAGAATCGAGCAATGAGAATCCTTAGTAAGAAATCAGAAAGGACTTTGGATAATTATGATAAATATAAAAAAAAGCGTAAAGATATTCAAGAGAAAAAGAAAAATTCGAAAAATAAACCGATACATGAGTCGGTCAAAGAAGTTCAAAATATTTTATTAAATTATGTAGGTGATGATAATGGTATGGTATAATGAATCTGCAATTGAACATATTGAAGAAAGTGACTATGTGATAACTGATTTATTAAATGATAATATCCAGTTTAATGAACACTTTAGCACTTTAATAGAAGCGGTAAATGATTATATTAGGACTTTACCAAAAAAAGAGCATCCAGATGATAAACTAGATGCTATCCTATATTCAAAGAATGCAGAAGATATTTACGAAAGTAATATAATTACAATTGATTCTGAAACAAAAGAAATCAGTTTCTTAGATGAGACGATGTGTGAATCAGTAATTGATGATCAAATTTCTCATATAAAGAAAATGAAGACTCAAGGATTAATTTCCAAAGATGTATATGAAAAACAAATGGATATGCTGATGAAACGAAAAAAACGTTATGATAAAAATATTAAAAAAGAAGAACGTGAAAAAAAAGAGAAAGAAGAAAATAAATCTGCTTTTGATAAATTGAAAGATAAGTATTTTTCAAAGAATAATCAAAAAGTAGTAACAGAAAGTTCAGAAGAAGAATATTTTCCAGAAAATAAAATAAATACTTATGAACGTGACGAATTAAAAGATTCTGATTTTGGATTACCAGAAGAAAGAAAGTTTCCTTTAACTGATGAAGTTCATATAAGACAAGCAATCAAAATGTTCTTTTATTGTCCAAAAAATAAGAAAAAGGAACTTAGAAAAAATATCAATAAAAAAATCAAAGAGTTTAATCTTGATATTGATTTTAATGAATCTACCGAAGATTTATCACATGATTGGTCTTATATCATGGAAAGTGTTGAAGAAGATTATGATGTGTTTGTAGAAGCTGCTGGAAACAGTGCTCTTCTTAGAGATTTTATTAGTCCTTTTATTGAAGATACTTTTAAAGGGAATCCGGGAAATGTAAGAAAATTTAATCAGTTAGTAAGTAATTATATCAATCGAAATATTACGAAACTGACAACAAGTGGACCTGTGTATTTAATTCCTTTTACAGATAATGACAAAGCTCAGTATTATACACTTTTTGGAATTACAGAAAAACAATTAAAAGCAACAATGAAAGAACACACGAAAACTCTTGGTAGCTCGAAGTTTTTGTTATTAAATCGTAATCCGATTTTCTCGTTGTTTTATTTTGTGATTCGGTATTTTACACTTCATCCAGATAAAAAGAGTTTAAACTCTGCTCTATCTATTTATGCTTTATCAGCTTATCCATCCATTTATACAAAGTATTTTCCAAATGGTGTCATTGAACCTGTTATGAAATATACGATTGATAATATGACAGATAAGTTTTTGATTAAAAAGACAAATCATGTATTTGGAGCTTTGGTTGAAAGCATTCAAAATTCATATAAGTTCTTAAAACCTTATATGAAAGAAGGAAATGATAAAGAAGTAATTCGATTTATTCAACGTATTCGTAATGATCATAACTCGATGTTTAAAAAGATTGCTAATATTTATATGGAAAATTATAAAAACGGTAATGCAGTTGTGACAACAAATACAATGTATGATGACGATACTCCAATTATTGATGAACTATCTAATGCATCAACAGAAGTACAAAATGCTGTTTTAAAAGTATATATGCCTATTATTACAAATGGTGTTGATATTGTGCGAGCAGAAGCAAGTGCTAAAATGGCAGGTGTTGGAATTAGTGATTGCCGATTCTTTTTAACAGAACTTATGACAGAAAAGAATGTTGATGAACTACAAAAAATGATTGAGTCTATTTTATTCTTATATATTTATGAGGATAAAAAACGAATTCGTGATGTTAGAAGTCAATACTTTTTAGCATGGGCTGCTTCATTATTTAAGAAAACAAATAGTAAAAATGATAATATAGAAAGAATTAATTCGATTTTAAATCAATGGTCAAAAGAATCTGGTGTAGATAAAAAATACAGTAGAATTGCAAGCCGAATTAATTATAAGAAAGCAATCTTTTTCTATATCATCTTATCAATACAAAAATACATTGCTTAAACTATTTTTTAGACATATTATTAAGAGAAAATAAAAAAATAAATGAAAGGAAGTGTCTATATGTCTATTAAAGCATCAGATGCTTGCAAGAATGCAAGAAGAATGATTAAAGATGGATATGTATACGTGTATGGCTACAAAGGAACGAAAGTAACTAAAGCAGGTGTTTCGAATCTTGCTAGAATGTACCCTTCTGTATTTACAAGCTCTATTAAATCAATGGCTATGAATAAAGTAGGAAAAATCGGTATTGATTGTTCTGGGTTTGTTAGTAAAGCAACTGGAACAAACCACGGTGGTTCTACTGGTATTAAAGATAGTTTTAAAGTATGCCATAAAGTGAGTAATGATAGTCATGTTGTAGATGGAATGGGAATCTGGCATCAAGGACATATTGCTTTGATTCATGTGAATGATGAAGGAAAAGCATATATCTATGAAGCACGTTCTACAGCAAAAGATTGCACAATCTCTACATGGGAAGAGAGAGCAAAAGATTTTACATATTATGGTAAAATTGATGGCGTAGATTATAATGGGGCAAACGTTAAAGGGAAAGGCAAAACACGTTCTTCTAAAACAAAAGTAGTTTGTAAGATTTACAAAACTCAGGATGTTAAGAAGGGTGTTATTGCAAAATTGGATAAAGGAATCTATGTGAATATCTTAAAAGATATGAAAGATGGATGGTCTAAAGTATATTATAAGGGTAAAACTGGATATATGAAAAATACAGCCCTTAATACAATTGGACTTAGTAAATATCCAACGAAGAAATTAAAAAAGAATAGTTATATTCGTAAAACAAATAAGAAAGTATCGAAAAAAATCGGTAAACTCAAAGCAGGTGATACTGTAAGTATTGTATGTAAGAGAAAATATTGGACCAATATTGGAACCGGTAAATGGGTTGCTACAAAAAATATTAAATGGTAAAAAAACAATATGAGAGATAAGGAAATTTCCTTATCTCTCATATTTTTATCGTTTTTCTAAACTCTTCAAGTAATCTAATTCATCCTTATCAATAATTGTAAGAGCCCAATCATCTGGTACATGATTTTTAAATACTTTATTTTGTTTTGTTTTTATATACCATTTATTCCAGAAGTAAACATTTGCTAATGCTCTTGCTTTATGCATATCACAAATATAGGTAACTCTTTTATCTGGAGTACCAGTTTCTTGATAATTGTAAGCAGTACAATTGTGAACAATAGCTCCATTTGCTATATAAGTATGTGAATTCGATACTGTTAGATTATATACAACTTCAGATTCTGGAGTATCTTTTTTTGAATTTCTAACGTTCACCCACATAATGTTATGAGTATTATCATATTCATAGTATTTTTTCTTTTCTTTATGAATATTAAATCTTCCTTCATATGATATAGATTGGTTTATAATACGACCTTCTATTATTCTTTTTTCAGCAGGAATCCTTTTTGTTATATTTACATTTTTATGATATGTCATTCTTACAAGTTCTGCAATCCCAAGAATTAATTCATAACTTATTGATGTGAATCTTTGTACGTTTCTCTTCTTATCAATATATCCATCAGCATCAAAATATCCATTAAGAAAACTTGTAATTGATTCTTTATTCCATGTAAATACTTCTTGTGGAACTTTTTTTGTTTTTTCATATCTACCAGAATCATCTAATAAATTTACCATATATTCGTTATCACTTATATGTAAATTGTATTCAATGACGGTTCTATTGTAATATTTTGAATATTTTATTCCTGATTTATTAAGATAGAATTCAAATTCCATCTGTTCATCAAATGCTGTACATATATAATATTTATACGGATGTTTTTTTCGATTACTATTTGTTTTCCAACCATCACCGATATATCTACCAATAACATATGCGAAGTTTTTATTTATATTTTTTGTACCTAGTTTATGAACAAATAGAGCGATTCTATCTGATGTTTGTAATTCTTCAGCTTTAACCCATTCAGGTTTACCATATATAGGAAATTTATTATCTCTTTTTATAAATTTCTTTGTTAAAAATGGATGATCTTTTGTGGTTAATAAATCAGATAGACCAGAAGCTTTAACATATATCAAGTTTGTTGTTTCATGCTTTATGTTATTTTCTACAATCTGTATATTTCCTTCACCATCAAGAACACTATCTCCGATTTTTAATTTTTCAATAGGTACAAATCCTGTTGGTGTTTCTATTAATGTTCCAGCTTTAAAACACCAACTACAACCCTCTGCAATTGGACAATAAAAACATTCATCTGTTGATTGTGTTTTTCTTGTTATTTTTCTTAGACACTCTACACAGTTATGTGTGCATTCATCTTGTGCAATTCCAACATTAACATGACCAATTCGATATGGTTCTCTTTCATCTCCCAATGATGATTCCATATAACGAATACATGGATATAGATACCCATCTGGATCCATTGATAACATTAAAGCATTACCACCACACCAGTTATCTAAATCTTTTTCATCTTTTGGCTTAAAGAAATTTTCACTAAATAATGCCAAAAAATGAGATTCAACAATATCATGATCAATCCAATAATCAGCAATTCTTTTTAATTCTTGATAAAAAATTTTAGCATGTTCAATTGTCCATCCTTTTTCGTATACTGTATTTGCATTGATTTCTTGATATCCTAATTTGACCATATGAGTGATTGCATCATAAATATATTTAATGTTTCCGGGTGCAATTGTTATTTTACTACCCATATAACCACCGTGATTAATCCAATCTTGTGCTGCAGCAACTGCTAAATCATAACTTCCTGTTACACCATCTGGAAATACTCGACAAGAATCATGAAGTTCTTTGTTTCCATCAATTGTAACAGAAAAAGAAAGTTTATGACGATATTTATTTAAAAGATGTTGTACCTTTGGTTCAAAGTAAGCAACACCATTTGAACAAATTGAAAATTCATGATGTAATGCCCAAGGATGCATTAACTCGATTGCTCTTTTTTCAAAATAATCACAGATTTGTTCGATTAATTCTGGTTCTAATAAAGGTTCACCACCGATAAATTCGATAATGATTCCTGGTGAGGTATCAACGTTTACATAGTCAGAGAATTTTTCATCTCCTTCTAATAAAGCATCAATTAATTTTTTAGCATACTCAAATTTCATAACTCTTGTTTTTTTATTAATCTGATAGCAATAAGTACAAGCGAGAGAACATCTATCCGTCACCTGAAAAGTGACGGTTCGAGATAATACTTTATCTGAACCGTCACCATTTTTTCTAAATTCTGGATAGAGTCTTCCAAGCATGTCTTGCCATTGCTCAAATTTACGAACTCTACCATTCATTTTTTAGTCCTCCTCAACTTCAATATCTACAATTAATTCTTGGAAGTCAGGAATATTCCATGAGAATTTAGGATCTTCGATTCCCGTTTTCTCAATTACTTTCTTTTTCAATTCTTTCTCAAGTGCCTGTTTTGCTAATTCATATTCAGCTTTTACCTTAAAGAATTTCTTTTGGTAAGTCTGGAAAGGCACACTTTTAATTACAGAATCATCGATATCATTCTTATGCTGTTCAAATAAGGAATTAATAATATGAGTAAAACCATCTACCTCATATCCAATTCTCTGTACATAATCAATTGCTTCCTGTGTAATTTCAATTTTAAATTTTTTTGTCATAATTCATTTCCTCCATTATTTAATATTTTTTATTTTTGATATGATATTCAATATTTCAGTTTTTAATTCATTAATTTGTTTTTGTTGATTTTGAATCATCATAGTATTTAAAGCAATGAATTCATCATATCTAAGAGCATAGATATAACTTTCTACACTATATTGGTCATCTTGTGAATAACAGTAGAAATCTCCAAATTCATTCGTTTGATATGGATGATATGCTGTATTTTCTTCACTTGATTGAAATTCATCAAAACCAATTAAGTATGGTCTCTTATAATCACTTACGATTCTAAGATATTCATATTTTGATAAATCATATGCTTTCTCTGCATTAGCATCATTTAAAGATACTCTTGCTGTAATATAAGCAAATGGATCTGAAAGTTTATCACCTGTAAAAGTAATCTTTAATGACCCATCTTCTAATACTTCCATATTACTACGACATTCAAATTCATCATTATAATTCTCTTTTAATCGAGCTTTGTTAAAGTTAATCTTTAATGATTTTTTGTTTTTATCAAATGGAATTAACTCTAATTCTTTTACAATGATTGTTGTATCATCATTTGTTTCTGTATTTGGATCAATTGGATAATTTTTAAAGACAAAATATCCAATATTCTTTCGATAAATCGGTAATTTAATATAACGTATTAAACTTTCACCTGTTTCATGTTCATTTTCATCCTCATCAGAAACTTCTTCACCATCTTCATAATGAAAACGTTTTAACATCAAATCATTAATTGAATGGTCTACATATAAATCTTTTTTTAATACAGGGATTTTTACAAGTGGTGCAAAATCATCAGGTGAAAGATTGTTTTCTTTTAATGCTTTTTCTACATCAGTAGCAGCAAAACCAATATGCATTCTACCACTTGTTCCATTTTCATTTGTGAGAATATAACCTTTTGGTGTTAAACTCATAAAGAAATTTGTATAATCATTTGTATTGATATCTTTTGTAGATGCTATTTTATCGTCATCTGAAATAGTAATAGTTGGTGAACTAGAATAAATATTATTAAAACAAAATTGTCCAGTTCCCAAATCTACTTCATTTAATGCATTTGTCATAGCAATTAATTTTGGATTTTCATTATCAATGTCATATAAAACACCAAAATTCGTTGCATTATTATCATCTACGATATCTTTTCCAAATTTAATATTAGAAAAATATCCTGGTCGATTTACTTTATTCTTTTGTAAAATCTGAATAGAATTTTGTAATATGGTTCCCATAAATGGATATTTTTTTGTACCTAAATAAGAATCACCTGTAAAAGAGCCAATATTGGCAATGATATTAATGCAATCTTCGTAACTAATATATTCCCAATCATCAGTTGTTGTTTCAGGAACAATTTTTTCATTTGTATCTTTTTTTGCAATATAAATATGATTATTATATAATACAAGTGATTTTTTTTCATAACTCTTTTGATATTCGTAATTACTTACTTCGGTTAAAAATTTATCATTAAAAAAAGACAAATTTTACACCTCCTTGTTAAAAAAAATTTCAAGATATTGTACAGAATCATCTGATATTTCTTTTCCATTACTTCCTTTTATATGTTTTATCATGGAAGAGAAATGGAAATTAACACAACGAATTTCTTTTTCTCTTCCAGGTAAATCAATAATTAAAGTAAATTTTTGGTCTTTCGCATATCCTATTTTCCGTATCAAGTCTTCTTCATTATAATCTTTATAAAAGAGTAATTTTACCATTTTATTCTTTAGATAACCATACGAATCAGGATTAATCCGTATACCATTATCAAATTTAATAGTTATCATGAAGAATCAACTCCTTTACTCTTTTTCGAAGTTAATAACAATAGAAACTGAATTTGAAATGTCTTTATTAATATTCGTTAATTTTACATTTTTAATTGTATCTAATATTACACCAGATTCTGAGAGAATTTCAAATTCCTTTACGGTATCTTTTGTCAATACATCAGCTACTTCATCGAATGAAGTGATACTATTTGTTGATTGAATATCAATGTATCTTTTCGGTGTTCCATTTTGAAAATTAATATATTCACGCACATTTTCAATTTTAAAAGAACCATTTTTACATCTTAATATATTCATTTTTTTCACTCCTTTATATTTTGTTATTTTTTTGTTATATCGATGTTAGAGAACCATAGCATGATCCTGTACAGTTTCCGAAACATGTTGATGTACATGTACTAAAGCATGAGTTTTTGCATACTCCTTGACAATTTGAGCTACATCCAGAACATCCATTTCCACATGTTACTGAACAACCAGTACATCCGCTACATGAATCTCCACAACTAGAAGAACATGAACTACATCCAGAACATCCAGAACATCCAGATGTACATGCATTACCACAACTTGTAGAACATCCAGAACATCCAGAACATCCACCACATGTTTTCGAACATCCATTGCAACTATTTCCACAACCAGCAGAGCATCCATCACAACTAGCAGAACATCCAGAACATCCATCTGAGCATGAATTTGTGCAATTACCTGTACAACCACCACATATTGCAGAACATCCCGAACAACTATGGTCACACATCGTAGTACATCCTCCACAACTAGAAGAACATGTTCCACCACATCCAGAACAACCAACGCAACTGCTTGAACATGTAGATCCACATCCACTACCGCAACTGTTTCCACAAGTATTAGAACATCCATAACAATGCCCAGTACATCCACCTGTGCAACCAGATGAACAAGTATTACATCCATTAGCACAGTAATTTGAGCAGGAATTTGAACATCCACTACCACAACTACTGTGACAACTATCACCACAGCCAGTACATTTATTTCCACAGGATGTTGCACATTCAGAACCACATGATCCCTTACAACCATTACATCCAGTTGCACAACCAGTAGTACATCCTTGACAACCACTACAGCTATTTCCACAACTACCAGAACATCCATTACATCCAGCTGCACAATAAACGTAACAACCACTTCTACAAGTATTAGAACAACTATCAGCACATCCTGTACATCCTGTACATGAACTAGAACACTTTAAACCACAACTAGCAGAACATCCATCACATCCTGAAGAACATGAACCAGTACATCCTCCTGTACAATTATTACCACATGAAATAGAACAACTTCCTCCACATGTTGTTGTACAAGATGCTGTACAATTTCCACAACTATTTCCACATGATTTTGTACAATTTGATCCACAACCTGTACCACAACTACCAGAACACCCACTACATAATGCTGAACATGTACCATAGCAAAGTCCTGTACATGCACCACGACAACACGATGCTTGATTTTGCATCGTTTCTTTTGATAAGTTATCTACAATATCAAATAAATTTTTATTAAAATTTTTAGGAATTGGAGTTCCCACTTCGATATGAGCTTTTAAATTTGTTGTAGGGGTATGATATGAATCTATTGTTAAAGTTAATCCCGATACATCTTTTACTTCAAGAATAGGAGAAATAATTTTTTCTCCTTGTTCTGCTTTTATAATTCCACCTGCTTTTGGTGTTTCTTCGAAATCACCAACTTCTTGCATTGGTCCATATCCACATCGTCTCTTTATCTCTGCATCAATCAGTTTTTTTAATTCAATTAATTCATTTGCTGTCAACATTTTTTATCACCCCCATACTGCTGGTAATGTAACCCAAGCTGTTCCATTATAATATTTAGGAATTTCGTTTGTACTGCTAATATCAATCCACAATACTGTTGTATTACTTGGAGCTGTTGCACTTCTAATAACACCTGTACCTCCACCTGAATTATCATGTTTTGGTACAGTAATTGTTTTTACATTTATCTGTGTTACATGACCATTTGAATCTCTTTTTACAGAATCAACTACATCAAATGAATCTCCAGCTGTTATATTGATTGATTTAGTCGATGATGTATCTGACCCTATTCCTACAGATGGGTGTTTACTTATATAACCAGAATCATTTGACAATTCACTTACTTTTGTAGGAACTGTAATATTTACTTTTCGTGTATTTGTATTTGGAGTTAAGTCAGTTCCATTCTTTTGAATGCCTACTATTACATTTTTTTCGGCATCTGATGGTGCATGAGCACTTGTTGAATGTGAATATGCACTATCATAATTAGATTTTAATGTGTCTGTAAAATCATTTTCAGATAATCCTTTTCCAGTTTCTTTATCTACTTTATTGGCTAAATCATCACTACTTGCTTTCTTGTCTAAAGCATCTTTTACTGCTTTATTACTAATAGCATTTGTAGATATATTAGATAATTCAGTATCTAATTTAACATCTGATTTTTCATTCCATTTCTTTCTATCTTCTGCACTTACATGTGAACTAGTATCACTAGTATGGTTAGTTAAATCATCACTACTTGCTTTCTTATCCAATTCTGTCTTTATCACTTTATTCTGAACAGGATTTACAGAAGCAGAAGATAAAGAAGAATCTACTGTAAGTTTTGAATTGTTGATTAAATCGACAACTTCATTTTTTGCATAAGTTTCAGTTTTCTTATAATAATTATCAAGGTTTAAATCATCAGAACCAATGTTTATCCATTTATCTCTATAAATCCATGATTCATATTGTGTTCCAGTTGATGCTTTCTCTAAATAAATTAATGATTTAGATGGAGTAGTAACTGATTCATGTTTACCAGATTCAATCACATAAAAATCTAATTTTTCAATAGAACCATATTTTTCATCTGTATATGTTTTAGCATTATCTAAAATAGCATTCCATTTTGCTCTTTCATCAGCAGTAATATGAATTATGTTATCACTAGTATGGTTAGTTAAATCAGTACTATTTGCTTTCTTATCCAATTCTGTCTTTATCACTTTATTCTGAACAGGATTTACAGAAGTAGAAGATAAAGAAGAATCTACTATAGCAGCATTGTTCCATTTCTTTCTATCTTCTTCACTTACATGTGAACTAGTATCACTAGTATGAGTTGTTAATGCATCAGTTACTGCTTTAACTCGAATTGCAATTTTTTCTAATGTATCGAGTCCTGATTCAGGGTTTCCTTTTAAACCATCAATCTTTGTCGATATTGAGTCTAATACTGATTTTAATCCTTTTTGACTTACTGCTAAAGATTCACTTTCACCAGTTTCATTTGTTAATTGAATAACACCTTTTTGTGAAGTATTTCCACTTGGAATTGATGCCCAAACATTTCCTTCTTTTAAGAAAGAAAAAGAATCAGGTGAATCTGAACTATCTGGAACATGATTCCCATGATTTGTATTTGCTTTTTCCTGTAACGCTTTATAAATACCTGATGATGTAACAGGATTTGACGAGTTTTCTTTAACAGAATACTCCATATCAATATTACCTGAACCAATTAAATTTTTAAGTTCTAATAATGTACTTACACCAGTACCACCCTCAGAAATTTTTAATACATCATTATTTCCTTTTGTTACATGACCATTCTTATCTACAGTTACACGAATATAAGTATTAGGAACTACACCAGATGATGGATGAACATAATTATTAGCATTTTCTTCAATATTTTGAAGTTTTTTATAATCCTTACTGCTCATCAGACCATCTGTTGTAGCATCTGCTTTTGTAACATCTGTTTTACCTGCATTAAAAGTAATCTTATCATCAATAATATCAATAGAAATATTGCTACCAGCAATAAGTTCCAGAGCATCTTTTGCTTTATTTGCTTCTACTAAAAAGTTTCCTGACTTCACAGCAGAAAAAGCATTTTGATTTTTCTGAGCCCCATCCTCTATATTACTTAATTTTTTTGAATCTTTTGAATAAGATTCATTTATTTTATTTTGTAATGATAAATATTTATCAAGAGTTTGTTCATCTGTAACATGAACATTTTCTGTCTTTGTTTCTGGATAAAGATTTAAGACTTCATTTGTTTCTCTTTTATGTAAAGAAACATTTAAATCTCTTTCAGTTGCCATGCTTTCACCACCTTTAAAAATAATATATTTTCATTAGAGTATTGTTTTTTGATTGGAATTATGCAAAAATGGTAAGAAAACAAATACATAAGAATTTTTAAGAAGAAAGTGAGGTAATTATAAATGAGTATCTTAAATAAAGATGAAATTCTTAATGGGACTCCTCAAAAAAGATTCGATAAAAAATATGAAGAATTGAAGAAGAATTATACAGAAGAGACCGCTCAAGAATTTTATAATACGTATAAAGATGAATCTTTGTCATTTATCCTTAAGAATCTTTCATTAATTCTTTCGGAAGGGTGTTATTTTGGAGCAAGATTCATTCTTGATATTGTAAACAATAATTTTATTCCTTTTCATAAAATAGCATCAGTGCAAACAATTGTGGAGGAGAAAATTGATAAATGTAACGGACTTAATATGGATTATGATAATGGTACTGGATTATATTATGAGATAAAAGAAATTCTGGATGATGAACTTAAAGTATTAAAGAATACAATAAATCTTTCAATGATTGCTTGTAAAAGTGGTGGAGAAGAGATGCTAAATACTGTATTTGATTATATTTATGAAATATCTGAAACAGGATGTGAAAAAGAATTAACTGATATAATAAATTCAGTCGTTATTTATTGTATTGAACCAAATACAAGAATTACTTTATTAGCATATTTTTTAGTCAAGGGATATACTCATACATATTTGTTAGAAGACCTTGTAAGGCATATTCCTAGATCTGCTGTTTATGATAATCAACCAGATATAGTAAGCGATTCTAGTTCTATTGATATTGAAAGATATAAAATGGATATTGCAAGAGCAGTATCTATTATTGGAAAAGATGAATTAGTTATGTCACGTATTGATGCAATGCCATTTAATACAAAGGTTTATATTAAAGGATTAATAAGCATTGGACTTAAAAAACCTGAATTAACTTATACAGAATCAACGAATCATTTTATGGGATTGACTGCTGCTTTAGAAGATATCTATGAATGTACAACAGGAGATTCTATTGTAAATGACATCAATAAATGCAAAAAATATGATTATTTGAAATCATTAAAGAATTACTATGAGTCTTGCCGTGATTTTGAAATTCTTTCTCATGATGATGAAGATGAAGTATCTGAAATTGTAGAAAAGTATGAGGATTATATTGATGATATTTCATCTGACATTGCGATGATGGAATGGACTGATAATGGAGAACCAGATTCGGTTATTAAAAAACATATTATGACACAAAAACAGATTGAAAAAGAAAAGAACGAGAAAGAAGAAGAAAAGAAAAAAGCAAAAGAAGATGCAATTAAAAAAATGGAAAAAGAAGAAGCATTAAATGATACCGATGAAGAAGATAACTTAGATAATGACAATTCTAATTTTACCGAAGCATCAAAAGATGAAGAAGTTGAAGAATTTAGAAGAGAGATTCATGATGATAAAGAGAAAACCAATGTGAAGCCACAAAAACCAAAAGAAGACCTCCCTACTAAAATTCAAAACAAAGCAATTGATGCTGAGGCTGCACGTCAACAGAAACGTGGAATTCGTCAAGAAAAAAATACAAAATTAAAAAATGCTGGTAAAGCTATTATGGCTGGTCCAAAAGGTTGGTTAAATTCTGTTAAAAAGTTTACAGATTCTTTTAATAAGATGGATGTAAAAAGAAGAAAAGAATTTTTCTTAAAACCTGGATATCGTCATAAAATCTTTAGAAATGCGAAGTGGGCTCTTTTATATGGTGGAGCTGCTAGGTATAAATTATCCTCTCTTCCATTTGCTATGCTAATTCGTCATTTTTCAAAAGATAAAGATAGAAGAATCCGTAATGAATTAACACGTGAATTAGAGACTGAAATTCGTATTTGTGAAGAAAAGATTAATGATGCAAACGCAAACGGTGATCAGCAGGAAAAATATAAATTGATGAGAATCAAAGATAAATTAACGGCTGAGAAGCATCGTGTACAATTGAATAGTAATTTCATTTAAAAGGGGTTGATTGATATGGTTGTTGAAGTTGATACACGTAAAAAGTTATCTCCTTTTTTTGAATATAATTTATTTCAAGAAGCAGATGATTCAAAACCATCAAATATGAAAGTTATTGATTTAAAGTTATCAGATAAAAGAAGACGAGATTATACAAAGGATTCTGAGATAACAATGGATGATGACGAAGAAGTTGATACTCCAGAAGAACCAATAACTGATGAAGAGGATTATTCAGATACAGATATTCCGGAAGATTCTGAAACACCAGAAGATGATGGAGAGGAAGAAACTCCGGATGAACCAATAACAGATGATGAAGATTACACAGCAGATGCTGATAATCCTCCTGAAGATGGTGGAGAGGAAGGAGAAACTCAAACAATAGATTCTGAAACACCAGATCAAGGAGAAGATCAATCCGGAGAAGGAGAAGATGATAAAGTAGAGCAAATGTATAAATACAATCTTTATCAGAAGTTTAAAAACGTTTATACAAGTTTAGATGAATATATTGATGAAATCAATACTATTACATCTGATGATGGAGAATTAAACAGAGAATACAAAGAACTCAGTATCAAATTGATAAAAATAAAAGAACTTATGAAGGATTACATGATTATGAAATTTGCAAAATCAAGTTTCACAAAATCTATGTTTTTCTATCAGAGAATTATGACTAGTATTAATCTTATTTTACAGATATTAAAAAAGATAAGATTAAATGAAATTAAATCTAAAACTTAATTCTTATGATAAAACATATAAATAAAAGAAATCCAAAGTAATGTCTATTTTATTATTTGAATCTGAGGGTTCAAAAAGATGTGAAAAAAACAGAAATAATAAAATGAAAATTAAAGGAGTGAAAAAAATGAATGGATTACCATTTTTAACCGAGAGTGGTAGTAATTTCGAAGAAACTGCCACAGTAGGCGGATTCAGTATGAATCAATCTGCAAATGATTTCGATTCTTTGTTTACTGAAGCTGCAAACGCAGTATCCGGTGCTTGTGATTACAAAACAGAAGTAAACACGTTTATCAAAAGCAAGGAACTGATTGATACTTTTAAAGATGCTCTTCTGTCCGGATTCTATAATGAGTCTGTAGGAGAAGATGGTGAATTGACACCTGGAAACTTATACGAAGAAGTTTCTCAGTTGTATGATAATACAGTAAATGACCTTGTAATGGAGTCTACACGTGTTGGTAACTTGTTACCTGTTAAGTCTGTAGATTTGCCGTTGGTCGTTCGTTCTCATGCAAAATGTATTTCGAAAGCCATTGTTGATACTGAGATTACAAAATCTCCAGTAATCAAGAAACAGATTGAGCGTACATGGGTAGTTGATCCTAAGACACAGAAGAGATGGCAGTATCCACAGTGCTTCTTCAATGATGAATATAAAGAGATTTTCAAAGCTGGTAAAGGTCTTCCGATTAATACTAAGCAGGTAAATCTTCCTCTCTTTGATTATGATATCATTGATGAACTCACAGATGCTTCTATCCCAACACGTGAAAACATTACAATCAATATTCAGATTGATAAAGTTTATCTTGAAGATGGAACAGAAGTTGTTCTTAAGAGACCTATGACTGTAAATCTTGCAGATGGTCAGTGGGTAGGCGGAGTAATCCGTGACGTTAAAGTTCAGAACAAAGCCAAAGAAGATGTTACTGTTAACGATATCGTAACAGGTTTCTGTGACTTTGTAACAAATAAAATTACATTATCTTCTGCATCTGGTCAGATTAAAGGTGTAAGCTTCACAGGATATCTTTCAAACGAAAAGAATGAAAGAGCTGTAACTTGGGATTACACTCGTGAAGACATGGAGTGGAAGATTGAAGATGGATTCCGTACAGATATTCCATATTCTCTTGAGCAGTTGGAAGATGCAAAAGCTCTTCTGAATGAAGATTTGTATAAGAAGACATATGTAAATCTGAACGACATCCTTGTTCAGATGGAAGATAGTCAGACACTTGATTATCTTGATGAGATGTTTAAGAAATATGATGGAGCAGTTTTAGATCCGCTTGACTTCAATCCATTTGTTGCTAAGCGTCGTTTCGATTGTGATTCTACAATCGCTACAACTGCACTTCCAAGTGAGTTCATTGCAACTCAGTTGAAGTTTACGATTGATCGTTTCTTAATCCAGTTAGCTGATACAGCTAAGTTGGAAGATTTAACATTCGTAATTTATGGTAACCCTCGTTATATCTCTCTGCTTGACCCTAATGTAAACTGGGTTGTTCGTCAGGGCGATACTGTTGGAGGTGTTAAACTGAATTACAGTTATGGTGTTATGACAAGCGGAAACATCAAAGTTAAGGTTGTATCTGCTATGAAGATCAACGCTTCTTCTATGAATACGTTGAGAATTATTCCATTCCCAACAACGAAGGATACAATTACCTTCAAGCATTGGAAATATTCTTCTCATATTATGACAGCTGCAAACTCTGCATATCGTTCTCCTGATCTTCCAGGTGGTTCGGCTACATATCTGATGGGAACATCCAGATATACGAATGCACATGTTCAGGGTATTCAGGGTGATATTGCATTTGATAATGCAGATTTTGTTTAATCCAATGAGATTGAATACCTTATAAATAATACTATTAAAAAGAGATACTAGGAAATTCCTAGTATCTCTTTTTTTACCTTAAAATACAAAAACATATACTTAAAGTGTGAAAGTCTCGTATTCTATAAAGCCTGATAGAATATGTTGATTTAATCACTTGTGTAAGATGGATTGTGTGTCCCTCTGTTGACACAATACTTTTTCTTACTTTATCCTCCCTTATTTATTTGTAATTTGATCGTGGTTATTTTCTAGGGTGAAGTTGTCCGGTACTTCATCCTGGAGGATAACAAAAAAGGCAGGATGAATGAATTAAGAACATAAGAGAGCTGACATTACTCAGTTCTCTTTTCTATTCATTGTTTATTGAAAAAACATTAGTTTAATATAGATTCGAAAATAATTAAAAAGAAATGGTGGTGTAAAAATGAAATTATCTTCAGAAGACAAAAAAGAATTTGAAGCAATCTTTAGTGAATTAAAAAATGGAATGAAAAAAGAAGACGCCATTAAAAAACTTGAGGTCACTTTAAAAAAGATATATAAAAAAGATTTTACTGTGAAAATTATCAAAACAAAAGAACGAAAATATTCTTTTGTTATGTCTGTTATCCCAGAACAATCTGCATTAGATAAGATTACATCTAATCTTTTAAATGAAAAGAGTAAAAAAGAAACAATTACAGATTTGTGGGAAAAATGTAATAAATGGACGATTGAAATTGATGAACGAGTATTAGATAATTCATTTACAGATAGAGAATTATCTGCTTTATTATTACATGAGATTGGTCATGTCGTTTGTACAGATTCTGTTCCAACCAGAATCAAAATGGTCATTCAATACTCATTTGTATCAATGCCGTTCCAGTCAAAATCTATCTTAAAACAAAAAATGTTTAAAAAGATGATTCAAATTCCACTTATCAATGCTTGTGTTTATGGTAATACAAGAACAGATTTAAAAAAAGAATTGAAAGCTGATCAATTCTCTGTTAAAAATGGGTATTTGAATGAATTAATTTCAGCAATGACAAAGATTGAGCAAAGGGGATTATCTCATGAGAATTTATCTAGTTCAACTGATTATATGAAAAAATCAATTGAAATGCTTCAAAAACGAAAAGCAAAATTAGTGAAAGAAAGTTATGAAGAAATTACAGGTAGATTACCACAAGATATGTATATGAGAGAAACTGTAAATGAACTCATTAATGATATTTGTAACCCATTTCAAAAAACTACTTATACAGACGGGTGGTTATACGAGTCTGTAAATAATGAAATAGATTCTATTATTGAGGATTCTTATATAACAGAATTCCTTGATATTAGAAAGAAAAAATTGAAACCAGTTAATCAAAATGAGATTGACTATGTAGCTATGAAATCACAGGATATCCAATCAATTGATGATAAGATTATGCTCATGTCCTATATTAATAGTAAACTTGATATGATTGAATATTATCTTTCTATCATGGATAATCCAAAAACAGCAAAAAAATATATTATTCCAAATTCGGAGAATCAATTAAATCGTTATCGAGTTCAATTACTCCAAATTAAGAAATATATTACAAATTATAAAATACCAGATAATTCACAATTAATTGTGAGTTGGTATCCGAAAGGATATGAAGGATAAATAAATTTGAGAAGTATAGATTTTCTATACTTCTCAAATTCTTTTTTATTTCCATTCATCAAAATAATATTTTTTATCTTTATTTAATGTAAACTGATAAAGTCTAACTCCATCTTCTATGAATCTAATACCATAAACCTTATCGTCGTCAATAATTTTAAATAATGTGACAACATCTGACTCATCTATAATATAATGACGATAGCAAAATCCATTATTTGCTTTAAAATAATCGCCATAGATATCAATATTTAAATCTTTTTTGATATGATATAATTGATTCTCATCGACATCAAATGTAACAGAATATTCTTTTCCTGTTTTTTCTTCCAATATATCTTCAATCAAAGGTTTTGTTATATTGGTTTTTCGAATATCAGATTCATCAATATCTTCAGATTTTTTTCCAATTAAATTTGATATTAATTTTTCTTCATTTTCATCTTTATCTGAATAATCTCCTGTATATTCAAATTTAAAAAATCTAGAAAGAGCTTTCTTTGATTTTTCAGAAAAATTAATGAAGTAATTAATTGTGTTTAATCCATAATTAATTTCATTTTTTTTATTTGAATCTAAGTTAATTATTTGATCCCAAATTACATTAATTCCTGATGTTTCTACAATACTTCCTGGTATAAAATTGATCAATCTAAACCATGTATAATATTGGTGTAATTTATATGGAATCATCTCTGTCATTGTAAAACTAAGTTCAACATCATCCATTTTTTCATAAGATTCTAGTAAAGTATTGACTACTTTTGATAACTTTTCAATGGATGTACATGAATGAGTGATTGCCTCGTTAAATAACATTTGACAAGGTTTTGAAAAATTTTTAATTTCTTCTACAATTTTAGAGAATGTCTCTAATATAATTTTACCATAAGTTGTATGGTCTTGTACCTTAATTTCTTCTATATTAGGTTCAAGATATTTCATAAGTTTCTTTGTTATGATGTGATTTGGTATGATATGAAGTCTTCCCTCTTTATTATTTGATTCGTTTTTAAGAAATTTTGCTATTCCTAAATTTAAAGAGGAACGTGTTGTCTCTTTAAACATCGGGTAAAGAGCTGTTAAATCATAGATTGATATATCACCATTCATAAACATCTCTTTTAATTTTGGTAAATTATATTCTTCTGCTGAATTATCAATTATCATTTTATTTTTTGGTTCCATTTCTTTATTATCCACCTTTCTATATTAATACAATTTTATTCTTTTCATTCTTTAGATCTCTTTGTTTTGATAAATCTAAATACTCTAAGAATCGAATATGTTTTTTATTCACAATTTTTATGTAATCAAATGGAATATCTTTTGATTTCATAACTTCATCTTTTAATCGTTCTTTCTCTTTATCGACAGCAACGATTTTTGGATGAGTATTTGGATTATCACCACCATCTTTAATTTCAATCTCTAAATTAAGAGAAGGAATAAAAATGTCAGGGATATAAAAATGTTTTTTACCTTCATATATATAGAAATAAGTATGAGGAGATGGTGCCATAATATTACTTGGGTCCATTCCTATAATATGATCTAAGAATACTAAGAAATTGTGTTCATAACTTCCTGTGTATTGGATTTTTATACGAGGGTCTGTACTCCATCGATATTCACCACTTATTTTTCGATTCGCTAACATTTTCTTTTGTTGTTCCGGATCATTTAATAATGTTGTTTTTCCATATTTATTCACCATTCGGTTACGAAAAGTTTCTACATATTTATCATGACAAATTTTCGAACCACATAATCTTTTATATTTATTTGTCTTTTCATCCCAAGAAGTATTCAAATGACATACGATACAACTTCCATGTTCTTTTCCGGTTACTAGAAAATAGACAAATTGTCTGGGAGTCATATCGTTTCTCATCATATCTTTATGATATTTTTCTACATGGGAGGCGTAATCGTCTAAATTATAAAAAAATGCATCACAAAATTTGCATTTTATCTTTCTTTTACTAGACATTTATATTCACCTTCACTTTCTATTAAATATTAAAGAAATGTCCACATAATTAATTATTTTTAATAACGGTTACATATTATTAAAGTAAATAAGAAAGTTGGTGTTAGGACATGACTTACAATGAACCAGTCTTTGGTTTAAATGATTTCAATGCACCAAAAATGCTAAAAGGAAATGATGTGCTTATTAATACATTACTTATGATATGTTTTGGTAAGCCGGGATGTTTTCCATCAATGCCTGAAATAGGATTGAATCTTCAACGATATTTTTATCAATTTGAAGATTCAATTGATGAAAAAGCAATAAAATCATCACTTGCTTTACAATGTTCATTATTAACTAGTGATATTGAATCTGGTGATATTGATGTAAAAGTAGTAAAAAATGAAGATGGTAAAACTACATTATTAATCGTTGCTCCAACAGCAGAAGAAGTCGCTAATAATATATTAGTGATTGGTATTACAAGTGGTGCAAAAAATAATGTAATTTATAATTACGAAATTATGCAATCATCATTTGCATAAAAATACAGAAAGGTAGGATTTATATTATGTCAGAAGTAGAAACAAAAAATGAAGAAATTAAAGTAGAAAAAGATAGTACCTTAAATCTTCAGAGTTTGATGAGTAATACAGAGGAAACACCTGTTAATGAAGAAAAAGAGGTACTTCCAATTGATGAAGCAATTAAAAATAAACAATCAGGCATTGTTGCAACGGATGAAGAGATGAAAGCATCTCAAGAAGAGGGTGGTCCTCTTAAAAATGTCTTCGAAACACCAGAACGTGATGAAGATGTAAAAGAAAAAGTTAATGAATTAAATGAAACTACTGAAAAAGCAAAACTTGTTACTATTATTCGTAAACCGAGAAATCAAGGTGAAGATGCAGAAATGATGTCTGAAATCGATTCTGTTACGGTTGATGAAAATGGTAATGTTATTGTACCAGAGGGTGCAAAATATATTGTTCCTCGTGAAGTTGCTCATGAATTAAAGAAAGAAGAGCTCAAAGAGGAAGAAATTAAAGAAGAAGAATCCAAAGAACCTGTTACTATGAAAGCAGAAGATGTAACAGATGAGGATTTAGAAAAAGCAGAAAAGCGTAAGACTAAGATTAATATTATCATCGATAAGACAGGTCTTGGTCGTGATATTGCGTTTACTGATAAAGAAAATAAATTGATTACGGAATCTAATGAAATTCATGTTACTGAGGTAGAAAATCTTGAATTGGAAACCATGGAAATCGATTACGCAAATAACGATGATGATGATATGAGTTTTATGGATGATATTGAAAAACATCAGCTTTCTGTTTCCAAACAGAATATGGTGTTCCCTGCATCTGGATTCAAAGCAGATATGCTTGGACTTAGCTGGGGTGAACTTGCTGATATTACAATTGCTTACGATGATAGTGATAATGAAGATTATCTGAACTATGATAAGATGCGTAAGAAAGCAACAGTTGTTTACAAACGTATGACAAATATTTCTTGTGGAGCATTTGAAAGTTTCGATGACTTCTTAAAGAAATTTGCATTCGTAGATCTTAACTTGGCTACATATGGTCTTGTGATTGCAACAAATCCAGAGAAAGATTCTATCGGATTTAGATGTCAGAAGAAAGAGTGTGGTAAACAGTTTAATCATACTTTCTTAACAAGATCTTTGATTGATTTCGATACTGCTGGTGATAAGTATTTGGAAGAAATCAGAAAGATTGCAGAAGCAAGTTCTTATGAAGAATATGTTAAGATTGCAGAAACATCTGATGTTCGTAAAGTAACAAGAATGAAATTGCCTGCTTCTAAATATGTATTAGAGGTTGGTCCAATCTCTATGTATGATTATTTGGAGAATGTACTTTCCGTTATTAATCGACTGAAAGAAGAGGAAGAAGAAGCTGAAGAAGAAGGAAAAGAGTTTGATGATGTTCGTGTTGAACTTAGTTTCTTACTTCAGGTTGTTCGTGCAATTAATATTCCGACAAAGTCAGGAAAATATCGTAGAATCACAAATGGTATGAAGATGCTTAATATTTTGGCTGAGTTCACACCATCTACTGATATTGAAATCATTTCTGCTATCTATCAGAAATGTATTGCTCAGTACGGTGTAGAATTTAGTGTTAAGAATGTTGTATGTCCAGATTGTGGTTATGTTACAGGAAGTGTTCCAGTGACACCGGATGAACTGGTTTTTTATGCCCGTCAACGCTTGATAAATACGTCAGTAGTCGTAGACAATTTTCCAGAAGCTTAGATGAGGCGTTGGCACTATTCAAAGGTGAATTAACAATTGATGATATTTTATGGAAATTACCATATAAACAAATGCAAGAATTAATTAACTCAAGGCAAGAAAGATTAATGGAAGAAGAAAAAATGCTTGATGAAGCAAGAGCAAATCAAGAAAGAGAAGATGCTCGAAATTCCATTTTACTTCCTTAATTTATATTATTTTAACCCCGAACTTAATAATATAAAATGAGGTGAAAGAATGAAAGCCAGTTTGTCTGAATATATGAAATCCTTATCAGGAAAAGAGCTTTCTATTTTAGAAGAGGTGATATGTAAAAAATATCGTAAATTTATGAATTTCTTTTCTCTTGTAAAAGATTTCAGTGATAATATCGTTTCTTTAAAGTATAATTTCGCAGATGAAAATACTCTGGATATTGAACTTACATTAAAGAATACAGATTCTGAAATTAAAGAGGAAATTAAGGAAGAAATGATTGCCTCAGGTTATAAAGTAGAAACTCGAAAAAATAAGAAAAATAAAAAGATGAAACTTGTTATCATTTATGATGAAAGCAAGATGTTTTAAATAAATTAGTAGGTGTAAGAATCAAATCTTACACCTACTAATTTTATCCCTAAAAAACATTAACTTAAGGAAAGTAGGTGAGAATAAAAAATGAAAATAGAACTTTTCGATGTGAAAGAGTTTATTGATTTGAACCATTTAAAAGAAATTAAAAGTCCAATACTTTTCCAAAGAGGAAATGTACCAGACCCAGATGGTTTAATATCAAATGAAATATTTGGTGTAGATGTACGAAGTAGAAAAAGTACATTTGCATATATCAAATTAAATGGACATTTTTTTGCTCCCCATGCTTATAAAGTTCTGAAACGATTATATCGTAATATTGAAAAAATCATTAATGGTGATTTCTATTATTCACTTGATAATGATGGTCATATTATCCGAGATGATAATGGTAAAACAGGACTAGAAAGTATTTATGATGATTGGGAGAAAATTAAATGGGAAAAAACAATCGCTTCTTCTGGAATGAGAAACGAGCGAATTGATTTATTAACCAAGTCGAAAAAAACTGAAATTTTTACAGAATATGAAATTGTGATACCTGCTTTTTATCGTGATATTAAGGCAGATCAAGCAGGTGGTGGAGAAACAGAACCAATCAATAATATGTATTCTAAGATTATTCGTTTAGCATCTTTGTTAAAAGAACGTGATATGTTTGATTTTACTCTTCATAGCACATATTATAATATTCAAAGTTTGCTTGTTGATGTGTATGATTTCTTTAAAACAAAATTAGCAAATAAGAATGGTATGATAAGAAGATTCTTAATGGGTAAGAATGTAGACTATTGTGTTCGTTCTGTTATTTCAACACCAAACTTTCATGCAGAAAAAGCAAAAGATATGGAAATTGATTTCCGGCATATTGGTATACCAATTTCTCAGGTGTGTTCTCTTTGTTATCCATTCATGATGAAATGGATTAAAGACTTTTTTGAGAATAACATTATTCAACAGCAAAACTCAATGTTAATTGCTGGAAGTTATGAAGGAATTAATATTTATAAACCAGAATTATATTATACAGATGATTATATCAAAAAGATGATGGACCAGTATATTCGTAATCCAGAATCTAGATATAATCCTATTCTAATTCCTTTAGAGGGTGGTAAATTTGGTAAAGCAAGGTTTTCTGGTAAAATTTTAGATTACAATACAGAAAAAGAATATAGTACAATTAGTGATAGACCTTTTACTGTTACTGATTTATTATATATGGCGGCATATGATGTTACAAAGGATAAACATGTTTTGATTACTCGTTATCCAGTTACTGATTCTTATGGTGTGTTCTTAGGAAGAGTCAGAGTTACATCAACTCTTACAACAATTCCAGTGAAAGTGAATAATACCGTTTATAAGTTTTATCCAAATATTGATATGTCAATTCCAAAACAGAATATCGCCATATACTTTAAAGAATCCATCCAGTTCTCAAATGCTTATTTGAAAGGCATTGGTGGTGATTATGATGGTGACCAGATTACTGCTAAAATCTTATGGACACAAGAAGCAAATGCTGAGATTGAAAGAGTTATTAATAGTAAATCTTATTTCATTACTCCTACTGGAAAGAATATCCGTGTTGTTGGTAATGAAGCAATTCAGACATTATATGCTTTGACAAAAGATCCGTTAAAAGATTCAAAGACAGTTTCACAACAATTTGTAGAAGAACTTCTTTCTATGAACTCTTCTGATATTACATTTGATTATTTAGTTGAATTATTTGGTAGAAAGAAAGAGGGTAATACAACAATTGTTCCTCCATATCATCCAACTGATATTGCTGTCATTCGACCAATGAAATATCATAAGAATAAACAAACAATTCGAACAACAGTTGGACGAATCATCTTCAACAAGATTATTTTAGAAGATAATCAATTAGAAGAAAAAATTGGATTTGTAAATCATAAAATAAATGCAAAAGGTCTTTCTGAATTAGAAAAAATCTTAGCCGTTTTACTTACTTCAGATACAATAACTGCTGAGCAAATGGCTAGTTATATTGATTCAAGGGACTGGTTGGGATTACAACTTCATGCAGTAATTACTACATCCTTTACTGCTCCAACCATTGAGATTCCAAAGGAAGTAAAAACATTAAAAGACCGATTATTAAAAAAATATGAGAAAGAACTTGATGCTGGTGATGTCGTTACCGCAGAAAAAGTTGAGAAAGAATTAATTAAAAAGACTGAGGAAGTATTAGAAGGAGACCCTGGGCTTGATTTATATTATTCTGGTGCTAGAGGTAGTATTGGAAATAATTTAAAGAATATCATTTTGATGAAAGGTGCAATTTACAATCCACTTACAAAAAAATATGATATTGTACGTTCCTCTCTTATGGATGGAATTGAAAAATCAGATATTCCTGCTTTTGCAAACTCAGTTGTCACAGGTGCTTACCCAAAAGCAGTAGGTACAGCAGATTCTGGTTACTTAGCAAAACAGTTAATTGCCGGAATGCAGACAGAAATCATTGACGATGATGGAACTGATTGTGGTACGGATAAGACATTAGAAGTTACATTAACAGAATCAAATAAATCAGACTTTATCAATCGTAATATTAAAGTAAATGGTAAACCTTATTTATTAGATGAAGATAATATCAAGAATTATATTGGAAAGAAAATTCATGTATATAGTCCAATGTTTTGTACAGGGGATAAACTCTGTTCAAAATGTACAGGACGATATAACAATAAGTTTATTGGTTTGGATGCCTCTAAAGTGGCAACAACTCTTACAAATTTAAACATGAAGAAATTCCATAATAATGTAATTAAGACAAACCAGTTAAATCCAGATGAAATTCTTTTATTAAATAAGAAGCAAGGAATTTTTGATGCAACAGCAACCGATATTATTTTAAAGGATGCTTATTGTGAGATTTATATTCCATTCTTCTATTTTGATAAGAATTATAAATTTGCAGAAAGTATGGGAAGTTATATCTCATCTTTTGGTATTGTAAATGTGGGTATTTTTACAAATGGAAAACTTCAATACATTGATACAATGAATATCCCATTATGGATTGATATTCAAGCAAATAATGTAGAATCAAGAGTTGTTAATATTCCGGGTGAAGGAGAAATCCCTTGTCGAGTGGTTAAATTCTTTAAAGGAAATAAAGTATGCAATCGCTCGCTTATTGTAGATTCTGAAAATGCTCAGACTTATTTACGATTTATTACATTTGGTAAAGTTCCAACTTCAATTCCATATTCAAAGACACTACATGTATGGAAAGAAAATCAAGAACTTAGTGATGTGGATTTTGGTGTTCCGTCTATTATCGAAGAAGTAATACTTTCCGTTGCTTATCGTTATAAGAAAGATACTTCCTATAAGTTTGCTAAAATCATTGGTAAACCAAATAGTCAAGTATCTGAATATGATTATAGTATGGCAAGTATTCGACAAGTCTGTCAGTATGCTTCTACATTCTCAGCAATTACTTTTGAAGATATGGACTCCATGATTACAGCATCAGTGAATCGTGAAAGAGAGAAAAAAACAGAATCAGATAGCCCAGTAGAAAAACTATTTAAATTATAAATAAAAGACTAGAAGGATTTTATTCCTTCTAGTCTTTTTCTTTTTTACATTTTCTTCATCATTCTTTTTAACTTTCGTGTACTAATTCCTTCTGAAAGAAGATGAACTGGATCATCTCTTAATGAGTCTTTATCACATTGCTTAATCACAACACAAGAATTCTTTTTAAAGTTTTCTAACGGTTTTGTTGTGATGTAAATTTCATCATCACAAAATGTAACAATGGAATTATTAAGAAATAAAATCATCGGAACATCATAAACCGCACAAATCTCGTTCAATATACAACGAACTTCTTTTTCTGACGGATTGTCTCTAAATTCCATTGCATAAGAAAATCGAATGAGATTTTTAACTTTACTCGATTCATAATTACCAGATAAATAAGAATTGTATGTTTCTACCTTAGATTCTACAATCGATTTTAGTTCCTCGTATTTTTCCTTTGTCATTAATAATTTTTTCATAGTATACACACTCCTTTTTATATTACAATTATTTTTTTATTTAATCTTCTTGCATATTCCATTTCATATGAAACACCATCACCTATTGTTCCATTTTCTTTTTTAACAACAATAACATCATCAGCCCATTCAATGTTATCATAACATTGGGAAATACATTCATTGAATGATAAATCATTTTCTTTTTTCACATATCTTACAGATCCATCAATGTTATTCATTAAACATTTCCCCAATTTTTCAATTTTTTCTTGTTGTGATAAAGAACCAATGATGTAAATATTATCAGTACGTTTCCAATCACCTGATTCAAGATATTTAAGTAATACATCTATACGATCTTTTTCCATAAAAATCACGTCCTTTCTATAGTAATTACAAAGAAATAATATATAATTATTAGTCCCTTTAATAACGTAATAAGAAAACAAATATTTAAATATTTACATCAATTTTATTATACTCTTACTAATTTAAATTAAAAAACAAATATATTAAGAATAATTTTTTAAGGAGGTAATGTTATGCCTAGTACACAACAAATTGTGCCGAAGTATTCTTTTCCGTATATTGAAACTGTGATTAACAATAACACAGTACGGGACAATACAAGTGATGCCGACAGCTCCACTGTTGCTAATACCTATCCATACTTGTGTGTATTTACTGCAGGTAAAGGTATTGATAACAAAATTGTTCCGGTAAGTGGAACAACGGAATTATATAAAATCTTTGGTAAACCAAACTACAAAAAGTACGGTCAACCATTTATGATGGCAGATGCTATATTAAAACAAGCAAATACTACATTAAATGCAATGCGTATTATGCCAGATGATGCATATTATGCAAACTCCGTATTATCTATTTGGTATAAAGCAGATGTAGAAAACAAAAAATTCTACATTAAGTTTACACAGAAATCTCTTGAAAGAAATGATAAAATCACAAACTTCAATGAGATTAAAACAGACCTTATTTCTCGTGCTTCTGGACTTGATGGAATAGCTGAGAATGGTGTATATGTTGATGCTGAAGGATATACTCAGATTCCTGCTATGGTATTTATTACTGCAGGTCGTGGTGTATATGGAAACAATTATCGTTGGAGAATTAATCTGAATACTGACTATGAAAAAGGTTATGGTATTAAGATTTATTCTTATCAGTGTCTTGACGTTGAAAATGGAACAGAAGTTGCTGCTAACTATGCAGGTGGTATCGTAACTTCTACAAAAGTACAAAGTGCTACATTTATTAATGACGTTATTGAAGATTCTGAAGAAAAAGATATTCCTATGGATATTCATGTATTTGAAGAAAACATGGAAACACTTTATGAAGCATATGTAAAATTCTGGAATGATGTTCTTGAGAAAGATCCTTCCTATGAAATTGATGATAAAGTTTATGTTGATGAGATTCCTGATTTGGATTGCTTCGACCCATTCTATGGAAAAGCAGTTGCAAAATCTCGTGAACGTGTTACAAAGACTTTACCGTTTATCTTCTATGTAAAAGAGAAGACTGCTGAAGTTAATGAAAAAGATGAGGGTTATGTTGCTGCAGATTGGACTTCTACAAAGAATGTAGTAGTTCCTGGAAATGTAGTAGGTAATAGTCTTGAAAATGGTTCTGATGGTGTATTTGGAACAGGTGAAGAGATTTATCTTGTTGCTTCTGGCAATGGTGCTTACTATAATAAAAATGGTGAGTATTATGATAAATCTGGTAACAGAGATAAGACTCAGGATATCAATGTTAGTGATATTGCAACAAAACTTGCAGATGCTTCTGTAACAAAAGGAAATCTTCCTGTTCAGGATGCTATTGATGAATGTTATATCAATGCATTTGGTGGTAAATATGATAAACTCATTTTATCTCCACGTAGAATTCCTTCGGAATCTCTGTTTGATGCAAACTTCAATATGCCTGTAAAAATGGCACTTGCTCGTTTAGCATTATATCGTAATGATGCTTTATTATATCTGGATACAAACTTACTGGATACAATTAGTGAAGCAGACATTACTACATTGGAGACTGATTTCTCTGTAATTGATAATTTGGAAAGTGACTTTGATGTATTTGCAAATTATCTGATCAGTTTCAATCTCCATTATTATCGTATTAAAGAAGAGTCAACAGGAAAGAGAGTTCCAGTAACAATCACATATTTCCTTGCTTCTACTCTTCCAACTCACTTTAGAACAGTCGGATATCATGTACCATTTGTAAATTCCTATGCTACATTATCTGGACACGTGAAGAATTCTCTTCTTCCATCGATTGATACTCATGAAAATGAGTTAAAAGAAATTCTTTACAATAGTCGTTTCAATTACTTTGAAGCAACAGGTGAGAATATATTCGAAAGATCGACTCAGTCTACTTCTTCTGCAGAAGATTCTGATTTAACGGAGGAAAATAATGTAATTACTCTTATGATTCTTAAGAGACTTATTGAGGCTGATGTTCGAGCAACTCAGTATAACTTTACATCTCCTACAGAAAGATCTGAGTTTAAAGATTATATCAAAGCAAAATATAAATACATGATTGGTACTCAGTTATATTCATTGAGTGTTCAGTATGAACAGTCTGAATTTGAGTTCAATCGTCAAATCACCCACTTGTATCTTGCTGTTCAGTTCAGACCTATGTCTAAGATTTCTATTGTAGAAATTGATGTAAACAGAACAACATATGCTGATGCAAATGGTCAATAAAATGAAAGGAGATGATACTATATGGCTACTTCCGAAATGAAAACAATTCAGACCGGAGCTCATCAAGCGAATAATAAAAAACTTAGAAATTATTCGTTGATGCTCGGCGGTTTAAATGTAACGCATGAAGTATTAGCTCAATATGATCCGTTGATTACGGGTTATGGTCGTTTATTCATGGTACGAAGCCCTGAGACAATGACACAGTTATTGTCTGATAAATTTAAAAACTTTAAACATATTCTTGAGTATGGTAATACTCAGGTTCAAGGTTTAGGCGATGTGTCTGTTGATTTCCAACAGATTACAGGTGGCTATGCCGGAAGAAGTTTTGAAATTCCGTCTGTTGCTAAGGATGAAACAACTTCATTCCAGGTTACATGTTATGAGTTCTCTGGTTCTCCAATTCGTGAAGTACTTCATAGTTGGATTAATACAACAACTGACTTACAGTCAGGTTTAACTCATTATGGTGGTTTGATTGCTTCTGGTAATCTGGAATATAGTCAGGCTGCTCACACAGCTGAGTTTATTTATGTTGTAACAGATAGAACTGGGATGAAAGTAGAGTATGCTTGTTTGTTAGCAAACTGCTTCCCGAAAGGATATAAAAATGACCAGTTTAACTATCAATCTGGTGAGCATAACTTTGTTGAGACTCAGATTGATTTCACATGTACAAAATATGAATCAATTGATATCAATGAAAAAGCTAAAATTCTTCTTAAGAATTATCAGATTATGGTTAACTCTCTTGAATTCTACAGTGGACTTGATAGTGACATTGTAAAAGGTTTCGAGAGCAATGCTACTATGTATGATAGTAAATCTGGCGAACTTGTTAGTCAGGAAAAAGCAAAAGATAGATTCTTTGTTCAACCTGGTACAAAGAACCCAACATCAACTAAGTTCAATTCTGACGGTGAGAAAATCACTCCATCGTACACTAACGTTGGTAATGATAAAAATAACTCAACTGGTAGTTGATGAAATAAAAAATAAATTGACATGTCTAGAAATTTCTAGACATGTCAATTTTTATTGCTTTATATCTCAGCATTTAAAATATCATCTTCTGTTGGTTCATCTTTTGGTTTTATACTTTCACCAGTTGCATCTATGGATGCTTCTTGATATATCTTTTCGATTGCTTCAAAATCTAATAATGGTATCATATCCTTTGCTAGTTTTTGTTTAAACTTACGAATTTTAATTTCATCTAATGGGTCATCTGAAGTTTCACCATAATAAAGATTTACTAAGAAATCAGCAGTTCTTGTAAAGTTATCAATGGATTCTGCTTTAATTATATTTTGTGAACCTTTTGGTGGAACTAATCCTACTGTAATTTTTTCAATTACATTATCTTCTAAGTTTGTTGAGTATTTTAATAATAACTGATATAACTTAGTGATACTAGGATTCAAGTCAATTTGATAATTGACTGTTCGTCCGTTCATTTTCGTGTTAGCAACCTCAATTGATTTTGCAAAATCTGCTTCATTTAAATAATTCATGATTGCTGCAGGAACACCTGTGCCAAGTATATAAGAATTTCTTAAAAGTTCCATTAACTCGTTATTAATCTGAACATCTTGACCAGATAAAATTTCAGTTTCAACAGGTCTATCACCAGATTTACCAACAGGAATAAATTGTTCACTACCATTACCTATCTTGTTAATGAGAGAGGTATAATTAAACAAGTCATAAATATTTATTGTTCTTGCTTGTTTTTGAATACAAATTTCTTGTACCTTATTAATTAGGTTTTTATCAAGACCTGATTGTTTGATATAGTTTACCTTTGTATCATTACTATTTAAAATAATACTCATAATTTTGAATAATAAAATCATTAAGTATAATTTCGCATAGAAAAGTGAACCATCCAACATAGAAGTTCCATCACCATCTTCATCTACATCGATTTTAAATGGAACCATATATTCTTTTGGAATAAACTGAAATTTTACAGCTTGTTCATTTAAATCATAATAATTAAGAGCTTCCACAATAATACTTTTAAATTTTGGATTATCTTTTAAGAATTTATGGTCAAATTTCTCAATAATACGTGCTGCAATATCTCCTACAATATCTTGTTCACTTCGTTTCTGATTGAACTTTTGTTGATATAAAGTAGAAGATAAGATTCCAGAAATAGGAGTCATATTATCAGTTTTGATATAGAAGTATCCAATTACTTCTCCCATAATTTTGATTTCAATAACTCTTGTAGGGTCAATCATCTTAACATAACAATCTGTTACATCTTCAAATAATTTTGATTCTTTATCATCATTTTCAATTGTAATACCCTCAGATGCTTGTGTTGTAGCATTTGGTGTACTACTTTTGAAATTCTTTTTCTTCATAAATTGTAAGAATGTATTATCAGGTTTCTCAATATCTTCTTTCTTTTCTACGAAAGTATCTCCTGATTCATTAACAAAACTTTCTCGAAAGTGTTCAATTGATTCAAGTCCTTCTTCTAAAATAGGTAAGGGAACATCGGAATTTACAACTGTAATTCTTGACAAGATATTTTTCATATCTTTCTTAAATTCTTCTTTCATATTTTGTTCATTCTTTTGTTTATTTAATTTTGATAAAGTTTCATCTGTTACAACAAGATCTGGAATATCTGGTCGATAATCATTGTAACAACTTTCAATAAAGGTATCTACATCCTTATCATGTCCTAGATTAATATAATCAGTATAACCTTTTTTTGCTGCTTCTTCTAATTTTTTATAATCACCAGCGGATTCATAAGAATACATATGTGATACATTATACTTATTCTTATTTTTCATAAATTCAGAAAAGATAACAGAATAAGGAATTACATAAACATAATATTCACCATAGATTAAAGATTTTTTCACAATATAATCTTTAATCTTTTTCTGCAATTCAAACTTCTTTTCAATTTTTTCAATTACAGATGTAATTGTTTTTTTATCATTATCTGATACACCATTAATCTTGATTTCACGGTTAATTCTACCATCTACAATATCTGCTGTTGTAATAGCATCACGCATCGTATTAACGGCTTCCCTTAATTCAATCAATTGATTAGATACATCAAAGATATCACATTGACGAATTAATTTGTTTTTATAAACTTCAGATAAAAAAGTACCAATCGTGGTATCATCAGAACCAAATGACATATTTGAAATCTGGTTATTAAAAATATCTGCCATACGACTTGTCTTTTTATCACTTGTGTAAAGTTTAGCAATAAAAGATGTAGTATCTTCTCCGGAGCGTTCCGAACTACCCTTTAATTCTTTCATTTCATTATTCAATATATCATGAAAGTTCTTATCAATATTATCAATTAATTCATCATTTGTAGTTCCATAAATAGAACTACTTAAATCGTTGATCATAGAGGAAAGATTATTCATCGTTTTTTTAAATGATCGATTCGGTTTTTTTTCTGGTTCATTTGCCATTTTTTAATTCACCTCATTCCTTCCTTAACGGTATTAAATGAATGTTTTTTTAATGTCTTTATATACAAAAGAGTATTTTTCATAATATCGTATATATATTATATTTGTAATATGATAAAAAAATAAAGAGAAGGAATAACTCTTAAAACCAGAAAGGAGAATTACTATGAGTAATTTCGAATTCGAAGAAAAAGATGTTAATAGAGTGATTGAGGAGTTGTATGATTTAAGACTTACAGAAGTTCCAGGAGATTTAGAATCTTTAAGTAAGTTCTGTAAAAAAGTTGAAGTTGCGATAAAGAATGCAAATGACATTCTTTATGGTACAACATGCGTTGATAAACGCATGTACATAAAACTTGATAATCTCTCAGAGTCAATTTATATTACTCGGAGATTTTATCATAAAACTCGAGATAAACTTATTAAAAAGAGAAGAGCAGCAAATGCTAGTCTCTTTGAATCTAAAGCTGTTATCGGTGGTGGTATTTATACTGACAACAAAGAGTTTGTGAGAAAATCTAGGCATTTTTCTGGATTACATGGGATATCTCTATAATGGATAAAAAAAGAAAGAGATGAAATTAATCATCTCTTTCTTTTTTTATATTTATTCTCTTAATATCATCTACTTTTAGTGAGATTTTAATTACTAATTTTGACTACTAGATTCTCAAAATATTATCTCCATCACATCCTAAGTAGTGTAAAAGTATTTTATTTTTTTCTCTCTTTTCTATTAATTACATGCTTATGACCTTTAGGACAAACACTATATAAAATATCAGTATATCCATCTACATAATCGTTACCACCTGAATTAATCGGATCTTCATACACACAAATTTTTGTAGGAATAGTTTCTTTTTCTGGAAAGAAAGATTTTGTAAGATAATAGTCTTTGCACTCCTCACAATATGTAAGTTTGCCATTGATGATGTCTTTTGCTGTTTTGATATCATCTTCATATTGCTTTAAAACCTCTAATTTTTCACTATTTCTTGCTCTTGAAATAATGATGTCTTCAATATTCTTTAGCATTTTTCTCACCTTCCATAATTATATATTCTCTGTTTACTGCAACATTTCTGGATAAAAGTCATAAAGGTAATCTCCAAAATCCCCACTTCTTTCTGAACCTGTTTGACTCTGCCAAAAGTGTTTCCACTCTTTACCTCTCTCAGTCTGAATAAACTGTTCGTATTTTAGTCTTAAAGATTCTCTATCTTTACAAATAACATTCATTCTATAATTCTCCTTTAAAATTGTACCAAAAAATGTCAGATTCCTTCGATTATAAATCAATACCTTCCATTACTGCTCTTGCTTTCAGAACCGCAATATAATCAACCATAGCCTTAATTTGCGTATTATATAGGTTTCTTGGGCAAGTTGGTTCAAAATTTAATGTCCCCTCATCCCATTTTGTAATCATTGATTTAAGACTTCTATATCTTGTAACCAACTGATAATACTCAGCTTTAAACCTTTCCTTATAATCATCACTGTTCATCATTTCCACTGTATCTTTTAATGTCATAATTATATTCTCCTTTACGCTTCAAAATTGAACTCATCAGACGAAATCTTGTTGTTAATAATCTTCTGATAAATGTCTACATACATCTCATCTTTATCTCTGTTATAAGTAACTTCTGCATATCTATTACCCATTGGCTGTCCCCAAATAGTACATTTCTTATAACCTAACTCATGTGCAAACCACACAAGATCTAACTGATCAATACTGATATCATCACTTAATGTTTGAATTACTGCATTCTTTGCAGCTTTTTCAAATTCATAACTTGTCATTATAATTACCTCCACTTTAATATTCTCCAAAAGAAATCGAAAATTCTTGGTACTTTTCACTTCCAGAAAGCCTTATTTTATAATTTTATAGGCTTTTTTGAAAAGTCAACATAAATGATTTCATGCTCTCCTTTGATTTTTGACTCAATTTCTTCAAATGAATGTTCATATTTATTACCAACAACAATAATGTCAGCTTCAATGGTGCCTAACTTTTCATGAGCGTCTGTCTCATATACTGTTTTCGCTCGATCTGAATTAGCAATAATTCCTGCAATATAGCTCTTACCTAATCCACTATCACCTTTGAAAATCCAAACAGGTCTTTTATCCATTGCACGATTTGTTTCTGTAAATAATTCTTTCGTAATTCCGACATCACCATCTGGATACCAAGGATCACCACCATTGTCATCTACATAAAAAATATTATTCTTAACATCGTCAATAGTATCTTTAAAGTTTCCTTCTTTTGTCTCGATTTCAAACGATAAATCTTTGATTGGTTTATGTGTTGAGCCAATAAATGAATCGACACGTCTGACTTCACAATGTCCATATGATGCACTACACCATCCACTAGGACAATCACCATATTCAGTCCAAAGTGATACTTCATATTTTAAATCATACTCCGAAATACAATTTAAGATATATTTAGAATTGTCTTCAAAATCCTCGTCTCTATCGTTGTATGTACGAATATGTTCTATTCTTAATGAATGTACTTTTAATTTCATATTTACCTCTCTTTCTAAACTTCGCATGAATTCGATATTTCTTGGTACTTTTATTGCTATATAGTGCGTATTCATTTGACACGCACTATATAGCATCTCATTTTACTCTACCACGTTCCAATCTTCTGCAAGCATATCTGTCTGACTTGCCAACCAAGGAACTACATTGCCCTGTGCAGTTTTCATAGCAATATATGCTCCATATTCTACTAATCCATTCTCATTAACAAGACTTTCTGCAATCTCTGTACAAGGAGCATATGCACCAACTGGGACATAATACAAAAACATACCCTTACCATTCCATCCAACTCTTGCTACTTTCTTACCATTCTTTAATGCTTCAATTGCCTGTCCAAAATTCATCATTTTTTAAAATCTCCTTTGCCTTTATATTTTTTAACTAATCTTTCTAACTTCGCAAGAAATGAAATTAATCATTTCTTTCTTTTTTTATATTTATTCTCTTAATTTTTCATACATACTCACCCTCCATTCGTTATCATATCCAAAAACAACAGCTCATCTTTCTTTAATGTGATATCATAATCTTTCCAATTTTCCATAAGCTCTCTTGTATCAAAACCATGCGGAATAATAATTGCATAACCATTTGGGGTTTTATACTTTTCAATAAGTTTAATTGGAATAATAACTGAATAACTATGAATCGCATGTATAAAGTTATCTGCTAATTTTTCATCATCTATATCAAAATCAAACAGCCATTTGCTCTCATCACGATTTTGTACCTGTTGTGCAACGGATGCTAATGTACGATTAAGTTGTGTCATACTTGGCTTATCTCTCAGCAGACGAATAATCAACTCTTCTCTGATTTTCTCTTCATTCCTTGAATTAACTGACCTATATAATCTTGTCTGTTCACCAGGAAGTCCTTTAGTTGCAAAATCATTAAAAACTTCAATCACTTTATCTTCGTTCTCTTTGTATTCAAGAATTGTTTTAGCACGTTCCTTAAAGTTTGGAATGTCCTTATTATCCTTGTTTCGAGAACGAATTAAATATACATATAAATTTGACATTGTATTATTCTCCTAAAATAAATTTCCTTGACTATCTACCATACCTTTGTAACCACACCATTTACATTTACAATGCATGGAAACACCATCGAAACCCTCAGTAATATAATCCTTTTGGTGACAATGCCACCCTATTTTGCAAAAGAACTTTTTTAATGGTTTAATATAATCTGCTAACATGTATGACACAAATAGAAAAATTAGTAAAACTATTGCAATTAAAATAACAACATATTTCATATTTTCACCTCACTTTCTTTTTAAAATTAATCAATACTATAACACCATACCATGTATCTTTAACACTGGCATTAATTCCATTTTCTTTTAATATGGAAATAGTGTCATCAAGTATTTCTTTACAACATGACTCTGATTTATATCCATCCAATAAGTCTGAATATATTTCAGCATAAGCTTTTATAGAACTAAAATTATATTTCAAATTTACCTCTTTATTTCCTCTATCTATATCATAAATTGATGTTAGAATATCTTTTTGAAAATCTTCATCGTTATGAAATTTCATAATACGCATAGATTTAAGTTGACCAGTCTGGTACAATCGTGCTAAAATATAATGACTGATAATCATTGCCATATTTTCACTAATATGATTAACATCTTTAATACGAGATAATATTTTTAAGGTATGTGAATTTGTAACCTCATTATAATTAAGCATAGAATCCTTTGGTTTATTAACATCTAACGGTTTCCTTGATTCAAAATCTATTGATGCAGATTCTATTCTTTTTAACATATTTATTTCCTCCTTATTTAAAATATTCTTTCATTACCTCATAAGTTTTTAATAGTAATTTCCTTCTTTTACCCTTATATAATGTGCGAATTACTCTTTTAAAATATTTTGGATCTATACATATATACTTACCGAATTCATTATAATAACAAATCATAAATCCATAATTTGTACGATATGCCGTTAAATTAAATTTTCCTATTTCTGTATAAAATATATCTTCATATACTGATGTTATGAATGCATCATCACCAATATTACCACATATTATATCATTACCATTATGATAAATACGAGCATTTTCGAATATGGTGGTGAATCCAGAAATCCTAGAATTATTAAAGACTTCAGCATTATCCATTACTTTTGCATATCCCGTTATTATCGCATTATCATGAATAAAAGCATAATCTTGTATATGAGAATAATCACATATATGAGCATTATCGACTATTGTTACATCATCTTCAACTACTGCATTCCCACAAACAGATGCTGAATTATGTACTACCGCATTATTTCGTATAAGAGCATTCTCAAAAATTAAAGCACTATCTGCAATCATTACATCGAAAGATTCTTTTCAGATTCTATCCAACCACCAATATCACCCTCTTTCACATCACTAAAATTCCGTAATGCTTGAATCCTGAAAACAGTTCTTCCATTTGCAAGTTTACGTTTTGTTTCTGGTAAAATTTTATATTTCTTATCCATTTTCTTATCCTCCTTATTTTTTAAGATTATTCTTAATTATTTTAATGATGTACATATATTCTTTTCTATTTTTACGTTTATATTTTTTTATCTCTTTCTCAAATTCTTCTAATTTAAAAATTGCACGCATATCATCATATCGTGTATAATTGATATAAATATGATCACTAGATGATCGATAAGCTGTTAAATCATAATCAACAGATAATAATGATAAATAATCATTATTAGACCGAATGACTGCATATGTTGATATATCACCATCATCTATAATTCCACCCTTCACATCTGCATCTCCAGATATTGAAGCGATACCAGTAATCCTGCAATTACCATGAACTCTTGCATTTTCTTTTACACTACCTAATTCTTCTACAATGGCATTTTCATAAATTGTAGCTACATCAAAAATCGCACTATTTCCATAGATATTTGCACTATCACGTATTATAGGTGTACCAAAAACACGTGCATTCCCATGTACATGACATTCATCCTCTAAAAAAGCATTATCTGATACATTTGCATTTTCAGATACTAATGCAAAATTATGAACATTAGCATTACCTGATATTTTTGCATTACCAGAGATAATTGCATGACCATAAATCATAGCATTATGATAAACATATGCGTTATCTTTTACACGTGCCTTTTCACAAACAACTGCATTATTATCAATCCAACATGTTCCATCATGAGAAAGATTATTCTCAGATGATACCCATCCTCCAATATCACCTTTCTTAATATAATCATTTATATCTTTTAATGCTTGAATACGATATACCGTACCATTGTGAAATTCTTTAGTTTGATCTGTTAATAATTCATATTTTCTTTCCATTTTTTTATTCATCCTTTCTTTATTAAATTCATAAAAATAATATATAAAAGAGATAAGTATTTATTTTTTATCTCTTTTATATATTTTCTTTTTAATTGAGTGATTTATTAAAATCAAAAGGTTCAAATTCTAAATCATATAAAGTATCATTTTTCTTATCCTTTGTATTCTTTCTTTCTACTGCATTTTTCTTTCCACGCTTACTAATTTCTTCAGCACCCATAAATTGAGTAGCAAGACTTGTTAATGATACCGATTTTTCTAAATAAATATCATCAATAAGTTGAATTTCATTTTCTTTTGAGTAAGGATGGTTAAAATATTCAAGCTTCCTTAATTTCTCACTTTCTTCTGCTGAACGATAACGACGTTTTAGTAATTTAAATGTCATATATAAATCACCAGTATCCATCTTTACCTCTTGATTCAAAATACAAACAAAATCTGAATTCTCAATAATTTCCCATGCACCTGCAATACCATCTCGACCAACTAAACGGGTAACATCTTCTTTTTTTGCTTGGATAGCAGCATCTACTACACTAGCCGCTACACGATTCAACTGTTGGGCTGTCACGACTGGTATGTCAAAATAATTTGCAAGTGATTTTAATTCATTTGTAATATTTTTTAATTCTATTTTTTCACTTTCTCCTTTTTCTGCTGGACGAATACGTTTTACATAATCAAGGATAAGCATTATTGTTTCAATTCCTTCATCCTCTAAATCTTGTATGATACCATATAAATCATTTGTATCAATACTTCTATTATCATAATATTGAATGATAATATCAATATTATTTTTCTCTGTTAAGGTAAGTCCACCCTCTGTTTTTAATTTCTTTATTACTTGTTTTTCTGTATAATTTCGAATGTCATCATTCGAAGCTGTCATATTAAAAATTCGTTCCACCGTTTCTTCAATACTATTTTCCATTGTAATAAATAAAACAGCAGGTCTTTTATCTGGATTTTTTGTCTGAATCCTTGTATTATATTTTCTAACGTCAAGTGCTGTTTTTAATAAGATTTGACTTTTACCACCACCTGGAAATGCTAAGTATGTATAAAGACGTTTACTCATATATCCAGGGGATAAAATGGTATTCCAACGACGTATTCCTGTAATAAAAATTCGATTTCTATCTTTTAATCGATTTAATGCATCTGGAATTACTGTTTGGAATATCTCATCTTGTAATGAAAATGTTTGGTCTGCACCAAGGCTACTTGTGGAACGTTTAATATTTATTACAGAAGATGCAATTTGATATAAATCTTCTGATATTGCTTTATAACTTCTAAAATCTCCTTCATCCAAACGATTTAGAAGTTCCATAAAAATTTCTTTTAAGGTAATCGTATAACCAAAATTTAAACGGTCATCAATTTGCTTAATTAAGTATTTACTCTCATCATGAGTAATCTTTGCTCCATGTTTTAGAACATCTTCTAATATTTCTTTTTTATACTCATCACAATCTGGATGGTCAAAACAATATTGTTTAATCATGTCATCGTTTGCAAAACCCTCAATTAATCTTGCTTCTAACGTTTTTTGTATAATCCAAATACGTGACATGATATATGGTTCATTATCATCATTTTCATAAATTCGATAATCCAATGAATTCATTAATTTCATAATGTTATTCATGGTTTTTCTTGTTCTTAATACGCTATCTTTATATAAGAACGATATAATCATATCTAATGTCGTAATATCCATTTTGATCTTTAATTTGGACATTTTAATATCTTTTAGATTCTTTAAGATATTTGCTTTTTGTTCTTTTTTAATATTATTTACCATTTTGATTCTCCTTTATCAAAATAATTATCTAAATGTCTTATGAGTATCTAAAATCTATCTGATGAAAATTACCAGAGTTGTATGATTTATTGAAAAAACATTAGTTTAATAGAAATTAAGAAAAAAGAATTGAGGTGACATCAATGCAAGATATAAATGATTTAGGATTTATGTATATCGCAGAACAAACAAGTCCTGAAGATTACAAAATCCAAAATGTTGATGCAGTTGATAAACATGGTGTATTCTTTGTAAAATTTGATACATGCTTACAATCTTTTGAAGTAATTAATCGTAATTCTCGACAATATCTTTCTTCTAATATTGAAGAATGTTTTAAAACAGAAAGACTTCAATCATTATTAGCAGATAATGCTTGGTATGGAGAGATGGATCATCCGTTACAAAAATACAAAAATCAACCATTAACACCAGAACGTATTAATACGATTGAAATGAGTCGTCGGTCTCATAAAATTATGAGACCTGTTTTTAAAGATAATATGTTATATGCACATATTGAAACAGCTTCTGGAACAGAAGCAGGTCGTGGATTTGCATCTGAGATTATTCAAGGATTAAATCCTGCTTTCAGTTGTCGTGCTCTTGCTGGTCTTCAGTTGATTAAAAATAAACCAACTGTTATTGCAAGAAAAGTAATCACTTATGATTGGGTATTATATCCATCTCATAAAGAAGCACACTCTACATCTGAAGCAAAGGGTGTTATGAAAGCAATTCAAACAGTAACAGAATCTGCAGTTGATAAAGTAAGAGAATACTCGAAAGATGTATTATTACCATTGAAAGAGATTCTTGAAAATGTTGGTCATAAAGACATTAATATGAATCTTATTATGGAATCCTTTGAATTATCAAAAGACGAATTTGTAGGATTCGATGTTTCCAAAGAATATGGTATTATAAAAGATGGAAATAATATGATTTATTGTAAATTAGATCCAAACTCTGTAAATGAAGTAAAAGATTTTTATTCTTCTTTTAATAATTGAGAGTAGGTGAATTGTATGGAAAATGAATTATTAGTACAAGAAGCCTATTATGGAAAACTTCCAGAATTTAATCAATTAGAAGAATTATTAGATTCTGTGATAAAGAAGATAAAGAAACAAAAGAATTCCAATCCAAATAAATTCCCAGAAATGAGAAAAATTCAAAATATCTTTTCTAAGGTATTTGGGTTTAAAAAAAGTATCGTTTATTGGGAAGCATTAGAGGTTGAAAATGCTTATACAATCCCTATGAATACATTAATTATTTTTGCTCATAAAGGAAAAGATTGGATTCAAAAAACAGATCATGGATTTTATGATACTTCTCATACATCAATTCTTACAGTATATTTAGGAATTGGTTTAGTTACATTATCCAATGTAACTGCTAGGGAATTGCTTGCTTGTATTCTTCATGAAATTGGACACAATTTTGATGAATCTGGATATCATATGTTAAATTATCATATAACAAATATTCTTAATTTGGGACTTTGTACAATAAAAGAAAAATATAAGAATATGGATTATATAAACAAGCAAAAAGAGAGATATGATAAACAAATTAAAAAAGAAAATAATAAATATTATGATAATACGGCAAGAAGAAAAAAAGAAAGTAAAAGATACTTGGAAAGTATTAAGAATAATGAAAAAGTGAAAGGTATTTTTCATTTTATTATGTTTCCTTGTGCTGCATTAGGATTTCTTCTTTATGATGTTTTATTTGCACCGTTAACTCAAACAGTAACACTTGCTGGTAAGAAAAGTGAAATCTTTGCTGATAGTTTTGCAACAGCATATGGTTATGGAACTGATTTAATAACGGCGTTGCAAAAACTTAGCAAAGTAAAAAAATATTATAATCCAAAAAGTGGTATTGCCAAATTCTTTCAAGATTTTGGTCAATTACAAACAGAAATATTCAATGCTTTTAATGATGTTCATGGTACAAATCAGGAACGTTGTATAGAGTGTAAAAAGAAACTTATGGATGATTTAAAAAAGAATGATTTTCCTCCAGAATTAAAGCAAGAATTATTAAATGAAATTGAATCACTGAATAAGAAGTATAAAGAACTTAGAAGTTTCTCAGAAAGTGAACGAATGGTTCTTTGCACTATATGGAGAAAAATAAACGGGATTATCTTTCGAGGTAGACCTGCAATATTCCATCGATTATTCAAATCAAATAAAGTTTAAAAAAGGAAGGTGAAAAAAATGGGATTAATGGATCGTATGAATGACATTGATCAAAAGATTGATACATTAACGTCGATTACAGAATCTATGTTAGATGATAAAAAAGATTCTTTTTATGAATCAGAATTAGCATTATATGAAGAAAAATATGATGCAATTCAGGATGCAAAGAGAAAGGTAGAGAGTCTTTATGAATCTGGCTCTATTACAGAAGAAGAATATGAAGAAGCAAATTCATATTTAACAGAAGCAGAATCTGAAACAGAAAAAATTGTTTATCCATATATGACAGAAGCTGCAAAAGCAATTAATGTAGCTCTTTCAAGAGTAGAATTAAAAGAATACAATAGTTCAGAAGTTAAGAGAATTTTGAATATGAAAGATAAAGAAAAATTAAATGTTTCTGATAAAACTTGGTTAAGAAGACGTATTAAATGCTTAACAAAGATTCAGTCAGATTTAGTTCTTCTTGGAAAATTTAAAAAAGAAAAAATGACACAAGAAGAAGCACATAAATTTTCTGGATGTAAATCAGAAAATTGTAAAATTCTTTCAGCTAAAAAGTATGTGTCTGGTTCTAATACAGTGATTGCTGTTGTTTGGAAAGAAGATTACGTAGTTAAATCAAAATTCACATCTTCAACGAACAAAGAGTTTTATGCTCTTTCGGTCGCACTTACAACAGGATATGCTTCTTTCATTGACCAGAAAGTAATTTCTTGGTGTATTAAACAATGGAATAATTATAAAAAGACAACAGATAAAGCCATTAAAGAATCTGTATTATTAAATGATGATATGGATAAGTGTTTTGCATACATTGAAATGGCAGTTGAAGATAATGTTATATCCCGAAATATGGCAAACTATTATAAAGAGTATGTAACGACTCTTCAAGAGAAAGAGAATCTACTATATTCCTTAGAAAATAGATTATAAAATAATAGAGAGAATAGGAATTTTCCTATTCTCTCTATTATTCTTTTCTACGTTTCATAAAAGAAGAAACAGTGTCTTTGATGATGTATAGGATAATTGGTGTATAGAAGAAAATTTCAAGATTTGCATCATCTAATTGAAGCAATTCATCTAGTAAATCATCCTTAATATCAGAAAAACTGATTGGTTCTTCATTTCGTACATATTTTTTAATTAATTTTGAATAAGCAGATTCAGTTGGACCATTTAATTTAATTACATTTAAAAAGTCTTCTGATATCATATCATAATGAGGCATTTGTCCCATATAATTTGTAATATCAAGAATCTGTACATTTCTATCTGCCCAATGATAAAATGATGTTTGTTTATTATTCGATCCCGGAAAAGTAATATAACTAAAATTAGAAAGTTTCTTCCAATCTCTCTTTTCAATAAATCGATAAATAGATTTTTCGTATTTTACTTTTCTACGATTATCTTCAAACATATCATTTAGTATAATGGCTTTTAAATCAGTCTTTTTATTAAATAAAGAATGCTTATTAATAAATTCTACCTGTAAAGGATCATACAATTTTTGTCCATGATAAAAATCCCCTAATAAGCAATTATATCTTTCATTATAGAAAAATGTAAGATATGTCCTTATCATTTCATTATAGATAGAATCAATGGATTGAAGTTCATTATAATATTCATCCTCAATTAAACAACGGTCTGTTGTTCCGATATTTTCCATTACGCAAGTAAATTTTTCATTTGCCTGTGTATTTAAAGCATCTTTCTTCTCATCGTCAATATATTCTAGTGTAAAGGATATCTTATAAAAATTATCTGGCATAATACTATCATAATCAACAGATGTAATCTGAAAGATATATGGTTCTTTTAATGAAGGAATAGTAAAGTAATCATTTTGTAAAGGAACAAGAGTTCCCGGTAAAATGGTTGCTTCTCCTTCATATCCACCATCCAATCCTTGATCTGTATCTTGTAAAGCAATTACCATCTGCTCTAATCCATAGATTGGAAAATCTTTAATCTCTTGAAAACGAAATGGTGAATTATCACCTAAAACATTTTCAGGACTATTAAATCCAGCATCCATTGTAGATTCTAGATTATTGATATGAAAATAATTTACAGGTGTAAAAGATTTATCTATAAATCGACTTAATGGAGATTTTACGCGTTCTTCATATTTAAATAAGGCATCATCCATCATCTTTTTTTCATTAATCACAACACTCATTGGTTTTCACCACCTTTATAGATTAATTGTTAATTCATTGTTTTTTAGGTAAAATTATTATTAATTATAGTATAAACTTATTAATTAATAAAGAGTATCGAAATGACTTTATCATAAGGTTCATTTTTGGAATTTTGGTCCCTTCGTTAAGGTTTTATACTATTGTCACAGATGTAATGACCAAGACGACTATCTCCTATTATAAAAGTAATATGTTTACAGTACTCGACAGAAAACTCAACAGAAAACAAATCAGGCGATACTCTTTATTCATGAGAGAAAAGGATTTCCTCCCTTTTCTCTCATATTTTTTATCGTATTTTCATTAATAATATTTATACACTATATTCGTGAATATAATAAAAATAAAGAGAAGGAATAACTCTTATAAAACTAGAAAGGATGATAAATATGAAAGGACTTATTATTGGAGCAGGAATAACAATGTTGGTAACTGGTGTAGCAGGAACTATTGCATATATCAGAGATTGTAATCGGACAATTGATGATGCAATTGATTCGATGCAGAAAACCAATGATCTCTTAGATGAAGAGATCGAAAAATTAAAGAAAAGATATGTTCCGGATGAGAACTAAACTCTCATCCGGCACATAAGAGAGAAGTATGAATCATTCATACTTCTCTCTTTATTTTTTTATTTCTTAGGTAACATCTTTCTTCCTAAGTTTTTCAGAACACTTGATTTCGATTTCATCAATCTCTTCAAGTAAATCATAGCACGTTTCTTAGCAGCTGTACCATACTTATTTCTAAGTTCAGCTTTAATCTTACGCTCAATCTTATAAGCACGATCTAACTGTTTCATCTTAGGGTCACGATGTGCTCTTGCTTCAATCTGAACAGAAAGTTCATAAAGCTGTTTAAAACGAGCTTTTTTTGTCATCTTGAATGGACGATTTGGTGAAGCAAATACACCTTCTGTAAAGATTTCATCCAAATCAGATTCCATAATAAGACCCTCATCGACAGCGATATCAGAATCAGCACTTTCATAGAAATTAACAGATTCTTCTGCTGTTAATTCATCTTTAATTAACATTGGTGTTGCTACCATTGCTAACATATCATCTGCTTTCTGGTCTTCTGCAGGGGTGAGGTCTTCATTTTCCTCACTACCATCATCTGCATTCATAAGACCAGTTTCAATATCATCTTGTGATTGATCTTCTAAATCATCTAAGGCATTATCGATATCTTCATCTTCGTCATCTTCATCGTCGTCATCATCTTCACCGAAGTCTTCGTCAAGATCTGTATCACCACATTCCTCTTGGGAGCCACACTCTTTGGCTTCATCATCTTCACCGAATTCTTCCATATCATCAGTTCCTTCAGCGATATCAGCGGAGTTATCATCTTCTCCATCTTCTGACATATCGTCTTCTTCACCATCTTCCGATAAATCAGAATTATCTTCTTCACTTTCACCAAAGAAATCAAGACTATTAATGAAATCTTCTACACTTTCCTGTTTTAAAGAAATTGTAACCTCATCATCATCTTTTTCAATCTCAATTTCTTTATAATCTTTTAATGCTGATTTTAATTTCTTAATGAAATCATCATCTGCATCATCAATTTCGATTTTGTCTTCATCACCAGATAAGAAATCATCAGTATCTGCTTCGATATCTTCAAAGTCATCTAAAACTTCTCCAATTGCATCTACAATTGCTTGACGATCTACTTCCTTATCTTTTTCCTCTTTCTTCTCATCTTCAGCACTCTCAAATAAGTGTCTCTGAGATGGAAGAGGTTGTGCTAAAATATCATCAAAACTAGACATTTATAGTACCTCCTTTTAAAATTAATTTCATTAATTTAATGTTTTTTATAAGAATGTATCAAGTATAAAAAAAGAAAAATAAAATAAATTCTAGTATATTTTATCCATAAAAACATTATCTTAATGAAAAAGAAATTAAGAAAGGACGTGAATTAAATGGCTAATAATGCAATGGAAGAATTTTCTGTTGGACAAATGCTTCCAGTTGTTCCAATAAATTCTGACCAAAAAGGAAATTCTTTATCAGATACAAGCATTGAAGAAATGATTGATTCTAATAATGAAGAATTTGATAAAGAAAGTGATGAAAATAATACATTAACAAAATCTATCAATAAAGTATTTGATTCTTTAGATTTATCTACAAAAAAAGAAGAATATAAAGATTGTGAAGAAGAAGTTCCTACATTAGAAGGATATTGCTTTTTTGATGAAGAGGAAGATATCTTTACAGAATCAAAAAAAGATATTGATGAAGATATTAAAGATGTTATTGATAAACTGAATGAAAAAGGATATATAACGAAATACTCTTGTTCAGGACATCCATCAGGAAGAGTTAAAAAGGACGTGTTTCGTGATGGAGTTTTACACAAAAAATTATATTCTACTGCAAGAGTTGTGTTTGCAAAAGACTATGACTTTTCTACAGCTCCAAAGCATTGGGAATTAAAAGTTTTAGATGAAGATAAATCAGCAATCTATGTAAAACCACCAAGTTATAAAATTACAGATGGACTTCCTGTAGATGCTTTTAATAAATGGAAAGCAAAATATATGAACAGTTTACGAACATGGGTGGATAAACTTCCAAAACAAGGAGAAAAAGAAAAAGATGTTACATTAGAATCAGTGATTGATGATTTATATATTGACAGTTTATAGGAATAGAAAATCAGACGGTGAATTATTTTCACCGTCTGATTTTCTATATTTTTATATTCTTGATTTGAAAATATTTTCATTATATGTTTTAACTTGAAATTTCCAAATCTCTCCACTATTATCTGCATTAAATCTTATAACAGCAGCATTTTTAGAATCCACAATAGTAGAAGTCTTAAAGATATTTTTCATCGTCGTTTCTGATTCAAAATAATCCTTATCTAATATAATATTTAAATTATTATCAGTACCAAATAAAAACCTTAATTTTTGTTGTCCGAATTTGCTTAATTTATTTGTAAGGTCTAACGAATAATACGCATTAAAAGATGTACTATGATCCATAAGAACAGCACGTACATGAACAAAAATAATTTTTCCTTTATATTGTCCATATAAGTCACTATACTCAAATCCCATATTTGACGTTTTTCCAAGAACAACATCATATGATGATTCTGTTTCAGTAATTTCATCAGAGTTATCAATTGGTTCAGGTAAGTTACTAATCAATGAACTATATATCCAATTTACTCTAGAATTTATATCATAAATAGTTTCTTCTGTTATTTCATTACTTTCTAATTTAGAAATTCGATTGGTCATAGCAGTTATCTTATTATTTATGTCCTGTTGGACTTGATATACCATGTTAGGAGTTACTACAGCACCATCACCAGGATAAGGAGATGTAGTAGTAACTTTAGGGAGAAATGCTCCATCCTTTAAATCATAAACAGCCTTGTTAATCACCTTTAATGCATTACGTAATGTTAAAGGAGAAGAGGATTTCACGATATTATGTGAAGTACCTATGTATTTACATGATTAATAGACTTCAAAAGACAGTTTTTTAAAAGTATGGGACAAAAAATGCAATAAAAATGTATCATATTTTGTATAAAAACAATCCTATAATAAATATAGGAAATTTTTATAAAGAAAGGAATGATTATTAATGGCAACTTATCGTGCTTTTTTAAACTTATACAATGAAAATGATGAAAAAAACACATATTTACCATATACAGATATGGATGCTGTTTATTCTCAAAATGGTTACGATGACCTTATAGGTACTTCACATAATATCGTGAAATCCTCTTCTCCTTTAACATTACGTAATGCATTAAAGGTGATTAACAAGGCTGTTTATGATTTAAAGGATGGAGCATTTCTCCCTAAAGTTACTACTACATCTCCTTATCCTGGTGATGGTGCTGTAGTAACTCCTAACATGGTATATCAAGTCCAACAGGACATAAATAATAAGATAACTGCTTTAAATAATAAGATAAATAATAGCACAAGTGGCTCAACTGATATATCAGAAGTATATGACTTATTAGTAACTTTATTATATAGTAATTCCTATTTAAAATCATCGTATAATAGTTCGTATACAGAATTAGTTGATAGTTTATCACCTGATGAAGAATATAATCTAATATTAGGAACATCAACAGGTCTAGGTACAAGTTTTTCAGATTTAAATAGTATTTATAAAGGAAGAATCATTATAATACGAATAAAACTTTATGTTACTGATTATACTAATCCTACTGAATTATTCTATTCCTTAAACTTATCGTCACAAGAAACAGGATTTGGTAAGCAGAAATTAAGGTTTTTATTTGGAATTCAAAACATTAATACTAAAATATTTAATGAAAAATATTTTAATGAGAGATACGAAATGATTAATACTTTTTACAATACAATACTTTTAAATGGTAAATATAATATAGGAATTTCTTTTAATGAAGCAGGAAAATTGAAGTATGCAACAAAATTTGATGTGTACACTTACGCAGATACATGTTATCCATTTGAACATGTGTAAAAAATAACGATGAATAGAGATAGACAGATTTTTCTGTCTATCTCTATTTATTTATTCCTTCATAGGAACTGCATAATATTTCATAAATAATTCAAAATGTGAATGATTATGATTAAAATTAATATCATATAGTTCTCTCTCTGTATCATAATTAATACAAAATAGAAGTTCTTGAATACTTTTTGCTGTTATCGTTGGTAGTAATGGTTTCCCAACTTCAATACATTCATCATTTCGTTTTGTTTTAATTGTATAAATGTGATTTAAATCATAAATGATATGATCAATTCCTTCACACTCTTCAATTATTTTTTTCCAATTATTTTTTTCACTCTCTTGCAATCTTTTTTTAACGATTAATTCATATAGAAGACTTTTATCGTTTTTCTCTTGATAATATTGGTCCATATCATCTTTTATCTTTATCAAATCTTCAATATATAAAACTTTAGCATTTGGAAATAATACTTTCAATGCATCTACGTATTTATCTTTTAATATACATAAGTATCTTCCGCTAATTCTTTTATCAGAATCTTCTCCTTCAATAATATATTTCCAATCATAAATATATACATCAGAAAAAAAGATTGGTTTTAGTTTTACAAATAAATCTCTTATAATGTCTTTATCACTTTTTTGTTTCATCCTTTATCTACCTCATTTTCTAATATTTTTTGCATTTCTTCTGCTGATGGTAAATTTAAAAATTTATATCCTAAGGATAGATAATTCTTAGAGTGGAAGTTATCAAAGATTTCTCCACCAATATCATCCTTAAAACTATCATCATTTTCTTTTACTAATTGGACATCAGTAATTCCTTTAAAAGGAATTTTTCCACCTCTTACATCGTATTGTCTCGGGTCAACAATTGCTTTGAATATTAAGGTAGATGCATCGATATTTAATACATGAATTGTATTTGGATAAAATGCTGACATATCCATATCAATTGAGAAATCAAACAAATAATTTGTCTTTTTTCCATAAATCTCAGACCCGAATTTGTTAATTAATAAAGGATTACCTACAAGAGCACCCTCAAAGTTTACTCCATCATCATCCTCTTTTTCACCATCATCAAAAGTATTCTTATTTTTATTTGAGAATATATCCAATTGGTTAATATTTGCACCTGGCACCAATCCTTTTGATAAGAAAGATTTATATTGTACATTACGAAGTACAACGGTTTGTTTAAATACATCTTTGTAACTAGTTAAGTTTTCATAAGATGTTACATAAAGAGTACTAATATCATCTGTCGCTCTTTCAATTCCCATCTGAAGAAGAACGTCCTTAATATTGTAAATAACATATTTCCAATAATTTACATAAGGAAGTTTTTTGATATTTCCTTCTTCCGAGTAATCTAATTTTTTATCACCTACTTCACGTTCACCAATATAATTCAATTTATGAGAACGAAGTTCTTCTTGTCCTTTACGAATTGCTGCATATAGAATCATTTGGTCATAAAAAATAGTATAAGAACTTAATTGGAAGTTATCGGATTTATTCTTAACTTCAAAATTTCTCGTATCTTTATTAAAGCGACACTCTTTAACTGGAAAATCTGGATGACACATAATTTCTTTTGGGTCTAATCCATTGATCATCATTCGATCAATAAGATAAGGAATATCGAATGACATATTCCAAATTAACATAAAATCAAGTTTTAATTGATTAATCAACTGAAATAAATGAATCAATAACTTCTTTTCACTCTTATAAAAATAAAAATTATATTCTAATTCTCCATAAGTTTCATCAAACATCTCATGAAGTTCACCTTTTAATTTATCTAAGTTATCAATCAACTCATCTTCTTGTTGATTTCTGTAATCGTGCCATTTTTTTCTTTCATGTTCCTCTTCAATTAATCTTTTTTTATTTGGGTCACTATCTGGAATATGAGAAAAATCTTTCTCTTCATAAATTTGTCCAGTAAGTGCTAATGTATATGATTTCATATGTTCTGAATCAATAATTGTCACCAAGTCTACTGGACAAGTTGCAGAATCGGTAAACCCTTCAATATCGAAAGAATCTGTCTCGATATCCAAAAATCCAATACTAAATTTCTTTTCTTTTGGTTCTGGACAGGATTTACTCCAATGATATCGATAATAAGTACGAATATCAAAATCATGTCCAAACACGAATGGATATCGATTTAATTCTCTTAAATCACCATATCGTTTTGTTGAGAATACATTCTCTAAAAATCTTTTTCCTGGTTCACCCATTTCATTTGCGATTGCAAATTTAATATCTTTATATTTACAGGTAAGAGGAACCATTTTCTTTTTTTCTTGATAATTTAAATTATAATCATGATTTCTAAGTTCTTCTTTTTCAAAATATATTGTCATTTTAGGTTCTGGGATAATTTCCAGATGTTTTTCATTTTTTCTTGTATCTTTCCAAATGACATATAACATATCCGGTTGTTTTTCTTTTTTATTTCCATTTACATACTGAACATCAATCAGTAATGTATGATCATTATTAAAGTCAATCATTTTATTCACCTCACTATTTTTACGTTAAGGATTTGTCAAAAATATTATAGAAATATAGATACTGTCAATACATAGAAAGTCATTAAAAAAACACAGATATAAAAAGTAAAAAAGGAAGGTGAACTTAGATGGGTAAGAAAAAAAAATTAATTCTTGCAGAATTAGATGAATTAGATATGGAGCCTGCTTCGATTATATCTTCCAATCGACCAGTAAAAGAGGGAAAGAAAAAAGATAAAGAAAAAGAAGCAGAGAAAGCTCGCTTGGAACAAGAAGCTGAAGACGAGTGGTTATCTACCATTTCTTCGTTTAAAGTAGAACCAATAAAGAGAAAAGGGAAACGAAAAACTAGTATCTTTGATTATTATTCAGAAGATGGAAAAAAGAAGAAAAAAAAGAAAAAGAAAAAAGATGGTGAATTAACAGATTACAATAAAGAATTTGAAAATGAAACAGCAATTCTTAAAAATCTTTTAATTGATCAGAATCGATTTGTAGAAGACTTGCAGAAAAAATATAACTTAATGGAAGTAAATAAATCAGCAGCAAAAGGTGTTGGTAAATTTACTACAGATTTAATCGCTTCTATTAATAGCGGTCGTAGTGTATCCATGCAAATCATCAATAATTTAATTTCAACAAAGAAAACAATTGCAGATCTTTCTATGAAAGAAAAGAAAGAAATGAAATCTGTAGATGGTGATATTGAAGATATGAACTTATATTCTGCAAAATTCTTAAAACAGATGTTGAATGAGGGACGCACCAATATTATGGGTGGTGAATATGATATTGTAGAAGATGGTGACAGTGATGATCTTTTTGAAGATATTTCAGAAAATCTCGATATTCAAAATAACGAAGAGGTTGATAAATACCTTAAGTATGAAAAAGAAGATGTTACTGTTTATGCAATCGAAGAACAATCAACAGGCGAAGTATATTTTGAAGCAAGAAACAGCAATGATGAAGTAATTTCAGATTATCCGTTACCGAAAGTAGAAGGAATTAACATTAACCGAAGTACAAATATAGCAACGGATAAATATAGTAGAAAATATCCTGTTGAATATATTTAAGGGATAATATAGAAGACAATGTAGAATTTCTACATTGTCTTCTATTTTTTTATCGGAAAGTTGTACGTATATTAAAGGATAAATCGACACAATTATTACCTGATGTTTGATTTAATAACATAGATTCGATTATGTAACGCACTGTACTGTTATCCGGTGGATTTAAGTTTGCATTTGTTACTTTATACTTTCCTAAGAAAGCTGAGTTAACTGGATCTGATATACCATCATAATATTCAGTATTAGCATTATTTTCTAAATCTATATAAATTGGATGGTATAATACGTTATAAAGTTCTGTATAATTCATTTTAATACCAAGATTCTTTGAAACATGTTTCTTTTCCCAATCACTTGTAAATCCATAAGGAAGAGGAACACGAACACCTGTGATAGTTGGATAAGAATCTGTTAATGGATCACTAATACCAGTAAGTTTTGTTCTTGCATTACCATAAATTTCTAATCGTCCATCTTTATAAAAAAGATATGTTACATCAGAAACTAAGTGTTTACCAAAAACAGTTTCTGTATTAAACGTACCACCATCTGTATGAACATCTGCCATATAGTGATACATAGAATATTCATTTACATGTTTTGAATTTTTCAAGTCATATAATCCACTCGTTTTAACCATATACTCTTCAATATCAACTGCATCTGTTACTATAACATCTTGCGAGCGAAATTTTAAAAAATAAGGAACTTGTCTTTTTGTTAAAGGATCTTTTACTGTAATAAAACCGTTTTTACACTTCATTGATATTCACTCCTTTCTATATAATCGTCTTTTTAATCTCTGGATAAAAAAGATTAATCTGTTTTGTATTCTTAATCATATCATTAAGAGTTGTTGTATTTACAAGGAATGCTCCTAATAATACATTAATAATGACTAAATATAAATATGGAACAGCATCTACTGATAAACATGCTGTTGTTCCATAAGTTGAAATCCATCGTTCAAAGAAATAACGGAAATTTAATTTTGTCATCTTTGGACTAATAGATGCTACAAATTTAATCAATTCATCAACTTTTGTGATATTAGCGGCTGTATATTCATCTTCTACTCCCTTAATTGTCATGTTCGATGGATTTAAACAACAAGCACTTGCATAAGCATGAGATACTTGAGTATTTTTAATTTCCATCATATTCTCTAAAAAGAATCGAGCCATTGAATAATTAACTTTGTCATAGATGTCTTTATCTAATGATAAAGCAAATTCTTTATTAAAAATTCTCATTCCCATTGACGCATAAATATTAGCGGTTACTTTTAAGAGAGCACCACTCTTTTTAAACTTATTTGGATAAGTATAGAAAATCTTACCAATATAAGCTGATTCCATCAATACATACAATTTCTTCATTTCAATTGTAAGTGCTTCACCATCTTTTGTAATGCCTGAGAAATCTGAAACGAAAATATAGGAACAAGTCTTTCCTCCTGAATTCATAACAATAAATGGAATTGCTATGGATACTTTTACTTGTTTATTATAAATAAGAACAATTTCCCCATTATCAAAAGCTTCCAAGACATCATCTACTAATGGTGAAATTCTACTTCTTTTTGCTTGAATATATTGCTCTTCAATATAAGAACGGTCTAATTTTACACCAGTTCTTAATGCTCGTACAACTGTACTGGATACATTTGATGTACGATTTAATTGGTTATATATCATAGAATCTGATAAACTAGCCTCTGTCATATATTCTGACATTTTATTCACCAACTTTCTTTAAAATTCTTAAATTACTGTTTTTTATAATAAAATATAACGGTAAATTGACCTAGTGAAGATTTATACTTCACTAGGTCAACCCAAAAATAAAATAAAAGGTTACGCCAAAAACATAACTGGATTACAAATTTAATAAAAACTCATCAATCTGATAACATCTATAATTTCGAGTTTTAATATATAACACAATAAATGAATTTTCTTGTTTTAAAACCACCCCTAGATTCAAATTATTTAAATGTTCTATCTGTTTATCTAAATCATCAGCATTTAGATTTCTTATTAACCAAGGATGTAATTTATTGCTAAGAACTTTTGTTTCTTCTTTTAAATTACAATTCCACCATAATTCTTTAATTTCTTTAATAATTGATTTGTAAATTAGTACCTCATTTTCAGCAAACATGAAATTTACTGCTCCTTTCATATAAGTCTTTTTTTATATAAGAGTTGAATCAATTGTATTCTTTCAAATTTCATATATTTTATCCCAAAAAACATTAGTATAATTAAAAAATTAGGAAAGGAAGGTGAGATTCGGATGGTGTTAAAACCAACGAAAGAGTTTTTAACAGAAGCTCTAACTAATAATACCTTTGATAATAAATCAACAGATATTGGATTAAGAGCTACTCTTGATAATTCTTTTTCCTATCTGTATCGATTACAAAAAAATCTTATTCAATATGAAGAATTTTCTTATACAACAAGAAATACTGTGAAGAATTTCTTTGAGAATAATGTGATTGCCGATAGTCCAGAATACGGTGATATGTATTTTGATGACAAACGAAGAGTTTGTATTGACTTTAATGTAGAATTGATACCTGTTGATAAGAGAGAAAAATATCGTGCACCAAAAATGTATAATATCAATGGTGCAACACAAAGCGATGTTGATTTTTATGGGAAAGAAATCGACTATATGGATTTAATTTCTCATAATGAACTTTTTTACCGTATCCCTATTTTAATCTTTGATAATAAAGTTTTACGGGATTTTAAGGTAAGAGTATATGATGACCATTTTGTAGCAATCCTACCATTGGGTGAATACTTTATGAGAGAAAAGAAATACGATATTACTCATAAAGAAAACTATTATGCTGGTCATAACTATGTATTACAAGTAATCAATAATACAAATTATATTGATAAGATAAAAATAAAAAAAGAAATTGGCTTCTTCGAAATGTCAACAAATCAAGGAATGATGACTTTACAAGCAGGTGAAAAAAAACCATTTGGTCGTTTAAGTATGACTTATATAAAGAATTCTTTGATTGCTGAGTATGGAGATATTTATGGAAGTGATTTTTCTAATTTCGGATTATATCCAGAAGATAAAGGTTCTTATTTTGCAGTTGTTTATTTTGGTAATAAACTATTAGGTTCTAACTTAATCGATGTTACTGTAAAGGAAGATGAAGTCATCTTAGATCTTGATGAAACTACAAAAGAAGAAATCAAAAATCATAATGGTAATTTTACAATCCGCTTTATCTTCTATCGTTATTTGAAGAAATATAATGGTACTCTTGGTAAGTTTATAGATTGTCGAGAGAAAATGATTGATGAAGAGATGAAAGCTTCTTCCAATATTTTCATGCTCTATAAAAATAATCAATTCACAAACTATGGAATGCCAATTCCAAAAGAAGACTTAATGGTCTTTAAAGTAAGTGAAGATAATATCACAGAAGATGGATACAAAGAATGGGAGATTATTTCGAATGAAAAAGTTTCTTGTTATTATCCGAATAATTATCAGATATTGAATGAACAAGAAACTATTTATGTTTTGAGTAATGGGTATTACTATACAAGTGATGGTAAGAAATATGATGAAGATGATCAGTACATGCTTACAGAAGATATCACTGTAGAAGAATTGGATAAGTTGATTGATGCTGGAAAAGTTAAAATAAAATCCAGATATAAAGTAAGAAATATCGAACCGAATGATAAAATTCGTGTTTATTTCTTCTATTATCCAGAATATGATCTTCATTATGAGAATATGTATAAATTCTTTTACTATTATCTTTATGAGAAATGGTGTCGCAATCCAGAAAATAATTTGACTATTGAAAAAGTCATCAATGCTATTTATTTTGGAGATTTAGATGTAGATAATCAATTCTCAATCGATGATGAGAAGTTAAAAGAAATGATCACAACAAGGGATGCTTATATCATGTTAGATGATGTAGAAATTGAATCTATCAATTCCATTTATAGATTATTCTTTGGTGATCTGAATCAGTTAAAAGATAATGATTTGTATTTAAGTGGTGATTTAACAGATGAAGAAAAACGTACCTTGATTGCTTATCAATTTTATACAGTATTCAATGCTATCGTATTTCATGATATTGTAAATTATGTATATGATGATATTGATTATATGATGGGTACTTATCAAGATGGAACTACTGATGAAACCGGTATTCTTCCAGTTGATAAGCATTATGAAAATACAATGACTGCTTTTGAATATCGTATTCGTAAATTAAAAGAATTTATTAAAGACGATCCAGAAGCATTAAGAAAATATGTGCTTTGTCAAAATAAAACATCAATTAAATATGATTTCTATTTTGATAAAGAGCAGATGGAAAAACGCTTACGAACAGAATATGAAGGACAAAGTATTGGTTCATTACCAGAATCATGTTACTTATTCGTTTTCGAACACTTACAGGATACAAATTACTTCTCTTGTCGAATCTTTATTGATGGTTTCTTATGTACAGAATACTATCAGAAAGCATATGATTATCAAGATTATATTTATATTCCGACAAGATTAATTAATGAAGATTCATTTGTTGAAATAGAAACGTTTCCAACATACACAAAAAAATATTCAATTACATTTACAGAAAAAAATGATAGTGTCATTTTAGAATTTCCGGATAATGAATTAATCAAACCAAGTCTATCTGATTTATATTTTAAGAACCCGTTAAATGATAACGAATATTATGATAAAAATAGTTTTCAGGTAGAATTCTTATCAGATAAAGAAAATTATTATGTAGACACAGAAAAGATGATTACAGCATATGTAAAACGGGAAGAAAAAGTTTATTTATATGCTACATTAATTGACCCAACAACTGAAGATATTTATGTTCCTGTCATGAAAGATGAGTTTGATATCAATAATAACTTGGTTGTAAATCAATATTATGTTCATTTTAATAGTGCTGGTGAATGTATTGAAACTTTGATCGAAGTTGATTTACCTGAAGGGTTAATTCAAAGACAATATACAACGATTGTGTACAAGAATCCAACTGATTTGGATTACTATGCAAAAGATTATTCTTATGATTATTTCTATCATTACGATAGTAAAGGTAAGAAACTTTCAGAAACAAAGTACACAGTAGAAGAAGTAAATCAAATCATTGCAGATGGTGGTAATTATAATATTGAAGATGGAAAGATTTATTTCTTACATGTTGGACAGGGATATTACTTAGAAGATGGAAGTTATTATACTTTTAATGGTCAAAGAATTCGAGAAAAAGATATTACAATCGATGAATTACATCGATTAATTCAATATGGAGATGAAAAAGGAAATCTTTATGTTCCAATATCGGTTTATGAAACAAATGATGCAATGATAATTAAAAGAAATCAATCATATATTTCATATGACAAAGTTGTTAAAGGAGAGAGTTCACTTGATCGGACAAATGGAGTATTATTAGCAAATGTCTCAAAAGTAAGAATTACTTGCCTTGATGATGATTTCTTAGATAAAGAGATTGAGATTTCTTTGAAAAAAGAATCTTCTTTAATTCATAAAAAAATGGAGTATACGAATTACCCATGCTTTGATATTGCTTTGTCTAACCAAACTCTTTTTATAGACCGATTTGAAAATCAGATAACTGGTGATTATTATGGTAGAGATGATTATTATTCTATTTATTATCATTTTAATTCACTTGGATATAAAGATGAACCAGAACCTAATCCAATTCAAGATACTTACGTGTATTATACAACAGATGAAGTTCTTGATAAGGTTGGTGATGATCCAAATTATGTATTTAAAAAAGATAGTGGAAGTAATGAATATATTCGAGTATTCCGTGATGGTCGTTTGATTTCAAAAAACCGTTATGAATTACTTTTGAATGAAGGACAATTTAGATACGGATATCCTAGAGTTCAGTTACTTGACATTATCAAAAAAGAAAGTGATATTGCAGTTGATGTGACACCATATCGTAATAAGTTAGTTTATTATCAACGAGAATTAAAATATGATAAAACGGATGATGATTTAAATCCAAATATTCTAACTATTGATTTACGTGGATACATTGATAAACCATTTGATATTCGATATTTTGAAGTATATTTAAATGGTCGAAGAATCAGCAGAAATAATATTTATCCAGTTGGTCCTTTTGAACTTAAACTTGCTGGTGTACATTCTCTTCACAACTTAGAAATCTATGAAAAAGATAGGGATTGGGAATATTATGGTTGTGATGCTAAGAATTACTATACAATTTCTGATTTATTAAATGAAATTTTTATGGAAGATGAAGTTCGTGACCGAGTAATCACTGACATTACTGGAAAAACACCAGATAATCATATTTGTGAAGAGCCAGAAGAATATGAACGTGATTTAAGTATTGAAACTTATTTCTTTGAAGCATTCTATTATAATAGACTTCTCCCTAAGAAATTAGCAGTTGGTGAATTAACAACTTTCATTCACGATGATATTCGATATAATTTCTCATTGATTTATAAACTCTTCTATCGCTATGATTCACATGAAGTGACAATTGATCAATGTGATATTATTATGAAAGATCTTCATGATGAAGTGATTAATGTTATTAATGAACCAGAAGATTATGAATCGATTATATTTAATGAAGAAATCAATGGTAAACGATTTGTTTCTTATGGATGTCCTGATAGAATTGAGATGTTTATTAACAATGGATTCAATGGTCTTTCTAAGAAATTAACATTTACTGATTTTGGAATTGAAGAAAAAACAAATAATAAAGATATCAAAGTTGTTTATAATCAGGGAGAATGGTATATTTTCTCATTGTATTCAGTGTATTATTATATGAGTACAGATGCAGAATCTTGGTATCGTAAAAAAATAACGGTGAAAGATAAATTATTCAATCGTTATCACTTATACCCAGAAGCAGTATTATCTTTTGAAGATAGACTTGCTGTTTTTGGTGATGTATATGAAAATGATAATCCAATTCGAGTAAATCGAGCAGTTGCTGAAACACAAGATGGAAAACATTGGGTTATTTCAAAAGTATTAACAGATGAAGAAATTAATCAAAACTTGATATACTCTCCGTATTTTTATAATATTGATAAAGTATATGCAAAGAAAGAAAATTCAATTTATTTAGCAGATAAAAATTATAATATTACTCAATTAAACATTTATCCGAACTGTACAGAAGAAGTTCAATTTGATATGATTCATTATGTTGAAAATATGGTTTATATTGTACTTTCTGATAAAGTGATGTATTCTACAAATGGATTAAATTTCTACGAATGGAATACTGATACTATAAAAGATTATAATCAAATCATGATGAGTTACACCAATGGAATTTTCTTCTATCAAGTTCGAAGAAAAAGTGTAGCAAAATATGAATATTATATTTCAAAAGATGGTATTCATATTGAGGAGTATGACCCTGATGTACCAGAAATATCAAATGTTGATAATACATTTGATTTATATCAAGATGAAAATACAAATAATTTCTATCTTTTCGATTATGAGAAAACTAGAAATGTAAAAACTGCTTATGCAATTAATGTTGTAAAGCAAATTCATGAAGGTGTTAAACATCCAGACCCATCACATGTTCTTTTATTAGACCCTGATGTTTATTATCATGGTGATGATCATGATAGATGGAATGTTTATATGACTGGAAATGATGATGAATTTATTGAAAAAGAAATAGAATCTGAAAAAACGAAAGTTTGAAAGGAGTGATATTGTGGCTAACACATCAGTATCATCAATTCAACCAAACTTGCGTTTCGGTACTTCGTTCTTAGATACGAAGTACCGTGAACGTGGAGTAAATGGTGAATCATTAATGGATAAAAGAACAGGCGAAGTTACTTATAAGAGAGTATCGGATGGTTCTGTTATTTATTTTGATCGTGAAAAATTAAAATTAGATGATTATATTGCACAGTTAAGTGCCTTGAAAAATGATTATCCAAAATTTAAATACCCTGCTTCCTATAATTGTAAAGATGCTGAGAATACGTTCTTTATGACAACTATGATTGATTTACAGGATTTTATCCAAAATTCAAGTGAAATTAAATATGGTGCAGGTGGAGTTTACAGTAATAACTTATTAGAAAAAAATGGTTCATTTACTTTCTCACAAGAAATGAATGGTATTTATCTGAATCTGATGGCTCGTCCAAGAGACCTTGCATTAATTGATTTTTGTGCAGGTATCTATAATCAGATTGTAAAGAATTATGAGGGTGAAGATGAAACTTTACTTTCCGAGAAAAAACTTTTTGATGAAAAAGGATATGAAGAATCCAATGCAAAAGTACAATATTTAGTCACAAGTTATGACCAGAACGGTGGAGTTACAACATTCTTAAAGAATGGATATGTAAGATTAAATCAATTCAGTCTTTCTGTATTTGATGAACTTAATATTACACGTGAAAATTCTAAATATTGTACAATTAAAATCATGAATGTTTCATTGCATAAAATGAAACTTGCTCTTAATTATGTTGTAAAAGATGAAAATGCTTTAAAAGTTTATAAATCATTAATTGATGATGATACAATGAATGAAAGAATCATTGCTCTTACTCATCTTTATATTGGTTCCTTTGTAACAAAAGATAATTATACAATTTTACCAACAGATTATAATAATCCATACAATCGTATTATTAACTTTATTCAATTACCAGCTTATGAATCTGCTTTAAAAACAATTGCTAAAGTTGGTTTTTCTGGTGCAGTTTATGTTAGTCCTTCAGAACCTGGTGAAGAAATTGTTAACGGTGTTACATTATGGATTGAAAGATTTCGTAATGTATACGCAAAAGGTGTTACTGAGGATATTGAAGATGCAGAAACTTCAATGAAAGACTTAGAAGATTTATTTGGAAAAGTTGAAACAATTGATGGTAGACTTACAAAAGATTCTACAGATTTGAGTGGATTCTTTGTTGGCTTAAAGAATGCATCTGGAAACTTCTCAGATACGGAAGAATTAACCAATTACACAATTGATAGTACATTAAAATGGTAGAATGAGGTGATAATATGAGTAGTGATGTTCGTGACTTTAATGTAAGTAATGCAATTGTAGATAAAAAATCTAATATGGAAAATATTCCAACAGATCATTTCATGATTGCTACACCAAATGATGGTAAAGTAGAAAATTATCAATTAAATCTTGATAATTCTATTAAGCATGTTTACTTGACTGGGGAATAAAGAAAGGAAGTGAATCTACATGGGTAAATTAAAGAATATTGGATATTCTGATAGTTTTCTTCATGAGATTATTGAAGAAGATGGTGTGAAAGAGAAAAAAAGAGTTATCTTTCCATCAACAAGATATGATAACGTGTTAAATCGTCCAACTGTCACATCTTCTATAAAAGAATCCAATAATTCAGATTTCATGTTAGTAACAACAGGTGAAGAAGAGGTACCTGATGCTGAGATTTTTAAAATGTTTAATCAAGACTGGTAAAGACAATATATTAATAAATTATTGAAAGGATGGTGTCAATTATGGCAGTAATCACAAAAGGTAGAATTTATGCACCTCCAGCTAATGCTAATAAACCATTAGATAGAGATGTTATATATCCAGAAACAAATATTGAAAGTGTTGTAACACGTCCAGATGGAACAACTTTAAAGAATGATATTGGACCAAAGGTTGTTGTATCTACATCACTTCCAGAAAAAGAGAAACCATCTGTAACAGGTCGTGAGGTATTATTAATTTCTGCTGCAACACAAGCAGTAAGTGATATTGTGATTGTCTGAGGTGGTTTTATGAAAAAAAATATGAAAGAATTTATTAGTTTCTTTATTGCAGGATTTTTATCTGGAATCATATCTATGTATATGATAAATATAAAATTTATAGGATGTCTTCTTATTGGTATCTTATGGGGATTTTTATTTGTAATGCAATTTCAGGTAGGAAAAGAAAAAGAAACTCCTCTTTCAGTTAAGCGATTCTTTAAAGGTTGTATGTTATTTATTAATGGGTCTGCAATTTATGGTTCTATTGAAGTTGCTTTTCGAGGACGAACACATATATCAATGCTTATTTGTGGTGGATTATGTTTTGTTCTTATTGGTTTAATCAATGAATTAGTAACTATGAGTATTGTATCACAAATGCTTATCTCATCTTTAATCATTACAGGATTAGAATTTGTAACAGGATGTATTGTAAATTTATGGTTACACCTAGATGTTTGGGATTATTCTAATCAAGCATATAATCTACTTGGACAAATTTGTTTATTATTTTCAAATTTGTGGTTCTTATTATCATTAGTAGGAATCGTTATTGATGATATGATTCGTCATAAATTATTTAATGAATCTTATCCAAAATATTACTTATAAAGTAAAAAAAGAAGAACAGAGAATTTACTCTGTTCTTCTTTTTTAACACATTGAAACGAATTAATCAAAGAAAAGTTCTCCGTTTTCAAAATAAATTCCATCTTTATTATTAAAAATTTTTTTAAGCATGTCTTCATTACTGACGGGTTTTTTAGGTTTTTTTCTTCATGTTAAATCTATCTTTTATATAAGATTCAACATTATCAATTGGAATAATTGGAATTTTATATTTCTTTGCTTTTGTAACAGAAGATGATTCTGTATTCTTACTTGGTACAATAAGAAAATCTGTATCTTTTGTTACATTATCTACAACGATGCCATTGAAACTCTCAATCAACTGTTTAATGGATTCACTTCGTATCTTAGTGAAACATGCTTTGAATCTACACTGAAATGCTCTAGAATCTCTAGCACTAATAATCTCTAATTCATCCATAAGGAATAATATCAAACTACGATTCTTTTGAACACCTTTTAATACAATCTTTGCTTTCGCATCTTTGATTCCGTTGATACAGGTGAGAGGAACAATTTCATCAGCATCTGCAAAATCCATTAATTCATCAATTGTATAAATTTTGAATATCTTTTGAAATAATTTCTTAGAAGCATGTGCAATTCCAATCGAACCAAGTAAATCTGCATCTACAACTTTTCGATGATTATTAATTTCATCAATGATATGATTTGCCGATATTTCAGCAAATCCCGGAATATTTTTGATGTCTTTCTTCTTTAACTTATATAAATCTTTAATTGATTTTAAGAGTTTATAATTATATAAAGTAGAAATTGTCTCATAAGAAATTCCACTCATATTCATTTTCTGAATATAATTTACAATCTTCTTTTTCTTTATATAATCACAATCTGGATTCTCACATTTTGGTAAAACAGGTTTTCCAGTCTCTTCATCAATTTTATAAGATAATTTATGCCCACATTCAGGACATCTCCTTGGTGCTTCGATTAAAGGATTCTTGCTCTTTTTACATTTTTCATCATTTTCATCAAAGACAAGATAAGGAATGATTTCATAGATTACTTTTACAATATCTCCTTTTGATAATTTCAAATCCCAGAATCGATACATAGACCCCAGTGAAATTCTCTGAATCGTGTTTCCTTTAATAACAACTGGATCAATAATGGCAATTGGGTTAATTGTACCAAAAGTTCCTACTTGAAAGATGATGTCTTTTAGCTTTGTGTATTCAAATTCTTCATTGAATTTATAAGCAACTTCAAATTTATTTTTAGCATCTTTACGACCTAACACTTTTTGAAGTTTTTTATTCTTTAGATAGATAACAGAGCCATCACATCGTAATCCATCAACATATCGATGTTGAAATGAGAACTTACGAATTGCTTCTACATCCTCTAAGGAACATACTAAAAATGGACGATCAAATACTTCATCAACTAATGTTTCAATGGATTCATTTCCATCCTTATCTAAGATACTAGTTCTTAATTTTACGATTTCCAAAAGTTGTTCTCGTCCATCTGCCTCATCACTATTAATAATAGAAGATACAATTGAACGAGTTGATTTATAATCTGTATTGTGTTCTTTGTTATACTTTGCTAAATCATCTTCTTTCATCATTACCTCTGTTTTTAAGCCATATGCTTTTCCTTTCATTTCAGGGCATACAACTTTACTTTCAATTAGTTTAAAAATAAAGGTAACATCTTCTGCTTCATTTAACTCAGTATTCCCTCGAGTAAGGGCTCTTTGTATCTTATTATTCTCATCAATCTCAAAAATGATAGAGACTCCATCCCATTTAGGAAAGATATACACTTCTTCTTTTGATAAATTTACATCTTCACCTGTTGAATCCTTAATTGACTTTTCTGATGTTTTAATCCAATCACTAAGTCTTCTTCTTGTTTCATTTGAAATATTCTCCTCATCATCTAAGGCATAAATCTTTTCAAGAGTTCCTCTTAAATGAGTATATTTATGATGAACAACATCTTTTCGTAAAACAGGTGTTGTAATAATATTGATGTCTTTATTTTCAAGAATTTCGTATAATACATCATAATCTTCATCTGAAATTGGTGATTCTTCAGTAGAATAGTTATAAAGAGATTGTAATATAAAGACTAAATCAGAAAGAGGAATATACTCTTCTTCTGAAAAATCTTTCATATTACTTCTTCCGCGATTCACCATAAACTGTACATATCGTTTTACCTCAGGCGTTTCTAATAAGAAACGAATATCTTTCATATTTTTACGAGATAAATGAGATTTCATATACTCAAATTTTTGTCCAATTGTTTTTAAGTTATTTACTTCTTCTAACATATTATTCACCTTCCTTTATGATTTCAATTACATAAGCACCTATACAATCAGGTTTCTTCATATTTATTTTTAATTTACAAGATTTTTTCTTTAATGCTTGTTTTTCATACTTTGTTAATTTGAGTCTGGCATCTTCACAATCATTATCAATAAATAATGCAAAATTAATTGGTAATAAATAATCACCAACTAAAATTCCTTCTTTATATGGGACTGTAAGATACCTTTTTTCAGTTAATAACTTGTATACAAATCCTTTAGATATAGCCTGATTTATTTTATTTAACATCTTAATATGATATTTATAACGTTCAATACAACCATATGATAGGCAATCATCAATAAGAGTTATTTCTTTATTCTTTAAACAAGGATGTCTTTCTAATATCTTAGATATGAATAATTCCTTGTCTTTTCCATTTGCAACATCTTCATTTGTGTATTCATAATATTTTTTTTCACGATATATCTCATTTGTAACTTGATAATAAGATGTAAAAAGTTTAGATTTTATAAGTATAGATGTAGAGCTGTATTTATCATGTTGTGTATAATCATAGTTCTCATCATTAATAATATAAAGACTTCTTTCATCATTTGTTGTTATATCAAATCCAACCGCTTTATCAGTTTCTTTACTTGTTATTAACTCAATCTTTTTAATTCCTTTATTTAATACACAAAAATCAAATATAGGGAATATATTTTTTATTGTGTATTTATACATATTAAACATTTCATTTACCATAATTAATCATCCTTTCTTATATTATCTATAATTACTATAAATATAATATATAAGAAAACCAGTGAATTAAAAGTTGCAGTAGAGAAAATCTACTGCAACTTTTAAAATTATTTTCCAGTATTAGAATCTTTAGATGAATCGGATTTATCTGGTGTAGTTGTTTCAGTTTCTTTTTTTGGATAAAAAGTATTTTCAATAAATTCTTTATCATCGTAATCATATCCTCTTTCTTCACAAATATAAACACGATACTCTTCATCAATTGAAACATAGTCTTTATAAATATTATAGGCTGTTTGTTTATAAGATAATACAGTGGTACCTTTATCATATGTATTTATTTCATCTTTCACTGCAGAAATATCAACCCATTTATTTTTGTTTTTAATAGCATATGCTAAGCCCTTTTTTCTACCATCTTTTATATCTTCTTTAGATAATAGATAAGCATAATATTTCATAATCATGTCTCCTTTCATTATAAATTGTTTTAATATAATGTGAAGAAAAAAAGAAGAGTTCATATAGATAAAATGACTCTTCTTTTAAATTGATGATGAAGATAGTTAGTCTTCATCATCAAATTCGAAATCATCCTCAATATCATCAAGGTCAAGATCTCTTTTTCTCATCGGTAATCCAATGAGACTTTCGATTCCTTTATATAACAAAGGAATCGAAACTGCTGTGATTGTTCCAGCAATTACATGTTGTAACATATTTTTTCCTTTCATGCTACTTCTCCTTTCTTGACCACCAATGTTTTTTCACTGGTGGTTCTTCTGGTTTCTTTAAACACTGAATATCTGAATCCAATGCTCTTACTCCGATATATGATGCCTCATAAATCGAAGCTGCACACACAAGTGTCAATGCACCCGCTACAACTGTTTTGAAAATCTTCATTATTTTGCCTCCTTTGTTTTACGAGACTTCTTTGTTTTTGTCTCGTCAGGAACTTCTTCTTCTACTTTATTAGAGAAGATGTTCATAATAACACCAACACCTGCTCCAATACAAGTTCCGATACCTGCGACAATTCCAGCTCCTTTTGATACTTTCTGCATATTTTCATAGGTTTTCTTTTTCATATTATTACCTACCTTTCTGGTTTTATAAGAGTTTACCATCTCTATATAGTTATTATTGTTATTCACGAATATAGTATATAATTGAAAAACCTATTTATACTATAAAATTATTGATTATCGAAAAATTCCATGTGAATAATGTGATAACCCGCAAAAATGAGTAGTATTTAATACTACGAGATATTTTAGCATAGGAACGACATAATACCGGATAAGAGATTCCTATTGCTAAAAATGTGAAAATCACTGCTAATGGTGGTACTACTAACTTTATATTACTAAACCGAACCATCAATTCAAAGATGATTAGATTTATCATGATTGCTAAAAAAGGAATAATCGTCGCATAAAATCTGGCTATTCGCAACGATTTTTTGAAATCACTTTCATCTTCATAATCTATATTAGAAATCTGATCAATTCTTGGTTTTGCAAGAAGTTTTAAGATTTCTTCAAGAATATACACAATAACTGTAATTCCACATACAAGTAATAATGTTCTTAACATTTAATACTCCTTTCCATCTTGTATTCGTGATTTTCTTGAAACATAATCGCCATCTGTGACAATTTTACCTCTGTCTACATATGGCAAGAAAATTTCACAATCTAAATCAATAGAAGACGTTGATGTGTAATGTTTTGAATAACTCCCATATTGATTAATGAGAGCTCTATGTTGATTTATAGCATCATTCAAATCGTGACCCTCAAGAATTAATCGTTCTTCAATTAAACCTAAAAGGTCACCAACTTCTTCTAAGTTAATACTAGAACCAGCCAACATAGAATTTGTCCTTTTCTTAATCATTTGGTTCAAACGTCTAGTAACATGATAAAGTCCTTGAAAATCATCAACATTCATTTTCTTAATGTCTTCTAAACATTCAGGACATCGTCCTTTAATTATTTTCTTGATGTTGTTCCTCAGCATCGTATTTTTTGGTATCATCCAAGTCACCTCCTTTAGATATTGGTATTTCTCGTATAATCTTTTTATACAGAGAATATAACTCAACTTGTTTATGTAACAAGTATTTTATCTTTTGTGCGTCTGAAAGATGTCTTATTCCATTTATTAAAGTATCATCTTTCAGTAACTCATACAAATCATGATAATATTTATTTAATTCTTCAGGATTTGTTGAGATTGCTTCTTCAATAGCGTCTATTAATATAGACGTTTGATCGAAGGTATGCACTAAATCTGCTGAAATCGATTTTTCACGATCAACTATAAAACTAACTACCATTAGAAATGCTAATGATACAAAAACTATGATGATTATCAATTCATCCATATCATTTCTCCTTTCTGAATAAAAGTTAGTGATAAGTATACCTCTAATAAAGTATACTTATCACTAACCAAGTAATAATAATTTGCATCAAGTGTAATATCTGATCGAGAACAGAACTAATTGATTTCTTATTTGATTTCAAATTATCAATATAAGCATGTATAATAACATTAAAAAACAAAACTGGATAATATAACTTACCTGTTTCAAAGAAAAACGGTAATAAGATAGATATTCCCCAAACAAAGGAATGTAAGAGTAAACCAAAAATATAGTTATACTTCCTACCATTTGATTTCTTATGCCGATTTTCCCACCAGTCCTTTTTCTTAATCAAACTATTGCTTTTGCTCTGTAAATAAAAATCAGATACAAAATGACAAAAAATCATCAATACTAGTTTATTGCATTGATTCATGTCATTCACCCTTTCTAGTTTCTTTATTTAATTGTACTGTGAAACTAGAAAAGATGACCACAAAGTGTACGAAAACTATAATCAATAGCATATTTTACATGTTCATACACTTGTTTTGATGATTGGTTTGGCTCAATCAAAATTCGATTATGCCAACCTAAAGATTTGTCATCTTTCAATAGAAGATCATCTTTTTGTTCCCTTTCAAGAACTTTAAGAATCTCTTCTTTTTTATAACTAGATTTATTCGAACGATTTAAAATTCGTTTTAATCTTTCATGATATGAAAGATCAAGAATTAATGGAACAAAACTAATTATTACATCGTTCTTAGATGATTCTTTGCCAAGTATTTCTTTGATGTCCTTAGCACCATCAATTGTACTAATGACTACATACTTGTCACCATCTTTAACTTTACTCATATCTGGTATATATGTACCATAGTACCACGTTTCTCCAGTTGTTTCAATCTGATATTCACGTGATTCAAGCACAATACCACTTTTCATCTTTTCAAGATACTCTTCATATGAAATGAAATCGTATCCTGACTCATCATCATATCTTTTTGGTCTCGTTGTGAATAATTCAAGTTCTTTATATCCATCTTTGACCAAATATTCCTTTATAGTATCCTTACCGGAACCTGACATTCCGATAAGGATTACTAATAAGATATGTTTCATATTACCACCCCTCAATATCCTCAAATACAGCAGGAAGAAGTTCTTTCATTTCACTAAGTAATGGACAAACTAATTCCCTCATCTGAGGATGGGCTGCTAGTGCAGTTCTTAATTTGAAGAAATGTCTCCACTCTCTTAAATTCATTGTAACTACAATTTCTGTTTTCAGAGAGTTTGGAAGTACTGTACGTGCTTCCTGAGGACTAGCACCATCTTCGAGAAGATTCAAATAGGTCCTTTCAATATTCATCATTTCTTCAACCCATTTTTCATACTTCTTATCACCATCTTTTACATGTGGTTCCTCAAAGAATGTTGGGATGATAAAACTTACATCACCACCGAACTTATCCGAAGAGTAATTACAGTATCTAGTACTCTCCTGACTAAATGAGGCAATGCGATGTCTTACAATTTCATGAGACACACCTCTGTCTGTTGTAAAACGGACAGAAAATGAGACATGCTCAAGAACTGATTCATGTCCCCTTTTAATGATCATCTTTACAAATCTTTCAGCCGAGTCATCTGTAATCTTATCTTCACTCTTATAACAGACTCGACCGATCCTTTCAATTTTTCGCATAACATATTTAGGGTCTAAATTATCAATAATTTCATAACCCTGTCTCAAAAATTTAGCCATAATTTAATATCCTCCTTATTTTTTGTTTTTATGAGATAGTTATGCTGATTCTAAATCTTCAAATATCTCATATAATTCTCCTGGCACAATTACAAAGTCTCCACCTTTATGGAGAAATTCATATCCGACCGTTACACCATTTATACTTTTCATAGGTATCAACTCGATAACTTCTCCTTTATTTAAAGTTACTGAAGAAGAAATTCTTCGTTCTTCTTTCACCTTCATCTTCATTTTCTTTTCCTCCTTATTTTCTGTTTCTTTCTCAGCTACTTCAACTGAGAATTTAATACTTTTCCCTCTTAAAGCATCAATTAACATTTCTTTTGTGTATTCAGGACTTATCACTTCTGAACCGTTCTCGTCATATGTTTTAAAAGTATAACCATATTTTGATTTACGGATTTCAGAAAAATCATCAATTTCAAGTCCACCTGCAAAGATGCTTGTAATGAACTCATTGAGGATCAATGGACAAGTATCTTTTGTCGCAATGTCTAAAAGATACTCATTAGTAAAGATATCCGCTAAATATCCACGTAACATCTTTTCTTTTTCACGAAGCATCATCTCCATGAATTCTACGATTATCTTATCAATCTCATTATTTTGTCCGGGTCTCCGATTTGAAAAGACATCTTTAACCTCTTTAATATCATTTGTTGATATTTGGGATAATGATTTTCCTCTCACTAACTCTACATCATAATACTTCATAATAATTACCTACCTTTCTTATTTTTTATTCAATGATTACATCTATATCATTTGGATGTGGAGGCATAGCTTTCTTCCTCCTTATCTAGAATATAATAATTAGTGTATCCATGTTTTTTGTATCTTCTGATCATGCACGCTGCCCTAATCAAGGAGATCTTTCTAAAATCTCCACATGAATACTTTTCAGTATTTGATTCTTTATCATAAAACCAATGGTCCTCAAATTCACCACACACTGGACAATATGACAATGCGGATGGATTATAATGCTCTACTCTAAAATATCCATCATAATTTACCAACCTTTCTTCACAACCTGTAGCAGTCTCAAATATAATTCTGCTACAGTTTTTGATTTCTTTTTTTATTTTTAAAATTGACATATTGCTTACAACATCCATCATCAGAGAATGAAGTAAATATGTCAGAAATCCATTTAAAATATAAAGATCTGTTGTTATTTCCCTCTGTGCCATCGGGATATCTAACCAATCTTTTCTTAATGTCAAAAACTGATAGAAATCATCTTTTGAAATTGAATCAAACATCGGTTTAAGAGAAAAACGGATTTCCTTGTCTTCAGGCTCTATTGGTATGAATGTATTGTTTTTATGCCAAACTAATCTGTTATAATAACTTGGTATTTTTGATATTATTTTTGATAGAAATCGATCAAAAACTTCTTTTAGTTTTTGATCTTCTTCACTTCCATCCTTTACAATAATATCAAGAATAAAGTTATTCTCAACGCTTACCAATAATTCATCAAAGTTCCCTTTTTCAGATTCATCAGCATCAAAACAACATTGTAGTTTCATATCACTATATCGTGCATCAATTGTAAAAATATTATTATTCTTATCTTTAGAAGACACACGATAATCTTTAGAATTGTTAAAAGATGAGAATGAATATCTAAATATAAGTATATATTTAGATTCTTTTTGAATAAGATTAATTTTATCCTCAATTTCTTTAACATATTCCATTATTTCAATTATTTTTTCATTCATAATTATCACCTCTTTTTTTATCATTTTTCATTCATGATAATGTCTACGTCATTTGGATGTGGGGGAGGAGTAACTTCATCCTCCCCTTTACTTTTACGCATGATATAACAATCAGTATATCCTTGTTTTTTATAATTCTTAACAAGAAATGCTGCCTTGTTCAAGGAGATCTTTTTATAATCTCCACATGAATATTTTGGATCATCTGATTCTTCATCATATAACCAATGGTCCTCAAATTTACCACATACTGGACAGAATGTAAAATCAGCAGTTGTAGAATGTTCTATTCTAAAACAACTACCATCTCTCACTAACAAATCAGTGAAACCATAATTTCCTCCAGTATAGCAACTGTTTTCTTGATAATCTGAATAATCATCAAGAATAATTAGCTCACAATTTTCTACTCTCTTTTTTATGTCAGAAATTGACATATTTTTCATAGTTTTTTCACTCATAATTATCACCTTTCTTTTATTATCCATTTTAAATCTTGTATCAAATAACCCATAAAAGAGCAACCCTGCTATTCAAATGATGAATCTATTGGTATTATCACAGTAGATTCTAAGGAATCAAGTAATGATGCCAAAAAACCATTTAAAATAGCAATATTAATCATTATAGTCTGAGTTAACATTGGAATGTCTGACCATGATTTTCTTAATGCTAAAAAACGGTAAAAATCACTTTCTGAAAATAATGCACCTGACGCATTGAATCCAAATTTAATTTCTTTATAACGATGACCTGCTTCATCATTTTCATAAATAAATAAATTATTGAATAGCACAGATGACGAGCTGTATATATTGAAAACTTCTTTTAGTTTTCTCTCTTCATCACTTCCTTTCTTCACAATAGCTTTAATACTGATAATATTTTTAGCATTAAATGACATTTTTGTAGAATGTAAAAACCAACATTCTAATGTCATATCACTATATGATGATGATATTCTAATTATATCAGCATTTTCAACTGGTGTTACATGGAAATCTTTACTACCATCAAATGCAGTAAATCCCAAGTTAATACAAAAAGTATACTTATTTTGAGATTCTTTTTCGATTTGATCGATATAAGATTTCATAATCTCTATCCCCTTCTTTATATTTTCATTAGTTTTAAACATAATTGTATCACACATAATATAACCTTCTTTCTTAAAATGGAATATCGATAATATCATAATCATCGATTCCTTGATTTTTTAATTCACATACTCTTTCATTCTCATCAGAATGGTCTATTTCTAATATATTTGTTTCACCATCCTCATCAGAATAAACTAAATACCTCATTTTAACACCTCCTATATTTTTTACATGGCATACTATCAATTGATTCTATGAAAATAATATATAAATACAGTAAGGGAACATACTAAATTTACAATTTTCATTTAAATACGAAAAAAATAAGAATGTAATACAACTATTATTACATTCTTATTTTTAATTATAAATATGACTTTTAAAAGACATTAATGACATTCTTTAAAATTGTATTAAGAATCAACAATTTCTACTATTCTTTGAATGATGAACCGATGTATAAGTTACCGGTTAATTTGCTATTAAGTCTTAATACATTTTCACCACAAATAGTAACATTACCTAATATTGAAGAATTGTCTTGTATTTTAGCATGTCCGAATATATCAGCATGTCCAGCAACAATGGAATTATCTTGAATACAAGTATGTCCATGTATGATAGTATTACCAAATATTTTACTGTTATCATCTACTTTAGAATGATTAAATACATTGGCATGATCATAAATTCTAACATTATCAGAAATTATAGCAGACCCGTAAATTCTAGCCTTATCATATATTATTGCATTGTCACTTATAATTGCTTTACCATATATAACAGCATCATCTTTTACAATAGCCTCATTTTGTATTGAAGCTTTATCAAATATCTTAGCATTTCCGAAAACTTTTGCATCATCATAAATCCAACAATCACCCCTGTGAGAAAGATTATATTCAGATTGTATCCATCCACCAAAATCACCTTTCTTTACATAACCATTCACATCTTTTAATGCTTGGATTCTATGTAGAATATGACCATTGAACTCCATAATTTTATCTGTCAATTTCTACTATTCATTCATATTGATTATTTCCTTTCTTTTTTGTAATAATAAATCAATTATTATCGTATATCAAAGTTTTTTTAATCCATCCATATACATGTAATTGAGATTCATTATTTTAATACATCCGTCTTCTTTCGTGATATAAAGGTTAGGTTTTTTGTATTTCTCTTCAGTATCAATCAAAATAACATCTTCGACCACAGAACTAAAACGCACACTAACATTCTTTAATTTAGATTTTTTACCCACAATAACTTTATCACCAGCATATGAATTTTCAAGCACTGAATCATCTTTAATAATAGCATTACCATTAACTAAAGAATCAATAACGTGAGCTGAACCAATTACTTGAGCATTATCTGTTATTCTGGAATCATCTACTATAGAACTTCCAGATACTTTTGCATTTTCATATATAAATGTATCCCCAGACACTTTTGCATTATCTTCCACAGTCGCATGATACGATACAGTTGATTCATCATGTATAGTAGCATTATCACAAACATGTGCCCGATTAAATACTTTTGCTTCATCATAAACCCAACAATCACCTTCCTGTGAAAGGTTTTCTTCAGATTCTACCCATCCTCCAAGATCACCTTTCTTTACATTTCCGAAGTTTTTTAATGCCTGAATACGATAAACTTTTCGATCACCATAATTCTTTACAGTTCCTGTTAATTCATATTTCTTACCCATATTAATTCATCCCTTCTTCTTCATTGTCTTTATAAGTTACTAAATATGGTTTACCATTTTCATCCAGATAATCATAAGAAAGATAAAATACGTTATCAAAACATTCGTTAAGATCCATTGTACCTTCCCTCCAACATTCAATCTTTTCAAGATTTGGTAAGTATTCTTCATTTCTTATTGATTTTCTATTTAAAAATGCATGTTTCATATTACATCTTTTCTCATCATCTTCATAATAGAAATTATATCCGAGAATTGATGTTGGATCTTTTAATCCATTTTTGATTAAGTCTTTTCCTTTTCCTATGTAATCACCGAAAAGTTTTCCACTATCGGATATTATTATGTCATTATCTTTTATTGCATATATGACATTTCCCCTTTTCTTTTTTGTTTTTGCAGATTGTTGCAATCCCATATGAGATAGACTCTTTTTTCTTCTTATTTCTGCTGACTCCACATAATGTGGTGTTACTGCTATTTTGTTATAACCATACATAGGATTCGCTGAATCATATAATTTAATATAATAATTCTCACGTTCTGTAAGTTTTTCTTCTGGACACTTTTCTTCTATTTCGAATTTAAAATTAACTAATCCTTCATCAATCAATGCTTTATTAATTCCTGACTTATGAGGTTTTGTCCAAGGATTTTGATAATCACTTATCCTACTTTTTAAATTCCTTGTCTGTCCAATATATACTTTCTTTGACACCAAATTGGTAATTTTATAAATACATACTGTATCATTACTTAAATCTTCTTTAGGTACTGAAATAAACATATCAGTAACCTCCTTTCATATAATTATTCTAAAAGATAATATATAAAGGAAATTACTGATAATTTTCTATACTGTAGCAAAATGATATAAATCAATTAATTGTGACTTTTCAATTGTGAAATAGTTATTGATAAGTCCGGTATCTCTTGAAATAATCATTCGCTTAATTGGGTCAAACTTTCTGAACATTCTCACGAATTCTTCATTCATCATACCAAGCATATTAAGAACATCTCCATCGAAATCTGCGTTTAATCCTGGTAAAATCGCAAGTGGACATATTATGCGATTATTTTAGACTATATCTTCATTAATATATACTATTACCAAATATATTAATGCCTCCCGTTTCGGATTTTTGTATATATTATATACTCACCTACATTTCGTCCTATGATTGGACCTACTCGATTCTAATTAATAATTAGTCTTTCCCTAGTCGTTGAACTCATATCTTAATATTATTATATTAAGATACTTCGCTGCGTCGATTGTCTCTATTCTTAACCTTTTTACTATACCTTAGGAGTTACCCTTTGCCCTTATGTATATCACTATCATAAGTTAGTAGTTAAGACTTAACGAGAGTTCCCCGCAATTAGAGAGGTTTTATATCAGCTCCACTTTTTCAGTTAACTGATAATGTAAAATCTGTATCATCCTTTTTTACATTTCTTATTTTCATTAAAAGTAATGAATAGAAATTCCGATAAATCTAATACATCACTGTATAGTCTGACTATATCTTTATTATAAATACTATTACCATATTTATAATACCTACCGTTTCGTAAAGCATCAATTTCATGCACCTAGTATATAATACTAGTCTACTCTACTCAGTTATTCAGTTAAGCATTTCTCTTAACTTATCCTTTCGATAGTCGATGAACTCATATCTTATAAATATAAGATACTTCGCTGCGTCGATTGTCTCTATTCTTAACCTTTTTACTATACCTTAGGAGTTACCCTTTGCCCTTATGTATATTACTATCATAAGTTAGTAGTTAAGACTTAACGAGAGTTCCCCGCAATTAGATAGGTTTAATGACACCAAACTTCTATTAGTGTCGGATTTCGATTGATTAATATTCTTGGTTTTTCTTTCTTTAAGATGTACAACATAATTTCATAAATGTGCTGATTAAACTTATAACTATTCTTCCATTTATGATATGCTTTTGATAACTGTATGTCGTTAATCTTCATCATATAATAAATAATCTTATATTTAAATAAGATTCTAAATGTATGATAAGATACATCAATTTCCCCATCATGTAAAGATGGATCTGGAATAATTACGTTACGAGCCGTATAATTTCAAATATTCTCTATGTTATCCATAGAAGTTTAGACTATATCATTATATTATATTCTGTTACCAAATATAATACACTCACCGTTTCGTAAAGCATCAATTTCATGCACCTAGTATAATATATACTAGTCTACTCTACTCGTTTATTCACATAAGTATTTCTCTTATGCTATACTTTCGATAGTCGTTGAACTCATATCTTATAAATATAAGATACTTCGCTGCGTCGATTGTCTCTATTCTTAACCTTTTTACTATACCTTAGGAGTTACCCTTTGCCCTTATGTATATTACTATCATAAGTTAGTAGTTAAGACTTAACGAGAGTTCCCCGCAATTAGATGAGTTTATAAAGCTCGTCAAATTATAACGCACTAACGAGCCACCTAATAGTTTTCCTCGAATCCATCCTTCTTTACCATTAATCATATCAAAGTTGAAATCAAAGATGTTGTTTACACGCTCTTGTATTCTTTGTAAGATAAATGGATGCTCAATTGGATTACAATTTTTAATACTTTCTGAAAGATTAAAGAGAGGATTAATTTCTCGATCAATACCATTAAAATAAAAAGTATCACTTGTGACACTTTGCGGACGTAACATTGTCGTATAAATCGGAATATGAGAAGCAAATACTTTAGATTTGTTCTCTTTTAGATATTGAAGATCATCGTATTTTTGTTTTCTTACTGTCTGAAAATAAGTAAGAATATTTTCATATTGGTTCATGAATTCTTCAATACCAAATCCAGAATAAGGAGAAAGTGGTTCTGTATCTTCTGGTACATATTGACTTCGATGTCCATCTGTATCGACACGTTGTTTACAATCAATAATATCTGGAAAGATTTTCTTTCCAATCGCTTTTACAAGAAGCTGATAAAAGAATGGATTAATAAATCTTGCATTTCCGGTACAAATCCATCCTGTTGTTTTTACATTACTTCCTTTACTTTCAATTTTTGTTTTACAAATGGGACATATTTCCCCTGCAAATTGTCTTCCTTTAAAATTTCCACACTGACAACGATAACGTTCAATAAATGCCTGTTCATCTGAATACGTTGTACCATAAAGTGGAGATTGCGGACCATAAAGAGACTTTTTTCTTTCTCGATCGATTTTTACTTCAGCAGGTTCTGATATAATAAAGCCATTACCATTTATCATATCGTCATAAAATAAAATGTCCCAACTAAGTCGATTGATTCTTACAATTTGTTTACCCAAAACAAAAATCACACTCCTTTTATTAAATAAAATTTTAAAATAATGTGAAGTCAAATATCCAATTATAGATATTTGACTTCACATATTTCAGTCTCATAATAATATTACATAAAGAAAACTTACTGCTTGATTCTGAAGTATTCTTTACAAAACGTATGATAATCCACCTATTTAATTAACTTTAAATTACTCTTCTTCTGATGTCACTACCTCTAATAATCTTTCAGTAACTAAGAGAAGATCGTTGACATCAGAGATTGCAGTCTGAATCTCACGATTGATTTTCTTGGCTCTTCCAAATAAAATATCAAGAGTTTCTTTTTCTGTTAATTTCTTACTGTATGGAGCTGGCATAATAGAACAAGTAAAACTTGTATAATCTACAGTCAATCGCATATTTGGAGATGCAGGATCATTAATTCTTTTTACAATCGTTAAGATTTTTTCCAATTTATTTAAGTCAATTCCAATAAAAGTAATTGACCCTTTTGGTTTTACATTAAGCGTATAATTACCATCTTCTAGCATATATAGTTCATATACATTACTATTTGGAATAAAATTCACAAATTTATTCTCTTCACTATTTAATTTTTCTTGTAATTTCAAAACTTCATGAAGAGGTTCTTGAAGTGCTACATTTGAGAAAATTACCTTTTCTGCAAAACCAATTTCCTTTAATTTTTCTAAGTTGGTTTCAATCTCTTTTCCAATCTTTTCAATTCGTTTTTCATCATCAGTTGCATTGTAATGCATTTTATTTACTATCATTTTATTTTCCTCCTTATTTTTTGTTTCTTCTTTATTAGAACGAATTTCATCATCTCTTTCTGTAGGAGATGTAAAGTTATATTGAGTTACTCGAACATCATCCTCAATAAGTCTCTTAAGAATCATAAGAGTACTTATATTAACATAGTTTTTCACATTTGGTTCATTACGTTTTCTTAATTGCTCTTTCACATTTAATAAACAAGTTTTCATATCAATATTCTGTGTATTAATATATTCTGAAAACATCTCTCTCATTTGTTTCGCGATATTAGATTTAGAGTTTTCATTATTTTCTCGTCGTTTTTCTTTGACTAACTTAATGTAAGTATGTAAGAACGCATCCATTGCCTGCAGATGTTTGATTACTATTCCATCTAAAGAACTAATAATTTCATCATCTGCTTCATGTATAAAACGATAATACATACTAGTATCAACAGTAATATTTTTTGGTGTTATATATGTGTATCCATCTTCACATACTATAGTAAGAGTATCTTTATAAATTTCATTTGTAGCAATCAATGACTTTATAATTAACTCTGATGATATTATTGATAAACTAATATCATCAAATACTAAATATCCATCACATTCAATTTCAATGATAGAAAGAGAACCCGTTACTCCATCATAATAATAATTTATAGAATAATTGGATTCATCTGTAATAAAATTTTGTTTTTTTCGTTTATTAAAGTGAATTTTAGATATTTTACATCCATCAATATATGGAAATTCACTTTTCGCAGGATAAACTGCAATTTCAGGTGATACATGATGTAAGTCTATAAGTGTACTAATTTTACGTTGGATTCTTTTTTCAATATCATTTTCTAATTTTCTATTCATTTTTTTCACTCCTAATCTTGATTATTGTTTAAATTTAATATATAAAGTATCTTCTTTGATATATGATGTATATCCATCACCTCTCAATAAAGTAATGATTTCACCAATAAATCTAAATTTATTTATAGTAATATCTGCTCCTAATAAATCATCAATCAATTCTAAAATCTTGATATCATTATTTGAAAAACCCATGCTATTATACTTTTTTATTACTACAAAATATTTTGAAATTCCATCTCGATATTGAATCTTTTCAACCGTTTTATATATTCCTTCTTCAAAGAATATTATTTCAATAATAGTTGCTGCTATTCGTATTAAAGATTCATAATCACATCCACATGCTTCCAATCGTTTATTTATCATAATATTAAATTTATCTGAAACCTCCATAGCAGTAATTGGTTTTAAATTTTTCAATTGATCTGACATATTAATTCATCCTTTCTTTGATTAATTCCATAATATCACCATACAATACCTGCTCAAATGCAAGATTCACTGTATTTGATATAAACTTTTTAGAAATTAATGAAATCACAAAAGCATCCCATAATGCATTATGTTTGTAATCTTCGTTATTTTCAGTTTTCGTACCAAATATTTCCAGATTCTCTACAAGATCTTCTCTTGTCTTATCAAAAGCGTATTTTTCAATCTCACTTGTATCAGTCGATTTTTCTTTTTCACCATTTTTCTCCAATTCTTTTTCTACTCTAAATCTCTGATAGAAAAGAACCGTTGATATATCAATTACCATCGGATTGATATTTTTTGGTAATTCTTTTGTTCTTTCATCCATCAGTAAGTCAAATATTAATACACCATCATAATGACAAACATCTGAAACAAAAGTGGTATAATCACTTATTCTACTTAAAAACTTAAGTAATCTTTCTCTTACATTTTTCTTAGTACTATCCACAGTATTGTAACTTTTAAGTATAAATTTTTTACTACTTACAATTCTTTCACTAATTCCTGGTTTTCCTAATTTTGGAAGAATATTCTCTTTTACAAAGTCAGAACATTTTTCCTTATTATAATCACTTAAAATTGCATAAAAGGAATCTCCTTTTTCACTAATCACTCCAATACTAATAAGTTCTGCATCTTTTCCTAAATTTGTAAATTCTGTGTCTACATAGTATAACATATTTCATTCATTCCTTTCCTCCATAAAATAAAGAATTATGATAGAAGTAAAAACTTTCTATCATAATTCTTCTTTACATTAAATACATTTTAAGAAAAACAAGAGTTCATCCGAGATTTTATCTTCATTATAAACAATTGGTTTTCCTAACATTTCTGGTTCTTCATAAACTACATAAGTAAAATTCGTATTGATAATCGAAGATAATACTTGTAATATGTAGTCTTTCTTTAATTCCTGCAGATGCTTATACTTCTTTTCTACTAACTGCTGATACATATAGTTCGTTTCAATCTTTGAAATAAACTTGTTGTTTCGAATCATTCGAGTAGAAACTTTTTCTTCCAAATTTCCTGTTAGAATATAGGGAAGAATCGCATCTGTAAATTCATTTTCTTTCTCATCATATCCAGCCTCAATTAAGAGTTTCTTCTTTAATAAAAGTAATAAATGAAGATAATCTCTTCTTGTTAAAAGGTTCAAATCACGATAATCCGTAAAATATTCTGCAAAGTACGAATATACCAATTGAATCTGAATAGGGCTAGGAATATGATGGTCCCTATAATATTGAATTTCTTCATCTGAGATTGGAATATCAATCTCTCTTTGAATACGTTCAATACAATTCTTAATATTGAACTCACTAAGAGTTGTAATACCTTCATCAATCTTAGTCAAATTCATCTCCATCTTCTATCATGTTAATTACCAATAATATATAAATAAGTGGTGAATATTATTGGTAATTATTCATTATGTCACCATAATGTACAGACTATATCTTCATCTTTATATTCTATTACCAAATATAAAGAGCCCCCCATTTCGCAAAGCATCAATTTCATGCACCTAGTATATATACTAGTCTACTCTACTCAGTTATTCATATATAGATTTCTCTATATATTATCCTTTCGATAGTCGTTGAACTCATATCTTATAAGTATTACTTATAAGATACTTCGCTGCGTCGATTGTGTCAATGATTATTCTTTTTACTATACCTTAGGAGTTACCCCTTGCCCTTATGTATGTCACCATCATAAGTTAGTAAATAATCATTATAGACAGTTCCCCGCAATTAGAGAGGTTTAGCCAGAACTCGAATGAAGAATCCTGTCCAGATAATCCATCACTATTTTTTGTGTTAGAAATCTCTGTCATTGTTTTCTCATACTGCTCCTTAAGAAAATACAATATATTCATATAAGTTCGTTACACTTATATCTGTTTTATACAGCTATACATTATGTATAGATTAGACTATATCTTCATCTTTATATTCTATTACCAAATATAAAGAGCCTCCCGTTTCGTAAAGCACCAATTTCGTGCACCCAGACTTCTGGTCTACTCTACTCGGTTATTCATATATAGATTTCTCTATATACTATCCTTTCGATAGTCGTTGAACTCATATCTTATAAGTAATACATATAAGATACTTCGCTGCGTCGATTGTCTCTATTCTTAACCTTTTTACTATACCTTAGGAGTTACCCTTTGCCACTAAGTATATCACTATCTTAGTTTAGTAGTTAAGACCTAACGAGAGTTCCCCGCAATTAGAGAGGTTTTATATGAACTATTTTTAAGTTAATTCATCTGAAATTTAATACATTTACACCATCATGTTATCCATGAGGATTAGACTATATCTTCATATTATATTCTGTTACCAAATATAATACGCCATCCGTTTCGTAAAGCACCAATTTCGTGCACCTGAATTAATTCAGTCTACTCTACTCGTTTATTCAGTTAAGTATTTCTCTTAACCTATACTTTCGATAGTCGTTGAAGTCATACCTTACTTATAAGATACTTCCCTGCGTCGATTGTCTCTATTTCTAGTCTTTTTACTATACCTTAGGAATTACCCCTTGCCACTAAGTATATTACTATCTTAGTTTAGTAACTAGAACTTAACGAGAGTTCCCCGCAATTAGGATGGTTTGTCCAGATATAAATTTCTTTATATCATTGCGACTATTAAATTAATCGTTTTATTAACACATTTTTCAATGTAGACTATATCTTTATTGATATATTCTATTACCAAATATATCAATACCTCCCGTTTTGGATTTTTGTATATTATATATACTCACCTACATTTCGTCCTATCATTGGACCTACTCACATCAAACCATCAGAATATTATATTCTTTTAGATATTTCTATCAATATGGTTGTCTAGCTTTCCCTAGTCGTTGAACTCATATCTCATAAGAGATACTTCGCTGCGTCGATTGTATCAATTAATAACCTTTTTACTATACCTTAGGAGTTACCCCTTGCCACTAAGTATGTCACCATCTTAGTTTAGTAGTTATTAATTATAGATAGTTCCCCGCAATTAGAGAGGTTTTGGTTGAACCTAATATTGATCCAACAATGTTCTCCTTGTATTTTTTCTGTTTCACCTATTTTAATTAGACTATATCTTTATTGATATATTCTATTACCAAATATATCAATACCTCCCGTTTCGTAAAGCACCAATTTCGTGCACCTGATTAAATCAGTCTACTCTACTCGTTTATTCAGTTAAGTATTTCTCTTAACCTATACTTTCGATAGTCGTTGAAGTCATATCTCATATAAGAGATACTTCCCTGCGTCGATTGTGTCAATAATTATTCTTTTTACTATACCTTAGGAGTTACCCCTCGCCACTAAATATGTCACCATCTTAGTTTAGTAAATAATCATTATAGACAGTTCCCCGCAATTAGAGAGGTTTTATACTGGAACATGAAACGTCTATCCCAGTGCTCATTGAACAAATATTTCGTGTTTTTATATTACACTGACTATATCTTCATTAATATATACTATTACCAAATATATTAATGCCCCCCGTTTCGGATTTTTGTATATATTATATACTCACCTACATTTCGTCCTATCATTGGACCTACTCGATTCTAATTAATAATTAGTCTTTCCCTAGTCGATGAACCCATATCTCATAAGAGATACTTCGCTGCGTCGATTGTCTCTATTCTTAACCTTTTTACTATACCTTAGGAGTTACCCTTTGCCACTAAGTATATCACTATCTTAGTTTAGTAGTTAAGACCTAACGAGAGTTCCCCGCAATTAGAGAGGTTTTACATGATCAAATACTTTAACCATGTTTTCTGAGATAATTACTTTTCTCACAAATTTGTTAATGACTGAATACTTATCTACACCAAAAATTTCTCTTTGTTCAAAGATTGTACTGTTATGTGCAGATGCATCCAGTACTTTTGTTTTACAATAAACAAAGAGCTTATTAAACATATTGACGTTTCCGGAGAACAAAGGAAACAGTCTTTCATAGAACTTGTAAATCAAATCACTGTCTTTATCCAACTTATTCATATTATTAATCGTAAGATAATGAAAAAGAATCGGTGACATGATTTTAATACCAAATGAGATTCTAAGAAGAATCTTAATATGTTCATTGGTGAATTCAAGACTTTCTAAGTAGTCTTTATTCTTTTTATATTTCTTTCCATCCCCTTTTTCGATATCATCTAAGTAATTTTCTTCTACCATACGAGTAATCTTTTCACAAAGCCTTGGAGTGAAAAGAATCTCGTATATCATATCAATCAGTGCAGAAGTATTTGTTTCATTAAATACTCTCTCTTTATCAAGAGCATACTTAATCTTCAAATAAGCCATTGCTAAGTCATTCTCTGTATCATAACAATTCATAAAAAAGTTTGTATACCTTGTAATGACTGGTAACTGGTTGATATAACTAGATTTTTTAATAATAAATTTAGTTAAGGGTTTGAGATTTGGTTGATTGAAAATCTTGTCAAAATGACAGACAAAAATATTTCCATCTTGTTCCACCATAATCTCAGATTTCTTTGGTTTCCAGATATTGATTTTGCTCTTTAATTTCGAGCGATCAATTTCCTCTACTGGATTAGATTTTTTAACTGGCAAATATTTCATCCCCTTTTTCTTATATTTTTTAATCCAAATAAATAATATATAAATTTTATACAAAATTTATTTTCTTCGAGAAACTACTTTTTTGTTGCCTGTTTTCTTTTTTACTTTTGTGATTCCGGGTTTCGAATTCTTTGACAAAGTATTTGATTTTGCTTGAATCTTATTGGATGAACGAGCTTTTTGTTTTGGCTTTTCTTTTCTCTTTATTTTTTTATTCTCTTCCAATTCTTTATTAATCTTTTTATCAACGGATTTTAATTCCGATGTCATTTTAATATTCTCAAAAGATTTAATATCTCGAAAGAATTTATCTTTATTCTTTTTATGCTTTGTAATAATACCAAGCTTACTTAAAAGAATACCACCATTATCAAGAATCAAACGAGAAGCACAATAAATGGATTTATCATAGAATAAATCCATGTTCTTATTTGTCTTTGTTGGTGCTTGAGAACTAAAATTACCATCTAACTTATCATAAAGAAAATCAATTAAGAAACCGTTTTCTCGATAAAGATAAGCATATTGATAAATAAAACTAGGAGAATTCGAAAAGAACTTCACATAATAATTTGAAAAGGTTGTTCTTTTCTTTACGACAGTATCATCAGTAAAGAAAAGAACAACGACATCATAAGATTGATTTGAATTCGAATCGGATGGAACCATTACATGAATCAAATAATTATCATCAATCGTAGTAAATCCTTCTACTTTGAATTTTGAATTTGATTTCATTTTTACATACTTTTCTTCTAGTGTATTTCGTTTTTTAGTATCAGAAATACCAAAAGGATTTTCAACGAATTCACTTAATGTTTGAAATGGGACCATAGAATTTCACCTCAATCTAGAAATTATGTTTACCAGTAACAATCAACTGATTTCCTGTAATCAGAATACTCATAAGGTCAACAACAGCAGTTAACACCTCAATATCAGTTGCCGCACTGTTAATAACATCCTTGTTAAATTCTTTTGTGCTCAAATCAAATACGACCGAGTTTTTAACACTTTGATTATTAAGAACACCGATTATATCAATATCCCAATATGTAGTACTACGTTCTGCATTTGGGTGAGCATCAAAATAATCATTTATATTTTTATTCAAAATATCAAATGTTTCATCCAATGTTTCCATATTGAATATATCTGATTTGATTCCAAGCGTTTTTTCTACATAAGATAAGAAATCTTCCTTTGTATTTTCATCTACATTGTATCTGAACGTTGGCTTACCAAAAGCATTTGAAAGAACTGTATCATATACTTTAGATAATCCACTATAAAGTATACGATATAATCTACTTGATATTTCTGATTGAATTTCATTATGAACAATATCCTCAATAATTTTCATTGTTGTTACATTGCAACCAAGAATATATCCATTATTATAAGCAGATTCAGCCGCACGAATTGCATCCTCAACAGAATCTTTCAACATTGCCTGTGAAAGTTCTGAATCACCACCTACTTCAATTACAGCAGTCATCAACTGTAATGAACTATAACGCTTCATTGCTTCTGTTACTTCATAATTGAAAGTTCCAAGTTTCGCATACTTTTCAACCAAATCATCCATTGTTGTTTTTGCATCATCTAAGAACTTATTATAAAGGGCTTCATTATAATGGAAATCTGAGAAAATGGAATAATTTTCTCCTGCTGAAACCTTTCCAGTAAAACCTACATCAATACATTTCTCGTTCATCGGATATTCTTCCAATTCCGAATTGGAATCATCAAATACTGCCTGAATTACTCCCTCTTTACTCTGCTTAATGTAAGCAAGATTTTCAATTCCTCGATTGAAATTGAAGTATGTGCAAGCATAAAATGGATTTGCTGAATTGTTAATACAATCTGCAATGATATCCTGTGCAAAGTTTCTATCAATAATCGTTGTATTTAAAAGCATCGCCAAATCTGCTAAAGAACGTTTTGCACTTGCAGTCTGTGCTTTACAAACACAAAGAATCAAACTTGACTTTCTTGTTTCTTTATACTCTGATAAAATGTCTTTTCGGATTTCATTCTGAATTGTATTATCTGAATAAGTAGGTGCGATTACCATAAGTTCTCTTCCCTGTGCTTTACAGACAATATTAAGAGGCTTAATAATTTTTTCATAAGCCTTTGTATCTACACGATGATCAAAGATGATTACATCAAGATTATTCGAATCAAAGAACCCATCATCTGTATTCTCATAAATCTTATCTGTAAGCATAACACCAGTACGGAAACCATCAATAATTTGATATCTAGTAACAGCATCTTTTGAAAGTTCTGCTGTAATTGATGGGTATCCAATTTTATCATAAATCTCACGAATCATTCTTGTAAGTTCTTCATCTCCATTACTAGAGATTCGTACAATCTTTTCAATTGTATCTAACATCTCTTCTTTATCATCTGTAAAATGAACAGCTTCTTTCTTAATCTGTTCTACAATATGATCTTTAAGTTTCGCAAATTCTTTCACAATATCACGTGGAAGAATATTATTACGCTCAAAGAACTCTTTATTTTCATAATAAGCTTCATAAATTGCATTCGTAGCAACAATAGCTGTTGTTGTACCATCACCAACTTTGTAATTGAGTCTTCCACAAATATCCCCAATCAAGTTAGCAATGACAGAATCAATAATACTACCACATTCAATATCACATGTAATATTTTTAAAGATTGTAAAACCATCTTTTGTTACATGAGAATATGGGTATTTTGAGATAATCGTTGGTGCTCCGGATGCACCAAAAGAACATGCTAAAACATCTGAAATTTCTTTAAATACTTTAGCAACTCTCTTTTGAAATTCATCTTTTTTTACCACATTTAATAGTGGTTCTCCATGAAAGAATTTTCTTCTTTCTTCCAATTCTAATTGTCGTTCACTTTTCTGAACTAATTCTTCTGTTTTTTCAACAGGTTCCATTTCTATTGACATATGAGTTATCCTTCCTTTCTACAAATATGTTAATTTTCTGTTTTTTGTATTTTTTGATTCTATCTGTTACAAGTTATTGAAGAATGTGAATTTAAAAAGATTATATTTTTCATATTCTTCAATCTTAATCTTTAAGTTATCACCAATCATATTATAAGAGATATTATACGGTACAACAACAGAAGAATATTTTAACTTACCTAAATCTTCTAATAGTATGATATTAGTGATGTCTGAGAACACATAGGTAGAATCTTCTGGTATTTTTCTCAAAACTTCATCAATTGGTCCAAACTTAATTTGTACTTTTTCACCAAATAATTCCTTAACATCTTCTTGTATTTTCTCATTCTTTATTGGATACCAAATAATGATATGTTTAATTAAGTTTTCATCGGCTATCTTAATTAAGTTATTTAATGTCTGACAAAAAGCAAGTTCTGGTATAATATGAAAAAGTTCATGTTCGATTGAATCAATTACCGTTGATTCAATTTCATCTAATTTATGAAATGGAATAGAATTTTTATTTTCTTTGCTAAGAAGTTCATAAATAACATTTTGATTTTTTCGATTGATATACCATTCCCATATTCCATCATATTCTAAACCATCAATTGGTGATAAATCAAATAAACCATTGTAATCTTTTTTGATCCGATTTAAAAAAATACTGACCAAAAATCCAATCGGACGTATAATATCATTATATTCAATGAATAATGTGTTAGCATTCATGAACATAGAATCTTGAGTTAATATAACTGGTTTGGTTTCACCAGAAAAGATATCTTCTTTATCTAAATCCAAAATATCACATCCTTTCATGAAAAAAGAAAAGAGGAAATAATTGTATTTAATTATTTCCTCTTTTATCTATTTCTTAGTTAAATGGTAATTCATCTGGAACATCTTCACTTGTAAATCCATTACTAAATGAACCAAAGCTCTGATTATTATTCTGATTTGAATAATTTGAAGAACCATTTGCATATTTTTTACCAATTGAATTTGAATGACGAATTGAATGAGCAATCATTGGCTCAATATCAATACGACGTTTAAGAACTTCTACAAAGTTCAAGAATTCAGATTCAACGGTTTCCATTGTACCAGAACCAGTTGCTGGATCATAATTTGTCATAATGTCTGTCTGATTGAATTTATAACTGATTTTATTCTCATCTGTTACAACACCAGTATCTGAAACATTCTGAGCAAGAGTCAGATAAAAACGATTCTGTTTATTTTCATCTGGCTTATACTCTACAATCAAAAGATTCTTTGCTTCTGGTCGTCCCATTGATACTGCTACATTGATTCCTGTACCAATATCTTCCTTATTTTCAAGTTTTGGGAGAATTTCTTTACAAATCATCTCATACAATGTACAAGCATTCTGTTGAGAAAGTGCAGTATTCGCTCTCCTTTCTCTATCATACTGATTTAATCCATTTCCATCCTTTCCAATACTTGGGGAGAACTTAAGATTGATTTTATCATTCCAAGCCCCAATCGTAAGTGATGATAAATCAGAATAAAGTACCATAATTGTTGTATTTGTACTTACAACATCTGAATTATTTGTGTTTGATCCAAAAAACATAATATTTTTCCTCCTTTTTATTTTTTATGTATTTTCTATATCAATAAAATGATGTATAAATAATACTTCTATTTACTTTTTCTTGTATTTTTTCAGAATTTTATTTCGAACTTTACATTCGATTTCCATCTTCAATTCCTCATCTACCATATTGATATAATGAGAAACAAAATTGCCTGTAATGTCACAAGTATCATAACGATCCGATACAAAATCAATTTCTAATTCATTTTTATCTGTTCTTGAATATTTAAAGAACTCATCAATTGTAAATTCTTCTGATAAAATATCATTAATTACTTCTCCTAAATTGGATAAGATAACAATTTCATCTTCATCATCTACATATTTTTTCAGAGATAAATAAGTAACGTCTTTTTTCTTATCCATTCTCTCTGCAATTTTTTCTTTTCGTTCTTTGATATAATTATAAATTAGATTTACGAAATTCTTTCGAATATCAATAATAAAGTAACGATAAATAAATCGGATGATTTCTTCTTGTTCTTCTTCACTCATATCATCTAAATTCGGAATTCCGATACCTAAGAACTCTTTGAATATTTCTTCCATAAAAGAAATGAATCCTGAATATAATTCTTCAACTTCTTCTTCATCATCTTCTGTCATATTCTCTTTTGTGAATTCATACTTATTAAAGAATGTCTGTAAATAATCATTCTTTCGATATTCGAGGGGTTCTTCAAATTGATTTCGAATTGTTTCTTTCATTAAAGAAAGTGGAATATCAGATAAAAAAATTTCACTATCCACTTCATTTGGGTTATACCCATAATCATTAAATTCGTTTAAGTTACTCAATTTCTTATTTTCCTTTCTAAATAAATTTTCCTTCGGATTTTTCTTGTCTTTTTAAATCTATTTCTTCTGGTTGTCTTACGACTTCACCAGGATACTTTCCTTTTAACAAATCTTCATAAGTTAAATCTTCTTTACATGGACATGATTTCTTTAAGTCACACTCATAATTCGGACAAAAAGGATCTGGGATTGCACAAAAAATCTCAGATACATAAATACGATTTTCTAACATTTCAACAATTTCATTGTTATTTAGTAATTTTCCTCTCCATCCTTTTTTCCTTCTAAAATTGTAACGTTTAATATGTCCACAATTACAACAAATGGTAGCAAACCCAATTCGTTTTTGTGTTATTTTCGAATTAAGGATTGCTACTCGTTTATCTCTACATCCACAAGATAAACATTTTAATTTAGTTACCCTAAATCTATTTAAAGGCATCATAATTGAAATCATCCTTTCTTTCATATTTACTTATTCATATGTAAAAGAAAGGATAAAAAAATAAAAAAAGAGAACCTTTAATAAGGTTCTCTTTTAATCAACAATGAATACCATTTCATATGAATAGCATTATTATAAATTGTCTTTAATGCTTCTTTTTCGAAAGCACTATCAGACACTTCAATAGCTGATGAACCATAGATTGATAATGTTTTCATCAACTTATCAATCATCTCACAATTAGTTTCCAAACTCTGAGATGATATTTTTACATCATTATACAAAATATTCATATCATGATGTTTACCCATTGATGAGATAACGAAATTAGAAGAATCAACATCGAATCTTCCTAATACGTCTGATCCATCTATGATTGATATGATGCCGTGTTGTTTCATACCAATCATAGTCTTCAATTTCTCTTGCATGAGTTGAATAATATAATAATTTTTATCATTATCACTCATTTCTTTTTTGTCTACAAGAGAAATCATCGGATAAAACAACTTAATATCGACATTCATGTCAAATGGTTCTTTATTATATATACTAAGAATGAAGAATTCTTCAACTGTTTTATCTAAACTCCAACCCATATCAAATATTGTGTTATACATAATAATCGACTCCTTTTGTTTTTTAATATATCTTTATGTAACTACAAATATGTTATATAAACAAATAAGACGTGAATACTTTAATCAGTATTCACGTCTTATTCTTATAATTTTATAATATTACTTAGTCCTGTTGATTTTCGTCCAGTCTTTCCTTCTTCTACTCCTGGAAGATTAAAGATTTCCAAAACAGATTTAAACGGTGCTAATATATTATTTACCATAGTATTATAATCGATATATGGTAATGCCCAATCAGGTATTGTTTCACTTGATGGGATTGCTAACACTTTCATACCAGTTTTCTTTAATTCTTTTTTACCTGTTTTTTTATCTTTCTTTTCTTTAATAAAAATACCTGTTTTATCATTAAAAATTCCCTCTTTAATTGCATTGTATTGATTTGGGAATTTATCTTTCATATCTTCTATTGATTCCTCATTTTCTAAGTTCATTTTTAATAAACTTACTTTAGCAGGAAATTCAATCATTTTATCCGGCTCACACATATTCCATGTTAATACACCACGAACACCTTGTGATGTACTTGGGTCTTTATAAGCACCAAGTTCTTTTGCATTTGCATTTGGTAAATAAATCCGTTCACCATCTTCAATAGATTTCTTGATACGTTTTTTAAATTCATGCAGTTCATTAATCATTTCTTTTAATAATGGAGTTTCCGGTTCAAGAAGATATTCTTTAATAATATTCATATAATACTTCGATGCTGTTTCTGATGTAACCGATTTCTTAAAGTCAACTTTTTATTTAGTATAATTCGTTAAGTTATACTGAGTTATGAATAACTCCTCAATTTTACAATTGAGAATAGACTATATCATCATCTTCATATTCTGTTACCAAATAGAAGATGCAAGGCACTTTGCAAAGCACCAATTTCGTGCACCCAGACTTCTGGTCTACTCTACTCAGTTATTCACATAAGTATTTCTCTTATGCTATCCTTTCGATAGTCGTTGAACCTTTTATTTATTACAAGATATATTTATATTAAAATCTTTAGATATTTATTTAAATATATCTTTTTAATAAATAACTTGGTTGCGAATTGTCTCTATTTCTAACCTTTTTACTATACCTTAGGAGTTACCCCTTGCCACTAAGTATGTTACCATCTTAGTTTAGTAGTTAGAACATAACGAGAGTTCCCCGCAATTCACCTTGTTTTTAAATACTAATCGCTTAGTATTGGGTCTTGTATGTAACGTTGACAATTTACACGTTAAACCCTTAACATCTGTTTTCGGTTTTTTAAGTCGATTTCCTTCTCGAAGTAATATCTGAGATAAATATCGTTTCTTTGTTTTTGCAATAATTAATTTACTAAAGAAGAATTCATTCTTCATATTATATCTTGGTCGATGACTTTCTTCTACATTCGAGCATTCTCCATAATATAAAAGAATATCAGTAACGACTGATGTAATGATATATGTAATAGAATTAATTACAATATATATATTGTCAAAATATTCTCTTCCATAATCACTTGTCATTAATTCTGTCTGACAGAATTTCATCCATGTATCTAATGATAAGATGTTTGAATCTGTATCAATAACCGTAACAACGTCACGATTAAAATTCTTTAATCGATAGATTTTATCTAAATGAAGAAATCTCACATATACATATTTCATATAAATATTTGAAAGTTCTTCTAAATATTCCTTAATTGTATCTGGAACATTGTTTGGATCATAGAATTTTTGCACAGATACAAATTTATTCCATGCTTTTCCCGGTTTTTTATCACCTAAAATATCATCCCTCATTTCTGTTGGGATTTTTGCAATATCAGATTCATTTTCAAATCCACCATCTTTATTTACTCCAAATTCATAATAATCATTACGAATCGAACTAAAGATTGAATCATGAAGTTTTCTTACTTTCGTATGTCTTCTTGTAAATTCTATTAAGTTATTTTTATAATAAAGGTGTGTCCAATCCTCTTCTGTTAAAGATGAAAGATATTTCATAAGAAGTTCACTCATATCATCTGTAACACCAAGAATCTTATTAGAAAGTCGTTTATGACAATCTTCCAAACTAATTCTTTCTACCCAATCATCTAATTCATAATCTTCAGAAAGTACAGTATCAATCCATGTGACACATTCATTAAAATCAATAAAAATAAAATTATCCACAAGAAATGCTTCAAATACTGTTTCTGTTGTTGAGATAACTGATTGAGCACTTTTTGTTGTAGCAGGTCCACTCCATTTTGAATAGAATGCTGATGTTTTTGCTCCTGACCCACCATAATAAGAATTTGCTAATCGTTTTTTATTTCCTTGCTTTAAGTCTAAATCTTTATAAGCATGACTTGCTTCATCATCAACTGCAAACATTGCTTTTTTTAATTTCTTTCTATCATCCAAGAAGTCATCTACCATTTCTGAATTTGGATTTCTGGCTACATTATGTTGTTTATAAAATGTACCATTTCCTGCAATAATAGGATTCTTTAACATAGCCCAATGAAGAACTGATGTTAAATGAGTTTTTCTTGTTTCGTGTGTATAGTTATTATCCAGAATAACCTCTGGGTCTTGTAATCTTTCTTTTATCGTTTTCTTTACGATTTTCTTTATTTCCTTTTTATCAATATTAGGATTTGATTTCTTTAAAAAGTCAGTCATTTCTTTTGTATATTCTTCTAAATATAAATTCTCTTGACTCATTATCAATTCCCCTTTCAAATTTACTTAAAAACTTGTCAAATCTAACATAAAAAGATAGATAAGAGAAAACTATGTGTATAATTAAATATCATATTTATATAATATATTTGTGTTAAGTAAGTAAAGTAAACTTACTTAAAACTTTTTTGCAAAAAAGTTTTAAAGAAAACGAAAGGAGGTCATTATTAGATGACAAAGAAAAAACTGAATGCAAGAATTAGTAACTTAGAGGGAAAAGTTGAAGGACTCGAACAGGTTGGAAAAGTTGCAATAATTACTACTGGTGCAAGTGCAGCAGTTGGTCTTGTTACTGGAATTGCCAACATGATTTGGAACCACAAAAATTCTAAATCAATTGATGTGGTTGCGGATTATTTAGCAACAACAATTCCTTGTAACTGTAATTCTGAATGTGATTCTGAAGTAGTAGTAGATGCTTCAGACGATGAAACAGAATCAGTAGAAGAGGATGATTCTGAATCAAATTCTGAGCCCCTGAATAATGAAAAAAATTCAGGGGCTAAATCAAATCTCAACAACTTGGATGCTGAGATGAAACAATTCATAGATACTTTATCACCAATTAAATTTGATGAAAAAGTATCTATTAATGTCGATACCTTGAAAGGTATTGTCGACTATTGTTTCACTGGTACAAATGTTACGTTCACACATTGTGAACCTTGTCATCTTGAAAACGACAAGATTGTTGGTAGTAATGAACTTACGTTCATTTTATACCTGCCAGAGAACAAATACAAAGTATCTGTTGATGGTCATGGTACTGTCTACATTGATAATTTGTAATGAGAAAAAAAGAATACTGGATTAATTTCCAGTATTCTTTTTTTATTTTTTTATACTTGACGAATAAAGTTAAATACATTATGACAAATAGAATCTCCAAAATAAGCATTGACAAATCCACCAGAAAAAATCTCCCTCATATCAATATATGATGGAACACGAATTCCACCAATTTCAATATCAGGATTATAAACCAAAAATTCATGTGCTGGATAAGTAGTTGTTTTATTTCTTTGATGTTTTACCATATAATAGAACAAAATATCAAAGATAGGATATAACTCAGAATCAGATTTTCTTGTTTTATATGAGTATCCCAAAATTTTATTAATGTCTTCTACTGTTAAATATTGATATTTTGGATCAACATAAGCTAATGTTTTCATATCTGAAGCATGATCTGTTCTTGGAAGAATATGCTCTAATGAATAGAAAAATGAAGTCTTATCATTTTTTGTATTCATTTTTGTAACTACATCAAACGGTGTGATATAATATACAGCATCATTATCTTGACCAGCTATTGAATATGATGATATATATATATTAATAGAATTCTCTTCTTCTACTTCAAATTGAATATTAACGTCGCCAATTTTTTTATATTCTTTACCATTATAATGTGTATTGAATGTTTTACATTCAATATTTAAATGATTAATTTTTTTACCTTTATCTTCATAGATACTATTTATGTCTAATTTAATTTTTTCTTTAAGTTCTTGAATATGGGGTTCTTCTTTTTTAGAAGTTGTAAATAAAGATGAAATAATATCAAAAATGATAATCTCTTCTATTTTAATAATATTATTTGGACACAATTCTTCAAATGCCTTAATTTTTTTATTAAATATTTCATCTTTTACATAATTTACCAACATTGGTTCTAACATTTCTGTTTCTTTTTTATTAAATAATTTCATAATTATTACCTCCTTAAATTAAAAAACTACGGTTTATATCTTTCTCTAATCTTTTTACATCTGATTGAAACATTTTTCTTGTTGAAAACTTTTCTGTGAAAGTTTTACAATCACTAATATAATCTGCTTCTCGAAAATAGTTCTGATATTCAGCAGGAGATTCATATATTTTAAAAATCATAATTCCTTTATTATAAGAATCTAAAGTATATGATTTTGTATTAGAAATAAATGATGCAATTTTATTAAATAATTCATTTTGTTCTTTGAAATTCCAGTAACATTCTTTAATCTTCTCAGAAATTTCATCATATGAAATTTCTTGACTCTGGTTATCTTGAATATACTTATTAATACCGATTATAGTATCTAATTTATATTGAAATTTAAAAATGCTCACATAATCAATATCTTCATAGTTAAATTCACTTGTTACTAAAACTGGAACTTTATAAAAATTATCATCTGGGAAAATACCATTATTAGAATAAGTAAAACATGTAGTCATAATATAGTTACCTACTTGAATATTTAGTGTTAATGAACGTGTTTTTAACATCCCATACCAACTTTTTTCAATGTTTATGGTATCATTAATACCGTGAGTTATATCATATTCGGATAATGCTATTTTTAAACCAGGATAAAGAGATGAAATTTCAGATAATCTATCATTTATTTTTCCCATCAATTCTTTATCATGATAAAACTCATAACATTCATCTTTTTTTAGGTATACAGAAGTAATTTTTTCTGCTATAATATCTAATATAACATCATTTATATATAATAATATTCCAAGACATTGAGTAAAATTCAAGTGTAGTATCGATTTATAATGATAATAATCTAGTTTTTCTATCATTCTCATATTTAAGCCTCCTTTATTTTATAACAGATTGATGAATTTCTTTACATTTATTCTTAATAGTAGGATATCTTCTTGTTATCATTCCTTGTAACAAACGAAGTCCACTATCAACTAATTCGTAAACATAAGTGTCATCTGTTGGTGAATATTCTCGTAAACGTCCAATTAACTGATTACTAATTGTACGTGAAGAATGAGGTTCTGCGATAATCAGATTTCTAAGTCCTTTAATATCACTACCTGTTCCAAAACTTTTAATCGTACTTATAATGATATCACAATCTTTTTTTACAATCTCATTTTCTTCTTTTGAATTCTTAGAAAAGATACTTCCTACTTTAAACTTCGGATATCTCTTCTGAATCTCTTCTTCCAAAAATATTACATTTTCAATCTTAGGAACAACAATTCCGGTTTTTCCTTCTATTTTAATGCATTCATTTAATGTTTTATAAATGGCTCCTTCTAAACTATGATAAGGATCTCTTTTGAATGCATAATCAGCAAATTTATAAGAAGAAACACCTCTAGGTGTTTTAATAGAATATTGATCTTTTCCTGATGGATTTGAATTATAAAATAAGAAGTTATAAATAACATGCTTTCTTTTATGAATTTCTTCACCAAATCTTACTGTATTAGCAAATACTCTTTTGAATAATGCAATCTCTTTTGGGTCAGAACGTTCAAAAGTTGCTGTTAAATAATAATTTCTTTCCACATTTGTAAAAAAGTCAATATATAAAATATTTTTAAAACACAAATGTGCTTCATCATATACTTTCACTGAAACATCCATCATTTCAAATAATTTTGTTACTTCATCCCATCCTTCTTTTGAAGCAAATGATGTAATACTAGAATGGTTAGTAAGATAAATATCATAATCATTATCACCATTCATAATTTCTTTTATTACTTTAGACCCTGTGATATTACAAACTCTATCCATATCTACATCTGTATCATTTTCAAATGCTTCAAGCCATTGTTTCTTAATCGTCTCTTGATGAAGAATAATAATGGCTCGTTGATTCATCTTTAATAAAGAATAAATCATACAAAAGGTTTTTCCATAACCAGTCTCCAAGTTCAAACCAAACTGGCTATATTTTTTATATTTTGAAAATTCTCCTTCACTTAAAAGAAATTGAATTGCTTTTTCTTGATAAATATCTCTTGGTGTTTTTTTCATCTCATATTGATATTTCATATGAGCCACTTTATGATTATTTGGACAAAGTGTTGGAATATTTCCTGTTAATCGTTGTAAAGTTACAAGGTTTAATCCCCTTGGAACAATTATTTTATTATCTGTTAAGCAATACCCAGCAGGTATACGTGCATGTAACTGAGGATCATAGTAAGAACACATTCTTTCTAATTCCTCAATATCTCCTTCATCATAAGGAACAACTTCAATCTTCGTTGAATATACAAAGAAATTCTTTTTCATTTTTAAATCCCTTTCTATTATCATAAAAAATTAGAGAGGCTCAACAAAAATGTTTGACCTCTCTAATTCTCATTTTTTAGAGATTCGCTACTAATTTTGCCATAGCAATCTCTAAAATTTGTACTTTTTCTTCTTCGGAAAAACCTTTTAAAAGTTTCTGGATATCTGTCTTAATACCATTAATATTGGTTTCTCCTTTATTGTTTTCTTCCATCATAACCGCTGCTACTAAATCAGCAGACTTTCGAATAATTTCTTTCTTCTGCTCTAAAAGGTCTTCAATATTACTTCTTGCCGCTAAAAATTTATTTGACATATTTTATGTCCTCCTTTTTTTTTGAATTTAATTATTTGTCAGTCTCTTAATGAATTCTGATATGATTCCATTTCTTTTTCAATATCAGATTCATCAATAATCATAAAATGTTCTTTACCTGTTAAAATACTTTTTGTATAAATGGATCTTCCCGAACAATCGTGTTCTCTTATAAACAATAATTCCATAAGAGAATTGTAGATTTTTTCTTCAAGTCCTTCATGAATATCTCGGTAGAAATGAATCAATGTATCATGATTCTTATTTTTACTAGCATAAAGTTTATCACCAGCAAAAATATTTGATTCTTTATTTTTACTATCATACGTGATTCTAACTTTACTAGTATTATCTCTTAACTCCTTTAAGAATGTACCATTTTGATAGACTCTAGTTCTTATAAAGGAATCTGTATTTGCACTCTTAATACGTTCAATCCATTTGATATGTTCTTGTTTCTCAATTTGGTCAATGGATAATTGCATATAAACTTTTCCTTTATATGAAAAATCTAATGTGTGTTTTGGAATAAGAAATGATAACTCAATAGTTCCATTATTAAGAGTCATCTTATGGTTAAATATACCATTCCTAATTTCACGTATGGTAATATTAACTGAATCTTTTTCATGAACTATCTTCAACAAGATAAAGTACAAATGAAGAATTTGTTCCATTGCTTCGTCTGTTTCTTTAATAGAACCAGTCAAACGAGCAAAATGTTTAAATCCAATCTTAAAAAGATTATACTCATCATTTGTTTCAAATAAAGAACGCCAATAAGATTTATTGTCATAATATAAATATAAGAATAACAATTGAATCTCATTAAAGTCATCATCTGTATTCAAGACATAATTCTCTCTCAATAAATCTTTTAATGGTTTAATAGTTTCTAAATCTGTTTTATTTGCAAACTTAGAGAAATTACATTCACGTAATTTAAAGTTATCTGCTTTCTTATATAACGTAATCTCCCCATATTTTCTATAAAACAAAGAATCCAAATTTTCCAATAAATCTGTTTCTTTGCATGGATAATAGAAACTTTCCAAAATATCAATATATCCAAATTCCAAAAGTTCATGGATGTTAAAAATATAAGATTCATAACCATTTCCAATATATAATTTACAACAATCATGGTTTAGACTTTCAAGTTCTACATGATATTTACTTCCTTTCGGCATAAATTTATTGATATAACCTCTTTGTCGTAAAACGTCTGTTGTAACAATAACATCTTCTTTTAAATGATAAATACCTCTTGTATTATAATGATAATTACAATTAAATCTGGTATTTAATATACTTGGTTGACTATGAATAACCTGATAGTCATCAATCGTAAAGTTTGTCTTAGATATGAATGAAATAGCCGTTGCATTGTAATTTAGCCGTCCATTCTCATTAATATCTTTTGAACTTACACAAGATGTAAAAACACCATAAGGTGCAAAAACTTTATCTAAAGAAATAAATCGATGATATGGATTTTCATTCTTTACGATATAAAGATTATCTGCTGGTGATGCATCAGATTCAACATAATAGACATATAATCCTTCAAAGTAACCAAATTGATGGAACATGAAGAATGTATTAGAAAAATCTATTCCGTATTCATACCCATTAATAAGCATAACTGGACCATTGAATCTAACTTCATATTCAGAACCCTCTTCTATCTCAAACCCAAGACCTTCATGACTAATTACTACATAACCAGACATTGTTGCTTTAAACTTTGCTATCATACTTTTGTCCTCCTTGTCATTTTGACGATTTGTTTTTTTAATATTATTCCACCCTATTGATACTTATGCTTTGTTCTTTATCATATATTCATGAGAATCAAATGTTCCTTTCTCTTTTGAAAAAGTTCCATTCTTTCTCATAACAAATGAATTTCTCTCATCCTTTTTCATCACCTTGATAATCCAATCTAGTTTCTTAGTCACATTACTATCTTTTACAGATACCAAAGTTTCTACACGTTTATCAAGATTTCGTGTAAGTAAATCTGCAGAACTAATAAAATACTCTGAAGATTTATTATTCTTAAAATAATAGATTCTTGAATGCTCTAAGAATCGCCCAACAATACTCTTTACATAAAGATTATCTCTTGGTACGATAGAACACACACCACGACAAATGATATAAACTTCAACACCTGCATCAGCTGCTTCATATAACTTATTTACCATGATTGGGTCAGATAATGAATTCACCTTAATAAAGATTTCTGCTTTCTTTTTCTTCTTTACATGCTCGATTTCACGATTGATACATTTAATCAATGTCTTTCTTAATGTAACCGGTGAATATGCAATCTTTTGTAATTTTTCATCGGGAGCAGAATTACCAGATATGATATTAAAGACATTCAATAAATCCATGCCAATTTTTTGTTTACTTGTAAAGTAAGATAAATCAGTATAAATTTTGGATGTCTTTTCGTTATAGTTACCAGTTCCAATATGAGAATAAATCTTTTTCTTACCCTCTTCATCTCGAATTACCAAACACATCTTACAATGTGTCTTCAAATGCTCAAGACCAAGAATAACAATCACACCTGCTTCTTTTAATTTTGAAATAAGTTTAATATTATTCAATTCATCAAATCTTGCTTTAATCTCAATTAATACGGCTACATGTTTTCCATTTTTAGCAGCATTACAAAGAGCATTAATGATTGGGCTATCATAAGAAGAAACTCTGTAAAGAGTTTGTTTGATTGCTAAAACATCTGGGTCATAAGCAGCATGTTCAATGAACTTAACTACTGTATTATAGTCATCATATGGATGATGTAATAAGATATCTTCACTCTTTAACATATTAAAGATTGAATAATGAATCTCATTTCCATCCTGTAATCCATTTGCTTGGAATGGACGATAACTATGAAGAGCAGGTAAGATACTACTCATAAATCTTGTATAATCCACTACTTTGGATTCCATTACACAATTCTTTGGAATTTGTAACGTATTCACAATTAAATCTTTTAATGATGCATTCGCTTTTTTATCAATCGTCATAAAGATTGGTTTTGATAAAGAACGATTTGTCAAAGTCTGCATCATTCGGTCAAGAATAAACCTAGATGTATCATGACTTAATTCTACATCTTGGTCTTTGATAATCTTGAAACTGGTTTTTGAAATAATCTTTTTATTAATGAAGATAGATGAAATGAAGTATTCAATCAAATCTTCAATCAAGATAATCTTTTTATTATCAATCACAATAAACTGGTCTAACTTACTAGAAATTGGGATAATATTCAAAACTGTACGACTTCCCTCTTCTAGTAAACAAGCAATACAAAGTTGTCCATTTTCAACACGAATTCCATTGTTTGTTGTACCCATTGAGATTGGTGTTAAGATAGGAAAGATTTCATTTGTAAAAACTTTCTCGAGTTTACGAATTTCTTTCTTATCAAGTTTTGACATCTTTGTGATTTCATATCCTTTCTTCTTCATATCATACTTTAATAAATCATAAGATGCCCCCTGTAATTCAATAAAGTTCTTAATCTTTCCTAATAACTCTTTATAAGGTTCAATATCCTTATTTTTCTTTGCATAAGAGAATCGAACCGAAATAAACTCATTCAAATTACTATCTGTAATTGCCAAAAACTTTAATCGCTCATTTAACGGAACAGATTTATCTCTGGAATAATATAAAACTCTTTCGTTAAAATCAACCCAACTCAACTCTCGATTGATAAACGGACCATTTGTTTTTATTTTCTTCTTATGTTCCATTGTATAATCATCTAAATTCAGTTTCAAAGTTTTCACATCCTTTCTTTTTTACATAAGTATTCTTATAAATAATATATAAATAATAGATAACTCTCATTCATAAAAAAAGATATGAATGGTGTGATGAAAGGCTCATCGCCCAAATTCACACCATTCATTTGATAAAGAAATAAAAGATTAACGATATGAAGATGAATTAATTATCTCGTTGTACTTTCTTATTTCTTCATCAGTAAACGTCTTATTCTTCTCAAATATTTTCTCCTGATGTACAAACAAAGTCATATCGTGTGACTTGAACATTTGAGAAGTTAAGAACGAATCATCCCTCATTTCTTTCGTAAATAGTTTCTTTCCACTAATGAGGGACGTTGCTGGAAAGACCAAATCATCTGGTCGAATTGATAAGATGGTCTCATCATTTTCCAGCATACGCTTAATGTAAGCGTATGTATAAGTTTTCAATTCTCTTTCTTTTGTTGAATCCGCAGAAAATGTACATTCTGCTTTTACTATATAACTAATTCCTAATTTTCCTAAGAATTTACACTTCACACGACAAGTAACCATCAAGGAAGTTATCATTCTTTTACAGGAAAAATCTACTTTAAATGTTGGTTTCTTAACATGAGCAATTTTCTTAATTTCAAATTTCGGAATTTGAAGAAGATTCGAATCAATTGCAATTCCTGATTCTTTCATGTCTAAAAAGATATCACTTAAAGTATCCACATAAACCATGTTAGTCTTTAGGAGTTTTTTCATTTATAATTCCCCCTTGGTTTTATTAGAAATTTATCTATCAAATTTCTATTTTATTTTTTCATGTCTTTTAAAAGGTCTTCCATTGATTCATAAGACTTAATCGTATCTGTCTTGTTATCATAATGAAGAACTTCTTTTAATGGGTCTGTATCAGTTCCATCATCTTCAATAATTACATGAAATTTAATTCCAAGTAATTCGTTCCAATTTAAGAAATTGATTGCCGATGTTTTTGACTTGTTAACGAGACCCTGTTTCATATTGCTAAGAATATACTTTTCTGGAACTTTTGATACATACTTAGCAATATTTACATCTTTTAATAAAATGATTGTCTTTAGTAACTTTTTTAAGAAATCATCTTCTTCTTTGATTTCTGGATGAAAAACACTTGTTGATGAATTGATATCATTAAGAATCTTTTCATTATAAAGTTTTTCATCCTCTTTAATAGTATTGGCAATCTTTTTAAAACTAAAATCACCAACGTTTTCAATTCTAAATCTTTCATCCACATCTTTTAAGTTTCGTTTACTAAACTGATAGACGTTTTTTCCATCTTCTTCTTTTACAGTAAACCATGGAATATATCCAAAAACAGATTTTCTTTCTGGTTCCTCTTTTTTGTAAATCCAGATTAATCCATTCTCATCGACATATCCTTTGTTATCAATCATATCCAAATAACTTTTTTCCTCTTTTGCATTCAAAGAATAATCTTCAATATAACCATCTACGATAAAAGTAGACATCTTATATGTGATTCCAATAGAATCCTTATCAATCGTTATTTTTTTCATTCACTTTTACTTCCTTTCATATTTCTGGAATTGTTGATTTTGATTGAATTGGTAATCTTGATACTTCTTGTTGAGTATTTTGAATTACTTCATGATCAATCTTTCTTGGTTTCTGAAGGTGTTCTGTTTTCATCTTATTACAGATGGTAACCGTGTTTATCATTTGTAATGATAAATTATCTAAATCAATTGTATTGATATAGTCTACTAAATATTCCATCTCTTCAAATGTTAAATAGCAATAATTATCTGCTGAGTTAATCATGAGAACTACACCTTCATATAAATCACCACTTTCCTCATCCTCTACAACAATTGGTTGAAAGGCACAGATTTTAGTTCCAACTTTTACCATTTCTTTTATTTGTGTTGCTAAATCTTTATTAACCTTTAAAGTATCCCCCTCATAGTAAAACAAATCTTTTTCTTTCTTAAAAGATTCAATAATTTCAGATAGTCTCTTACAAAAGATAAACTTTGTGATTCGAGATAATGAAATTGATTTATTCGGATTCCATTCTTCATGTTTATCGACATTAGATTTAATCTCCAATGTAATAATCGGAATTGGTGAAATCTTTAAATAATCATTTCCTGAAATATTAAACTTACTAATGAGGGGCATGAAATTATCAGATTTTATTACAATACTAAATTTCATCTTAAGATACTTATTAATTCTTCCTAAGTCAATAGATGCTTTATACATTCACTTCATCCGCCTCATATTTTTTTGGTAAAGTGCTATGGAACATAGTATAAACAAGACCAAATGCTATCAGATTATCTAATACAACATAGGTTTTCTTAGTTAATCTTTTCTCCTTTTTAGAACCTTTGAAAATCTCATCCGGACTCGTTTCAGAAATAAACCATCCGTAAAGTTTTCCGCTAATTTCTCCCTCCTGTAATATCTTATAAGGTTTATTCAAATCATCCTTATTATAAACAAGAGGATAGATATGGAAATTGTCTCTTCTGTAAGCTTTTAAATCATACATTCCTGCTAATACAAGCCCTCTCTGTGTATGAACGATATTTTCAATAACATATCCTTTCTTACCAAAAATTTCCACTTTCTTTGTCATAAAATCATTAATGGTCTTATAAGAGATTCCCTTATATTCTTTTTTTGAAATTGCTACATAAGTTGCTCTCCATACCGATAAAACAAAATCACAAAATTCAGGAATCGTCAAAGTATCTTCTTTGAATGTTTTTGTTTCTTCATGAACACTTCCGCAATCACACAAATTTTTATCGGCAAGCAAGCAGTTTGTCCCCGGAAATAATCCAATCATAATTGATTTCTTTGCTTTCTTCAAAGCTGTATAAGCAAGAGAAGTGTTAATATCATCGCACTGAATGTCTGTAACACGAAAATCAAAAATGAATGAGTATCTCTCAACAAATCCTAATACATATTCCATTAAGTATCCTTCGAATAATTCATCTTCTGTTGATTCTACTAAAATACAATAAGAAGAACTTTTTCTTCCTGAGTTTTTTCTTTCTTCTTCTGTAAGTTGCCAATATAATCCATCATTAATAACTGGAAGATTTGTTCCAATTGTTACTTTAATTTTTACATTCTTTTTCATATTTATCATCCTTTCTTATTCAAAGTTTCCTAATAGATTCATGAATATATTATATAATCATAGGTATCTTTTGAATAAAAAAGTGTAGCGGAAATCAAAACTTCCGCTACACCAATATATTTATTTCTTCTTTGCTTCTTTTTTCTTATCATCCTTCTTTGGTTTATTATTTTGGAATGATAAAGTTTCTTCTAAATCTTCTTCCTCTTCTTGAATGACTTTATCATATTCCTTTTCTCGTTCAATATAATTGACATGAATGTTATCCACATTAAAGTCATGAAGAGTATTGACAAAGGAATAGTAATCTTCTTTCTTCTCAAAGTCAAGATCAATATAATCAATTCCTTCTTCATCCATAATCTTCTTAACTTCTTTTATGAACTCAAACTTAAAATTATCTGGCTCCATATCATCATTAAAAGATAATCCTTTTAACTTACTGAATGGAGATAAAAGCCCCGCATTAATACCATCATGTTATCCATGAGGATTAGACTATATCTTCATATTATATTCTGTTACCAAATATAATATGCTACCTGTTTCGTAAAGCATCAATTTCATGCACCTGAATAAATCAGTCTACTCTACTCGGTTATTCGCATAAGTATTTCTCTTATGCTATCCTTTCGATAGTCGTTGAACTCATATCTTAATATAATAAGATACTTCGCTGCGTCGATTGTCTCTATTTCTAGTCTTTTTACTATATCTCCGGAATTACCCTTTGCCACTAAGTATGTCACCATCTTAGTTTAGTAACTAGAACTTAACAAGAGTTCCCCGCAATTAAAGTAGTATAACGCACACCATCGGGCGGTTAATGTGCCTGGCGAATATATTATCAAATATATCCTGACTATATCTTCATCTTTATATTCTATCACCAAATATAAAGAGCCTCCCGTTTCGTAAAGCATCAATTTCATGCACCTAGTATATATAATACTAGTCTACTCTACTCGTTTATTCAGTTAAGTATTTCTCTTAACCTATACTTTCGATAGTCGATGAACTCATATCTCATATAATAATATAAGATACTTCGCTGCGTCGATTGTGTCAATGATTATTCTTTTTACTATACCTTAGGAGTTACCCTTTGCCACTAAGTATGTCACCATCTTAGTTTAGTAAATAATCATTATAGACAGTTTCCCGCAATTAGAGAGGTTTTTGCAACTAGATTACTCTAGTGTCAGACCATTTTACACAATCTGAATTACCACAAACAGTCATATCAATATATCCAATCATTGATGGGTGAATCTAAAACTTACACATCACTGTATAACCTGACTATATCTTCATATTATATTCTATTACCAAATATAATATGCTCTCCGTTTCGCAAAGCACCAATTTCGTGCACCTGATTAATCAGTCTACTCTACTCATTTATTCAGTTAAGTATTTCTCTTAACCTATACTTTCGATAGTCGATGAACTCATATCTCATTATTATTTATAAGATACTTCGCTGCGTCGATTGTCTCTATTCTTAACTTTTTTACTATACCTCAGGAGTTACCCCTTGCCACTAAGTATATCGCTATCTTAGTTTAGTAGTTAAGACCTAACGAGAGTTCCCCGCAATTAGAAGAGTTTTACAGGAGCATTCAACCATACCCCTATACTTAACACCAACACTATTTCCATTCTTCTGTCCTGCAGAATGAGGTCCTTTATTCATTTATACCATCATGTTATCCATGAGGATTAGACTATATCTTTAATTAATATTCTATTACCAAATATTAATTACCTACCGTTTCGTAAAGCACCAATTTCGTGCACCCAGATATTCTGGTCTACTCTACTCGTTTATTCAGTTAAGTATTTCTCTTAACCTATACTTTCGATAGTCGTTGAACTCATATCTTATTATAATAAGATACTTCGCTGCGTCGATTGTCTCTATTTCTAGTCTTTTTACTATATCTCCGGAATTACCCTTTGCCACTAAGTATGTCACCATCTTAGTTTAGTAACTAGAACTTAACAAGAGTTCCCCGCAATTAGATAGGTTTTTCACTATTTCTAGTGCACCAATAAATTTAGTGAATTTGAACCTTGAAAAGAAATCCATATCATTGATGTTGTCATCAAATCGGAATACACCACTGCTGTGCATCTTTTGAATTAGAATCATTCTCTATGTTATCCATAAAGTTTAGACTATATCTTTATTATAAATACTATTACCATATTTATAATACCTACCGTTTCGTAAAGCATCAATTTCATGCACCTAATATTATATAATACTAGTCTACTCTACTCGTTTATTCATTATAAGATTTCTCTTATAATTATACTTTCGATAGTCGTTGAACTCATATCTTAATATAATTAAGATACTTCGCTGCGTCGATTGTCTCTATTCTTAACTTTTTTACTATACCTCAGGAGTTACCCCTTGCCACTAAGTATGTCACCATCTTAGTTTAGTAGTTAAGACCTAACGAGAGTTTCCCGCAATTAGATAGGTTTAACGGCGACACTCTAATTCTATCGCCTGGAAATTTGAAAATTTCTCTAAGATTATCAATGGTTGCTTTTCCACCTAGAGACATAATACGATTAAGTTTCTTACTAAATTCTTGTGTCAGTAAGGATGCAATGTATTCATTACATCGTAATCGCTTATTTTCAATATTCATATTATCTTTCATTCGCAATTCGTTGAAATCTTGACTCATCCAACGAATAACAGCAAGTACATCCAATTTGTTTGATATGTCTGTTTTTAATATTTTCTTTGTAGTTACATCTAAAAGACGTTTTAAAGAATCTAAAAGATTCTTTCCTTTTTCAATGTTATTATTACTTAATTTCTTAATCCACATATCTGTATTATCCAATTTATCCAATGTCAATCGATTTGTTGAGATATGTAAAATACCACCAACTACGGATTGGATATATGGAAACTTTTCAAATAACTTCTTATGTACTTTTAAGTACAACTTAGAAGATATCTGGAAATAAATATGCTTTTTGTCCGTTTCTTTTGGCTTTGTAACAAAGTTAATTGCTACATAAGGATAAGATTGAATAGCATATTGTAACGCATGATTCATTCCTTTGGATGCATAAAGAAGCATAATTGGAATATCCTTTCGGAACAAATCAATGGTATAATAAGGAATCTGATATTCATTTTCATGAATATCTTCCTGTTTTGTTATTTGTCTTTTTATCATAAAAGGCATTAAAGATTTCAAAATAACAGAATTATTTGACGTATAGGTAGATTTTTCTACCATCTGATACATTTACACCATCATGTTATCCATGAGGATTAGACTATATCTTCATATTATATTCTGTTACCGAATATAATATGCTCTCCATTTCGTAAAGTACCAATTTCGTACACCTAGTATAATATATACTAGTCTACTCTACTCAGTTATTCACATAAGTATTTCTCTTATGCTATCCTTTCGATAGTCGTTGAACTCATATCTTATACCTTATTATTTATAAGATACTTCGCTGCGTCGATTGTCTCTATTCTTAACTTTTTTACTATACCTTAGGAGTTACCCCTTGCCCTTATGTATGTCACCATCATAAGTTAGTAGTTAAGACCTAACGAGAGTTCCCCGCAATTAGAAGAGTTTTGTTTGATCTATCAAACTAAATCAAATAGTAATTTTTGCCCTTGATACAGAATAATCCTTTGTCATCCTGTAAAGGAATCAACATACTCTTTTTAATAATTTTTTCTTTTAAATACGTATCACCTGTTTTGAAATCTTTTTCAATTGCAGATAATTTCATACGAACAGTAAGAAGCCCACATCTACTATCATCTACAAATTTGTAATCAAATTTCTCGTTTTTACGTTTTCCTTTCTCACGTTTATAAATATACTTATTAATCTCAATATCAGATTCTTTTTCAGTATATTCATAATCAAGAAATTCGATACCATCAAGAATCTGTAATGATTTCCATGAATCAATTACATATTCAACCAATGGTCTATCTGCTTCTTTATTCATAAGAGGAATATTTAAATCTCTTTCAAATTCAGAAGCATAATTTTTAAGATATTTAATCAAAGTTAAAAGCCCCCTTTTTAATGATATTATAGTAAAAAAGAAAGGTGCTATTTTATTATAACACCTTTCTATCTTATTCTTATTCATGTTTTGAAGTTGCGATGGAATCTGATTTTGTCATAAGTTTCATCGTAACTGTAGGACTATACTCGATCATCTGCTCTTTTTCTTCATTCATACGGCAATAAATGTCAAAACAAGAAGCAAAATTGATGAACTCCTCATATTCACCAGAATCTTTCTGCTTCAGTTTCATATAAGCAACCAGACATTCATGAATCGTAACAAAGAGTGGAATTGGAATTTCATCATGTCCGAAATTCAAACCAATTTCATCTTTTAAGTTCTTAAGAGCAACTGATGAAATATCACTGATAATATCTCTACATTCATTGATATTTTTACTAGACCATTCAACACATGCTTCTAATGTTGTTTTTGATTCAGCATTATCATAACTCTTTTTACCACTATTTAAATCAAAGATATGTGGTACAAATGAGCCCATTTTTTCAGCGTCATCGTTTTCCTCTGCATCACTATAACCGATTACAAACCGGTCAGCAATGTTAATGTCATATTCACTTTTCTTCTCTCTCTTACTAAGTAATACCTCCATAATCGAGTTATATACAGTCGCATAAAATGCTAATACTGTATTCTCTGAGCCAAACACCATACGAAATTTATTACTAATTTCTCGAATGGCAATTCCTGCGACGGTATTATTATCTTCAATATCGTCCCTCAAATTTTCTTCTGCCCATTTCTGAATTAACAGATTCTTTTCCTTTGACATATTTCATCCTCACTTTCTGAAAAAATTTTATGTTATTATGTTGTCATTAATGGTATTATTTTTTATACCATTAACTAGACTAAAAAAATAATATATAAATAAAATATTATGTGTAAAAAATCAGTATTTTTGTATATATCATTTATATACTATATTTGTGAATCTAATAAATAATAGAGATGGTAAACTCTTATAAAACCAGAAAGGTGGTCTATTATGAAAGACACAAATAAAGCTGCTATTATCTCAGGTATTATTTCAGGAATTGCTGGTATTATCATTGGAGTAAATGCTCAGAAGAGTGTTGAAAAGATGGAAAAGGAAAAAGAAATTGATTCTGATATTAATGAAAAAATTAATATCCCAGATGAAATAATTGATGATGACGAACCAGAAATTCCAGATGAAATAATTCCGGAAGAAGAAGTAAAGAGTGAAGATGAGTAATATCATCTTCACTCTCTACACAAAAAGAAGAGTTAAATTTTAATAATACTCTTCTTTTTTTTATTAACTTAATTTAATATCAAACTTACTAGATTTTAAATCGGAAAAGTCAATTACATCAACAGGATACTGATTATACATATTATTGTGACTAATAATGAATGTCTGTTCAGATTGAATGATTTCATTTTGTCGTTCAATAATGGCAATTGCTTTTTCTCGATTCTCTTGGTCAAAAGTTGCATCTACTTCATCTAATAACGGAATATTATATTCCGTTAAATTCTGAATGGATAAGGCAAAACTAATTGCCATATTTAAGAAACTTTTTTCACCTTGAGATGCAAATGATATATCTGGTATTTCTGTTCCTTCTTTAATAAATGGAATCTTAAATTCATCTCCTGTAATCGAAAAATCATCAATATATATCTTCCCATCATATACAATATCAAGAAGTTCATTTACCAATTCTTTTGTATCTTTTAAATACATCTGAATATGTAATAAAGGAATTCCTTCTTTTGTAGAAGTTGCAGAACGAATAAGTAAATAATCGTCATACATTTCTCTACATTTTCTAAGTTCTTTTGTTAGTTTCTTAAACTCTTGGAAATTCATATCATATTGATTTTTGTTATTAATCATAAAAGTTTTTTCATGAGTTAATACATTTTTCTTTTTTTCTTTTTCTAATCTTTCTTTAGACCATTCCTCATATTTCATAGCCTTTTCTTCTAATTCAATCATATCATCTTTGATTGTTGTATAGTTTTCAATTGCACCGATACTATCTTTTGAGAGTTCTAACTCTTCTTCTTTTTCTTTTAATTTTTTTGATAAAGAATTCATCTTTTCTTTTAATGTTTCAATTTCATCTAGCAATGTTTGATTCTTATCTTCTAATTTTTCTTTTTGTTTTACCAAAAATGGTAAATTCGATTTTTGTTCTTCAGATTCAATGTTTTTCTGAGTTGTTTCAATCTCCTGATTCAGTTTAATATAATATGAATATTCTGCTACAATACTCATCAAGTCATTAATCTTTTCATCTTTGTAAATCATTTCACATTTCTTAATTGATTTAAAGACTTTCTTTTTTATAAACATACTCTGATATTCTGCTGGGAGTTTTTTAATAAACCCAGATAACTCAGAAAGTCTTTCAATAATACTAAGTAGATTTTCATGTACTACCTTTACGATTTGATAATACTCTGGTGATTTATTTGAAGTTTCTACTGACTTAATTTCTTTTACTCTCATTACGTCCATATATAAATCCCTAAAAATACAAGATTCTTTACAATCTGGTATTTTCTTTTTTTCATATTTTGTAATGAGTGAATCAAGATAAGTTCTGTTACTTTTCTCTCTTTTATTTTCTAAAGCAAGTAAATTAGCAGTAACAAAATCACTTATATTAACATCTTTTTCCATTAAGTCAATTACTTCAGTGATTGGTCCTTTACCAAATTCATAAGTAATATTTAAATCTCTCTGAATATTCTTCAAATCAACAACAAAATCATCTAACTCTTCTTTTGTAAAATTTATTTCAAAAGGAAGAGTAACAGCTTTTGTTTTTTGTTCTTTTTCTAATAGTTCTTTTAAGTAATCTCTCAAAGATAAGAGATTACTATTTTGTACCTCTATATCAATCTGATAAGATAATTCAGAAATTTCTTTCTTATTATCATCCAATTGATTTAACTTCATATCATATTCTCGATCTGAGAATTCAATCTCTGATTTAAGTTTTAAAATCATCTGGGATAAAGACTCAATTTCTTTTTTCAAAGTATCAATATCTTTTAACGAATCTTTATCTTCTAAAAGTAAACGATATCTTGATTCTTTTTTTCTTAACTTTCTCAATTCATCTCGATATTCTAAATCTAAAGATAAAGACTCAATATCATAAGTTAATTTATAAATTTCTTCTGTTACTTCATTAATATTCTTTTCATAATAAGAAATTGCATCATCAATTTCATTCATTTTTTTCTGATATTCTTCTTCATCTTTGATATTTAATTTATTTATATTATCCGTAATATGTGACATTACTACTTTTAAATCACGAACATCTGCTGAAAGCTTTGTGTATAACTTTAAGTAATTATCTACACTTGGTAACATCTTTGACATAAACTTTTTACGTTCACTTGTTTTTAATTGAATTAAATTGCTTACATTATCCCCTAAACGAATTAATCGCACATAATCTAAATCAATATGTAACAATTCATACACAACGTTCTTAAATGATGTCACATTACCATTTGGATTTAATTCTTTTCCATTTAATTTTATATAAGATTTCACTGAATGGGTTTCTTTATTCACAGAATAGAAATGTTCAATATCAATTTCATCTGGACCATTCATAATAATAATTCTTTTATATCCGGGTTTTTTCTCTATAATTAATTGATTTCCATCTCTAATATCTAAATTTCCTAATGTTGCAAATGGAGTTAAACAACTAAGAAGTGATGTTTTTCCCATTCCATTTGGACCTGTTAATAAACAAATCACATTTTCTCTTTTTGAAAAATCGATTTCTAATCGATTGGCTTTTAAGCCTGTTTTAATATTCTTAAAATTTTCAAGACAAATATACTTTATCCACATAAAACTATTTATCCTTTCTTTATAAATTATATTTTAGTTTTTACTTTTATTTTTTTTAACATTAATTTAAAATTTGATTTATGAATGGCTAAACTCATGTAAATCATATGTATACAAAAGCTTGGTTTTCAAATGCTGATGTTTTTTTTGACTTATAATGAAACTCCTCTTTTTTGTTGATTATGTTTTAAAACTTTGCAAATTTTATCGCTTACGACGACAGACACACTGTAAATTGTATACATCATGATTACATGTTGACTATATATTCGAGAAAGAACCACAAGGAGGGACAAGTTCCTCCTTGTGGTTCTTTATCCGTCATAAAAATAAGGTAGTATGGAAAAAAACCATACTACCTTATTTTTTATTTTAATTTATAGATTTCTTTAATTAATTCATTAATGTATAATACATTAATTGACACAATTACTTTGTAAGTAAAGAATCCATAGCTTTTATTATTGAAATTGATTTTAAAATGTTCCCAATCAATCGTATAATCTTTCATATTCTGTAATAAATTACCTTGACGTCTAATCTTTATGTCAATTAAATCAACTAATGGTCTTCCTGTTTTTAAATGAAACTGAACAGCTTCTCTTATAGAAGTATTTAAAGTTCCTTCAAAATCAACATTATCATATTCTTTATCTAATTGACAAGAAAAATGATTGTATATTTTCCATCCTGTTGCTAGACATAAATCTTCTTCCAAAAGAACATCTGTAAAGATTGGAATCAAAGTAGAATCATCTGGTATTTTAAATTTTGGTAAATCATGAATTTTATCTGAGAATAAATAATAAAATCCTGTACCAAAGAATTCTAATTTCATTGTAAAAGAACATTGATAAGCATTTGTAATTTGTCCAACTCGTTCTCCATCATCTGCTGAGATATCTGAAATTGTAGTAAGAATCTTAGCAGGATAATATCGATAATACTCATCAGTACCAGAACTTCCTTGTAATTTATAAGTAACTGGATATTCAGAATTTGTATTCATATAATCCAAAAAGTCTTTCGTATTACCATCCTCTGATACAATCGGTATACCTGAAAGTTTAGAAATCATTTTCATCATATCAGTTGAAATGTAACTCTCTAAAAAAGTTTCAATATCAAATGGAATACCAATTCTTGTTGCATTCTTCAAAAAATGAATATAGTTAATTTGTTGAATTAATGTGTTAAATATCATTACAACATCCACATACATCACATATCGATTTAATGTATATTTACAAGCAATCTTACTTTGATTATCTTGAAAGAATGGCTGTAAATCGGTATAAGCACCTGCGTTATAAATATCACCTTGTCGTTCAGTTAATAATGTATGATTTAAAAACCTATCTTCATCATAACTAATTCTAGGACGAAAAATAATCATAGGTTTTGATTTCTTCAAAAACTCATGAGGTGTACTAAGCATCTGTCTATGTGTAATACGTGAATTAACATGAATTGTTTTAAATGTTTTTTCTGGGAATAAATTCATTACCCAATTTTGTACTGTTGCAAGTGCATTCCCATAAGTATGAGCCGCACTTCCCATCATAGTCACATATTTTACTTCATGTGGTCTTTGTTCCATTATAATTCACCATCTTTCTATTTTTGATTATAACTTTGTTTTTTTACTAATTATATACATAATTATAAGTATAATCTTAAAAAACTTATGAAAGTGAGGTAGAAATTATGTTACGTGAACAAAGAGATGAAATCTTTTGTTTTTTATATGAAGCAACTCGTTTCGCCAAAGAAAATCATAAAAAATATGAAAAATCAGTAAATGAATTCAATCATGACATGAAAAAAGTAAAGAATAAAAAAATAAGTAATTTACTTGGTAATGAATATAACAAAGAGCAATGGAATAATGTAGATAAAGTATTTACTGATTATGATAAAGTGGACAAATATAAAAAAAGAGATACTGTTTCTGTTGGAAAAGAAGCATCTAAGTATCCAAAAGATTCTATCAGACAAAATCTCAAAAAACGTAAAGGTCAAAAAGTTGCAAAACAGCAACCAGGTCGTTATGAAAAACTAGAAGAAAGAAAACCAAATAAATATAAAGAAATGTATGATAAGAAAAAACGTGTAGGATAAAAAAAAGAAGAGATATTTCGTATCTCTTCTTTTTTTATCTTTTTTATTTCATATCTTTTACAGGTTCACCCATAATTCTCTTAGATGCTTTTAATTCTTCATGTAATCTCTCATCTAATTCTTCATCTGTTAAACCAGGAGTTTCTAACAGAATCTTCTCTTTTAATTCATCTTCTAATTTAAATAGATAGAATTCATATTCTGTCATGAAATATGTTTGTCCATGATATGTGTATTCTTGAACATGAATATTATCCATTGATTTTACGATATTATCACTATCAATAAATTCAATCTCATTTGATAATGCTTTAAAGATAACATTAAAAAGTTCTGCTGTTCGATTTGTAAGTGAAGAATCAATTTCACTTAATTTCTTTTCTGGTTCAAAGATATGAGAAATCACATCTCTTCTACCTTTAATAGAAGTACGATAATAGGCATGGAAAAGAGCAAGTTCTTCTTCTGAAAGACCTGTCATAATAGCAAGAGTTTCATACTCACCAAAACGAATTGCTTTATCTGAATATAAATCCTGATGATTTCGATTCTTATAGCTTCGTTCTGGTAATTCTTTTGTATTAATTGCTCCTGTATTTCGTACCGAGAAATTCTTTTGGTCAGTTTGTTTCAATCGAATCATGTACATCTCACCCATGTAAGTTTTTATCATCTGAGGAATTTCATGACCATCGATTGTTACATATAACTGATAAGGTTCCAACCAATTATATTTCTTTGTCATCTTTTGTAATTTATAAAGAATTGGTTCATCTTCAGAAACAGGATTCTGATGAATAAAGATACCTTCATAAATACAATCATCAATGTATTCTTTTTTCAATTTTGTATCTTTCAAATCTTTATAATAAGCATACATACTCTTATACTGTTTTTCATTCAAATCTTTAATAATTGAAAAGAGTATATTTTCTTTTTCTTTCAACGTACTTGCTTTTTTCATTTGCTCCCTTGCTCTATCACAAATGAAGTTAATAAATAACTCATGAGGAACAAACCCTGTTGTACGGTTGATAATAGCTAATAAGTTTAATCGCACATCAACAGTTTTTCCATCTTTTGTATGAGGCATATCTTTATCAGGTAATACACGTGAAACAACTGATTTATTACCATAACGCATATTTATTCATATAAGTTCGTTACACTTATATCTGTTTTATACAGCTATACTTCTCAGTATAGATTAGACTATATCTTCATCTTTATATTCTATTACCAAATATAAAGAGCTCCACACTTCGTAAAGTACCAATAACGTACACCCAGACTTCTGGTCTACTCTACTCGGTTATTCATATATAGATTTCTCTATATACTATCCTTTCGATAGTCGTTGAACATTCCTAATTAATATCAGGCTTTGCTGCGGATTGTCTCTATTCTTAACCTTTTTACTATATTTTTAATATTAGTAGTTAAGACCTAACGAGAGTTCCCCGCAATTCATGGAGTTTGTAACATATTAGTCACCTAATATGACTGGCTGTTATGTTAACCAGTAAATTTATGCCCCTTCCTTAATGGAATATATTCTGCAATCGTTGCTACAATTTTTAAGTTACCAAATACAGAATCGTCTTTCCATTTTTTATCTTCATCTAAAAACTCATCTGCACGTTTATAAAGATAATCAATTTCTCTGTCATAATCATAACCAGAATTAATAATCTTCTTTGTTGTTTTATAAATCTTTTTCCAGTATTTTGTCTGAGATTTTAAATACGTCATAATCTGACTATTAAAAGAATTCTCTTCAATGTCTGGATTATTACAATAAATCTCATAATCGACAATAAATCCTTTTCCTGGATATGATACTGGACGGTCTGAATCTTTAATCGTTCTTAAATTTGAATCTTTAAAATCAAACAACAACTGATCATTATATTGAGGTCTTGAACATCCAAAGATTCCACATGCTGGTTCTCCAATATCTGGATATGGCTTATATTCATCATCATCTCCAAATAAATTAAGAGGAATATCATTGTTATTTAATCCCCAAGGAATTTTCTTCACTTTCAAAGTTGTCATTTTCTTTGCAAAAGATTCTGATACATCAGCAGCATCTTCTGATGTATATGGATTTAATACATACTGTACTGTTGCATTTACTCCATAACGATAATTCATAGATTCATCATATGAATTCGACTTATAAAGAATATCTCCTTTTGGAATGATATCTCCTTCTTTAAAACTGTCAATCTCTTCATTATTCATATGATAACCAAAATCCTCTGTCAGATTTTCTTCTACTTCTTTTCGTGTAATAACACGATAACGTTTTTTCTTTTTGTCAAATACAAATAAATGATATATGTAAGGCACTTCTAAGATGTCTCCATACTTTTCAATCTTTTCAATAATTTCTAAGTCATTCTTAGTTTTGTAATATGCAGAAGAATGTTTTCCTACTACGTTTTCTGCATTTGTAAACACCCTTGGAAATTCCGGTTGAATGAGATTCAAAAACTGTTTCAAATGACTTGTAAACATTTGAGTTCTTGTTGAGTTTGTATATCTTGGTTCAGTTAATGCTGACATACCAACAAGGGCTGTTGAATTTTTATATTCCTCATCAGCAGCCTTTAACTCATCTTTTAAGTTATATTTTTGTATTTCTGGCAAAACTTATATCCTCCAATCATTTCTTCTTTTTCTTTTTATACACATTTTCTCCACGTTTTTTTCTTGTGATTAATCGTTCAATATTACTACAAATATAATCACACTTCCAATTATCCAATAGATACTTTTTTTGAATGTCTTTCTTTGATTGCTCATGTATCATTCTCTTTATTGTAAATAATTGCTTTAAAGTAAAATCTTTCATAACTTCATCATCTAAAGGTCCATTAATTGTGTTTGATTTTGAAATATTCACATTGTTCTCTTCTTTTTCAGGAAATACAATTTTTGCCTTACTATCTTCCAAAAATAATTGATTTCTCAGGTATTCTTTTTTTCTAAACCGTTTCTTTCGGTCTAGATAATAATAATGACCCTCTTTCTCAATTTTATCCAAATAATCATTCAAATCTTTTTCCAATTCTTCTTCATTAACAATAGCAAATCGTCTCATATACATTCGGATTGCTATATTAAACACATCTGGAATTAAAACACCATTAAACGATGAATTTATAATTTTTGATTTTGGAACTTCTTTTGAGCCTGATACACGAATAAAAGAAACATAATTATTTAGCACAATCGGAAGTGATACATCTGTACTAGTAAATCGTTCCGTAATCACAAATGCTAAAACATCTTTTCCATATCCATTGTCTTTTGAAATTACCAAAAACGGTCTGTTTTTTGTTTCTTCATTTAATTCAAAGTAATAAATCCCTCCTTGCAGAATCATATTAACATAAGAAACACTCATATTCATTATCACCTACCTTTCCTTATATTTTTTAAAGATGAGTAAAGTTTTTATTTAAACTTTACTCATCTTCTTTACCAAAAAAATAATATATAAATTTAGTAATCCATTAACTCATCAACAACTTCTAATTCCTCTTCTGCTACAGAAGAAAGTCTTTTATCAAGTAATGGAATAATGTGGTCATACATAATCTTGTACATTTCTCTATGTTCCCTGAAATATTCATTTACAGTTCTCATAGGGAATTTATGCTCTTTATCATCTGTAAAATATGTAGCATTCTTATTACCACTTAATAATCCCTGTTCTTTTGCATACAAAAGACATGTTCTAAGTGGATCAATACCACGTACCTTATCATAAATAAGATTTACTGTTTGACCTGCTTGATTTGATCTGGATTTAATAATCTGTAAGGCAATGCCGAAACCATCAAATCCATCATCTTCCAAATTAAATTTAGCACTACCAATCGCAACGGATTTTAAAAGAATATGTGCTAAATATACTGGAGCTTTACCCCCTGGGTATCTGGTTTTCATATAAGTTCGTTACACTTATATCTGTTTTTATACAGCTATACTTCACAGTATAGATTAGACTATATTTTCATCTTTATATTCTATTACCAAATATAAAGAGCTCACTCTTTCGCAAAGTACCAATTTCGTACACCTGGACTTCCAGTCTACTCTACTCATTTATTCAGTTAAGTATTTCTCTTAACCTATACTTTCGATAGTCGTTGAACATTCCTGAATTAATAATTATAATTATCTGATATAAATTCATATCTCTTTCTTTCGTATAAAAGACGTATTGAATTTAAATTTCCTTCGCTATATATTCCATCAAAATTAATAAAGTTTAAACAATCAATAATATAACTTCTCAATGATTGAGATTGATCTTTTTTATGATCTTGAAAATATTTACAGCATTGATTAATTTGTTCAAAACTAAAATTTTTAGGAACTCTATGTTTTTTCTTTAAAAAATCGTATTCTTTTGATATATGTTTCCATGATTTTCCCATAGATATATCACTAACAATGCTCAATGATGTTCCAACAATTTCTGCTATTTCTCGTTGTTTATATTTACGAGAAGCTATCATATCACAAATAAGTTTTGCTTGTTTATCAGTTATTGTTGCACAGCAATGATCTTCACCATATACAGGAACAAATAATCCCGTATAATAAGCATGTAATGTGTTATCTCTAGGAGTACACCATTCTAAATTCCATAATTCATTATTCAATTTATCACCATCTTTATGATTTATTATTTATAGTTGTTTTATAATAAGCTGAACTAATCTTTTTTGGATCAGTATGTGAGACTGATAAATATTTTTTGTTTTTATTATCATAAATACGATTCTTATTACTAACCCAATATCTATTTTTTGGAATTTCTGGATAACAAGAAGTATTTAATAAAATGAATTCTTCTTGTGGTAATAAATCTAAAAAATAATTTGGATTATCTTCGATAATTTTATTTAATAACTTCATAATATCACCTCATTTTTAAGATAAAGATAATATTAATTCAGGCTTTGTTGCGGATTTTCTCTATTCTTAACCTTTTTACTATACCTTAGGAGTTACCCCTTGCCCTTATGTATATTACTATCATAAGTTAGTAGTTAAGACCTAACGAGATGTTCCCGCAGTTAAGTGAGTTTTTTACTGCATATCACTATGCAGGGCACCCCCAGGATTTGAGTGCCTCATCTTGCTTCAAGTATAACAATTCAGCAGGGCTCTTAACAATTCCCATATTTGGATTCACTTTAATATGGTTGATTGACATAGTCATGATATTTACTGATTTAATATATTGCAAAAGATCTGTATAAAATCTTCCAATCTCACCAGTTAATCTCATTCGATCTGTCTGAGATGAAATCTCTTCAATTTTCTTCAAATCTTTTTTATCATTTTCATTCATCTCTACTGTCATAGAAGGGATTGAATCAATAAGAACTACTGTTGGTTCATATACAACGATATCTTCCCCTAATTCATTTTTCTTTCCAGCGTTATATTTAAACGTTTCTGGATTATCTTTTTTCTTTTTGTATAATTTAATAATACTACGTTTAATCTTTTCAACGGATGTGTCAGACTGTCTTAAAATATATTTACCACCTTTAATTTCATCAATTGAAAATTTTGTCATAGTTCTTGCTCTTGATAAGTTCATAGCCTGTTCAAGGTCAAAATGAATTACTGATCCGCTTTCATATTTTCTTACAATATTAGCGGCAATATAAAGCATAGTGGATGTCTTTGCTGTTGATGATTTTCCAATCGTCATTACATTACAACCACCACTAATACCGAGTGCTTTATATTCTTCATTAACGGTATTATCATCATTATATACACGTACCACATAACCAAGAGCATAATCAAGTGGTGCAATACCAGTTTTATAAGTATCTGTCTCTGCATTGATACTAAATAAATCTTCTTTTTTGTCTTCGTCATTTCTTAATTCTTCAATTAATAAGTTTTTGTATGACATATAAAAATACCTCATTTCTTAAAATATTAAAAAAAAGTAATAAAAAAAATAGAATATAAGATATTGATTTTATCTATAATCAATAAAAAAAGAAGTCTGATAATTTTATTTATCAGACTTCTTTTTGCTTATATTGAGAAAGGTACCTAATCCTTAAAGATATTTATTGATCTTTAAGTTCTGCCATATATTACCCTCCTCTGCCATCAATATCATTTAACATCTTACCGGAAATGCCGAATAAGATATAAATGGAAACCCCTTTTGACACTCGGTGTATTTAAACTTCCTGATGATCTATCCCGACAGACAGGTATCAATCTCTTTGGGTTTCTGTAACACTAATTAGTATTTACATGAAAATAATATATAATTATTTATATACATTATAAAACTTTAGCAACGTTCTACTGTTAACTTATCATCAACGGTAACTTTATACAGTTGATGATTATTATCAACAAAGAAGAAGTATAACCATCTCTGATATTGTTCTGCTAACTGATACAAATCAGATGCAATTTCCATAATCATATTTAAATGCACATCATGGAAGATGACACCTACATCTGATTTCATCAACAAGCATCTCCAATACTGTTCATGAATCTCACCAGAACGTTGAATCATACTTGTCTCAAGAGTAGCATAATTACTTTCATTAATACAGACGATGTCATCGATTTCTTCATTTACATCTGAAAGCCATTTCTTTATATCCGGATCTCCAATAATTTTTGGTCTAGAAATGACATGAACAAATGAAACTGGTAAATCATGAAAACGTAAATCAAACACATTAATCTTGACCGAAGTATCAATGTAATAAGTATTTAATTTTGTTTTCTTGATTTTTACATTGATTGTATGATTGATGTATTGATTAATACAGTTCAGGAAATCTTCTGAATCTGATAAATCAAACATCTTCTCAATACTGTAATTTTCTGGAGAAATTACAGGAAGTTTCTTTCTTACATGTTCTAAAGCAATTCTTCCTTCATCCTCATAATCCAATTTAAAGAGTGCTAAAAACTCTGATTTACTTTCCATGCGTTTCTTACTATTTTTTGTTGATAATAAGCCAATAAAATATTTCATGTTATCATCCTTTCTCTTATTTAATGAATACATCTCTAATTTCATTTTTTAACCGTTTAAACATATCTTCATCTGGAATTATAATATTTTTTTCATCCATGAAATGTGCAAATACTTTAACAATTCGATCTGCAGCAATCTCACGAGATCCAAAATCATCACTGCCTGTTGTCATAACAACAATTTTGACTCTATCCTCTAGATAGAGATAGCAACTACCAAAAAGTCTAGCTGCATTTGCATAATTACTTCTTTCGTCCTCTTCATCTTTAAAATCACAAGGGATTGTAATATCCTCCGATTCCAAATAATCTTCAAATTTATCCATAATGGAAGCCGTTTTTTCTTCAGCTGTTGGTACATTATTATCTTCTGAATTGTATGCATATTCTCCAGTATGAACATCAACAACAGCACCACCAATCTTATCAGCCATTCTTTTAGCAGATTCAAGGTCATATTCACTATTACAAAGAACCTGTTCTGAATCAACTACGATATAATTATAAGTACCAGGTGTTTCTGGTTCCCTCTGTTCAATATAGATACAGCTATCAGGAACGATGTATTTTCCATCCTCATCTTTCTCCAATTCAGAAATTTCAGTAATAATATTCACAAGATTCAATTTTATATTCACACCATCTTTTACTTTAACGAATCGAATCTTTTCAATCATTTCAATTTGGCTTTCCTCACAATACTTCTCAATATTTTCATTTAACTCTTTTTGTCGTTTTTCCTCCTGTTCTTTTTGACGTTTCTCTTCCTCTTCATGCATTTTCTCTCTATCAGTTTCTGTTAATGTTTGATATTCATCTTCTACCATAGAACAAATCATGTACATCGCTGCTACTAAACTGTCATATGTTGTACTTTCTGTTTTATCTGGCATAATATAGAGAGTATCATTTAAATCAGAATAATGTACTTTAACATCCAGAGTTTCTAATTCTTCAGGATCACCCGAATCAATTTTCTCTGGATTTGTTACTAACTTAATCTTTGTTTCTTTTGTTACATTTTGTGGTAATTCATTCATTTTCATCATAATTATTACCTACCTTTCTTTGTTTTTTAAAAATATTAAAAATAAGATGAGATTATCAATTATGATAATCTCATCTTAACTTTTCTAATGAGAAGCATTTAGATAATAATCCATCTGCTTTTTCTTTGGTTCATCCTGTTCAAACTTCTTTAAAATTTCTGTAGGAAGTTCTTCTTTGAAATAAGCATCCATATAAGATGGTGCTGTTCTCTGAGAAACATTCGGATTTAATAACTGAGCTTTCAAGTTCTCAAATCCTAAACCAATTGTAATACTCTCATTGTTTCTGAGTATCTTTCGAATCGTATAAATATTGTAATCTGGCATTTCTTCTTGTGAGAAATCCGGACGATCAAACACATTATCACTTTCTCGTATCAAACGATTCATTACAATTTCGGCAGCAACCATAGACGCTCCAATTCCAGATTCAATGATAATATCCAAAAATCTTTGTGAGAACGTATCAATTGTACTGTCTTCAATTGTTTCTTTTTTCTCAGAATCCAATAAAGAGATTAACTCGTATAACGGCTTTGTTAACTCATTATTCAAGATGATAACTTCAAAAATTGGAGCATCTTCTTCCAAATCTTTAAACTTAATTACACCGTTATTATTACGGATTGCTTTGATCACATTACTTGTGATATACAATTCTTTCTTTTTCAAAATCTTAACTTCAATATCTTTCTTTGTTTTAAGATTTCTTACAAAGAATCTTCCGGATGAAATATAAGTATTATAAGTAGAATCTGCATCATATTCTTCTACTTTCTCAATCTCTTCTGGTACAACATAAATTGCCAAATCATTAATATTGTCAATATTATCAAAGATAGGAGAGATTTCTCCAACAGCAATTGAGAAATACTGATAGAATTCATCACTAAATTCAATCTTCTCTGACTTTGTTGTTAGCAGATGTTTACCAGAAAGAATCTTCTGTTCAATATCTTTTGATAATTCCTGAGACTCAAATACACCAATACCATCTTTCAAATCCCAGTTCAAATCAGCAATTTTACCAAGACATGTTGGACAAATAAGATTCTGTCCACAAGCACAAGTTTGTGCTCCTCTTGCATAAATAGTTTTACCGACTAAATCATAATCTTTATAATGTAATACTTTGTAATCTTCATCATCAGGATTCATTTTATAAAACTTACCATTCAACTTCATAAGATATTTCTTACTCTTAATCTCATACTTAATCAAATGCTTTGTTTTACAGTTCAAAACCTTATTAGATAAGGACACTGTTCTACATAATTCAGATACTTTCTTACCGAAATACAATAATTCTCTATGTTATCCATAGAAGTTTAGACTATATCTTCATATTATATTCTGTTACCAAATATAATATACTCCCCGTTTCGTAAAGCATCAATTTCATGCACCCAGATATTCTGGTCTACTCTACTCGGTTATTCACATAAGTATTTCTCTTATGCTATCCTTTCGATAGTCGTTGAACTCATATCTTATTATAATAAGATACTTCGCTGCGTCGATTGTCTCTATTTCTAGTTTTTTTACTATACCTTAGGAGTTACCCCTTGCCCTTATGTATATCACTATCATAAGTTAGTAACTAGAACTTAACGAGAGTTCCCCGCAATTAGAGGAGTTTTTCGCGAGCTATTTCAGTCAACCCGCATTTCCCATTGATTTTTTATTCATAATCACTAATAATTCATTATGTCACCATAATGTATAGACTATATCTTTATTATAAATACTATTACCATATTTATAATACCTACCGTTTCGTAAAGCATCAATTTCATGCACCTAATATTATATAATACTAGTCTACTCTACTCGTTTATTCATTATAAGATTTCTCTTATAATTATACTTTCGATAGTCGTTGAACTCATATCTTATTACTTATAAGATACTTCGCTGCGTCGATTGTGTCAATGATTATTCTTTTTACTATACCTTAGGAGTTACCCCTTGCCACTAAGTATGTCACCATCTTAGTTTAGTAAATAATCATTATAGACAGTTCCCCGCAATTAGATAGGTTTTAAAACCGCAGATTATGTTTACGGTTTACGTGCCGCTATCGCATCAATGTACTGATATGATGGTCTATTTAAACCTCCTAATAGAGACGACGTTTCAATTGGTATAGGCATAACTTCACCAGTTAATGTCGGCTTTAATCCCATAGCAATCATATACTCTGCTAACTGTTTTTCTTTTACACCAGTTCCAGCCCTAAGCATGATTCCTACTGGATTATTTTTATCTTGTTTTAACTTTCTCACTAACTTTTGTTGATATTGAGAAAGTAGTTTTTCTACTTCAATTGGTTGCATATCTTCAGGAATCGTTAATTCCATAATCTCTCGATATTCTGGATCATTTAACATTTCAATGAAATCATGATCACTAAAAGTAAGATTCATTATATCACTAAAATCTAATGAAATTGAACGGAGACTATATAATACATTAGAGATTGATTCATTGATTAGAATCTGTTCAATGTTATAATCCTGAAGAGTTGTAAGTATCTTTTCATTCAAAAACTCTGTTACATTTGGAATTTCTTCTTCTGAAAGAATATAACTTTCATCCAAAATATGAAATTCATTTAACATACAAAATGGTTTCCAGATATAAAGATTATATAAGAATCTTCGAATCTGTAACTTATGTGTTTCTTTATCTTTTCGATAAAACTTAAACTCAATTGGATATTCTCTACATTCTTTAATATGAAAACATCCACGAAGAAGATTTCTGATAGTCTGTTCTAAATCTCCATAACGAGACTCATCTAAAAGATAATCTTCTATGATATAAATCGGTTTTAAAAACTTCTTCATATCTTTTTTACTAGTAATCTCTGGAACTGAGATGAGTATATTAAACTCTTTACTCTTTTTTTCCATTCACATTACCATCCTCTCTTAATTAGAAATTGGGATTGAACGAAAGTCCAACCCCATCTAATCGTTATTTTTTATTTTGCACGTTTCTTTGTAGCTTCTGCTTTACTGAATACAGAATCTATAATTGAATTTGCTAATTCAGTAAAACTTAAACTATGATCAGCCGAGAATACAATATTATTCAAAAGCTTCTCATTATCTGTATCATATACAGCATCTGTCCATTTAGAAGCATAATCTTTTAAATCATCAATAAAAGAACCCTCCACTGGAATATGGATATTTGCATCTCCCAAAGAAACAGCAGTTTTCAATGTAGTGTCAATCACTTTACCAATGATTTCATTGTATTTCTCAGATGATTTTTTCTTCATCTTTTTGATACTTGGTTTTGTTTTAATTACCTGAATTGTGATATTAAACAAAACCGATTTAGAAATCTCTTCCTTTTTCAATGTATCTGTAAAAAGTACAATGTTTGGGATATTCAGAACGAAAGTTTCCATTTCTTCAGTTGCTTCTACAGATAGCCATTTCTTTAAACGGTTCTTTGCTTTATCCATTTTCTTAAGAATCAAACCAATGTTTGTTCTTTCCATTAACACTGAAATATTTTCATTTGAGTTATACTCAAAGATATCTTCTACTTCGGCAGGTGTTAATGTAAGAACGAGAGTCTGTGTTCTTTTTGGATACTTCATTGCATATTCATAGATACTAAATGGTGCTTTTGCATATCTTGTTTCAAATACAACACTTCCAGCATCACGTTTTTTCGCAGCATCTTCTGATGTAATCGCAATCATACTATCCTGTGGAACGGATGTAATCTCACTAATCGTTTCATCAACTGCATCAGAAAGTGAGATTTTCTTCTCATCTTTCATAATAAAAATCTTTTTCTGTTTGTCTTTTAACATTTCGACAAAACTTTTGTATGCGTTCTTTTTTTTGTTCTTTTTCTTACCCATTACTGAGTCCTCCTTTAATCATAATAAATTAGTTAATAGTTACCTTGACTTTAAATATCTATCTTCAATCTTCTGAAAAGATAGTATTTCGAAATAGTTCCATAAAAATCTTAAATGTATTAAAATTTAAGATTGGTGTATTTACACCATCCCCATAAATACTAAAAATATCACTAAACAAATCTTCATATTCTTTCTTTAATGGGAATTTTCTCACTTTATCATATAATTCATTTATCTTATTATCCATCTGATGAGAAAGATTATCTAATCTCTCATTTTCAAAATAGGTTGTTGCAAATGAAAAGTCTTTCTTGCTATCATTTAAAACATTTGAAAACAACATCTCTGAATTATGCTTATAATTAAAGACTTGATATTCTGGTTCACTCATCTTAAAAATCTTCTTTTTATATATTCGCATATCACGTTCTAATTCAAACTCATCTGCCAATGCCTTGAATTCCGTATATGCATATAAAGAAGAATCACTTTTTAGGTAATAAGCATAAACTCTTTTCTTATTCTTTTTCATACATATATTTCTTACAATGAGTTTTGATTTCTCCGCATCAGATCTTCCAGAGCAGGTAATTCATCTTCCAGAACTTCTTCGTTGAAAACACTCATATCTCCTTTCCTTATTTTTTTAACAAGTTTTCTTCCTTTCTTTAATTGCTTCTCCAATTCTTCAGGACTGATTTCAGAAATTAATAATTCTTCTCTCACATCAATATAACTCTCTAAAGAATCTGCAATAAAGTTAAGTAATTTTTTACTTACTTTCATATCTTTATACCTACCTTTCTTTTTTATTATAAACTCATATCATTATAATGATATATAAGTTAAAGATAATTTTGAGATTTTAATGTTTATGCAACAAAAATATAATCTTATAAAGAAAGGAACGTAGAAAAATGGAAGAGAAAATTGCTTATAAACCAAGTAATATTGAGTTAAAGGAAAATGGAGAATTCATCATTAATGATGAAGGTATCAAAGAATTACAAGAAGGAATTTTGAAAAACATTGATCAAGCAACATTTGAAAAAGCCTTGATTGATATCTTCTTAGAACTAATCAAGGAATTTAATGCAGATGTAAAAAATGTGGAAAAAGTTATTTCGAATATTGCAATTCTTAACACTTATTTACCAATTTATCAAAAAATGATAAATCTATCTGAACAAGAAATTGAAAATGAAACAATCAAATCATATGGTGGTCTTTATATGCTCTTAGAAGCATTTAAGAAAGCGAATTCAGAAGAGGAAAAAGTATCTGAAACTGAAGATGAATAAAGTAAGAAAAAACATTCTTATAAGTTATTAGTATATGATTATTTAAGAAAGGCGGTGAATATCAAATGGCTAATGGAATAAATTCAGTTCTCTTGGAAAGAGCTGAGATGGTCAGAGATATGGAGTATACAAAATGTAATGTCGAAGATGCAGAAATCAACGATGCTGTAGATTCGGTAAAACATATGTGTCCTGATGCATTTGATTCTACGGAATATACAGATAAACAATTGGATGATGCAATTGATCAGATTCCTGATGATGATGCAGATAGAAATGAAGAAATTAATAGAATTGCTCAAGCAGATCATGATATGTCTATTGACGATGTGATGGGTCTGAGTGATGATATAGAAGATGAAGAAAGTGAGGATTTATAAAATGAAAGAACGTAAATTAGTAGTAGTAAAAGATTCTGGTCCAATTCCTGAATTAAATTTCGTATGTGGTCCAATTTTGGTACCAACTAAAATTGAGCTTAAAACAATCATTAAAATGATTGGTAATGGACGCTCTGTATTTGAATGTAATCCATCGAATACGAATGATCAGGTAAAATTGGAACTTACCAACGTAAAAAATAATAACTTTGAAACTCAGGTTGTTAAACCTGCTGTTGAATCCGTAAAAGAAGTTGAAAAGAAGGAAGTTGTTAATGAACCAGAAAAAAATGAATCTCCTGTTGAAGAGGAGAAATCAACAGAAAACGTTGTAGAAGAAAAAGCAGTTACTGTTGAACCAGAAGCAGAAGAATCAGAAACAGTAGAGGATATTGAAGAGACCTCTGAAGAATCTGTTGATGAAGTTGTTAAAGAAGAAAAACCTGTAACAAACAATAAACAGAATAATCAGCAGAATAAAAATAAGAACAAAAATAACAAAAACAGAAAATAAATAAAATGTAGAACTGAACATTTTCGTTCAGTTCTACATTTTTCTTTTTTATTCTTTTCGTAGTGTAGATATTGTTTTTAATCCTTTTGTAACTAAGTCTGTTTTAAGACCCATTCCTAAGAAATAAGTATCCACAGTATTCAATGTTGTTTTGTTTTCAATCTTATCATCCAAATCAGATAATTTAACATATCCTTTTGAATTAATTGATTGATTCATTTGTTGTTTCATTACTAAATCATCTGCTCTTGGTCCATTTAATTCTTTTAAGCAATTATCAAGTCCAAGAGATGTTAACATAATATTTTCTAGGTCAGATTCTCTACCATTTTTATCATGACGTACTACCTGACCAGTAAGAGCACTACGTTCATCTACATTTGTACTTAAACCATTTTTCTTTGCTACTGTCTGCTGTGTTCTCTTAATATTAATATAAATAACAGGAACTTTTGCAGGAGTCACAATTGGATGTTCTTTATTATGATTTAAGTGTGGAATAAATACATATTCATACAAAGGTATATTAAGAATTTTGGCTGCTCTTCTAATATCTTCCATTTTTATTGTTCTTTCATAATCTACAATTGTAAGAATCAAATACTTATCTTCATCTACAAAGAAACCTCTAAAATATGTCTGGAATTGATTATCTGACATAGAAGAAAAGATTTCTTTATAATGTTTTGTATTAGCACCTGACTTATCAAATGCTGTAAAGAACCGATAAATTAATGATTCCATAGTATTACGTCTTACTGCAAAATCGGATACAGAATCCCAAATATCTCGTAGAGCACGTTTTAATTCGATAATACATTTATTACCAAATCCATTTAAAAGAATAGATGGTGTCATACGTGATAAAATTGAGTTTGATGCAATAAATGTTGAAATTTCTTCATGTGGTCTAAATTCAGAATAAGGTTCATAACCTTTTTCAACAACTTCACCAATTACATTCTTCAAAGCTGTAAAATTCTTTAATACTATATATCACTATATAGAATAGACTATATCTTTATTATAAATACTATTACCATATTTATAACACTTACCGTTTCGTAAAGCATCAATTTCATGCACCCAGATATTATCTGGTCTACTCTACTCAGTTATTCACATAAGTATTTCTCTTATGCTATCCTTTCGATAGTCGTTGAACTCATATCTTATTATAATAAGATACTTCGCTGCGTCGATTGTCTCTATTTCTAGTCTTTTTACTATATCTCCGGAATTACCCTTTGCCCTTATGTATGTTACCATCATAAGTTAGTAACTAGAACTTAACGAGAGTTCCCCGCAATTAGGTAAGTTTTAAATCACCTAACTTTAAGCGATTTTGGAACCAACTTCTAGAGGTTCCTGATGTTTAATATAAAACTCAATTAACACACCATCATTTACTTTCTCACCACGTATTGTTCCATAACGATTTGGTTCTACTTTACCAGTAGGTTCATTAATCATCATTCCACAATACACAATTCCATCTTTTTCATTGTATTTTTTCAATACCTTCTTTCTATTATTTATCTTATCATAATATCTTTTAAAAATTTTTTGTAAACTCGGAGACAAATCTTCTAAATCTGCTGTAGAATACATTTTGATCTCTTCTATTACACCAGAATATTTCGATTTTACAATATTTCTATTATTCGAAATAACGGCATCCTTTAATTCTTCATTATCACCAAGTGAATTAAGAAGAACGTTAATATTGGCTTCTTCAAAAGAGTCATCAAACTGAATCAATGGGTCACCAGTATTAATTGATTGACCAACTGATACCATCTGAGATACATTTGAGTGTCTTCCAATTACGACAGGTTTTTTAAAACACATTTCAGTTGTTGCTTTTTCTGAAAATCCATGTGTCACAAAAGTACCATCTTCATAAGTATTATAAGAAGAAGTTATTGCTACTTTCGCTAATGTACCAACACATAAACGTGTTCCTTGGTATTTATCATTTTTAAAGAAATTTTTATGCCATGCAAGTGTATCATTCTTTTTAAATCTGGAACCAACGGTTAAGTTTGTGATTAATTGATTTGATAATTCAAAACCTCCACCACCATTTTTTGCAAGTTTCTTTCCTAAATCAATTGCTTGATGAGTTCCATCCTTATATTCAACAACCATAATTTTTGTTGAAGGGTCATTTTCAACTACTTTACCATCCATTTTTGCATTTACAACAAAATCAGAAGATAAGTAATATTTACACATTTCATCTGAACCATTTGAAATAAGGACAGGTGAAGATTTTACAACAGGAATTGTATGACGAGACTGTTTTACACTATGTCCAGTTCGAACTGGATCATCTCGTGTTACACCAAGAGGAATTAAAAGTTCTGCTGGAGAGAAAAGATTAACATCTTTTACCTCATTCAAATTATCTTTCTTTACTTCTACATATCCCCTTGCTGTTTTAATATTTGGTTCCATCGTAAGAGAACGATTTACACCTACATTTCCATCTGGAGATGAAGATGGTCCTATAACACCAATCATACTATCATCATAACAACGTTTTGGAACACTATAAGACTGCTCCAAATTAATTCCACGAAATCCTTTTGTTGATACACCATGATTCGTTTCAAGTTCCAATAAAGGATTTAATGAATCATAATCTTCTACTGTCTTTTGCTTTAAAATTTCTTTAATGACACAATCTTGTGGAATTGATAATTTCTTTTTACCATTTGAGTTCTTAAATGGTGTATAAGCTTTTGCAATCTTATCATAAAGAATTGCAGGAATAATTTCATTACAACGAATACGAGAATGTGTTTGAACTAACTCATTGTCGTATTGATTATCACAGAGTACTTCATTTGCATGAATACAAAGAGATACAATATCCGTTGGAAGATTCATATCTTTTAATAAAGATATTTCAATTGAACCTAGCATAAATTCATAAGCATTATTTAATGTATTAATAGCGTTTATTCTACCATATTTCCTTTCAACATATGGAAGATAAACTTCTTGTGTCTCATATTCACCAATATCATGTGAAGCAGTATCTAATAACTTCAATCCATTGATTAATAATTCAGATTCAATATCATCTTCATAAATCAAATAGCAATTCTTGAAACGAATATAATCCTCGTTTACTTTCATATCACGAATGCTTGCACCTAAACGATATTTAATCTTTGCTTTCTTTAATACCGTACTAAGTCCTTCCCAAATACAAAGCATGATAATAAGTGGACAATCCTGTTTCATTGTTGTAATCTGAGTATGCATCAACCGTTTTGGAGTTTTAATAGATTTATACTCTTTTAATTGAGTTTCATCCATCGTATCTAAAATGATATCGACAATACCACGATTCTTTTTATCTTTCTGTGTTTTAATATTAAGGATAAGTGGTTCACCCTTTTCAAAACCAATGAACATTTCATTTGATTTAATCTTTATCATTTTCTTTTCCATCTCATGCTTTGCTTCTACCTGACTGAAGTAAATCGTTGTTTGAGATTTATGGAATTTACGAAAACTCTTTCCAAATTCATCATATTCAATTGCTGTAATAAAATCTTTATTTTCAAAGAAAGTATTACCTGAAATAAAGTAATCTTTGAAAGAGTCTGATTTCTGAATGAATGTTTCAATTCGAGAAAGACCTCTTAAAGATTTTGTATCTACACGTTGAATTGTGAACTTATTATAATTAGATACAATAAGCACACGGTCTTTATCAATCTTTACAAATGGTAAAAAGAACATCTGATTCTTTATATTCTTTCTATTACCACCAAGCCATAAAAACTTATATTCTAAGAATTTAGGAATATCTACTTTTATTGTATGACGATTTCTGTTTTCATCTTCTAATTTAACCGTCCATGTTTCTTTATAATTTAATTCATCGGAAGTATCTTCTACATCAACATTTCGGATGAACATCTTAATTGACTTATTATTCAATTGAGTAAAGCAATCCATAATATCTTTATTTAAAAGCTTATCATTATAAGTTTTATTAAAGTTATTAAACTTGATCACTTTGGTATTCTCATTTGTACTTTTTACATTCTGAGTAATATCTGTTGTTTCAATATCAACATCTTTTTGTTTTTCAATAGATTTTAAAGTTGAACCTTTGATATTCAACTTTTTCTGTTCTTCTCGTAAAAGATTATCTCTAGCAGTAGAACGTGAAGTTGATTTTGGTACAAATTCTTTTTGCATTGTATTATATACTTCTTTAATCACATCTTCGTCAGTATCAATCTCATCTTCTACTTTCTTTTGAATTTCTTTTACAACTTCTTTTTTCTTTTCCTCATCTTTTATTTTATCGACATTCATAGTAGATGTCACAGAGGAAACTTTATGAATTACCCTTTCTTCAATCTTCTTTTTTGAAGATTCTGATAATTTTGTTGCTACTGCTGTGATTTTATCTACAATTGGCAATGCGGTTTTTTTAGCAATAGACATTTTCTCTGATTTAAACTTTACTGTTACTGGTTCTTCTTTTTCTTCTCCATCAGTATCAATCTCTTCTTCAGCAATTGTTTCAATTGGAACTGTAGCAACTGAATATATCTTTTTTAATTCTCTAAGATATATTCGATAAGATTTTTCATTACATTTTGATGGGTTAAATTTCATAATTTTACCGTTTGCATAAATAATAAAATCAATATCCAATTCAGCAATCAAATCAAAATATTTCCATAATGTATAATAAATCAAAAACAAAGGATTGTTTAATTGATCTCTTAATTTATCCCCTTTGAAATCTTTAAAGTTATTTGCATTAATCAGGACATATTTATGATCTAAATATCCATATTGATCTTTAAAGATTGGAGTAAAGTATTTCCAAAAACAATCAACCAATTTTACTGCATTTAATTTATTTGAATATTGATTAAATATTTCATAATATCTAGCTAATTCATAATATGTGTTTCTTTTTTCTGTTCCACTAATAATTGGTTTAGTTGCATAAGAACGTACATTTGTTTCTTTTGGTACTCGTTTATATATCGTAAGTCTTTCTTTCATATCACGATAGAGATATCGTTTTCCATAAATAGCTCCTCGATATAATAAGTTATAAAAATACCAAAAATATTTTCCACCATTTGGGACAGTTGTCTCATCATTAATCATTTCAAATGATTTTTCAATTGATGGTGAAAATAGAAAAATTAAATTACCTTGTGATATCGGTTGACCCTTGGGTAAAAAAGCTTTCTTATGAAGTGCTTTTAAATAAGGTAAATCGTTTACAAAGTACATATTTTTCACCCACTTTCATATTTCAATTACGTTATATCTTTGTTTTCTTAGTTATTTAGAATTGAAAATCGTATTTCTTTATTTATTAATTATACACTATATTTGTGAATCTAATAAATAAAATATAGAGAAGGAAAACTCATAAAACCAGAAAGGTGGTCTATTATGAAAGACATAAACAAAGTTGCTATCATTTCAGGAGTTATCAGCGGAATCGCTGGTATTATCATCGGAGTAAACGCTCAGAAGAGTGTTGAAAAGATGGGAAAAGGAAAAAGAAGATTTTTCCGAAAAAGTGGATTCTGATATGGAAAGAATCCGTAATGAGATGTCTGAAACTCTCAAAGAAACTGGTAGACCATTCAAAGAAGAAGTAGAGAGTGAAGATGAGTAATATCATCTTCACTCTCTACATAAAAGAAGAATTATTATAATAATTCTTCTTTTTTTTATTAACTCCATGTAATTTGTCCTAAATCTAATTGATATCTTTCATCCCAATCATTTAATAAATCTCGACGTTCTGCTTCTGCATTTTGCCAATCATCAATTTTCAAATCAATAGTACCATATGCTGTTTGAATCTGATTATAATGTTTCACTAATCCATAAAGATTGTTTTTAACATCTAATACAGCTAAACGGAAGAAACTTTCTTCTTGTGTCGGTGTTATTGTCTGTAAATTTTTATCATGTTCGAATAATAAAGAAAAAATTAAACTATTTGTAGCAATCATATTATAAATTGTAACTCTTCTTGGTGGTTCGAACTGAAAATTAAGTTTCGGAATTACAGTTCGTAACAAATTATTAGCAGCGTTACTAATCATTGATTGTTGCATCAGCACACCGTTTAAATATGGAATATCACCACCCCAGTATCCAATTCCAGACATACATCTATCATCATAACTGATATCTTTTATATAAAGAAGTTTTCGTTGATTAAACTCTGGTAAGAGATAAGAAGAATAACTTGATGTACGTTCAAGTCTTTCTAATTTATCAAGGTCTATATAAAGTTTTTCTTCATATGGACAATATGTTGAAAATACCGGTAACGTGATATCTCGTATAATATCTGTAATGATTTCATCTAAATTATCAATTGGTAAAGCAACTCCATAAATACCGATTTGCATTTTAATACGGGTTACTAATTTAGATATATTCATTCTATCACATCCTAACTATTATAATTTATTAAGTATATGTTTTTCTAATAAATTAACTGACATATTTATATATCATATTAATGTAAATAAAGAAAGGTGGTGATAACATGAAAAAGAAAACATATGTTGTATTTAGTACTGTCATGCTTATAGCATTATTTGTCTATCTAATTATTAATATGGGATTAATAATTATGACATATAACCGAACAAATAATATATGTCTTGAAATCATTGAAAAACAAGAGCATATCAATAATAAGTTAGATAACATACAAAATCAATTAGATGAAGTACATGAAGATATACAAATAATAAAAAAGAAACTTAAATCAATCGAGGAAAGTAAGTGAAAAAAAGAAGAGAATACAGAATATTCTGTATTCTCTTCTTTTTTTAGTTTCTTAATAAATAATGTAAGATAATTGATTCTAATTTAGATGGATTATATTTCCATTTTTTTATTACCTTTTCAGTAATATTTTCCTTTGTTGAATCAGATTTACCTTCTTTTATATAAAATGATAATATTTCAAAATACTTACTTGGGTCTACATCAAATTTTTCTAATATCTTAATAGCATATTCATATGACAAATCTTTCATTTCAATATCGCAGTCAATTCGTCCTGAACGAATAACTCTTTCATCCAATTCTTCCATATGATTTGTTGTAAGAATTGTAATAGAATTATGAACTGATAGTTCACCATCTAATACTTTTAAAATTGTCTCTAATTTTGAATTCTCTGATTCTACAGATGCTTTAGAGACAGGATCAATTAATGCATCTTTTAAAATAATATCAATTTCATCAAATAAGAAAATAAATTTTTTATGTTCTCTAATATCTTGTGAAAAAGAATCATAAATTGTAAAATTGAAAAATTCATAAATATAACTTTTTGAATTGAAAGTAAATAAAATTGCATCATAGTAATCTGATATAATTCTTGCAAGAAGAGTTTTTCCAGTTCCAGGTTTACCATGAAGTAAAATATTATAATTAAATATCAGATTATGATTTTTATAAATTTCTTCTTTCTCAAAAAATCTATTTAAATTATTTAAAACATCATCTTTTTCAGGGCAAATCAAATCTGAAAAATCATTTTTTAAATTCAATCCATTAGTAGCCGCCATATCAACACGAAATTCTGTGACTATATATTTATTATTAATATATTTTTCATCTTTTATCTGAATTTCTTTATTAATGATATTTGTTATTATTTCATATAACTGATTTACTTGTAATCCAAGAATTTCAATTATAAATTTTTTATTACGAATACTGACACTTTGTAATTCACAATGTATCACTACAACATTAGCACCAATTCGAAATCTTTTAATTGCACCATTATCAAAAGATTTAATTATAGATTCTCTACTCATATTTGCTCTTTTATCATACTTATAAATCCAACTCAATATTTTTAAATAAATATCAACCATATCTGTGCTAAACATAATAGTTGCTCTTGTATTTCGTATCATTTTATAATCTGTACCATATTCTTCAAATACATATTCTATTTTTTTACTAATTGACTCCTTTAATAATTCATTTGATAATTCTGTTACAGGAGACAATAATTCATTTGTAATACTTCTAAATGGTTTTAATTTGTTATTGATTTTCATATTACACAATCCTCTCTTATTTATTGATATTGAATTGTATTTTTTAATATAAAAACATAAAATAAGAAATAGGATACATAAAAGTATCCTATTTCTTTAAGGTTTAATATCTAAATGATGAATCATTTCTTCTGCTCGTTCCCTTCGAATATAACCATCGTAATGTTGTTGCTTGATTTTACAACCAATAGCAATATCAATTGGCGAGGTTGAATTCGTATTATTAATATCTTCAATCATTTCCATTTCTTTACGATTCTTATTAATCTCTTCCATTAAAAGAATTCGTTCTTTTATTCCACTTTCTAACATTGCTCGTTCATGTTTTGTCAAATCACGAGTTCCATTCAAAAGATGCTGGATCGTTTCAATCTGTTTATTGATTTCATATGGATTATGAATCAAAGAAAAATCATCATTTCGAACCATCTCTTTTACTTCATTTGATAAAAACTTCGAACTATCTACCTTAGCTCGGAAGTATCTGTCAAATACTAACATTTTGTCACATCCTTTCGATATTCACGAATTAATTCTGGAATCTTTTTGTATAAATCATATACGAAAGAAATATAAGCTTCTACAACTTTCTTTCGTAATGATATTGTATCTTTTAAGTTTTCAAAGATAATATTATCAGTATCTATTTTTCCATACATTTTGTATTTTTTATATTCATCAAAGTATTTCTCACTAAGTAAAACTTTAAAATCTTTATTCATTAAATGAATTGCTAGTCTAAAAGCATCAATAACTTTCATTTCTTTTGTAGCGATTGAAATATCAATCTTTTTTTTATGTTCCTTTGACATTTCTGAATAAATAACATTCATTTTCGTATTCATAATACGATGATAACCAATTACATCATTTACAGAAATCATTTTATCATTTTTTGATTTCTTTAATAGTTTTTCTGTTTGCTTTAATGTAGATAAGTTGATTTTCCCTACTAATGGTTTTTTATCTGCTAAGTAGTTTTGTATGATTCTTCTTAATTCATTTCTATTTTCTTTATACAAAAATCTCACCTCACGTTCTTTATAATCATGTTTTTAATGGATATTTTTTCTTTCATTCATGACAGTATATTAATTCATGTAAGAAAGGAGGAAATCTTTTTGGCACATAGAATAAGGAAAATAAATGGAAAGTATTATGATACTGGAACTGCCAATAAAAGTTTTTTAAAAGTTGCTACTGATTTAAAAAAAGTAGGAATAAAAAACTTTTATTTTATGCTAGAAATATGTGATATTAGTTTGACAAATGTAGATCCTTTTCAAGTAGATGAAAAGACAGAACGAACAAGTTTGTCAAAAGACCAAATTTCACGTATCATGGTAGAATGTACAAAGAATCCTTGGTATTATCTACGTGAGGTAGCAAGAATTCCAGAGCCTGGTATGAAAAATGGTGTTCCATATCGTGCAAATCGTGGTAATATTGCACAAGCTTGGTGTTTATTACATGGGTATGATTCATGGTTATGTCTTTGTCGTCAGCAAGGTAAGACTGTTTCAGCACTATGTATACAAACATGGGCATATTCTTTTGGTACTTCAAACTCTAACTTTATTTTTGTAAATAAAGATGGTGAGAATGCAAAAGAAAATTTACGTCGTGTCGCTGCACAAATTGAGATATTACCTGAATATTTACGATTTGAATCTTATATGGATGAAGACGGTAAGATTACAAAGATGGTTAAAAATGCAACCCGTATGCAACATCCTGTAACAGGAAATAGTATTACCGTTAAAGCAAAAGCAACAAGTTATGCACAGGCATTAAACTTAGCCCGTGGTTTAACTTCACCATTATTACATTTTGACGAGCCTGAATTTACATCTCATATTGATGTTATTGTTCAGAACTCGGTTTCTACATTTAATACAGCCGCAGAAAAATCAAAGAAAAATCATACATTATATGGTCGTATATTTACATGCACACCAGGAGATCTCGATACTGCTGAAGGAATGGCAGCACAAAGATTACTTGCGAAAACAAGACCATGGACTGAAAAAATGTATGATTGGTCTGATGAAAAATGTATTGATTGGATTAAGGCAGATGATTCCAATCATATTTTATATATCGAATATGACTATCATCAAATCGGAAAAGATGAAAAATGGTTTAGAGATATCGCTAATGAGATTGGTGATCCATTAACTGTTCGTCGTGAGATTTTATTACAACGATTGAAAGGTTCTGGAAATTCTCCATATGCTCGTGAAGATATTGATTACATCATTGATGTATGTAAGAGACCAATTAAGAAAGTTTATTTGAAAGAATATTATGAATTAGATATATACGAAGAATTTGATAAATCAATTCCATATATTGTAGGTGTTGACTGTTCTACTGGTACTCTTGGAGATAATAATGCAATGACAATTATTGATCCTTATAAGGTAGAACCTGTTGCTGAATTTAAATGTTCTTATATTGGTGAAACCCTTTATGAATTAGTAATTCGTGAATTAGTTGAGCAATATATTCCGAATGCTATTATTTGTATCGAGCGTAATAACGTAGGTGATGGTATCATTGATCATTTGATGTATAGTCCAATTGCAGGAAATCTGTATTTTGATAAATCAAGAGATTTACAAGAAGAAAAAATGCATTCGAACGAAACTGTACAAAGTATGCTCAAGAATAATGCTCAGAAAAAGAAATTTTATGGTGTTTATACACAAGGAAATTCACGTGAAACAATGTTCGCAATATTGTCAAGACATGTTAGTGAATTCAAAGATAAATTTATTTGTCAAAATATTGTGGATGACTTATCAAGACTTGTGAAAAAACCAAGTGGAAAAATCGAAGCTGGAGCTGGGTCAACAAAAAATATTGCAGCCTAATTTTTTCATATGACATATGGTTAAAAAAATGCTGGTTCATATCATTAACATTCCATTAAGGAGGATTAATAATATGAGTGTTATAAAAGAAAAATTTATTAATGATCCTTTTATTCGTTTCAAATGGGAAATCACATTATCAAATGGAGTAAAAGGAAAATTAATAATGGTTTACAATAAAGAGACTAATTACTTAATAACTAAAACTGCAAAAGTATATAATATTAAAACTGAGAAAGAACTAAAGCCATTTGTTATTAAAAAATGTGGTTATCTTGCTGTAAATATTCAATTAGGATCTCGTGGAAATTATAAAACTATGACGTTGCATCGTTTATTAGGTTATTCATGGATTCCTAATAATTATAATAAACCCGTTATTAACCATAAAGATGGTAACAAGTTAAATCTAAACTTAAATAATTTAGAATGGTCAACCTATTCAGAAAATAATAGACACGCCTTAAAAAATAATTTAAGAAATTCAGCACATATTGATCCTGAAAAATGCAATTTAACTAAACATACAATAGATGAAGTAAGAGCTGTTTGTGGATATTTACAAGAAGGATATTCACCAAAAGCTATCCATGAATTATTTCAAATAGATTATGATTTTGCTCAAAAAATTTATAAAAAAGAAACTTGGAAAAATATATCAGAAAAATACGATTTTAGTAGAGTAATATTATATAATAAAAATTTTACTATTGATGATGTAAAAAATATTATGAGATTATATTCTATTGGATGTAAAAATAGCGAAGTTGCAAAGATAATGAATTGGGAATATAATGAAAAATTAAGAGGTCGATTAAGATCTTTAAAAAAACAAATAAACAGATTTTATGATAGAACATCGTGAGGCTCAGCTTAAAAACTCCTCTAATTGCGGGGAACTATCTATAATTAATAACTACTAAACTAAGATGGTAACATACTTAGTGGCAAAGGGTAACTCCTAAGGTATAGTAAAAAAGTTATTAATTGATACAATCGACGCAGCGAAGTATCTTATAAGTAAGATATGAGTTCAACGACTAGGGAAAGACTAATTATTAATTAGAATCGAGTAGGTCCAATCATAGGACGAAATGTAGGTGAGTATATAATATATACAAAAATCCGAAACGGGGAGCATCATTTATTAAAGGATGAAGATATAGTCTAAAATAAAAAATGTTCACGATGACTCTATTATGTCATACTTAATAGGATTATATGTATACTATCATGGTGATAACTTAGAGACTTTTGGTTTGTATAAAGGTGAAGTTATTGAAAATGCAAATAATGATGGTTTGCATAGACCTGATGACGCTTATACAAAGAATATTTCAACAGAAGCAGCAAGAGATATTCATGATACAATGATGAAAGAAGCAAATAAAGACATGTATGCAGAAGAACTGAGAAAAGCAATTGCTCAATCCCAAAAAGAATCTATGATGTTATATAAGAAAAATCTCATTGATAGCGAGCTTTATGATAACACAGCAGATTATATGATTGATGGTTCTGATGAAAACATGGGAAGTATAGACTTAGATTTATTTAATACATTAAATAATTTCTAATTACTAAAAGAGATGAGAAATATTTCTCATCTCTTTTTACTTTCTGATTATGTATATTCCTTATGACATTTTTTTAATTATTTATTTTAATAAGGAGGACAAAAATATGTCAGAGAAAAAGATTAATCCACATCAGGATTATAAAGTTATGGTAGATATGGTTAAAGAGGCAGAAGAGCAGTTAAATATCTACCGTGACATTGTAAAAAATTCATATGAGGCTGATAATATTTCTTTTGGTCGTAGTAAATTTTTATTTGATGCTTATACACAAGAAGAACTTCGAAAAATGGATGATGACGTTGCAGAAGAAGCATTATTAAAAATCAGAATTCCATTTGGTCCAATGGATATGAAAAATGTTCCAGATATTGAATCAGATGAAAACTGGATTAAAGATATTTGTAGTCAGCATTATGAAAGTAAAAATACAATAGACGAAAATTTAGATCCAGAAAATTTACCTAATTATGATGAAAAAGAAATTGATGTAGTTCCTTTCGAGGAAGTTTATCCTACAGAAAAATTTAATTTAATTCGTGAGGTACTTGTAAAATTAAAAGAAGATTTTGTTTCTTTAGAGGAATCTGAAAATAATGTAAAAGAATTAAAAGATGAAACAGAAAAAGTATTAAATGAATATTCTAATTACATGTGCTCTCCAGAATATGAACAAAAACAGATAGAAAATCTTAAACGTTTAAATGAAAGAATCGTTAGTCTTAGAGAAGATAAAGAAAAAATGAATACCTTTGAGATTAATAAGATGCAAAAAAAGATTGATGCTCTTGAAAAAATCATTAATGGTTCTTTTATCACGGAACGTCTTGATAAACTTGGAACAAAAGAAGTAGAAAATATTGTTAAAACATACTTCAATAATAACAAGAGTGCTTATATTATTGAACGATTTAAAAATAAAATTGAAAAGGTCGGATTTAATTCTAGCACATATCGTTTCTTCTTTAATATTGAAGAAAAATACTTGCCGGAAGAATATCATGTATACAATAACTTATATTTGTTTATTGTCATGAGGTTTATTGCCTATATCAATATTAATGATGATGCAGACCGTTCTTATGTACGCTCAATTGTATCTTCTATTTCAAAATTGATTTATGAAAAATATAATGATACAAATAAAGAAAAATTCATTAATTCAATTAAGAAATGCTTAGATTACTTTGAAGATTATAAAGAACGATTTGAAAAGGATAACATCTTACATCCAAATCATCCTAGAAGAATCGAACGTGACGAGAAAAAGAAAAAAGAAGAAAGAGCTATTATGTTAAAAACTTTGGAATTGAATAAATATCCAATTACAAAAGAATTAACAAATATGGATCTTGATGATTTGAAAAAAGAATACACAAGAATCTTAGATGAAATCGAAAATTCAAAAAAAGATAAAGAGATTGGAGACATTAATGAATTTATCCAAAAAAATAAGAAAGTACAAACATCATCTTTTTATGGTGAAATAAAAAAACATGAATCTAATGATGATGAAGAACCAAAAGAAGAAGTATGTGATGATAGTGAACCTATTTAATTAATAAAAAGAGTAGTGAGATTAAATTCTCACTACTCTTTTTATTTGTTAAAAGAATGCCTCATATCTCTCAGATGCAATTATACGAAACTTATCACAATATTCATGATTGATAGAAACCGATAAAACTACAATGTTTCCATCAGACCATGCATCATTGTCAAGTAATACTTGTTCAATTTTTGAAATCTCGGATTTATTATAATATTTTTTCAATACACTTTTCAGTTCATCGAGTTCAAATTTTTTACTAACTTTTAACATTAGTCATCCTCCAATTTACGAACACGATCTTCTAAATCTCTAATTCTTTTCTTCATTTGACATCTTTCAGAAATAGTGCAAAGTAATCCACCAAATCCTAATCCAATCAATGTTGGGATAATGAGTGTTTTCACAACATCCTTATCTTTTGAGAATTGCTTTCTTAAAATCTCTTCAGCATATTTCTCTAATTCATTTTCAGCATTCATAATTATCACCTCCTTTATTATTTACGACCAAGTAATTGTAATACTTTCTCATACTCATCTTCACTAAAAACTCTAATGTCGTAAGTTGATTCTGTTATATTTTCAGGGAACCATTCAATGTCACTTGATTCTAAGATATCAATTTCATCTTTTGTTAAACCTTTTTCAATATATTTTCTTTCTTCAGAAATAATCAATGTTGCATATACTGAAGCAACCTCACTCGGTTTAATTAAGTAATTAAATGCAAAAATTGGTGTTGACATATCCGGGTGATTTTTAATTTCACTCAGGAGATATTCAAGCTCTTTAAGTTTATTTTGCATTTCTATCCGAGTTTTGTAATTGTATTCAATAACATCATATTCAGGATTTGCATCTTTATACCTTATTTTAACAATGAAGTTTAAAGATTGCTTATGTCTTTCATCTGAATCAATCCTTATGACTCTAGCGATGCCTGCTCCTAATTTTGAACTATGAACACTATCGTCCTCAATAATAATTTCATCTTCACTTGTTTTTACGGTTTCATGATACATCATAATCTTATCCTCCTTTTTAAATTTGTTATGCGATCATTTTATCAATAAACTTATCCACATATGGATCATCCATTAATACCTTCAAAAATACTAATGCTTTTGTTCCTATATTTAATTCAACCTCCTCATTTACTGAATTAAATCTACTATAAAACAGAGGATTTGCTTTTCCGAATGCTTTATAAGCAGATGTCGTTGGTTCTTTCACCCTCCTTTTTAAAATAGCATATCCTAACTGACCAATCTGATTTTTCATTGCTTCTTTATCTCTTGTTGTAATACCCTCCTCATATTCTGCACATTTTTTAATATTCATTTTATTTGTCGCCATTACATAGGCTAACTTAGTAATGTTATTAATCATAACATCTTCATCATACTCTTTTGTTTTACATGCCCTTTTTACAAACTCAGACTGAACTTCATAAGTCTTACAAACTTTTGTTGCTTCAACATCTCTCCTATCATCAATATACATAATCTCTAAGAGTTTGTCTAAATGCTCCTTGTAATTGTAATCTTTTGATAAGTAGGTAATTACAAATTTATTAATTCTTTGCATCAGTTTATTTAATAAACTGATTTTATCACCCCACGAATAATATCCACAATCGCTTGTAATATCATCAATTACCTTATCAATATTTTTGAAGAAATAAATCAAAATACGAGTAGCAAATCGTCCTCTAAACTTCAAAGAATTAATATCATTTTTCTCTTCTTCTTCAAATCCAAGAAGAGATAACTCTTTAAAAAGTTTATTGAATTTGAATTTTACATCCATCGTAAATCCATCATGATAAAGATAATCATCCTTATCAAAGCCATTAATCATACAGATTAACTCAAATAAGAATATCTTAAACTGAGTAATTCGAATCTGATAGATTGCTTTTTTCTTAATACTATATTTCTTTTTCTTTTTTCCTTTCTTTTCTTTTTCTTTAACAGATTTTCCTTCCAATGCCTGTAATCTTTTATACATCGTTTTGTTCATAATCATCATTTCCTTTCTTTTATAATAATTTTAATTCTTCATATACTTTAAATATTTTAGGTGATTGAATTGCAAACCAGTCAATCATTTCTTCATTCTGAGTCCATGGTCCAAATGATTCTTTTGCATCATATCGTAATCCACTCTCATTAAGAAATGCATGTATTATTTCATGTCGGAGAGTTTCTTTCATTAAAGATTCCTTTTCCTCCTCATTTAAATATTCAAAAGCTTCATCATCTGATAAATCCTTAACAATAATTTTCCTTCCAAAATCATTATAATATCCAAGTAAGTTATGATTTTTCAAATAATCATCTTCTGATTTAGCATGTTTTTCAATCACATAGGATGTACCGAGTATATTAATACTACCAATATTTTCCATAATCATCAATTCCTTTCATATTTTTTACATTAATTCTATAAATATAATATATAACTATAATTATTTTCAATTATAAAAAAAACCTTGTATTAAGATTAGATTAAAAATAAACTTATTTAGCTGATGCACAAGTTGATATGTGAGGAGATTTTTTCTCCTCACATTATCTGCTCACTAAATATAAAAAAGATAGGAGGTTTTTTATGACCCCAAGAGAAGCAAAACAACATTTTGTTGATTTCTTATATGAAAAACAACGGAATGGTGAATATTTCAAAAAAGTCCATGAAGGACAATATCGTATGAGATGTCCATTTTGTGGAGACACACAAAAGAATATGAATGAAGGACATTTATATTTAAAGATAGATTTAGACAACGATTACAATATCGCTTACAATTGTTTTAAATGTGGCGAATTTAGCTCTTATATAACAGAAGAACTATTAGAATTAATCGGTTGTAATAATTCATTAAAAAATGAATTATTAAATATGAAAAGAACATCTAAAAAATATAAGAAAGAAGCATTAATTGTAGATTTTGATTTTAAATTACCAGATATTACAATAATGCCTGAAAAGTTAAATTATATTTCAAACCGATTAGGAAAAAAATTTATAAAAGAAGAATTTGAAAATATGAAAGTAATCACATCTTTATATGATTTTTTAGCAATGAATCGTATTAAAGATAGACCTTTCGAAAATTATGTATTGAATATGTTACAAAGAGATTATGTTGGATTCATGACAAATGGAAATTCACATATTTTATTTCGAGATATTACAAATAAAAATAAATATTCTTGGATAAAATATCCAATAACAAAAGAAAGTAATTTAAATCGTGTATTTTATACGATTAAACAAAGTCCAATTGATATCTTGACAAAAGAAGAGATAACAATTAACCTAAGTGAAGGGGTATTCGACTGCATTGGTGTTGCCAATCATTTTGATTATTTGGGTGATAATACAATGAATATTGCAGTCGGTGGAAGCAAATATTCATCTATGATATCATTTCTTATTAATTTAGGCTTAGTAGGTGATAATATCACAATTAATATATTTGCTGATAATGATGAAACTTTTAACAAAGATAAAAAGAATAGAAATAAAGTATACCCTACAAGTTTTCAGTTTTTACATTCTGTATTAAAAAAATACAGACCATTATTTAAAAAGATTAATTTATATCACAATGTAAAAACAAAAGACTACGGTGTAAAAAAAGAAAATATCATATTAAAAAAAGAGAGTATGTAGATAAATTCTACATACTCTCTTTTCAACTATTAAATCAAATTTGAAATTGATGATGCTAAATCTTCATTCTGAGCACATTCGATTTGTTTCTGTTTCGCTTTCTTTCGTTCAACAATAACCCTCTTTGTTAAAGAAGCAAAAGTTTCTTCTTTGAAATATGTAAGAAATTCCTTAATAAGTTCATCATAATCTACAAGGTCTTTTTCTTCATATCCAAATTGACTCAAAACGATATTAAAATTCTTATTCTGTGCAATCACAGTATCAATCATATCCATGAATGCGGAAAAATTATCTTTATCTAAATTCTGAAAATAAGATTTCCGATACCGATATCGATTTCTCAATTTTTTACCAAGTTTATTTCTTGCCTTTTCTAATTTCTTTGGTTCATTTTTAAATGTCTTTATATCGTTTACAATTTCTTTTATTTTAGCATTATACTGCTGAAACTCTGATTGATTTATATATCTATTATCAAAAATAACAGAATTATATCCTGATTTAAGAAATTCATCAACAATTTCATCATTTGTTTTCTTCAATATTTCATCGATAAGTTTAATTACTTTAGTATCATTCTTCTTATAAGAAATATTCACTTTAAGAATTTTTTTAACATCTTCTTTTTTCTTATTATACCAATCATTGAAACTTTTAATAATCAGTTTTTCAGTTGGTAATTTCATAGAAAGGCATTTCTCCAGTTCATCTATATGATAGCCTTTCTTTAAATAGACTTTAATAAGGAGAAACATAGATTGCTTTACTAAACTTTCTGTTGCTTTTGAATTAATGGTATCATCTTTTACACCTATGGTATACGCTAAAAAGTGTTTCTTATATGGGTTTTTAAGATGTTTAGAAACCTCTTCTAACCCAAGTATATCAAATAAAAACTTACAACATTTCTGCATATTAAAATAATTACGTTTCAAATATCCATCTTCATATTCTTTTACTTTTTCATTCAAATACACAATCGTTGTAAGGGAATTCATAATTTCACTATTTGCCATTTTTATCATCCTTTCTCATTCATCAATTTTCATCATCCACCCATAAGACTTCAGAAAAATCATAAGCTCATCAATATTTCTTGAGATAATATAATTATCTGATGAGAACATAAATTCTTCTGTAACTATGGGGTCCGGGTCATTTTTAGATTCTCGATATTTCCAAGTATTTAAATAATCAATAGTATTCAAATAATGTTTTACTTTATCTGAAAAAATTTCAGGATTAATTACATCTTTAGATACATGATTAAAATAAATACTAGGTGCATCTAACAACACTCTTTGCTCTTCTTCCCATGTACAAACAATAGAAACTTTTGTACTTATATTACTTTTTTGAGTTTTTAAAGTTGCTAAAGTAAGTATCGGTGCTCTTACCCGATCCATTTCTTTCATGGCTTCTTTTCGGCTACATTCGATTTCTTTCTTATAGAAATATTTCATATTTCTGGTTCTTTCAAATGCTTTTGCATAATCAGAATCATCTGTAATGGCATACATGATTGGTGTATCCATAAGTTCTTTCTTTACATTTCGTATCATGTAAAAAACATATAACTTCATATAATTATCCTCACTTTTTTCTCTTAATTCTGCAAATAATAAAAGCGATAATAAGTAAAATAATTGCTAAAATAAATGCAAGCAAATCCGCTGCTAAAATTACTTTAAGTACATCATGAATCATATTTTTCACCTCCTAAGAAATGAAGATATTAGAGATCACATCATCTAATTCAATGAATGCCTCTCTAATATCTTCAATTAATTCTTTTATGTTCTTTTTCAATGTCTTCATATTATCATCCTTTCTAGTTTAATACAAAAATATATTACATAACTAAAAAGAATGACTAAACTTTATACAACATAAGTAATACTTTCTCGTGCTCTCGTTACTGCAGTATAAAGTAAACGATAATAATCTTTCTCATTATTAAAGAAATTCTTCTCTTTTAAGAAAACGACATTATCATATTGAGAGCCTTGAGAAAGATGCGTTGTTATTGCATAAGCATATTCAAATAAATTAACACCTGGTGGTGCATAAAAATTGGCAGATTCTTCTGTACCAAGTTTCATGTTAATATAAGGAATACTTGCCTTAATATTTTTAAAATTCTTATTTGTAAAATCTGGTTTAAAATCAATATTAATCGAGTTTTTATTATATGTTTCTCTGTCAACATAATCAACTGTGCCAGACAACCCATTTGTTAAATAAATTTCTCCATTCTCTCGAATAAATTTTGACCAGTCATTTCTTCTACAAATAATTTTTTCACCATAATTTGGATATTCCAATGTAGGTAAATCCAAAAAAGATTCTCGAAAAAGATTATTAATCGAACTTCTCAATCGATTCGTTCCTGTAATAATTACATCTGCAGACTTTAACATGAAATCTGTCAAGTTCTTTTTCGGAATTACACAAGATTTTTTATATACACCCTCTTTTAAAGGTCGATGATGTAATAACTCTTGAGAAAGATAAATAATAGGATCTCCCTCTTTTTGTCTCATTACCTGTTTCAATGAAGTATTTGGATTATTTAAGAAATATGGGTTACCAAATACTGGAGGCAACTGATGTGTATCACCAGTTGCGATTGTAGGAATTCCAAATGATAAAATATCTTCTGCTGTTTTTTCAGGAACCATAAATGCCTCATCGATAACAATTAACTTTGGATTTGTTGGAATTTTATCTTTCAACACAAAAGTTAATTTCTTTTTTGGTTTTCCATTTGGCTGATATATAATTTTACCATCTTCATCTCTACATATCACTTTCTCACAATCATAAATAGAAGAATGGATTGTTCTAGCAGGAAGACCATTTCGAGCCATTTGTGATACTGCTTTTCCCATGTATGATACAAATAATACATCTTCTAATTTTAATCCAATTCTGTCAATAAAATACCGAATTAAAGTTGTTTTTCCTGAACCTGCAGGACCATCAACTTCATATAACTGATTACTTGATTTATGCCACCAATTCTCGATGTCATAACAAGCATAAATTTGTTCATTATTCAATAATATACCCATAGGTATACCCCTTTCTATATAAATTTTAAAGTATTGTGATTCTCACTATTGAAAAGTATCTTTTTCTTTTTATGACATTACTTTAATAAAAAAGAAAGGGTGAAGAATTATGATAACATCTCTTTCATTAAATTATGATTTAAGTGATGCTAGCGTTGGATATGTAATAGGAGACCATACCAATGTAAAATCTGGAGATAAAATTCCTTTATATATTCCAAAATTAATGTCAAGCATTCCACAAGGAAAAGAGAAAGAAATACAAATTGTACCAATTGATTCTCCCTCTTATATTTTTGCAAATGCATCCTCTTGTATGCCAACATCCAAAACAAAATTAAGAACTCTGAATTATATATTGGCAAAAGCTGAAGGTAATTCCAATTATGAAGATGGATTAAAAAATGGTGAAAAAGTTTATGTATTTTATGCAAATGATAGTTTACGACAAGTATATTTTAATACTAATATAAGAGAGATTTCAACAAATGAATCAACAACTGAAAATGAAAATAAAATTACTCCCCCCGATTGAATCTTGATGTATTGAAAAAAGATGATGAAACTTTATTATTGAATCCTGACAATTATTATGAAGATTCAAATAATTTAACATTAGAAATTGAATACAAAGAAAAATGAGGTGATAATTTATGTATAATCCACCAACCATAGAAGAAGGTATTGAAATTGGCTTAAATTCATTAGTAGGTCATCGTGTATTAAATTCTTGTGCTTTTATTACAGATAAACAAAATGATACAACGATTAAAATACCTTTTAATCCATTATTTTCAAAATATAAAGAATATTTTGATGATTTAACTTATACAGTTCCATTATCAGAAAAAGAACAAAATAGATTTCGTTTTCAACCAAAACGAGTATCATTAGAGATGTATGGAACAGTTGATTATTGGTCATTGATATTATACATTAATGAATGTCCTTCTGTTATTGATTTTGAACCAGAAGAATTAACACTGGTCTTTAATGATAAAATTTCAGAATTCATTAATGAATTAAGTATCTTAAACAGAAGATAAAAAAAGAAAGTATCCAATCTGGATACTTTCTTTTTATTTTTACCGTATTAACTTACAAGCCAATACTTCATCACCTTTTGGTGTCTTTACAATCTTTTCAGCTTTTGCAATACGTGTCTTAATTGGAACATCTTTCAATTCAACAGTAACTGGTTTTGATTTCTTTCTGTAACATTCGATTCTTTCTTTTCCAGAAACTGAGAATACATTCAAAAGTTGTTCTCCACTTTCTAATGATAAGAGTGCTAATGCTTCATCTTTTCTCTTCATAACAGGGAAGTACTCAGTCTTTGTCATTTTCAATCTACCAGATGTTGTGATATATACTAACTTATCTTTCTCTTTTGTATTATCAATAACATCCATTCCGATAACTTTTTCATTCTGTTTTAAAGAGATTAAATTCAAGCCTTTTGCTGTTTTACCATATAACTTAAATTCATCAGTTGAAAGTCTGATACCATCACCAAAGTTTGTGTATACAATAATGTCATCACTCTCAATTGATGGAATTGCTGAAACTAACTTATCGCCTTCATTTAATGTGATAGAAACTTTTTGGTCTGTTAAGTTCTTAAATTCAGATAAAGATACTTTTTTACCGAATCCATTTTGTGTTACTAACATGATGTTGGAATTTACACATTCCTTAACTTCACTTTCTTTCATAATAGTAACAATTTCACCACTTGTAGTAAGGAACCTAGCAAGTTCAATTCCATTTTCATCATATTTCATATCAGGAATAATGGAAACCATAACCCTTGATATATTACCAAGACTATCAAAAACTAGAAGATTATCTCGGTTATTGATTTTGATTGCTGATACTGAAGATGTTTTTCCAACAGAACCAATTGATACATATTCATCTGCTGAAATTTTCTTAATATAACCATCCTTACTAATTCCAATCAAATAATTCGTATTTGGAATTAGTTCTTCTTCTCCCTCTTTAATGACACGGGATAATCTAGGACCGCCATACTTACGAATTCCATCTTCTAATTGTTTGATAATGATTTTATCTACCTCATGATCAGAATCAAGAACTTTTTCTACTTTCTTAATTTTTTCAGTAAGGTCTTTATCTTTTTCTTCATACTCTTTATACTTATCCTTTACAAAATCACTTGTTCTCATATTAGAGATTGCTTCAGCCTGAAGTGTTGTGATTCCGTATGCTTTTATAAGATTCTCTTTCATCTCAGCTTTTGTTTTTGAGTTTCTTGAAATCTTAATTGTCTTTTCAATATTATCTTTATTGAAAATCTTCATAAGGATAAGATTCATATGATAATCTGTTTGATACTTCATCAAATAGTTATTATAAATAGAATGAATACAATCTCTTCGATAATCAATCCATTCAAGAAGAATCTTCTTTACTCCAAGAAGTCTTGGTGCAAAATCATCAATTACTTGAATTTCACAAGAAAATACTTCACGAAGTCCACATTTCTTCTTAAATAACTTTTCAACAAACTTATCTGGATTTACATCTTTCTTTAAGATTAAAGAGAAGTCTACTTTTGAATTTGCTGTTCTATCTGTAACATCAACAATCTCATCTAGTTTTCCTTCTTTTTTCATCTTAACAATAGATGCGATTACATTTTTTGTCCCAACCTGTAAAGGAACTGATGTAAAGGTCACAATATTTGCCTGATAATCAATATCATAAGTAGCCTGCATCATAATTTTTCCTTTACCAGTCTTATTAATCTGGTCAAAATAACCAGTATCAATAATATCACATCCAGTTGGTGAATCTGGAATCAAACGAATTTTTGCTTTCTTATCTCGAATCAACGTAATTGTTGCATCCATTACTTCTTTTGGATTAAAAGGTGGAATATTAGATGCAAGCCCAAATCCAATTCCAGAAAATGATGGATTAAATAAAATTACTGGATACTTAGATGGGAGATAAATTGGTTCTGTTGAATCTCCTGTATAAGTTTCACGTGTTGGAATATTCGTTCTTTCGAAATCACTAAAGAAACAATCCATCGCAAACTTACTCATCTTCACTTCAGTATAACGCATAGCGGCTGCAGAATCACCTGCAATGGATCCAAAGTTACCATGTCCATCTAATAGAGTAATATGGTTCTTCCAAGGTTGACACATTTTTACAATACTTTCATAAATAGATGCATCTCCATGTGGGTGATATTTACCCATTACTTCACCAGTAACAGCTGCTGATTTACGATTCTTCATTCCATGATTATCACTCATATAAAGACAATACAAAATTCTTAACTGTACTGGTTTTAATGAATCAATCATAGATGGTGTCGTTCGAAAAATATTTTTATTTGCACCAAATACTTTTGACCACTCTTCACAAGCAAGAGCAACATCAAAACTTTGTTTTTCACCACGTCGTGGATTTAAATAAACATTTCTTTTTGTCTTACCCATTTCTGTTCACCCTCCTTTTAGTTATCCAGATTTTCTTTATCAATCTTATACTGACGCATCATTTCTTTTCGAAGTTCAGAATCTTTCTTTTTATTACCATTTAACTTATTAAAGATTTTCAATGCTTCTTTTGCATCATCCATCGTAAGTTGAACTAAGATTCGATTCTCTGGGTCTAGCGTAGTTTTACCCATATCTTCGGCATCAGTTTCACCAAGTCCTTTGAATCGACTATAAATATCTGGACGTAATGGATAAGTTTCCTCCATAAATCTACCGACTGTAATTGTTCTCTTTTCCTTTGTATCCTTATTTTCGATCACGATTTCATAACCATAATCTTTAAAGATATTCTCAAAATCAGAGAACTTCTTAAGATTTCTATCGTTTATCTTAATTGACGCAATCTGTCCTTCTACTACACCACGTAAACGATTTTTCTTTTCCAGATTTACTTCTGGATATTCTTTCTGTAAATAGTTCATAAAAGAAGTAACGAATTTATTACTTTCTAAATACTTATCTACATTTGTTGCTTTGTGAATATCATTAATTAATAAGAAGTTAGCAACTCTCTCAATGAAATATTTATCCACTGAGAAATATTTACCAAGATCTTTCAAATCATTATAATACTCGAGCGTGTCATATAAGAACTCAAAAAGTTCATCCTTTGATAAAGGATTCTTATCTCCTTGAAGATAAATCTTATATTTCTTTGTAACTTTCTTCATGAATTCTTCTGTTAAATCAGATTTTGAATTTAAGAACTTAAATTTCTTTCCATCCTTAATCTGATATAATGGTGGATATACTTTGTATAAATGACCCTCTGTAATAATCTCTGGCATAAGAAGTGCAATAAATGCACAAATACCAGATGAAATATAAAATCCATCAATATCGGCATCTGTTAACAGAATGATTTTGTCATAATATAATTTATTAATATCAAAATCTTTTCCGAATCCAGTTCTTAATACCTTTATAAAGTTTTTCCACTCATTATTACTAAGAACTTCACTCACGCTACACTTATATGGATTCTTTGTCACACCTCGGAATCCAAAGATTGCCTGTGTATCATGATTTCTACCATTACGAACAGAACCTGTTGCAGAACGTTCACCCTCTACAAGGAATAATTCTTTATATTTCTTTCCTCTGTTATTACAACTTACATAGTTAGGAATTGAAAGTTCATCAAAACGGTCTAATTTTTGAATCTTCGTTGCTGTACGAACTTTCTGAGATTCTACACGTGCTCTTGCATTCAACTTAATCAGTTTACAAATACTTTGAATCTTTGCTTCATTCTTTTCATAATACTTCGTTAATTCAGTATTAATGATTTCTTTCAGAATCGGTTTTAATTCAGCGTTCTGAATTTTATTCTTTGCATTACCCATAAACTGAACTTGTGCACTTGTTGAAAGATTTACAACCATCTTAAGTCCATACTTAATATCTGCCCAAGTAATGTCCCATTTCTCTTTTTCTTTATCTGTCATAAAAGATTTTGTTTTCTGTTGGAAGAAACGACAAACAACCTCTTCAACAGAATCTAAATGAACACCACCCTCATCTGTCTTTGTAAAGTTACAGAAAGATACATAATCATTTTCTGGTGTATCATCATGTGTAAATACAACATCCAAATGAATATCTTTTTTCACTTTCTTATCTTTTACTTTTACTTTATCCGTTTTACTATCAATCGTTGAATCTGTAATTGTTTCAACAATACTAGAATCACCAGATAAAATAATTGGATCATAGAAAACTTTCTTAATATCAGGAACGAATTTCTCAATGATTTTACCAAATGGTCTAGCCTTAAATTTCTTTGTTTCTACTCGATTAATACCATCATAAATATCTACTGTGATTTTAATCTTAGCAGATATTTGATAAGTCATCATATCAATCCAATCTACTACCGTATCAATTGGAAGAGATGAATTCTTTCCCATATATTTTTCATTTACAGTAAATTCAGTAATGGTTCCATGTTTCTTTTCTCCTTTTTTCAAAGGACGATTCACATCATTAATCTTTTTACCCTCTTCAAACTCAATAATATGAACATAATCATTTCTATATGTTGCTAACTTAAAATATGAACTAAGGGCATTAGTTACTGTCAATCCTCGTTGTATTCAGATTATTCGTTAAATAACCCAGTTTTATAATAAACTTCCTCATGTCACCATGAGATACTAGACTATATCTTCATCTTTATATTCTATTACCAAATATAAAGAGCCTACCATTTCGTAAAGCACCAATTTCGTGCACCCAGACTTCTGGTCTACTCTACTCGGTTATTCACATAAGTATTTCTCTTATGCTATCCTTTCGATAGTCGTTGAACTCATATCTTATATTTATAAGATACTTCGCTGCGTCGATTGTCTCTATTCTTAACCTTTTTACTATATCTCCGGAATTACCCTTTGCCCTCAAGTAATAATCTTGAGTTAGTAGTTAAGACCTAACGAGAGTTCCCCGCAATTAGATAGGTTTTTCAATATCTATTACTAGATAAGGGTGCTATTTACAACAACACCGAACTCACCACTACTTTTACCACCAGATCTAAAGAATTTAGAACCAGATTGAATTTCTGTACACACAATGTCAATCGGATATCCTTCTTCTGGAATACCACGACCATCATCTTCTACAATTAAACGGTCACTCTTTTTATTATAAGTAACCTTAATACATGTTCCATTTGTATTTGGATTCTCTAACTCATCAATTGAGTTTTGAATACATTCTTTTGAAAGATGAAATGTTCCTAAAGCACCAAATTTTTGAATATACATATTTGGTTTTAACTGTATTTTCTTTAGGTCATCTTCTGCATAAAATATAACATCATCTTTATTTGCCATTTTTCTATCGTTTTCTCCTTTCATTTTTTTCATAAATATTTGTTATTTTAAAAATAACATTATAAAGCGTACACCTCCTCGTGTAACATATATTATTAAGTACAGATAAATAATATATAAGTTAATGAATCTTATAAAAATGAAGTAATAAAGGAAAAAAAATAAAGTATGAGAGAAATCCTCTCATACTTTATTTTATCGTTTCAGATACCTATATATTAGTATCTTCTACTTCCCCATGAACCATAAGTAGAAGAACCACCATAACGTTTCTTCTTCTTATTTTTCTTAGCTTTATCCTGTTTCTGTGCAACATTTCTCATGTTGACATAGAGTTTAGGAAATGCTTTTGTAAGTGTAGCAGTGTCCGTCACCTGACGAATTGCTTTCTTTCCGGCACCAATTGCCTGAGCCATCAATTTACCCTGAGTTACATACTTGTAAAATCCGTTTGTTGCTTTACGGATTTCAGCATCATCCGCAAACTTCATTGGGATAATATCTCCGCAGATGTAGCAGCGAACATTTCCTTTTCCATCCTGCTCTGTTGTTGCACGAAGTTTACCTTTTCTAGTGATAATATGATGTGGACATGCATTTCTCAGCATTTTCTTTTCTTTTTTATCACCATGAAGTTTTCCACGTTTTCCTACACGATTGGAAATAAGTTTTACCGGATCTGCTTCTCCGATTGAACCATAAACTGACGCCATTTTTTTCTTGTCTTTCTTTGACATAATTATGTCCTCCTTTTTGTTTATTATCAATATATTGATATCGTTGAAATAATATATAACTAATTACTTAGTTTGATTTTAAAGTTACTGTATAAGTGGAACCATCTTCATTCTCTCTAGTTCCAAAGACATATGTGAAACGAAGTTTAATCATATCTTCATATGTCATGTCTGTAAAGTCTTTATCAAGAACAACTGCTTTTGGAACATATCCAATTGCTGCTCTTAATGACTCTTCTACTTCTTTAACGAACTCATCATCTGATTCACAATCTTCTCTTGCTTTACAAACAATCGAATTCGGTCTCTCTTCAGTTTCTGTATGAGTCAAATGAGCTGCCGGCATAACATTAAAGTTATACAGAAATGTCCTTGTTTTCTTCTTACGGTTCCAAAGAGCTCTCATACTCCTTAATTCTTCTGGAACTAAATCAGAAGAAACGGTATAAACCAACTCACCCTCATCTAAAGAGAAACAATGAACTTTAAAGAATCCTCTTTTTGAATTATCTCTTGTATAGAATGTAAGCGGAACTTCATCTGTGAGTTCAATCAAGCATCCAAGAATATTAGCTTTTGGATTCTTAAAGGTTGCAATAATATTTGATTTCGAATACTGAATCAAGCTAAGAGAGCTTGTATCAATTGTGAGATACAAATAACTTGCATCTTTGTTAGTGAGAGAAAGAAATGGTGAAAGTGTACTAAAGTTTAATAAAACTGAAATATCACTCTTTCCTTTTCGATTATTTCCCTTTGTATTTGCCTTGAAATCAAATTTCAACTTACGAATGGATGTGAAGTGTTCATTATCGTATTCTACAACATCCGGTACTTCTTCCATATTTGTAATTTGGAATCTTGGTGGAACCTTAATTCTCTGACCATTCAATTCGTTATATAAGAAACGAATTACTGGATTTTTACCATCTTTGGTTTGTCTTTTGCTTTCTTTTTCGATTAATGAGAAACAAGTAGTGTTCTCAATTTTCTCGATATTCTCACTACTTCCCATATAAATCGAATAAATTCCATTTTTCATAATCTAATCCCCCGTAAATTATAAATATTTTTCTGCTGTTTCATCTGAATTTTTAATTCGTTCAACAGCTTTACAAATTTTTGGATAAGATGTTTCTGGAAGAGAACTAATAAAGTATCTTCTATTTCCATCTTTATTCTGTTCAGCATCTCTTTTTCTTGTTTTGATATAGGTCTGGATGATATTCTCAATGGTCTTCTTATCCATATCTTCTAACTCATTGAATACCCATTCACTAATATCATTAAAGAAACTCTTCTGTTGTTCATTGAACTTCTGGAATTTCTCTTTTCTTTCCTGAAGAGCAAAACTGATTACGACATCATAATACTCTCCGTCTAAAAGCAAATCCATCATCTTCTTAAAATCAATCTGTTTTGTTTTTGCATGTAAATACATAATTTCAAATACAGATTTGATTCGGAAGTATGGTGAGAATTTCATAGCATCTTCCGTAGGAATTACGGATAAACAATCAAACGCAACTGCATCATCAATTCCTTTTTTCTTTGCTTTCTTAAGCTTCTTTTTCAAGATAACATTTGAAAGCTCATAGAGTTCGGAAGCATCAAATACTTCTGCTTCTGGATTTTCCTTCTTTGCTTCTTCATTATATCGGTTAATGTCCGAAATAATCTCATGAAGAATAATTGGAAAATACTCAATATTCGGAATTGCTTCATTCCCATCTGCTTTTACTAACTTTGTAATATATTTAATAAAAGCCGGACTTTCAGGTTTTCCGCTAAACTGTTCATAACAACGTGATTTAATCTCTTTTACTTCATCACTCTGAATATGTGAGAATCTTAAGAGGAATTCAATCACTTTCGGAACATCATAAAGGATTTCCGAAAAATACGCTTCTTTTAACTCTTTCTTTGAGTCATAATAATCTTTGTTCTTTTTCTTGAACTTTTTGAATTTTCTTTTTGAGAAGTATTCAACTTCTTCAGGAATTCTAACCTTTTTCCTTTGATTCTGTTGTGCCATAGTAGCACTCCTTTCTTTAAAAAAGTTGTGTTTAAAGTTACTAATATGTGATGAACATAATAAAAATTAATTGTTCATCACATATTATATTTGGGGATTAAATCATTTTTATCAATCAGACATTAAAGTCAGCAAAGATTCCTTCCAGATTTACTTTCTCATCACTGGAAGCAGATTCACGATATTCTCTCTTCTGATTCAACTCAGAAATATCAACACCATCAAGAGCATTCTCTTCTGCCTGTGTCTTCTGAAGTTCCTGAATCTCTTCAATTCTTTCTTTAATCTTTTCTACACGATCATTCATAGATGTGAGACCAGACATGATAAAGAATACATTATTTTCTGCAGCTCTCTCTGAATTCACAACAACATGTTCAAACTCTTCAATTGGAGAACCAACAAATTCCTGAACTGTCTGAAGATGTGTATCAAACTGATTATTCAAGTTCTCTGAGAGATTTGTAATAATTCCTGTGCGGTTTACAACCTTATTACGGTCAATCTCAGCATGAGTATTTCTCTTAATCTTCTCAACTAAAAGATCTTCGATTGATTTTTCATCAACATCTTTCTCTTTCAATCCGGTAAGAGAAGCAATGAAAATTCTTCCAGTTGTCTGAATAATCATCTTCATGTCTTTCTCATCAATTGAACTAAATGGTGTAGAGAAGTTGTAATAACCCTGAAGTACATGAATATCATCAATAATACTCTGATTGATACGCTGCATCATAACATGAGTAGGTTCTTTTGAGAGTCTCTCATTATCATACATCATGTATGTAGGATTCTCAATGGAACTATGAAGTTCTTCCATATACTCTAAAGTATTTACCTGAGTAGAATATGCTTCACTGAGTTTTGGAAGAACACCAATCAAAATGACAGTCTTTTCTTTACCCTCTTCATCTCTAAATGATTTACGGATAATAGAAGATAATACTGGTGCCATTCCTGAACCAGTTCCACCACCTGTGCTACTTACAATGAAAATCACATCTTTCTCTGACATGAAATTTTTAAACTCTTCCTTCTGAATCATATCCATAATGGATTTCTTCAGGAATAATTTTGCTTCTGTTCTGTTCTTTCCAGCTCCTCTTTCATCACCAAGACAAAGTACTGGAACTCCTTCTCCAAGAGTACTCAAATCATTCTTTGAAGAATTGATTGCTAATACATCACATTTCAATTCATTCATTGCCAATTTTGCTACCTGATTACCACAGTTTCCGATTCCGATTACACCTACATTTAACATAGTTGTAACCTCCTTTCATAATAAATTTGTTTTATTGTATCTCGTAAAATCAATTATAAGATTTTACTATAAAATAATATATAAATATTGTGTAGAACCAAGTTTCAAAATACTTGGTTCTACACAATTGGTTTTAACTGCCGTATACACGATAGATAATTTCAAGGTCTTTCTGAAGACTAAGATGTTCAGTAGGAATATTCAACTTTGAGAATAATCTTACGTTTGCATAATCTCCAAATAACTCATTGTCTTGCTTTCCTTCTTCTGTATAATATCCATCATAAAGAGCAATACAATTGAATCGACAAGATTCTGGTTGTTCTAATTTATCGGTAAAGAATTCTTTTAAATCCTTCTTTGTAATTTGTAAATGCATTTCACAAAATGACTGAATTGCATCATTTCTTGTTAATTCATGTAAAGTAGTATTATCTACAAGAACTTCATTCGAAGAGTCCATTGTATCTTGTGTCTTCCATACATGTTTAATTTGAGGTCTTCCTTCAAATCTCTTTAAGTAATATCCAATAGCACCTGTCTCTGTATCTAAACGCTTACCGAAATATTTTGTTTTTTCAGCAGGATCTAATTCAGATGCAGTATATCGAAATGGATACATAATACCATTTGGATCACCTTCCATATTAATAGAGGTTTCACGATAACCTACTTTATGAACTGTAATATTATTTTCAGCAGTTCCAGTTACACCAACACCAAATAACTGAACAAATTGTCCAGGATTATAAATTGGTGTATAAGTAACAGCACTACTTGTTGGATCATTTTCAACAGCATGATCTGGTAATCTATAATTATAATTACTATCAGTAGCAACATCCGAATGACCAATAGCACCTTGAATGCTGGAAGCTGTTTCATTATATAAAGTAGGAAAACTAAGTGGTCCTTTAACACCAAATAAATATTGGAATGCTGACTGAACACCAATAATCGGTACAGTATTACGTGCTATACCAATCTCCTCATCTAAAAATGATGCCTGTAATCCACCATCATTATATCCATACCCCCATAATATCTCTGTATCTGCCCATAATCCACTTTTTTGTTTATTTGAAAGTTTTACATCACTGCTAATATCCATATAATCTTTCAAAAGTAATCTTTTTGAAGACATATTTCACACATCCTTTCTATATTTTAATTTATTGTATTTCTTCTTATATTCTACTCATGTTTCACTGTAACGACATCATATAATGATAATGAGCTATTTGTCTGTATTGTTTTATTCATAAATTTATGTCGTTTTTTGGATTTCTCAAATGCTTTTCTCATAAATTCTTTTCTTGTTTTAGAATTCTTTATTACAGAATCAATGTACTGTAATAACAAAAGTTGTTTTAATGAATCAACTGAAATGTTTCTTGAATTATCTCGTTTATAATTTTGATCAAAATAAGTACCATTCGAATCATAATAACCCGATGAAACTGTGATACCACCAGATTCTGAATATTCCTTATATCTAATCGTGAATTCTTTAATAACTTTAAACTGTGGATACATGTTTATCTCTACAGGCTTTAAAAATCTACAAGACAAATAATTCTCACCACTACTACTAATCATAGTCATATTTAGTGATAAAATATGATCTAATGAATCTTTACTAATATCATTTTCTTCAATATGTTCAAAGTCATCATTGTAATATTCACCAGAATCATTATAATAGCCAGATGATATTTCTATTTCATCACCGGTTAATTCATATTGTCCATTTTCATCATGAACCATTTTCACATTCTCAATATAATTCAAAGAAATAAGTTTTCTTAAAGAATCACCTGAAATAATATCTTTATCTGTTTCAGGATTATAACTTTCGTTAAAATAAGAACAATCTGAATTATAATAACCAGATGAAACTACAATACCATTTGTTTCTTCATATTTTTCTTCATCTGGTGTAATAATTTCGTCAAGTACTAATTCAATTCTCTTCTTACCTTCCTCATCAACAATTTCTTGTTCTTTATATTTCTTATTCTTAATTTTGAATTCTTTGATGACTTTAAATTCATTTCTTATTGTCAAGAATTTCTTATCTTTTAACATAAATGCATTTATTACTTTATATAATGGAACTTTAAAATCGAACCAAAGATCTTCTTCATCCGTTAAAAAGAAATTTGATTTTAGGTACATTATTCCATTATGTATTGCAGAAGCATCCCAAAACTTAAGTTTTGAATCGACAAAAAATTTTACAGTAAATCTCTTCATAAAATCTGAATACGGTAAATTGAAACTTTCTTTTGTCATAATCTCTTTATTAATTTTTTGTGGATGGTCAATGAATCGTAATGTATTTTCCATTTTCCAATCCATAATCATAAGAGATGACAACTGAACCATATCAGTATTATAAGATTTAAAGAATTCTACTAATTGTACTAGTAACTCTTGTAAAGGAGAAACACCATCATTTAAAATATACAAGTGACTTACATTATCTAAAAAATCTTCTAATTTATAAATGATGTGGTCGATATATACATAAATTAAGTTTTCTTCCAATTCATTACAAAAAGTATACAATTGAAAATCTTTATATTTTAAATATTCTAAAAAGGTTTCTGGTTCTTGTTCGTTACCATTCATATCAATGACTTTAAATGCTTTCTTTGTTTCTTTTGCATAAAAGACCGTATCATAAAACTTCTTTAAAGCATAATATTCTTTATAGTTATTTGTCTCACTCATACGATATGCAATAAAGTAATATAATTCTTTGATATTTTTATATAAGTTATTCAATGCTTTTATTTTCTCTTCTTTTGTACTACCAAGACTCTTTGCTGATAATACGTTTAAGTAATCATAAAATTCATACAGTTTTTGTAAGTTATCAATAACTGTACGAAGTTTTTTCAAATCTTGTGAATTCTGAGTTCCATCTTCATTTAGAGATATATCATGACCGTTCACAATCCAGTAATCTCTATCAATCAGATGTTTTTCAAGAATTTCTTTTGTTTTTTCTAAGTTATTTTTTACACGAAGATATACAGTAAAAGTTCTGTCATTTTCATCTGCATTATCTTGGATAACATCTTCACCAACAGAATCTGGTGCATCAGCTTCCCAATGTTTATCATATTGCAAACCAAAATATACACTATAATTATCTTCTCTCAATTTTGAATTAAGGATAAATTTAACCTTACTAAAGTATTCTTCTGAATAAGTACCTAAACAAAGTCTATTACTTTCTTTTTTAATAAAAGATTCTTTTTCAGAAGAATCAATATTTGATACAAATCCATCAATTCTCGAAAAACCATATTCCATAAGTTCAATTACTTCAGTACGTATCTGTTCTTCTTCTACAAAGATGACATCTTGTTCTTTTTCATCTAACTTATCAAGTTCTTCTTTAAGTCTCATTTCTCTCATTTCTTCAATAATCTCAGGATTAAATGCTTCAAAATCAAATTTAAAGATTTCAATATCTCTATCCACTTCATGATTAATATCACGATCTAATGCTTGAAGAATGTGAAGAATCTGACTTGGTGCGTATGTGATATAACCAGATAAATGATACTTTCTACACATAAGTGCACAAAGTAAAATAATTACATCAACCAAAGGAACTTCTTTTTTTGTAATTTTTGGTAATTTAACTAATATATCACCAAGTTCATCTGATTTATCAAATATCATATGGAACTGAATAATTGACTGAAATAACATCTCGGTCATTCGATAAGGAATCGTAACTCCTAAATATTTTGTTTCTGTCTTATTGTATTCAGCTTCCCAAATTTCATGGTATAAATCATCATCTTCCCACCAAAATGGGTCATTCGCTGTTAAATCTAGATATTCCACACGATTGGCTGGATTCATCAATGCCTTATGAAGATTTTCTTCATCAACAGAAACCCTTTGAAAATGCAAATCATACATTTCTTCATAATTAGGAACTTTTTCATATTTTCCTAACTTATCATTCCATTTATCTTTCCAAAGAATAACTGGTCTTCCATTCGAATCAAAAACTTGTTCCTTCATCAAATAATATTCATAAATCTTAACCGATTCAAATCCTAAAATAGATGAGATGTCAAGAAGAACTTTCTCACATGCTTTGTTTTGTACTAATAAATTTACATTTTGTACAATCTGTTTTTGAGTCAATTCATCAATCTTTTTATTAAATGGAACACCATAAGTTTCATATAACAATTGAATTGAATAATCATCATAAAATTCTCGATCAACTGCATTGCTAATCATTCTTGCACTCACCTGTTGTATTGTCATTAAGAAAATACAAAGTGCAATAAAATTATCATAATATTCAATAATAGAAGAATATTCATGTACATAACACACACTAAGAAAATATTGCCTGCATTTTTCATAAGTTCGAATAAATTCTCTATGAATACTTTCCATCACATTTCTCTGATCAAGGTATAAAATAGAAAAGTTGCCAGCAGTTCTTGCACGAATTAAATCAATCCGTCTAGAACCGAGATGCTGTAAATATTTTTTATCTGGATTTTCTTCTATTAATTTATCAATAACACCATCGGATTCTAATACGGTGATATAATAAGTACCAAGTTCATCTTCAATTTTATGAATTGGCATATCTTCTGGAATTCCATAATTTATACAATATTCTTTTGGTGCATAAAAATAATCTCTTGGATCAGTGTCAAGGGGTGGTAAACCATTCAGTACACGATAATATTCATTTGGTTCATCATATTCTGTTATGATTGTATTTCTTCGATTTTCAATCATAATTTGTTGAATTGATAACGGTACGGTATTTTGATTATTCATATATTGAATAATATCCCCTTCATAGGTGACACCTGCTTTTTTATACTCATCTTCTGTATAATCACGATAAGAAAAAAAGTTATCTTTTTCTTGTTTTGCGTTCATATAAATTTCAGATGCAGAACGCATTTCATACGTTTCATTTTCCTCTGCATTAATAGAATACTTTATCGTTAAATTTTTTAAAATTCGTAACATATCGTCATAAAGTCTAGCAGCAGGATTCATCGTACTCATGAAATCACCTACCTTTCATTATTAGAATGTGAAGATATAAAAATGATATTTTGAAACTAAGTAATAATGATAGTTAAGAAAGTGTGGTGAATGAAATGCCAAAACAATTACCAAATATAGAATACGAAGAAAAAAAAGATAATTCCATTATTGATTCAAATTCTTCGTTATATAATATCCCACTTTACAAACCAGCTGAATATTTTTCCAGTATTGATTCTAGGAATAATTTCATTAAAGGTGTTGAAAGGCTAGTTCGTCAAAGTGACCGATATAAAAAATATATTAGTTATTTAAAAGATAAAGTAAAACTGAATCATTGTCAGGTACTTCATAATATTACAGATGAAGATTGTGCAATTGAAATGCATCATGGACCAATTTTTACTTTATATGATATTTGTGATATTGTATTAAATTACTATATTAAAAAAGGTTGGAATATAAGTACATTTCGTATTGCTGATACAGTGCTTGAGGAACATAAAAAAAATCGAATTCAAGTAGTGATGTTATCACCGTCTGTCCATGAAGAAGTTCATTTAAGAGAAATCTTTATTAATATGAATCAAGCATGGGGTGATTTACATGCATTTCTAAAAAAATATGGAAAAGCAATGAGTAAAGATCATATTGAAAAATATAATCGATATGTAGATAAATCAATGATGATGGATTCTAATAGTTATGATATCTTGAAATTGAATGATAAATTATTTAATAAGAGATAAAAAAAGAGGAAAAGGATATGGGAATATTCCCATATCCTTTTCTCATGGCAAGTTTCACCTTTATATTAAAGGCAATGAAAAAACTACTTTATCTTTTTTGTTAAGATTTTGATGACTTAACATACAAACATGTGTTTTTCAATAGTTTTATCCTCTACATCTGATACTTTAAAAACCTTTGCTGAGAATGCTGAGACTTCATTAACAACAATTGCTAATTCTCTAATTTTTACTACTTCATCACGAATGTCACCATTAATAGCATATAATAATGAATCAGCTTGTGCTAGAGTATTCTTTTTATCTTCTTCATCTTCAAAGAAATAATTTCTATGAATTTGTGATCCTGATCTCAAATAAACAATCAATTCTAAATATTCTTTATTCACTTCTTTTTCCTTACTCATTTTTATTCACCTCCAACAATTATTCCTAAAGAAGTTCTTTAGGAATAATTTCAAAATAAGATTGACATTCGGCACAGGTATAACCATCAAAGACTGATGCCAGACTTTTATTTCCACAATATGGACAATACAAAATATCAGCTGGAGTCTCAATTGGTTTAGCATTAACAGACTTTTTTTTATGTTTTTTATAAAGTTTCTCCATCTTTCTCAAACGTTTATCAAGAAATGCTATTTGTTTATCATGTTCATTTAAGATATCTCCAATCATTTCTTTTTTCATGTTAATCCTCCTTATTTTTTAAAAACTTCATTCACTTAGATCTTTTTTTTCTACAAGAATAACATCTACAAGGTGCTTTCATATTCCTATCAATAAACCAGTTTCTTTCTTCATCTGTTTGCCAGAAATACTCCCCACATTCTTTACACTTTTTTACATCCTTTAAATCATTTGTATTATGATGTTCTACAGCATCTACTGCATATTTTTTGTTAGCCATCCATGATGTAGTTGAATCGCCTGGCATAGTCTGTACTTCCGTTGCAACCTCATCTGCCACAAATTTCTTTCCATTAAAATAAACTTTATATCCTAACATACCACTTACTCCATTCTGTTTTTTGGATGTGATTTTAATGAATCATCCCAAATCCAACTATGTGTTTTAACTATTTCCTCAAAAGGTTTATTATCAGCTTCCTTTCCTTGTTCATTATCATTAAATATCGGTTCTATAGTTACATAAAAAGTAGTATCATTATATCGCACTAGCATTTTACCGCCCCTTGGATTTGATGTTGCTGCATCAAATCCTTTTAAATTATTTAACACTTCATTCATTTTATTTGTAATATCAATATTTCTATTATCCATATTCTTACATCCTTTCATCTTATTATCATCTAATCTTCTAAAGAAATATGAATTTAGTCTTCTTTAATTTTTTGTGCCTCTGCAATAATTTCGTCTAACTTTTTATAAACATCTTCACCATAACCTGGGTGTTCATGCTCAAAATCTAAATGTTTTAACCACTTCTTAATTGTTTTTGCATTTTCTTCAATAATACTCATTCCATTTCTCCTTTCTAAAGAATTACAAATTTAGTTTACGTTTTCAAGTGGACAATTTGCTTTATCACAATATTCATATCCACCATATTTTCCCGGATTACATCCACATAAATTCTTAGGCAATATTATATATCCACAATTTCCATTTCCTGTTTTAATAATATCGCTTTGTACATCAAGATCATCAATCGTTACATATTCATTAAATTCCATATATTTTTACCTACCTTTCTAAACTAATAAAATATACATTTATTACTTATTAATCCACTAAGTTTCCATTTGAATCAATCTGGTACCCATCTGTATCTAAATGTGTATCAAGAAGAGTGCAACCGATAGCATCTAACACAACACCTGCTTCACTTTCTTCAATTCCATTGTCAATCAAAACAATCATTGCTCTTCTAATATTTTCTTTATTAATCGTTGTATTGATATTCATTTATTACACATCCTCCTTATTTTTAAAAACTTCATTTACTTTAACATCATAAACCTCATTTGGTTTCCAGGAATCCATATCAACAAATCTTTCAATATGATGCTCCAACTTCTTATATTCATCAAAATCAGATTTTAAGATATTCACTTTCATTGAAATCTCAATATCTATGGTTGGATCTAGTATTCTAGAAGATTCATGTTTACATTCTCTCTGTAATATAAGTTGGTTTCTTAACTCTTTATTTTCATCTCTCAATCGTTTAATCGTGGTTTCTAAGTCTCTTTGCTTATTAAGATTATTTATGACTAATCCAGTGACTTTATTTACTTTCTCACCAATAGACTCTAGAATTTCTTTATCAGATTTTTTTATCGCATCATCAACAACAGCTTTCCTCATATTCTGGATTGCTTCTTCAACATTTGCATTTATTTCAGGTGAAGATGGATCAACTGACATTTTCATCATCCTTTCTTTCGATTCATTATTTTCTTTTTTCGTATCCTCGTTTTTACGAAGTAAATTCTTAGCTATTCTCATTGCCAACCTAATCTCTTCATTATCATAATCAAGTTGCTTTAATTCTGAAATCTTTTTACGCAATTTCTTTTTCTTTTTATTATTTTCTGGATATCTAACAAATTCATCTATATCCATAAGTATTTCATTAAGATCAATACTTTCATTAATCCATTCAACCTCACTCATTTTTCATCATCCTTTCTTTTTTAAGCAGTATATCTTCATTACAATTCTTACATTTGTATATTTTATAATGAGACAATTCTTTGATAAGATGTAATTGTCCATTACAATAGAGGCATCTTTTCTCTTGTTTTATTTCTTCTAATTGATTATTCAATCTTTCATTTTCACGCTTTAATCTTCTAATTTCAACATTTTGATTCGTTTCCTTTGCACCCATATGTATTATATAAAACATTGATGTCATAAGAAGAATTAAAAGTAGAACTATATATCCACCAACCATATAAATCACCTTTTTCCTTATTGAATAATATGCATTTCAGCGTTTACTTTGATAACTTCTTCTGTATCAATAATTGTACAAAGTACACCATTTTTAATATTTACAGCATTTGGTTGTACATTATTCAACTTCATTAATACAGAGGAACTGTCTTTCCTATAAAGACATTCACCTGGAGACAACTCAGAAAATTTAAATGCCTTTTGGGCTTTAACATGTTTTACATTCATAATATTTTTTACTCCTTTCTTATATTAAACTAAAAAAATAATATATAAATAAAAGAAAGGATAAAAAAAGAGTAAGTACATTTCTTACTCTTTTTATGTATTATCTTGGAAGCCGAATTTTATCTCCAGCTTTCAGATAACTATTAACGATAATATTATCGTTAATATCTTTTATTGTTTCTCTTACAACGTAATGAGAGAAACAATAAAAGTCAGATTCTTCTCTGACTTTTTCAGTTATACTATTTAACGTATCACCAGTTTGAATAGTATAGCTATACAAATCAGAATTCTCATATTCCGATTTGCATTGAACTCTCTGTATAATATTAAATGTACAGAGAACCAGTACAATTCCCACTAAGAGAAAGAAAGCAATGCAACAAGCCATATGCTTTCTCTCATTTTTTCTGATTTGCATCTCCCTATTATGTCTTTCATTTAATGTCTCCATATTAAGACTCCTTTCTGGTTTTAAGAGTTATTCCTTCTCTTTCTTTTTTATTGATTCAGAGATATAGTGTATAATTCATAATAAGAAATATACGTTTAAACTTAATAATAAAAAATAAGAAAGGAAGTAAATATTATGAAATTAGTATTAACTATTCTGATTATTGCTGTTATTACTATATTATCTTTATTATTCATTCATCATATCTTAAAAATATTGAATGAAGTGCGATATCTTATTTCAGCAAGAAAGAAATTTACAGTAACTGAATCTGAAAGAGAAAATATACAACTTTCACAAGATTATCTAGCACTTATATTAGAAATTGCTCATGTTGAAGTAAATCGATTAATGGGTTCTTTATTAGCTGTTAATGGAAAATATGATATTTTAAATCTAGATAAAGATGTTAAAACTATATCAGAAAAAGTTTTTAATTCAATTGATAAAAATTTCTTTTTACGAAACAAATCAATTCTTACAAAAGAATACATTAATGATTATATCATTAATAATGTAAAATTTATTCTAATCGCTGAAATGAAATCATTAAATGATCGATTAAGAGATTTAACTCAATAAAAAAAGAAGTAGTGGAATTTCCACTACTTCTTTTTATTCCATAATAATAGACAAAAACTTGATAAGAAACGTATAGTTATTTAAGATAAATAATTCTTTCTTATCTTGTCGATATTCCAAATCACTTGTATCTCCATCTATATAAATAAATTTACTCTGATTATCAAACATTCGATAATACTCGGTATCTAATTCATATCCTTTATAAGAATCAATGAATCTTCTAAAATAATGTAATACAGAAGAAAGTTCTTGAGTCTCTAATTTTTGTAATATCGTATAGATGAAATGAATCATATAATCTTTATGTTTTTCATATGCTTCATCACCCATACCTTTAATTTCTAAAGGTTCTCCTTTTTTGAAATAGATTTCAAAAGGTTTTATATAAAGATATGATGTGTAACGATTCTTCTTTCTAAAATTAATGAACTCATCAATTTCTCCATGAATACGTTTTGCACTTGAGATGAAGAAAGCATCTTTCTTTATTGATATGATTTCATTTTCAGAAATCTGATTCATCTCTAAAAATCTTTCTCTTTCCATTGTAAAAGCAACTTTTAATTTATCCGAAAGATTAGAATCTTTTCTTTGAAGTTTTCCAATCTCAACATCTCTTTCATGTTTTCCATACTTCTTATCAAATAACGTCTCTTTTTTACCAAGTTTTTCTAACTCTTTAATTTTCGAATCTGGTAACATTCGATATTTTTTTATCAAAGAAAAACCAGCATTCTTCATATCATATTCAATGATTTCAGAATTTGATATGAGTTTAATATCTTTATTTAAAAAAACAGTTTTCTTTGCTAATTCTTTTGCCGTCAATTAATCACCTCATTATAAAAAAGAAAGATGACAGAAAATTTCCATCATCCTTCTTCTATATAAAAGACTTTCAACATGTCTTTCATATCAGACTTACTCATAACTTTTGAGTATAGTCCTTTCTTTTTTAATATTTTTTTCATTTCTTTTTTTGTCATGTATTCTACTGCTTTTTCTCTACCAATTGGAGTGGTTAAAATTTTTTTAAGCACATTATCTTCATAGTATTTGATATTCTTTCCAACTCGAGAAGGATGATAAGTAAAAGACTTATATCTGTCTTTCTTATAATCAATAATAGGATACTCAAACATATCTTCTATAATCTCTGATAATGTTTTTAAATATCCTGTATTCATTTCACTCTTCGTTGTCAAAAGTATAAAACGTTCATTCAATATCATTGATTTACTGATTATTCCTATCAGTTCAAAAATTTTTTTATCTGATTTTTCAATACTATTTCGGATAATATTATAATCTTCTTTTGAACCATACATGGCAAATATTATTTTTTCATCATATAAAGATGAATGTATGATATTATCTGTTTTTTGATAGTGAATTCTATTGGAGACTAACACAAAGTTAGTCTCCAATATTTCATTCCAATCATGGTCTTTTGTGAAACTCTCTGTAAGAGTTTCTGTATCCATAAAATATATCATGAGCGAATCACTGGTATAACCATTTCTCCTTCTTCTTCGACTTCTTCTGACCCTTCAATTTCGAAATCTTCAAAGGCTTCACTGTCTTCGTCAGTTTCTTCAAGTCGTTCCTCTTCCCTGATTTCTTCTTCAACTTCTCCGCTGCTAACATCAACATCACATCCGTGTTCGCTGCTTTCGATGATCTCTCTATCATTCTCATCACATCTGTCTCCGTTATCTGACTCATCATCATCTGATTCAGGATGAAAGGGTTCATTGTCATTTGACACACCTTCACTCTCTTCGGAATTGTCTTCATCTAAAACAAGCTCACGAATAGAAGTTGATACATCTTCCATATTCATTACTGAATTTGATAAAAATGAATCATTCGGTGATTCTGTATCACAATACTCATCCATGAATTTCTTGAAGTTATCAAAGTCATTAAATTTTTCATTAAGGTCAAGAAATTTAATATAAGAATCATCATTCATTGAAAGATATGAATTTTCATTACATTCACGTTCAATTGCTAAAAGGAATGATAATAATAAAGATTTTATAGCATCAGGATTTTTTTCTAACAAGTCTGAAGAAAATCTATCCATAAGCTTATTTATATAAAGAGAATACTCTTCACACAAATCAGCATTAACCATATAGATATTCAAATAACTTGTATGTGTTAAGAAATCTTCTTGTTTGATAATAAATGGCTTATAATTATACCAATGGTATTTATTCCAACAATGTGTACCTAAATAATCTTCAACATTTTTTGTATATTGTGCACGAATTGTTGGAACACTTGAATTCAGCATCTCCACAAATGTGTGAAGAATAAGTGTACCAAGAAGATCATCATCTAATGATACATTAATACATGATTCTCCTGAATCATATGGAACAGTGATATCATTTGACACCCCATCTGTGAAATGAAATTGATTCAGATAATCAATATATATATCATATGAAATCTTATTTTGTTTCTTCAGTAACATTTTTTGCATTTCTTCAGTTTCTGAATCTGGTTCAGAAATAATATCATTAATACATTCTATAACAGAAACATCTGACTCATTATCTGTCGAGCATGTCATCATATTCTGGATTGCTTCTGGAATTGGAAGAGAACCAACCTCTTCCAATTTTTCCTCACAATCTTCTTCATTAAACATTCTATCCAAAAATTTACTAATACTTGCTTCATCTGCAAAGTTATCAGCATTTCCGTCACTTGGATTGAATTTTACCATTTTTTTCTTTTTACCCATTTTTATATCCTCCTTAAATTTTTAAATAGAATCAAGAATTTCATCAAATGATTTTATTTCACCTGAATCCCAATCTTGATCATTTTTCTTATTCAGTTTCTTTGAAGATCTCTCTATTTTCTTTTCTTCTTTGAAGACATGTTTCATGATGTTATCAGTAGCATCCACAACAAACTTATGATTAAATTCTTTTTCTTCTTCTACTTCAGTAAGAACATATCCTCTTGTTGTGATGTCTCCGATTTCTTCATCCTGATCTTTACGAGAAATCTTCTTTCTTAATTGTGGGAATGAAAATTTTTTCCCACATCTTGGACATATCATATCAATGAAATCATTATCATAATATAGAATTGAATGCCCATCACAAGAACAAACGAACTGACGATATGATACACTATAAATGTAAGCATAATCCAAGATAACAACACTTCCATCATCTCGGAATCCCCAGTTTGCATAGTTCTTTGAAGTGACTCCTACATCACCAATTAAGAATTGAGATGAGATATCTTTTAAAATTACTCTCATGGCTTTCTGATTATCTGTATCCAAAAAGTCTGACCTTTCAAAAGATGTTACATACTCACAAACAGAGAATAATCCAGTTTCACTTACTTCATAAGTCTTTACAACATATGGTTGTAATGGAAGGGAATAAATAAACTCACGTTTATTATCAATCTTACCATCTTTATCATAAGCGATTTTTACACAATACCCATCTACCATAATACCATATCGGTTCGTTCCTGAACCAAGATGAGTATAAGGAACCTTGTATTCGTCCAATAAATCACAAATCATTGTTTGTTTTCTATTATTATCAACAGAAAATGTTCTAGTAATTTTATCAATCTGAATACAAAGTTCTACTGGAAAATATTCAAGTAAAATTGAACGATACAATTTCTTTTCTGGATATAAGATTGCTTGCCACTTCTTCACTTCATCATCTTCTACAGAATCTTTTTTCTGTTTTAATTCCAAAGCTTTCTTTTGGGCTTCAATCATATCCTTATTCTCATCATCAATCTCTTCTTCGATTTCATCATCCTCATCATCATAATGATTATTTAAATAATCATCATAATCAAATTCATCTTCTTCATCTAAATTCAAATCTTCCTTAAATGAATCCAACTCTTTTGCAAAATCTAATTCAGATGGGAACATATCAGTCAAGGTATTATTATATTCCTCATCTGTTTGAATTTCATCATGGTTTCCACTCAAAGTTCTCCATCTCCTTTCTATAATCATTAAATGTTTCTTGTGTTGATTGATTAATATCCATGAAGATATCATCTAAATGGTCTAATTCTTTCTTGTGTTTCTTTTCTACTTTCTTTTTCTTCTTTTTACTAAGACCTTTCTTTTTCTTTTTACTGTTAACACCATTGATTACTGCTTTACCACCTTCTTTTTTCTTTTGGACAGCGATAAGCATTTCTTTTAACATCTTCTCTTTCTTCTCGTTTTTCTTACGCTCTTTCTTAAGTCGTTTCTCTGCCTTTTTATTTTCATAGAGTTCACGGACATTCCAACCATTTTCATCCATGAGAGATTGCATGTCAAGTTCATTCTTATCATTGATATTAACAGATTTTCCATGATAATCAACGAAAATTGTTTCACGCTCATATTCATCCATAAGATACATATAATTGGCAACATCATCTTTGTTGTTGATATCACCTGTAAACTTAGGAATTCCTTCTTTATATTTCTTTTTATTTCGTTTCATATCATACTTATCTAAGAAGTCCATATCGGATTCATCAATATCTGTAAGATATGATTTTGCTCTTCTCTGTCTTCGATCCAGTTTTTCACGTTTCTTAATCTCAGAAAGAATGACTGGACTTGTCTTAATAAGCATTTTCTTTGATTTCTTATCACCTTCAATAGCAATACTACAATCATCCTCATCTGGATCAATGATATGATCTTCCAAGTCATCTTCTGGGTTATAAGAATCAAAGATTTTATTTAATTCTCCTTCTCCAAAATATTGCTTCGAAAGTTCATCAATATTACTATCTTCAATATCTTCTCCTTCTGCTGTTCTCATTAATTCAGATGGGTCACTATCTCGATTCAGGATATAATTTTCATAAATGTAATCCCAATTAAAAGTTTTTCTTGCTTTACCCTGTAATTTAGGGAATACAAGACCTCCGACTTTTATTTCACCTTTCAAAACTAATTTCTTAAATTTCTCAGGTGAATAAACGCCATTTGTCTCTGCAACATCATTTAAGATATCTTCACATAATCGATGACACATAATATACTGGTCAATCTTTCGTATTTTCTTTCTTTGTTTCTTAAGAGCAATGAATTTACTATATCGCTCTTCCATTTCTTTACGATCTTCTTTTGACATGTGATATGTGTCATCAAAATCTTGTACAATTGATCTTGAATAGGATTCCTTAAGTCGTTCTAATTCTTCTTCAGGAATATATGCTAATTTAACCTCTCTTTTTTGCAGTTTATAGGCTTTCTCTTTTTGTTCTTCCTTTTCTTCTTCAGTTAACTCAATTCCGCCTTGTTCTGCTAATTCTTCTCGAGAGCAATCAAGAATAATACCATCCATTTTATTACTGCTCCTTTCATTTTGTTTTATTATATCTCTATTTATATATTATATAAATATTTACTGCGTATACAAAAAGATAAGTTCGTGGTTAAAGGGAAACATATGAGAAGAGAAGTAGACATTGGTTCTACTTCTCTTCTTTTTTTATAATTCACTTTTTCCAACCGATAAATTATGCTTTTCATATCTTCCATGATACAAATCTGATTCCTTCATATTACCCTCAATTGGTTCAAAATACATCTGAGATAATTTCATTCCCGGATATATAATCACTGGTAATACTGTTGATATTTCCAATACCCAATGAAAATCATGTCCAGGATTTGCAAAAAATGCAGTCTGATGAACTTGAATTCCGCATCTTGCATATGTACTACGACCAGAAATACATGGAACATATTTTGTAGATTTTACAGATTCTACTGTACTACCAAGATACAAATATCTAGGTTGTAACACAATTCCAGTTTCTTCCCAATCATTTAAATCAATCATATAAGTTTCTGGTTTAATATCTTTTGTATCAATGATATTTACTTGATCATTCACCATTGGTTTATATACTTTCAGTATATTTGATAATTCCATATCATAAGAAACACCATTTAAATTCTTTTCATCAAAAGGAGAAATCACAATATCTCCTTTATCAACTGCATCCAAAATTGCTTCTTTACTTAACATGCAACTTCCTCACTTTCTTTATTTTCTTCTATCATTTCACCATTTGAGTCAACCTTTTGTGGAATCTCAAAACCATCCACCTTCAGATACTCATATTTCTTTTCAAGGAATTCAAAAGAATTTTTCTTAATCTCTTTTGTCCTTTCAATCATTTTTTCAATCTTATCATAAATTACATCATCATCATCTAAGTAATCTCCATATTCTTCAATAAAACTAGAGTAATCACCAAAAATCATATAAGCAGGGATTACTAACTTTTCACTATTATCTCCATGAATGATAAGATGTAAAGTTTTACTAAGAGGAATTAAACCAACTTGATTTTGATAATGAAGTTTCATAACTTCTTCTGAAATCATCATATCATTAATTGGTAATCCCTCTTTGATATATTTCTCAAGAACGACTCTTGTATAATCATACAAGGTAAGTGGTTCATGATGAATCTCAATACGAATGGATTTTGAACTATCTTTATTAATATTATTAAAGAAAGCACAAGCATCCATTCCAACATTATCTCTAAGAAAAGCTATATAGTCACGATATTCCATAGAACTTCTAATATGCTTTTCCATTCTTTTAACAAGTTTTGCCTTATCTCGATCGGATTCTAATTTTACATGATACTCCATCTCCTCTACATCTTTTATTACTACGACTTCAATTAAATCTTTCATACTCATAATCAATTACTTCCTTTCATCATCTATTAAAGGAAAGTTTTTTCGTAAATAATTATTCGTATTTAATTGCCTTTGTAATATCAGTTAAATCTGTAAGATATATCTTGATAAATAAGACAAGTTCATCCTGATTAAAGTCTAAATTTGGGTAACTATCCATATAGACTCCATTTACATTCTCAGATGACCTCAAACAATAAAAGTCAACATATCCAAGGTCTAATAAAAATTTTTCTATCTTTTGATTGAAAATATCAGGATTAATTGCATTTAAATCCATCAAGATACCATAACTTTCAGAAATTTCATCAAAAGAACGATATTCAAAATCTGTCATAAGGACTTTAAAGTCTTTATATTCTTTAATATCTTTATTCATATAAGTTCGTAACTTATAAAAATCAAGAATTTGTCCTCGATTATTCTGCATATATTGAGTTCCCTCATCATAATCTACATCATCACATTTGACGATATATCGATTTTCCATATCTCTTGATGCTTTAAACATTTTCATGTATTTCTTTTTATTTGTTATTGCATAAAGAGGAAACTTATTTTTTATGTCAAAATCTTTACTAAAGTTTTCAGCATCTTCTGGTACTCTAAAAAATCTCCATATTTTCATATTACCTCACCTCACTCTTAAATAATTCACCAAATATCTTAATCAAATAATGAAGACCATCAATTTCAAGTTCAATCGGTATTCCATTCGTAATAGAATAAATACTATCATTGATACTGATAATATCATTTACACCAATATTCCTTTGATATTTTTTCGTTAAGCATTTTAATATCTTTACAATAGCACTTTGTTGTGCACTTGAGATAGCAAGTAAAATATCATCGGCATATTCATTTGAATCTTCATAAGAATTGGATTCAAAAAATGTCGTTGGTATAAAAGCATATGTCTTTTCTCCTTTTGAATTTAGACATCGAAAACTAAAATTATTAATCTCCAATTCTATAAATTTTGCTTTAAACCTCTTATATTCAATTTCATTCATATCATACTTAATACAAAATAATATTTTCTCATTTCTTGTTTCTTTAAATAGGTCTTTTAGTTTCTTATCATTTGTGAATGCATATAAAGGACATCGAATTCCATCAAGTTCAATAAATTTCTCATCAAACATTCCTTCAAATTCTAAGAGTAAATTTGAAGTTACTTTCCAAGGTTTTAAATAAAAGCACCATACTTTCATGCTTCTCGCCTACTTTCTGATATAAATTTTATTAACATCTTATCTTTATCAATAACTTCATGAAATATAATAAGATATTTAAATAGTTCTGAACATTCCCTTCCTAAATCAGTTAATGAATTACTTGGAAAAAAGCTAGCGTTATAATTGACATAATCAACTTCTGATTCATCACCATTAATTGAATAATAATCAAAATTATATCCAATCTTATCTAGTTCTTTTTTATATTTATCATTAAAAATTTCAGGATTAACATAAACAAACTCTGAGTAATACCCATATAATTCTTCATTAAAGTTAAAATCCATATAATTAAGTTCTACAGATGTTATTGGAATACTACAACAAGTATTTTTAAACGTAATTTTATAATATAAAATTTTCTCTAATTCTTCCTGGATTACATAAAACTCATCCTTATCAATGTGAATTTCTTTTACTTTAAAAAACTTTTCTTTACGAATTTCCATAAAATCTTTTATCACTTTACTATTTTTTGTATAAGCATATGGTAACCAATCAGTATATCTATTATCGTAATAAATCTTAGATGGTAATAATTGATTTGATAACTGACTACCACGTTTTATATAAACTAAATATAATTTCATAAAACTTTCACAAATCCTTTCTTATTTAAACGGTAAACCTCCAAATTCATCACTATCCAGATTAACATCTTCTATAAATTTTTCATTAATCATAAAACCAAATGCAACGATAAAAAGATGAATAGATGATACTTTAATACCCATTTCATCAATAGGTGAAAAGTAATCAATTGTATCTAATATCTTTTTACTTTTATTAGAAAATATATGAGAACGAAAATAATTTATATTTTCAAATAAAATATAAATCAATTCATCCGAATAATCATAAACTGATTGGTATTCATTATATACTAAAATTTCATTAACATCTAATAAATTCCAATGAATCTGATAAAGGAAATTATCAATATAAAACATTTCAGATTCTTCATCTGATACCATTATTGTCCGATAATGAAAAATATCTTTTCTCCGTGTCTTTTTGAATCTCTTCATAAGTTTCTTTGAAGTTGTCCACCCATAAAAATAATATTTGAAATTCTCATTTTCATACATTAAATTTACATCATCTACTACATAAGGATATTTGTCTTTTGTTTTGTTATCTATCAATAAATAACACAAGTAATATGGTTTCATTCTAACTCACCTTTTAAAGTTTTTCCGAACTCACTAATGAATATCTTTAAATAATTGATATTCATGTTTTTATTCTCTACATCAAAAAATTGATACATATGAAAATATATGTAGTCGATATCTTTTAGAATATCGACATATTTTTTATCAAATATCATAGGATTAATATCTGAATTTGTGTAAATATATTTATATAATAAACTATAACCAATCCCTTTAATTGTCTCTTCTTCATTTTTTGTGATTGGGATTTTAACACTTTCTTCTTTATTATATAATAAATCAAACTTACCAAGATATTCATTTTTAAATTCAGTAGCTAGTCTTCTGACTTCTAAACGATCTATCTTTACTTTTACTTTTTTAAACAAGGACATATCCCTTGTTTCTTCAAATCTTTTTGCTATTTTTTTATTATCAGTATAGGCATACAGGGGATGGTCTCTATGAAATAAAATAGCATACTTTTCTTTTAAATAATAGAGATAATATTTATACTCCATTTTATAACCTCACTTTTTCTTTATAAAGGACAGAATTCAATCCTTCTGTCTTTACTTTCTTTTTTAATTTCTTTAATGATTTTTGTAAACTTTTCTTAGATTTCTTTTTATAAAAAACGAAATTCATCAAAGATTCTGTATTTTCAATGATTTCTAAAAATTCACTTTCACTGTAATGCATAATATCACACCTTTCCATTAAGTTATTCAAATAAATGATATATAATTTCAAGATAAAAAAGAATTAGAGATATGCTTTTTTCACATATCTCTAATTCTTTTGTTTTTTATTTCATATATTTTTACTCTTCAGTTTCTTCAGTATCTTCTAATTGAGATTCTTTTGAAACTTCAACTCCTTCAAGTTCATCTAACTGCTCTTGAAGTTTTGCTTTAATCTCTTCCAAATCACTACTTGACTTCATTGCTCTTTGTAATTCTGTACAAGTAATCGATTCTTTTGAAGTTGGGTTATCTTTATAAGTGTTAATAATAAGGATAATCACTGTAATCAAATCTGATGTAATATTGTATATCTCAGTTTCACTAAAACTAATTGGGTTCAAATCAAACTTTGTAAGAATTGTATTAACGATTGTAAGGATCATTACAATGTATCTTACATAAGTGCTGACCTGAACATGTGCCCAATCAATATTAATGAAGAATCTTGCAACTGCTTTAAATGGTTTCTGTACTGCATTTACTACTTTTTTTACACCAGATTTAATACCAATTACAACTCGTTTCATTAAATTTGATTTCATAATAAATCACATCCTTTCTTATATTTATTAATTATATGTCAAATAATAATCAAAAAAACTAGGATATAACATAAGTTCAATAGAAAGGTTGGTGATATTATGAGTTATTGTCGGATTTTTAAAACAGAAGAAGAAGCAATTCAGAATATTGGAACAAAAGAATGTTCTAATTGTGAATACTATGTTTATCAAGATGGGCTTGCAACATGTCAAAAAATGTTAAATAAATTTGATAATGAAAGGACTGATACAGAATGAGAATTGATGATGTGAAATTTACAAATATTGAACTTTTAAAAGAGTATGTGATGATTTTGAAAGAAAAGAAAAAAAACCCAGGTAGGAACATAGAAAAATTGTTTAATTCTTTTTCTTTATCTTTAACAATTTCAGAGTTAATGCCAATGGAATATATGATACTTCATGAATTAGTTTCTAAAGTAAGTATTATTGATATTAAGAGGGGTTATTCTAATTGCTACATAGAAAAGATTCCTCTTTCCGATGAGTATAAAAATACTCTTGAAAAAACAGAGAGAATCTATAATACAATTGATTCTGAAACAGGAATTAATTGCTTAAAGTATTATTATCCATTTATTGGTAATGAATATACTGTAACAATGGATTTGATTGGTTATCGAATCTTTCAATTTTTTGGAACTGATATTATTCAAATCTTTAATGAAGCAAAAGATAATGATGGAAATGAATTAACCTGGAAAGACCTAATTATTCAATTATTCTATCAGACATTTTATAATGCTTTTTATAGTATGCTAGATTTTTCTACTTTAAATACATCAAATGATGATCCAAATCAGATTGTAACAGATTTGATGAATAGGAATCATTATAATAAAATTACAAATTCTGTATGTAAAGTAGAATCTATTATTGGACCACATGGTATTTATTTGAGTTTCATTGATTCAAAGAATTCAAATTTAGAAGAATTTACATCTTTATTAAAAATGTATCATGAGGAAGAAATGGATGACATTAAGATTCAATTCTTATGTAATTCTACCTTACTTACTTATTTGAAGTATATGAATTATGTATTAGATCATGAATCATATAGTTTAATTTGTAAAAGAATTAATTCTAGATTCGATAATAAATTAGATAAATATAAGACTCGTTTGAATCAATTAATGAAAGAAATGAATTCAGAACGAATGTATCAAATAGAAAATCAAGATAATCCAATTATCTTAAGTGCTTTATTAATGCCAAATATAATGATAAAATACAGATTATCTTTTTCATTGAAAGAATTATTAGAATTAAATATTAAATTAAATTCATCAGAACCAGATATCTTTTTTGATAATGGCGGTGAGTTTTCAAAAATATCAAATGAATTGAATCAAACAAAAAATGTATTGAATTCAATTATTTCTTAAGAGACGTTTTAAAAAATAGAAATTGAAGTTGATTTAGATTTTTATCTATTTCTTCTTCAATTTCTATTTTTATTTTTTATTTATTTTAATATATAAAGTTGAAAAATTAAGAAAATTCGGGGCTTATTTATTTATATAAAATCAAAAAAACAGTAAAAAAATTGATAAGGCGAGAAACCTTATCAAAAAATATAATATAAATTATATAAGAAATAAATTTATCAATATAAAAATAAAAAAATATTTAATTAATTTTTATTCTAATTATTTTATTTTTTCTATTTCTTATTCTTTTTTATCTTTTTATTTTCTTTCTTTTTTATTTATTTTTTCTTATTTTTTTATTCTTTTTGTTCTAATTGTTTATATCTTTTTTGCCCCCCCTATATCCCCCCCAGATTTCTGAGTGAGATATATATAAAAAAGATATTTTTCTTCATAACTTTTTTAATTATATGTTAGAGTAAAATTATTTTTAATTAAATTTTATTTTATCAAAATATTTATATATCATATTTATGTAGTTCTTATAATAGAATTAACTATATAGTACAGAAAGGAATGATTCAATTGAGTAAAAAGAAGAAAAAGAACAAAGGAAAAAATACTGGGATTTTATATAATGTCGATTTATCATTGAATTCCCAGTATGAAGGTATCAAAGATGAAATTGAATTTCTTCAAATGGAATTAAAAGAAAGCGATAAGAAGTCTAAGAAGAAATCAAAAAAGAAGATGAAGAAAAAAGGATTTTATCCTTATGAGAATGAGATAAAATCAAGAAAGAAAGTTATTAAACAGATTGAAGATAGTGATTTACTAGATAGGACTGAATCCTGTTTAGAGCAGTTAAAACCGATTTGTATTATTATTGCTAGGTTAATTGCAGCACTTATACTTGCCATTTTATCAATTGATGCAATTAAGTCATGTATCCGACCAGATACTCTGGAAAAGATGACAAACGTGTATAAAATTGCAATGTCATTTTAAAAAAATAAGGAGAGAATGAAAGATGTATGGAGTGATGGATAGTAATGGTGATTTAATTGCTTTTCATGAGGAGAAGCGAGTAATCAAAAAATATATGGAAGATTACTTTCATACAAATAACGAACATCTCCTTCCTTTTCATATTAAAAAAAAGAAAGTAAGTAAATATAAACATCTTTATGAAGATTTATATTTAATTCGTTATGGAGGAAGCTATATTCAATCCAAGTATTTAATTATTAAGCAATTAGATATTGAACCTTATCTTGATGATTTGTATTATGCAAAAGATGTTTTGATTCGAACAATTGAATTCAGTGATAGTAAAAAAGATATAGAGAAAATGTCTGAATGTTATGATATTTTGGAGGAAGAGATTAAAAAGATTAGAAAAGAGACACCATCATTAACTACATTAAAAAATCGTTATGTTGATTTGGAAATGTATCAACGAGAAGTTGATTATTAATAAAAACAAGTAAGTTGTGGTAAGATTAAAAAGTATAAATCTTACCACAACTAATTATAAATAAGAAATGAGGTGAGTGAAATGAGTAGACAAGATTTGATTGAACTGGAAGGAAAAATTACCAAGAAAATCAATGGTGGAAAGTACATAGTAAAAGTTGAAAACGAAGAGGGAAAAGAATTAGAAATAACAGCACATCCAACTGGAAAAATTCGTTTAAACAATGTAACTCTTACTGTTGGAGATACTGTATGTGTTTCTGTTTCTCCATATGATTTGACGAAAGGAACGATTACTTGGAGAAATCGGAAATGAGGTGAATAAATGAGAATTAAAACGAAAGAATATTGTGTTAAAGAAAAAGATTTAAAATCAGTAATTGAGAGTTTTATTGATGATAATTCATTATTTCTCCCAATTGATGCAATTGATATTATGAATGAAAAAGTAAAGAAAGTTCGATTTGATAAAAAGACTCAAATTGAATTTTTCTTACCGAAAACTCTTTTAGGAATTCCAATCGTTATGGATAATATCGAAGATAACAAACATTATCGGATTGATTATATGGGTAATAGTCCATTATTTACAATTACAATTCCTTTTAAAGAGTTGAAAAAATGTAAAGATATTTCGGAACTCAATATCAATAATGTATCAATTATTGATCGTTCTGTAAATATTGTGGTTTATCGTAAGAAAATGAATAAGCCACATAAAGTTTATTATGTGAATGCATCATAATAAATAATCATGAGAGGAACTGAATGATAATGAAAAATTGGAAAAAAATAGGCTTAAACATTGAGATGAACTTCGACTTAATGAAGTATCTTGATTATGTAAAAGAAAGGAAGGATGAAGAAGATGAGCGTAAAAGAGACATTAAAAGAAATGGAAGGAAAAACAGGAAAAAACGGTAAAGTGATTAATAATCGTTTTTCAAAAAAGAATTTTAACAAATTGCTGAAAGCAATGATGAATGATACTGATTTCAGTATTAAAGTTCCAGTAGTAAAAGCTGGAGTAGTTGACCATTATGAAGAATTAATGGTAAATGAGAACTTCAGAAAATTCTTGAAGAAAGTTCTTGAAAAAGCAGGCGTTGATAAGAAAGAATCTTCTGTTGTAATGGATGAATCTTTCACAATTGATAATGTAGATGGTTTTTATGAGTTTATCGTAACTGCCATTTATGAATACATGGGTGCAGGAAACAAATTTGATTTTATTCCAAGAGAAGATTTCAAAGGTTCTGTTTCCCTTAAGAAAAACCCGAAGAAAACAAAACGTTCTCATGCAAAGAATCCACGTGATGGTAAAGACCTTGGTGAGTTTGAGTATACCAATGAAGAGTATACATCGCTCGTTGCAAGTTCTCCATGTCCGGATTACTTGAAGAAACGTAAAAAAGTTTGATGATAAGTTATATTTAGATATATTTCATTCACTCAAAACTTTGCTCCTCTCAAAGTGTGAAGAAGATAACCGATGTGATTTTTGTCACATCGGTTATCTTTATTTTTTTACCCTCTTTTGTGATTTTTTGAGTAAAAACATTGAATTAAGGACTTAAATAATTATGAAAGGAGGGTGATTTAATTGCCACAAAAACCTGCCACAAATACACGTGGTAAATCAAAAGTTAGCACAAAATGGCTAAATAATGTGATGAAATCAATTGGTGCTGCATCAGTTGATAATTTCAAAGAGATTGCTCCTAATCTGAGTGAATTAGGAAAAGGAACTGCAGGAGCAATTCGAAGTATTAAAGATGTGACAAAAGGAAATAATGTTTCACAAGTATCAAAAGCACTTAGTAACAATTCAACGATTAAAAGTGTAAAAAAAGCATTCACAAACAGTTTGAATGATATAAAAACTGGAAAAATATATAATAATGAACGTCTTACAGAAACAATGGAAGAATCCTTTGGTGATTTTGATTTTTCTGATTTTGAAGATGCTAATGAAGATGCTACTGTTACTTTTAATTATATTGATGATGGAAATCGTTCATCAAGTAATGGAAGTGCTGTTATAGCAGATGCAATTGCAACGAGTGCAGAATCAAATATAAAAGCACAAAAAGCAAGTGTAGACGCAATGATATCAATTGCAAGTGCTGGTATGATGCAATCACAAGAGATTGCAAAAGAAACCAATATGCATTTGTCAAATATTAATAATGGTATTACCGCATTAGTACAATTCCAACAAGAAAATACATTAAAGTTCTATGAGTCTGCAATGGCTGTTTTTGATCGTTATGCAAAAACAACTGAAGATGATGATCGTGGAAAAAGAAGTAATGGTCCTGATGTATTTAATGGAACGAGAGGTATTGATGTAGGAAAATACAAAGAATATGTAAAGAAACAAATAAAATCTGTTTACAAAAATAGTGGTGCTGGTAGCACACTTGATATGTTAACAGATGACAGTATGCTCGATATGATGTTAGCAAACCCTGTTGGAGGAGCCACTAAGATGATATTATCTGCTATGGTTCCAAATTTAGTTACTAATACTGTAAAAGGAATGGAAGATGCCTTTACAGGATTTATGCCAACAATGCTTGCTAAGTTAGGAGATTGGAGAAAATCTGAAGAAGCTGGTATGAAAGGTGCTCTTCAGAGATTAATAGGAAATGTATTTGGAATTAAAGTCGATGCAAAAAAAGGATTCGACTTATCGGGAAAAGTTTCTAAAGATGCTGCCGTCTTTGATGGAGTAACCAGAAACTCAATTGTGGAAATTATACCAAAACATCTTCGTGAGATGAGCTCTTATTTAAAAGATATTGCTGAACATTTCAAGATTGATACAAATAAGAGTAAAGATAATGGTGAAGTATTTGATATTGAATCTGGAAGATATACAAAAGTAAAAGATGTTCGAAGTGATATTGCAAATCAGATAAAAGAAGGTATCGAGGATGCTTTTAATCGTTCTGAATTTGGTGAAGCACTCAGAGCAGGAGGTTCTGAATTAGTTGGAAAAGATGCAAAAACTTATGAAAAAATGATGAGTCAGTTTTTCCAAGGACTTACTCGTTATGAAAAAGCATTTACTCCAGATAAAATGGATATTCATGATAAGAATTCAGATGTTAATAAAATTGCAGAATATATCGATGTCAATAATAAGCATGATGAGAAGATTTTAAATATCTTATTAAACACGATTGACTTGATGAAAAAGAATCAAGTTGGTGTACAACATGCTGCAAAAGCTCAGATGGATGCAAAAGTTGCATTTAATAATGCAATTGAAGATCTTAATGAAAACTATGACACAAGAAATCTTCTTGCTGCTGGTATTACAGAAGATACAAATCCTTGGGAATTAGTTGATGTAGAAACAGGAAATAAAAATTCTCAAAAAAAGCGTAAAGAATTAGAAGAAAGAAAGAAACAAGAACAAAAAGCAAGAGATAAGTATCAAATGAAACATCGTACAAAAGGTAATGCTAAAACTCTTGCTAAGAAAGGTTTACAAAATCAAGATATAATTCCTGATAATGAAACAATGTCAGGAAGAAGACAATCTGCTGTAAAGATGGCAGATGCTTCTACAATTCCGGGTATGATAGCAAATGCTGGTACTCATACAAAGAATGGTATGTTTGCTATTATGAACGGTGATAGTAAAGGTGCAATGAAGGAATTTGCCGCTATCTTTTCAGATAGTATGAAGACTTTCTGGGGTTCCATTAAGGATAATTTCTTAAACCCTTTAAAAGAGAGTATCTTTGGTAAAAAAGATGAAAATGGTTATAAACAAGGAGGTATGTTCTCTGCTATTCAGAATAAGTCAAAAGATATTTGGCATGAGATGGGTTCCAAAATCAAAGGAACTGATTGGACAGATGCAGATGGAAATGTTCATAAAGGCGACAAAGAGAATTCTGTATTAGGAAAAGTTTCTTCTGTATTTAAAGAACTTGGTGAAAGTGTGAGATATCGTCTTTTTGGTGATAAAGATAAAGACGGTGAAGGAGCAGAGAAAAAAACAGGTGTAATTGGTGGACTTGTTGAATCTCTGAAGTTAGGATTACAAGGTTGGAAAACTACTTTATTTGGTTCTGATGATCCTGAAAAATCAGAAAAAGATATGGTAGAAGATTTCAAGAAAAAAGCAATGGATGCAATTCCTACACTTGGTGTTGGTGCACTTGCTGGTCTTGGAACTAGTTTACTTTCTGGTGGTTTATTAGGAGCAATTGTCGGTGGACCAATGACTGGTATTGTTCTTGGAATGGGTACTAGTTTAGTTGCTCGCTCTGATAAATTCAAAGATTATTTATTTGGACCTGAAGTAGAAGATGAGAATGGTAATAAGAGTCGAATTGGCGGTTTAATATCTAAGAAAACACAAGAGATGTTTAAAGATCCTAAACTGAAAAAGAGTGTAATCGGTGGTGCTGCTCTTGGAATGGCTAAGAATCTTATATTAGGTTCTTCTGGTGGATTTATGGGTGCCTTAGTTGGTGGTCCATTCGCTGGTGCAATTCTTGGTAGTGCTGTTGGATTCATGAAAGAATCTCAGATGTTCAAAGACTTCATGTATGGCAATGAAGAAAAAGGGATTGAAGGATTCAAATCAAAATTAAGCAATAACATTAAAAAAGCATTCGGACATAAAGATGATGAAGATACAAAAGACTTTAAGAAACGAATGGGAATGGGTGTTATTGGTGCCGGAACTGGTGGTTTATTAGGATTTATGGCTGGAGGTCCAATTGTTGGTGCTCTTGCAGGATTAGCACTTGGTGTAAAATCTTCTGGTAAAAAATTCAATAAATGGTTATTCGGTGAGAAAGATGAAAATGGTGAAAAGATAAAAGAAGGTATGGTAGGAAAAGTTGGAAACTGGATGCATGTTGAAGTTTTCGCTCCTATGAAAACCAAATTCTTGGGTATTGCTGATGATTTTAAAAATACAATGAAAAATAAAGTATTTGCAAAATTATCTGTTATGGTTGAGCCTTTGGTTAGTGCCTTTAAAGGATTAACAGAGAAAATTAAAGAAGGAACAAAAAAAGCAGGTGGATTACTTAAGAAAATTATGTCACCAATTACAAACTTAGCAAAGAAGATTGTCTTTGATCCTCTTAAAAAAGTAGTTAGTGGTGTTACAAGTTTAGCTTATAAATCCGCAAAATCAATGATTACTTTCCCTGTAAAAATCTTAGAAGTTGCTACTCGTTGGGTTACAAGTCCATTTAGAAAAGCTGCTAAAAAGATTGGTGAAGCTGTTGATAATGTCAAAGAATTTACGAAAAAGACTATCAAAAAAGCATATTCAAAAACTTTTGGTAAGTTGGTAAATCTTGTAAAAGCCGGCTTTAGTTGGGGAAAAGATAAAGCAAAAGAAAAAGTAACCAATACTGGTTATAAATTAATTGATACCATTAGTGGTGGTAGAATTAAAGGAAAAGAAGGGTTAAATAATCTTAAGAAAAAACTTGGTTTTGGTGGTGTTGGTACAGCATTAACAGATGCTGATATTGACTATCTGAAAGAAAAACAAGAAAACAAAAAAGTCCAACGTGATAGAAAAGCGATGGATAAGAATAGAGCATTAGCAGCAAAAACTCTCGGATATGATGTAAAATACTTTGATGAGAAGACAATGAATGCTGCTATTGAAAAAAATAAAGCATTAAAGCATAAATTCAAAAAGAATAGTGCTGGTGAAATTGGATTTGAAAAAGATCCAAAACAAGTTGCTGCTGAAATGAAACAAAAAGCAGCAGAAACTGTTCAGAAGTTATCTGATGATGATATGCTGAATGCAAAATCTTCTGACCTTGATATTCAGGGTCGTCAGCTCCAACAACAGACTCGTTCTGCATCTTTACTTGAAAGACTTGTATCATTTTTCACTGGTGATAAACCAGCCTTTGGTGTAGGTAAAATGAATCAATCGGGTAAAAGTGATTCAGATGCTAAGAAAGACAAAAAAGATAGTGAAAATAAAGATAATGAGAATGAAGATGAAGACGAAAAAAGTGGAGCAATTTCTAAGATTGATGAATTAAAACAAAAATTTGAAGAGGCTGGTGGTTTCTTTAATTACATTAAAGGAAAGGCTTCTGAGACATTTGCTAATTTCAAAGAAAAATCAAAAACTGCAATTGATAAGGTAAAAGGTTTCTTTAACAGAAAAGGAAAGGCTTCTGAGACATTTGCTAATTTCAAAGAAAAATCAAAAACTGCAATTGATAAGGTAAAAGGTTTCTTTAACAGAAAAGGAAAAGCCAGAGCAAATGGTGGAGATGTAGATGATGGTGAATCATATCTCGTTGGTGATGGTGGGTCTGATCCAAAAGCTGCAGAAATCTTTACACCAAAAGCAAAAGGTAAAATTCTGTCACAAAAAGGCAATGGTATCAAAGTATTTGTACAGGGTATCGCTAGTAGTGTAATCAGTAAATTAAAAGGAACTGATGGTCCTTCTGTTGACGGTGCTACACCAAATTTTGGTGGTGGAATTAATGGTATTAAAGGAAGATTGAAAAACTTCGGAATGGGAATTCCATTTGCTGGAGGTTCAAATAATTCTTCTGAAGATGATAGTGAAGCAGATGATATTGCTGTTATGAAAACAAAAGCAAATTCAGATGCAGACTATGATGAAGAGGGTAATTTAATTAAAGAAAATGCAGATACATCAGATGTTGATGATATCAAAGATAGTTCTGCTAAAAAAGAAGCGATTATTGATGCTGATAATGCTGTTGATTTAGCAAATGCTAAAAACGAAGGTTCTTTCGAATCCCAGCAAAAGAAAAAAGAAGCTGAGAAAGAGGGAGAAAAAGATAAAGAGTATAAAGGGTTATTTGGTGCTATTAAGGATAAAATCGGCGAAGGAAATGAACAAAGTAAAAGTCATTTCTTAAGTTGGGATAATATCTTTAGTAAAAAAGGTCTTATTACTGCTGGTTTATTAGTACTTATGGCTAAATTCCCAGGAATTTGGAATACCTTAAAAGATATAATTAGTAGTATTGCTGATGGTATTGGCACAGCAATCGGATTAACAGTAAAAGAAAATAACGTGAATAATGGAATCGGTAGCCAAACAGATGGTGGATCAAGAACTGATGAAGCTAAGAAAAAAATTAAAGATATAAAGGATGGTAATATAATTCATTTAAATGAGGATGGCTCTACTACAAGTGGTACTCATGAAGCTGTTAATCTTATTGGTAAAACAATAATAAATTGGCAAAATCGATATAATAGTAGTTTTACAAAAAAAACAAGAAAGACCAAAAAATTAATGCGTGGTGTTGAAAAAGTTATTAAAGCACCAGGTAGAGCGTTAGATTATGTTGTTAATGGTCCAGCTAGTGATTATAAAAAGTTTACAAGGGATAAAAAAAAGAATCATCTTAAATATGATAAGAAAACTGGTATATATACTGATGGGTATGGTCGCACAGTCATTGATAAGGATGATTGGGCTAAAATGGTCGAAGAAAAAGGAGAAGATTGGGCTGAAAATGCAAAAGAGAATTTCTTTGTGCCTGGCGATGATTCTTTTGAATTAAAACCAAAGACTAATAGTGCTAAAAAAGAAAAAGGAAAATTTGGTAAATGGAAAGATAAAAAGAAGAAAGATAAAAAGAAGAAAGATAAAAAGAAGAAAGAAATAGAAGAAAAAGTAAAGAACTCAAAAGCTGGTCAGGCTTATGATAAAGCAAAAACCAAAGTT